CGCCTCAAGATAGAATTGGAGTAAATCTTTGGCTTGTTCTTGTCCAATCATCTTGTCGAAAATCATAGCAATATATATTTTATCGTTTTTTACCTATCGTGTCAAGTGTTGTCCGAGGGGGGGGGGCAATTAGTCCCACGGGTCACCGCGCGACCAATCGCAGAAAATAGTGTCGTCCGTCCAGACGACACGTTTTATTCTAAACTGCTCAATCAAACCCTGACAACCCACACAAGGTTTTGCAAGACCTTTAATTGTTTCCCCGTGGATGGTTTGTTTAGCCCTTGCCACATAGAGAGTGCTCTTTTGAAATTCTCTCCATGTAAGTCTCTTAGCTGCATTATAAACCGCCATTACTTCTGCATGAGGATAAATCGCACCTTCGCATTTCTGGTGTTTAACAGCAAGAGGATGCTTCTTATCAGTATTAAAACCATAAGCGATCACCTCATTACGAATAACGAGGATAGCCCCAACTCGCGCACATGCGAATTGAGGCGTATCAGCAGCGTATTTAAACGCCAAATCCATGAATTTACTATCGCGCTTAGGGTCAGGCATTACTTGTAATCCCACCAAATTGACAGTTTATGAGAGCAGTAGCAAAAGCCTGATACTCTTCTGGTTGAAATAGAGCAAAGTTCACAACCATATTTGAGCCAATACCATAAAGGTGTGAGGCTACAGTGTTTATAGCAACCCACGCGGCTTCATCAAGAGGGTATCCGTAAATCCCCGTGGATAGCCCACAGAACGTTACGGAATTACCAACCAAATTAGCAGCATAGATAGCAGAGGAATAAGCCATTGTCAGATAATGCGCCGCTTCCTGTGGAGTATGGTCATCGTATCGTGGGCCGACAGAGTGGATAATACGCCTGTGATTTTGAAGTCCAAAAGCAGGGGTAATAACAGATTGTCCGGTATTACTCCCATTAGGGAATCGAGTTTGGACATAACGATTCAGGATTTCGGCACCTGCGGCTTTATAAATCGCCCCACAGATACCGCTACCGGCTCTTAGACCAGAATTGGCCGCGTTTACTATAGAGTCAGCAGGAATATCGAGAGCAGAAGCATGAACAACAGTGAAAGGAAGTCCATTAACGTCTTTTGTGATGTGTGTCATGGAATATATTATACCTTAGAAGTTAGATACCTGCAAGGGGGGGGGGCAGCGCAGAAAAGGGCACCCCGAAAGGTGCCCTTTTTCCTTACAACTTAACTTTCTGTCGAATGGCATCACCAATAGCTTTTCGCTCTGGTCGGCCAAGCACTTTGTTGTGCCGTAGCGTTCGCATCGCATGACGGAAAGCGATTCGTCGGCCTGTTCGACGACAGAACTGGTCGCCTTCATGGACATTTACTTCTACTTTGGAGAGTTGGAGAGCGTTACCTTCACCGAACTCTTGTTCCAGTTCAAAGGTGGACTTGCCACGGTGCTGTTCGTTTGGTGATTCGTGATTGAATCGGGCGACAAATGCGCCTGTGTTTGTGTTTGTTCGTATCATTATTTTCCTCACAATATATTTTACCACTACTGAGTAGCGGCGTCAAGTATTTCACGGACTTTTACGGGCTTTTTATTTCGCCAGACTTCGGCTCCCAGTAAAGTCTCCCACCACGACTTACGGCCAATGTAGGGTTTATCGAGTTTCAATATAACCTCTGACATTGCTTCAGAACGGGCTTTGCTTTTGTCTATATCAAAGCCTGTATATGTTGAATCAACAAACAGATGTTTGTGATGATAAACGAAAGGGTCTTTCGGTTGTTTTATGAACTTCGTGCTACCATCGGAACGGATTAACCATGAATCGCCTTGTGTCGGTTCCCACGCGGTGTCCCAATCATGACATTCTGAAAACGTAACAGCTCCAGTAACAGAGTTATATTTAATCATCTCAAATATAAAATCAAAAGGTGTCTGTTGCCATGCGCTTACGATTGCCGCTTTGTTTGGTAATTGTGTCCATGCAGACCGATGGACGTAATAACACCCGTGGATAGCTTTCATTTTATAGCTCCTTTCTCTTTATATAATACCTTATCCGATACTCTATATGCTAACACTGCAAGTTGGTTATAGTAGGTCATGGTGAAGTCCATTATCTTCTCCATCTGTTCTTCTGTACAAGCTATCCTCACTGGAATCATTCGCTCTGCGAATAGCTCACCACTGGGGGATAACCACTGACCTTTATGCGGAGGGGAAATTGTTAATCCTCCGGCGATCTCTCGAACCTTGGAATCCCACACCTTATGATACCGCGTTTTGATGGGCTTTACAAGCCCGTCCCGCTCCATTTCTGTGGGGACTAAAATTTCCCATAGTTCCATTAGAAGCTCGGTATCTTGGTTTCAGTAACTTTCTTGGTCGAATACTTTGTTGTTTGTTTGAGTCCACAGTCGCGGCATTCTCGAACCCATCTGTCTTCTGTTCGAGCAGGGACGTATGTTGGGCCTCGCCAGTCTACACCCATTGTGCCGGGCCGGTCGCCGGGACTAGTATAAGCTTCGTGATGAATTGGATCATACTTAGGTTGACCCCAATTATGATTTCCGTTGTTACATCTCTGCTCGAAGCCCCGAAGCCGGGCTTCGAGTTGCTCTACTCGCTTTTTAGCCGATTCGAGATGCACTCTGGTTTCTTGAGCATTCTGCGGTTCTTGATCGTTGTGCATTATAGTGTCTCCCTCTCATGTAATAAATTATACCGTCTTTGGTGACTTAGTGCAAGGGGGGGGGGCAGGATCACAAAAAGAAAAGGGGCAGCCCGAAAGCTGCCCCTTTCCCCGCCCAACACCGGATTAGTCTACAACAACACGGTCGTAACGCTCATTGCTGAGAGTATTAACCATTGCGTCGTAAGCCGACAAGTTCTTACCGGAAAGGACAGCGCGGAATGTCTCTGCGGACGCACCGCTAACAAGCATTACACCCTTGTCGTTTACAGTAATTGGCGACTGGCCAGGACGTGCGTTTACGTTCCAGAAGACGATGGTTGGAGCCTCGTAACCGTAGGTTGCGAACTTCTTCTTCCAAGTCTCAAGGTTCGTCACGGTGCAGTGACCGTCAAACTGCATATCACTAATGACCATCAACATCTTAGGCATTTCGTCGGCTGGAACATTCGCCGCGCGAGCGCGAGAAAGAATCAACTCGAAAGCCTTGTCAACGTTGGTAGAACCACACCAGTTAGAGTAGTCCATGTTGCTAATCTTGTCAGCCAAAGTCTCACCACGAACCTGCTGGAAAGTAGGAGAAGTTGAGAAGTTCATCCAGAAGCCCTTGAAGGCTCCACGGTTACGCTCAGCCGAGTATAGTGCCAAAGACACTGATACGCAGATGGGCAAGAAATCCAACGAGTGGTCGAACATCGAACCCGAAGTGTCCGCGATTACCAAGAAGTCGGTGTCATCGTCAGCGAGGTAGTTAGGCAGAGCCTTCCACTGTGCTTCGATAGTGCGGTCAACGCTTACACGTCCACCGTAATAGCCACCGGCCTTCAAGTAAGGACGAACGAGGTCGTAGGGGTAAAGAGTAGAAGCCTTGATGGTCTTCTCACCCTTCTCTACGGCACCGAGATACTCAGAGTAACGCTCAGGTGCGCGGGTCTTAAACGCCTTACGATACAGCTTTGCAGCGTTCGATGGGACGTGCTCGAAGTTAATCGAATCCCAATCACGGGCGCACATATAACGCTCGACAACCTTAATCTGAGCACGAAGCGCAGAAAGAGTCTTACGATATTCGGCCTCGGACATACCGAGAGCACGAATCCACTTCTTCGCCAGAGACTTAGACTCTGTGGACGAGGCGTTAATGGAGGGCATCCACTTAGCCAAGAGCGAAGGGTGTTCGTCGTTCTTGTCAGCCGCAAGCTGAGCCTTGACCTTTGCGACCACTGCGTTCTTCACCTTAGTGTTTCCGCAGTTAATCAAACGGGCAAGGTCGTCGTAACGACCATAGAACGAGATGTTATCGAGGTTATTGATTACAACCTGTGGGTCATTCTTTACCAACCAATCAAGGATGGTGCGGAAGGTCTTTCGCTCACCCTTACCACCGCGAACGTCACGGAGATAGAAGAGAGAACGGAGAGCAAGTGCTCGCTCAGCAGCAAAAGCCGCGGAGAACGTAGAGTTTACGTTGGAGTCAGACTGACCGCGCATAGCGCCCATCTGTCCGTAGAAATCCAACATTGCAGAACCGCTTGAGCGGTTGGTGAGAGCGCCCTTCTCAGTTACAGTCGTGTTGAGCGCAGCCACAAGGCTATTCATTCGTGCCATAATTCCTCCAAGGTGCTATTGGTATTGTTGTTGTTCGCACCTTTCTTTCAAAACCAAAGTAATTATACTACTAACCGCGGGGGGTTGTCAAGGGGTGGTAAGGGGAGTCGAACCCGTCGTCGTTCATTAACAGTGAAATGCGTTTTAAGTTGCTGTCTCGACCTTTTGGCTGGGACGGTAGGAGTTTAACCTACCCCTTCGACTCCGCGGAGAGCCTATATTCCGAACACCTCAGAACTTCATCCCAATTTACAAGATAGTTTTATTGCAGCGGGAGTCGAACCCGCAATCTAAAGTTTTGAAGACTTTTGCTTATCCATTAAGCTATGCTGTAAAGATTGCTGTAACTATCTTTTGGTAGGGGAGGCAGGAATTTAACCTGCTACCTTCCAGACGGACGCTCTAACGGTGAGCTACTCCCCTAAATTCAAGGTTCATTTGATTTGTTTGATTAAATGGTAAACAATTTTGATTGTTTGCTGTTAGAACCTTATGACTAAGACGGCGGGAATCGAACCCGCAAAACACACCGCTTTTAGCTGCTTTACCTGTCGCATACGTCTTAGCTTTTTATCATGTATGCATTAGCACGTAAGATATTATACGTGGTTCCTGCAAGTTTGTCAAGGGGTTATTGCAAAGAAATTTGCAAAACTTTATCTTGAACCTTAGAAACACCGCTTACCTGTGAGGCAGAAGGGATTCCAAGTGTTGACAGTTGAAGGCGAAGATTCTGTCGAACGTCCACAGAATACTCTGCATCCTTCTTGTCAGGGTCATTGGTTGAAAACACAGAAGTTGTCGGAATGACAAATACTGCTTTCATGGAAGGCGAGAATACAGCACGAACTTTCTCACCTGGTTTGAAGCCAACGGATTCAAGGGCGTCACGAAAAACGCGAAGGCGAGTGCCATCTTCATTCTTTGCGACACCAACATTTGTGCTTGCCACGGGCGCTTTAACAGCAGCGGTTGCCGGAGTAGCTACTGCTGCCGGTTGCGTCTTATACCACTCGCGCGGTTGTCCGTTAATGTCGGTGCGGATTCGCACATCATACCCCGTGGGTAGCGTTTCCAGAGCATTGACAACCTCTGGCTTCACGTAGCGATGAGGCACCTTCATTCCTACACGGTTGCCTACTTCTACGGTCACATCGAAAGCGGTAAAAGATTTACCCTGAGAAACAAACTCGTTCACAACTGTCTGCACATCATTTTGCAGAGGATTTACCAAACACATATTTTCTCCTTTAACACCATTTATTTTACCACTTTCCGTGGGTGGTGTCAACCCCTTTTCTGGATTATTTAATTGATTTTTCACGTCACCATCACTAAGGAAACGTGTTCCGCGTTTATACTTCAATTTGTTAGCGAATGAAGCCCATTTCACTGCAAATAGAAGTTGGTCGAAACTGATTACACAGCCAACACAAAGACCGTGAACTTCCCACGGAATATCTTCCTGTCGTTGGTCGTTAGTCCATGCGAGGCGAAAGAATCCACCATGAACTTGTTGGAATTTTGCAATGGTAACTCCATCGTATTGAATCCCTAATATATGTCCCTCAACATCATTCAAGTGATGTTGGTAAGGAAAGATGAATTTCATATCGAAAAAGAAGGGTTCGGCTGCTCTTTCAAGTTCATCGAGTTCAACTAAGAAGGGAGGTTCATCAGGTTTGATAATCTTGATTTCCCCTGCCTGTAAATCCATAAGTGCTTTGTCGTCTGGATGGTGATATTCTGTGCTCATGGAATAAATTATATAGTATTATGGAGTCGTTGCCAAGGGGGGGGGGCAGACAACTAACCCGAAGGTTAGTTGTCCTCAAATTCCAGCAAGTAAGTAGGCTCAATCTGAGTTGTGTCGAAAATCACAATCTCATCATTCTGTAACCAGGAGGATTTACCCGCCTGTGCCCAGTATGAATCGTAGCCTTTTGGTGGATTGCTTCGCGTGGTGTTCTCAGGAACATAATAGTTACCAAGAGCCACGTTGTTTAAAAACAAGAAGCATTTCCGAGCATAAGTGCCTGACCAATAACCGTGTGCGTAGTTTAAACTCTTGGTTGAGGCATTAGCGAAATAAACACCGTAACCAAAGTTTTTACCCGCGATTGCCGCCGTTGAAGGCGGCGAAATCATGAAGCCTGATTTAAGAATCGAAAGCACGTTAGCCGGTGATGTTCCATGCCATAACTCTTGCTCATTACCTTTAACCTTACGGTTATTGTAGGCTTGCGTCATGTGGTTAATAACAACACGGTAAACCTTACGTAGTTTTAAACGTGCTGCTACGTGCATTTCTTTACGAGAAGAAGTATAAAGGCTTTCCACGCGGTTATATTCTGCGGGGTCTGTGACAATCTCTAATACGCAGTCGAACAACTTCTCAACTTCCTGCGCTTCGTCGCTCTTTTCTTCCTTCTTAGGTTTATTGGCCTCGGTTAAAGATGCTTCAAGAGCATCAAGCACGTCGTTTTGTGACTTGACTTTATCAAGATTAGGAAAGACTTCTTTCGGGCCGATTGAACGGCGACCAACACTTTGTGGAATGATTGTCATATATTCTTCAACAAGTGTCTCAAAACGCTTATCGAAGGTGCCCGTGGTTAGCAGACTATGAATCTCACCTAAAAGTGTCCGCCCCTTATCAATACCATTAGAAGTAACAAGACCATAAGGTGTTGAAAAGCTACCCGTTGCTGCGTCATACTTGATAGAGGTTTGTGAAGTAATTTGATGCACATTAACATCTGCGAGATGTTTGATAAGCATAAACACTTCATCGGAGTTAGTCTTGATTTGCTTTGCTGCAATCTCAGCAAGTGTGCCTTTAGCCACAACTATTTTACTATCTGAAGTTGTGTTCGCTACGACTGGGAGCGGCTTGTAACCTTTTCTTGGGCCGGTCTTTTCACGATATTTTGAATCAAACAAAGCGCGACCGCCAGGAACCGTTTCGTCGCTCTGTGTTTTCAGTCCACCGCTGCCATCCTCAACATATCGCCCATACCAAATTCGCACTCGGTTGTCGTCGTATAATGTCATGTTGTAAAATTTATTATGTACTAACTTCCCGTCTTTGAATTTAGCACATATCAGACGCGCTTCATCAATTATTTGTGGCATTTTCTTCTCCTGTATATACTATTTTACTAAACTTCGGAACCAATGTCAAGTGTAAACCGTATGGATTTATATGAAACAGATCAATATCTACAAGATCACAAATCTACTCAATGGGAAAATTTATATTGGTTCAACAACCCAACCAATTAATATTAGATTTAATGGTCACAAAAGTTTTGCTCGTCATAGAGCTAAGACAATTATACATAAAGCAATGGCTTCTCATGGTATAAACAATTTTATGATTGAGCCTATAGAAACTGTAGATTTTGATAAAGCAAAAGACAGAGAGTATTTCTGGATAAATGAGCTAAAGTCTTGGGACAGAAGATTCGGATATAACTTAATTAGAAACCCAGCAGATGTTCGTTTTGGTAATTCTACCACCAGTCAACAAGGAGTAAAGAAAAACTCAAATAAAAGATATGTGGGGGTTTGTTTACATAATGCATCCAGTGAAAAATGGAGAGCATTTATAAGAGATAAAAACGGAAAAGAATATTATCGTTGTGATTTCTTATCAGAGGAAGAAGCCGCAGAACATTATGATAAATTAGCACTATTACTTTACGGTAAAGAAGCAAGATTAAATTTTCCAAGTAATCGAGAAAATTACATGAAAGAAATAAAAGATGGTTTTTCTCTTCCTGTTAAAAAGCAACATGTTTATCCGAATGTGTATTATAACAAGAGAGATAAATGGTTATATGCAAAGAAAATTAACGGAATAAGATACGCAAAGACCGGATTTTCTACACCAGAAGAGGCGAGAGATGCCTTAACATCTCTCGCCATCTAACTAACTTTCGTAATCACGTATAGCGATTATTCTTCCCCAACGCGGGACATTCTTATCAGGAGTTCGATTTCCGTAACGCACCGTTGCACGTTTACCGATTAAATTATTGCGGTCTTTTAGATAACCCTGTCGGGTTTCTGCACTACCTGTTGTTGTCGCCTCAAAAGGATTACCGTCCTCATTCACGAAGGACATTTTACAAGCGAGGTCAGCGGCTTTACCTACTCCGCTGTGAACGTCCACAATTACAAATTCTTCGTCCACGAAAACCTTGTATTTCAGAAGTTGGTCGGTGCGCTTATTCAGATACTTCACGTTGAAGCGAATAATCGCGCCTTCCTGTTTGTGTGTCTCAGCAAAGAGGTCGTAGAGGTCGTGAATCTCTTGCAGAGAGCTAACTTCGTAAGTTTCGACTGGAACGATGAAAGGTTTATCAGCAACACGGCAGAGCGCATTATAGCCACGACACCGCTTCTCAAACAATTCATCCACAGAAGGAACGTCGTAAATATGATACTGCACATTTTCAGCAGTTTCAGCAATATCCTCTGCTGTTGGTTTCTGACGCTTGATAAGCGAAGCGATTTTATTGAAGTCGTTACGCAGTTCAAAGTTGAATAGCTCACCGTCGAGAATCAAATCGGGTTGTCCAGCAAACAAAGGTTTGAGTGCTTCTTCGATGTGAGGACAAGAAACGAATCTCTTTCCTTCACGCGACCATAAACCATCTTTATTGGCGATACAACGAATACCATCAAGTTTAGCTTGAACAAAGATTTTCTGCCCCTCATTCAATGCCTTCTCAATCTTCGGCCAGTGGGGTTTCTTCCACGTTTCGGTTTTCTTATCCCATTCACCGCGAACGTCTTTCGCTAACATACACTGATAAATTTTATCAGTATCAACGGTATCGGGACTCTCCGAATACTTTCGTGCCTTTTTCTTATTCCAGTCAGACTGAGCCTGTGCTAAAGCCTGTGATTCGGGTGTGGTCGCATTAGAGCGACCTTCGTTCTTTACTACACATTGTTCCCATGCAGATTCGACGAGTTTTCCGCCAACCTTACCTGAGATAGTTCTTTTGCGGCTACCATCAACTTCGATAGTCCACTGGTTGATTCCGCCGTCCTGACGGCGACAATAAAGTGTTGGGAGTTGGATTGCTGTCATGGAATAAATTATATCACTTTCGTTGAATCACGTCAAGGGTTTTCTGTAAGAACTTCAATAAATTTGTTAGCATCTTGTGCTACAGGATTGAGCATACATACTTCATTTGTTCGTGTATCAGAAACGAAGATGAATGCAGCATTGATGCGAGTATAACGCCCTGTTCCCGTTCTATAATGCGATTCGTATTTATAGACACGATACGGGCCAACCACGCGGGAACAATGGACGTATCCCATGTTAGGATGCCGAAGGTATTTGTTTTCTTCTTTAATGTCTGTAGGAAAGAAGAAGGGGAATCGTTCATGTAGTGGCTTCATGGTATAGATTATACTATTCTATTTGGTTTATGGCAAGGGGGGGGCATGATCCCAAAAGAAAAGGGGAGGCCGTAAAGCCTCCCCGTTATCGAAGTAAAAGTAAATCAAGTTCATTCCAAATTTTTCCCAGCCGTCCTTCAAATTCTCCACCTTTACCCCACAGGTAACCTTTGAAGTCAGCATATTCGCGTTTATAATTTGGAGAACAGCCATCCTTAGCAGTGTTACCGAAGCGAACATTTGCCAAGCGGTCACAGAGCTTAACTGCTACAGCCCGTGGATGGCTTACCATCTCTCTATAAAGCCTTTCATGCCTCTCAGCCCTATTCCAACCCTTATGATCGGTAACATAATAAACTGTCCTGGCTACGTCTTCACCGAATGCTTGTGATAGGTCACTTGGGTTTGTTGCAGTATCTTCCAACGCATCATGCAGCCACGTAGAAAGAAGGATAACACGGTCGTTTAAGTTAAATTCTTTAGCAACAGAATTGACTTGATAGAGGTGGAAGAAATAAGGATATTTACCATACTTCTGTTTAGGATTGTGTCGTTCTTGAACAAACTCCATCGCTTCTGCTTCTTCAATCAGGAAGGGTTTCATGCTCATCTGTCTTTTCCTCTGCTTTCTTATAATCGAGAATGGCTTGTTCGGCAGCGCACATTATGTTCTTATAGGTCTTGTGACCACAAACAACCTTAACACTTCGTAGGTTGTCGTCAATACATAAGTGAACGTGCATTTTAGCGGCTTCATCCCTCACCTTCAATATGAAGTCGGGATTACCATTTATTGTGTAGGTATGATTTTCCATACCAAGATTATACTGAAAAAGAGGAGAAGGTGCAAGGGGGGGGGGCAAGTGGAGAGCAGAGGACTTGAACCTCACCCGTTTTTAAGACGAGCCACATGTTTAGCAAACAAGTTCAGCAACCCTGGCTGAGTTACTCTCCGAATTGGCGGAAGGTAGAGGAATCGAACCCCAATCCAATAAAGGACCGCGTCCCAGCGTTCGAGGCTGGTTTGTCTCCGTGACAACCACCTTCCGAAAATAGAGCGAGAGAGAATCGAACTCCCGTATATCAGCATATCAGACTGATGCCTTACCACTTGGCGACCGCTCCATAAATAGCCACGGAGGGATTCGAACCCCCAACATTTTGATCCTAAATCAAACGCCTCTACCAATTGCGCTACGTGGCCAATTACCTTATTTCCAGTTATATAACTGGTCAAAGGTTCTCTTACACTCAGGACTGAAAAATAATTCAATCCCTAATTGTCTCGCTCGGCCTAACATTTCTGTGCCGAACGCATGTGCTTCTTGGTAACTAACGTCTACCAGTGGAGCAGGTGCCACTTGAAGTAAAGAACTTGGCATATCTACCTGCGCTTGGTGTGGATGCTCTGGAAACATTAGAAAAGCCGCAATCTCCCACTGCATCAATGCACCACGGTCAGGACATATTAAATCAAGTAAGATGTATGGCTTCATGGTATTTATTTTACTGCAAACCACGGGGTTTGTCAAGGTCAATTGAAAGATTTTTAGAAAGAAAAGGACACCCCGAAAGGTGTCCTTTTCGTCACTTATGAAGGAGAAAACAACGGAAGGTTCTTCTCTGATCTGCGGTAACTGGTTCGCTGCAAGCAGCCCATGTCCCCACAGGGTGTTCTGTTTCCTCAAATGTTACGAACTGAATACCGTCTCGCTCACATCGGCTTTGGAATTTATCAAATTCTTTTTGATCCTTAGCTTGAAGGATAACGATGTTTGCACCCGTGGCTTGCGGCCATTTTCTCCCAGCTTCGATACACGCATGTCCCATCTGCGCGAATTGATTCTCCACCGGAATATCAGTTCTTACTATCACATAAACCCACTACGTCATCTCACTGCCTCCTTGACGCAATACGCTTCGGAGGGCAGATCCAAACCGAAGGAAGGAATCATCTGCTTGATGATTGCTAGAGCTTCGGGTTTAACGTGTTCTGCAAAGTACTCAGGAATCCTGGTAGGATAACCTATATTATACATAGCAGAGTTATAATAACCGCCGTTTGCGATTTTGTTATGATTGGTGATGGGACTAATTCCCTTTCTCCAATCCTTGCCGCGCAGGATAGCATAAAGCATATACGAACCTGCGTTCATCGGTGTCTTGTCAGCCAGAGCTTGTTTCCAAGCAGCAGTAATGTCGGCATAGCCGGTTTCAGGGTTCACGTAAAATTGCGACGTGATCGCTGTTCCTAAGGTGTTCATTGTATTAAATCTCCGTTTGTTGTCAGTCAGTTGTTTGTGAAATCTGGCTAACCACGGGTGGTGATTTATTTGAACACAGCTACATGAAGTCAATCTACTTGCTCATTGTAGGCTCCTTAATTAAGATGAAGTGCGCTCGGCAGGATTCGAACCCGCCACACCCGAATCTAGAAGTCGGTGTTCTACCACTGAACTACAAGCGCAATAAGGAGATTATACGAACTCTCCCAATTTGAAATCTGAGACTTTCAGTTCGACTTTAAGACCATTGTAATCTATGACTACAGTTGGAATCTCTTGAGTGACATCATACCGATGTCCCATATCGTGGACGGTCGCATTTCTGTGTTTAATCTTAACTACGAACACTTCAGTGCTTCCGTTGGGGAATTGTAATCTGACTTTATCCCCGTCAACAACCTTGCGTTTACCAATGAAGACTTGAATGTGTTCCCACTGGTTTGTCTCTTTGATTCTTTGCATATTGCCGTCGGAGGGATTCGAACCCCCGGTGGAGCTTTCGCTCGTCAGATTAAAAGTCTGCTATCTTCGGCCTCTTGACAACGACGGCGTAAATTTTGGCTGGGTCTTCAGTTTGTTTTCGTTTCATCGTTACCAATCCTCCAAAGAATTTAAATCAAGGTAGCTTTTCCGCTTTTATCGTAGCTCGTTACTACGCCCTGGATTAACGAGGCCGAGTCCTCGGAGTTGTTTCCCTCATCCACCACACTGGTTTCAGAGGCCCCGCTCTCACGGAGGTGCGCTAAGCACCAAAAGTTTAGCAATTTATGTAATGTGAAAAGTTTGCTGTGTCTACCTTTTGCCTCGCACTGGGAGACTCGAACCCCCAATTCTAAGTTACCTTATAGGCATCCAGTGTATACCCTGAACCCGTATACCTTAGAACGCACCTGCTTGCCAGTTTGATACCGCCGGTAGGATTCGAACCTACGACCAATTGATTAAGAGTCAACCACTCTAACCGCTGAGTTACGACGGCAATTGTTTATCCGAGTGTCCGTCCTCGGCAAGGGTCTTGTGGACCACCTATATTGTCCTCGAAAGGACTCTCAATAAGAGCTTCATGCTCTTCTTCGGTAAGACTCGGAAGAATCATGCCGATTTTATCTTTGATTATCTTAGCTTCCGCTAAGTTTGTGAGAAGTTCTTCAAGCAAAGCCTGTTGTTGAAATCCATCCGTGGCCAGTTGAGGATACTTTGTTTCGATGTTGAAAACGCCTCCAAGTACATCCTCGTTCCCAGAACTGGTTTCTCCGATAAGAACTAATTTCATGGTGTTTATTTTACCACCCGTGGATGGCTTTGTCAACCCCTTTCAGAAAAATAATGCTCAGTGAGGGAATCGAACCCCCTTGGAACAGTGTGTAAAACTGCTGTCGCGCCATTTGACATACCGAGCAATACGATTTTTATCTTTCGACACTACTCGGAAAGATTTTATTTTCCTCGACACTACTCGTAGGATGGATGAATCGAGAAACATCCCATAGCCGGAGCGGGATTCGAACCCGCACTGTTTGGATTTTGAGTCCAACGCCTCCTGCCAATTGCGCTATCCGGCCAACAATAGCCCCACCGGGTTTCGAACCCGGTTCTACACCTTGAGAGGGTGTTATCCTGTTCCAATTAGACGACAGGGCCATTTTGAGGGGAGCATCACCTCACCTTACATAATGGGTACCAACCATTAAGCAAAGCGTGGTACAGGCTTATCTCCCATTGGTCACGGCGACGGGATTTGAACCCGTGATTACAGGATTGAAAGTCCTGCCTCTTAGACCGCTTGAGTACGCCGTGTTGTGGCATCCTTAGATGCCGGTCTTTTGTGTTTCAGGGTCGTATTCTGCACCCTTACGTAATTCTCGGATACCTTCACCGATTCCCTTCATTAACTGTGGAACTTTCGAGCCACCAAAGAGAACCATCACAATTATTAATACTATCCAAAGTTCTTGTCCACCTAAACCCATCATAATTTCATCACCACTAAAGATTATATCACTTTTCACGGGCCTCGTCAAGTCTTTTTAAGAAATCATTTGGAAGAAATAGAAAATTCTCTACAATGATTGCTTTTTGAGGAAACATTAACTCAGATTTACCGGCTTTTATTTCTGACCAGTAAGGATTAACAGAACATTTGCTCACAACGACACCGATGTATTCTTGATAACATCTTTTTCTTTCCTTGAGTTCTACGACTTCACCGAAAGACCATACATCATCAATACAGTACATCAATTTGCTACCCACGGAGATTTCTCTTCCAGTTGCATCTAATGGTGGCTTCATGTATTAAATTATACTCCGATTTTCAAGGTTCTGCAAGGGGGGGGGGCAGATCACCACCAGTCGTTATTCCCTTTTGGATCAGGCCCCTGCCCAAAATCACAATCCTTCAATGACTGACCAATTGACCAGAACAACCATATAAATAACACTCCGTAGAAAACTGTCACTAATATGGCTTGTATAGTTTCTTTATCCACATAGCGGCTAACAGACTCGAACTGTTAAAATCTGGATTATGATTCCTGATCGCATCCTATGCAGCCGCCAAATTTAAAGGGGAAGGCCTTGAAGCCTTCCCCGTACCTACACTGATGTGCAAGTGGCCTGAGATACCGTCGGAATGAAAGGATTTGAACCTTCGACCTCACGCACCCCATGCGTGTGCTCTACCAAGCTGAGCCACATTCCGAGTGTCCCGTCTCCTACACTTAGAGGATCGGCGTGGGTTACACGTCGAGCAGGTCGTTAGTCTGCATTAAGGGCCATTGCAGAGGTCGGAATCGAACCGACAAGAACATGGTTATGAGCCACGTTGGGCGCCTTGCCTCCCTGCGATAAAATGTGAGAGCAGCAGGGAAGTGTCTTTCTCCGTTTGCTTCACCCAGCGTCGGGGCACTCTCTCACAGCCATTATCTGTCTTATGGTTAGGGGCTGACAGAAGTTTTCTATCCCTACAGATAACTCACCACGGTGGCCAATCGCGCTCATTATCTGCTAAGTACTCCGAGAGGTGCTCGAAACCTCGTCCTCCGCTTTTCAGGCGGATGCTTGAACCATCTCAGCTACCGGAGCATAATGGGGTGAATGAGGAGAATTGAACTCCCTATGTACTTGAGCCACAATCAAGCGCCTGACCGGTTAGCTTCATCCACCATGTTTTACAGCAGGGATGGGGATCGAACCCATCTATCCTTGATTAACAGTCAAGTCCGGCTCACCGTGAACGGTACCCTGCTATTCCAAATTGTCGGAAGATTTCTCTCCATACCTAACTTTCAAATCCCAACATTTCTGTTGAAAAGGACTTCTGCTTTTTCCCATGACTTTGTTTACAACGCAATAGATTATACTACGTTCCGCGTGGCCTGTCAAGGGCCACGCTAAAATATCCACGGCAGGATTCGAACCTACATTACAACTTTCGTAGAGTTGCGTGATGTCCAGTTTCACTACGCGGACATAATGAGAGCCTCTATAGTACCTTTACAGGATTGCCTACCTTCTAAGATGGTGCGGGTCGTTCACGCTTCAAAGCCTGTATAGAACTCTCAGTATCAATTTGTCCTGTTTTATTCAGGGTGAACTTTGGCTATCCTTTACCCACCTTTCACGCCTCGCTGTACAGCCGAAGTGGGATTCAGTTCACTGGTCGGATTGGTGGACGGCACAGGAATCGAACCTGCTATATTCTTCTTGTCACGAAGACGGCTGACCATTTGCCCTGCCTTCCAAAATGGAGCAACTGGGACTCGAACCCAGATTGAGAGTATGCCATACTCCCGTCCTCCCCTTGAACGAAAGCCCCAAATGTAAGGGAGTTTATTAACTTACCCCTTAGCGTTAAGTATAGGCGCCTACCTTAACCTCATTCGCGTGATAACCGATATTTCAGGCCAGTGCAGTCAGCGAATCTGAATTGGTGGAGACAAAGAGAATCGAACTCTTCACATGAACCTTGCAAAGGTTCCTCGCCCCCTTGGAACATGTGCCCCCAATTACTTTAAATTATATCACTTTCCACGGGCTATGTCAAGCTAATTCCAGCCCGTTTACAAAATCTTTCGTATTCTCGATCAGTCATTGAATTGATGATCGCGTAAGCCATAGACAACTCAGGACAGGTTGACCCACTCTCTGAGCCGAAACGTCCGAGCGTTTCGGCGTCTTTAGCTACATACTTGCAATCGCATCGCTGAGTAGGTTCTTTAACACTTGAACCATAGGCGCAACGACTATGTTGCAATAGAGCTAAGACATTGACTAATCTTTCTTTCGCTACACCAAACATTATAATCTCCAATGACCCCGGCAGGATTCGAACCTGCGACATACAACTTAGGAGGTTGTCGTTCTGTCCATCTGAACTACGGAGACAATATGCAGTTGCGGAACACCGTCCAATTCTCGAAAAACGCTTCCCGTCGGAAGTCGAAGTGGTTTATGTCCTTACGACAAGTAGCAGTTAACGGCTATGCTACAAATGTCCCATTCCGCTCGGCCACCACAAGTCTAATTTACTGCAAATCGGGACGGCGAGAATCGAACTCGCCCGATGTCAACATCCCAAATGTTGCGGCCTACCTTTGGCCCACGTCCCGAAGACAAGAAGCGTTGTTTTCCAGTTTAGCTACCTGCCCAGTTGAATACAACTAAGATAGTAGTTGCCACTAATTGGTGGGCAGGGTAGGATTCGAACCTACATTGTTTTGTTTTTCACACAAATGCTTTATTTTGCAGATTGCTGTGCGCTTCTTCTGGCGGTGACGACGGGACTCGAACCCGCGATAACTTGTTCGACAGACAAGCGAATTAGCCGCTATTCTACGCCACCAGATATGTAGTAGATTTTACTACACTTTTATTGAATTGTCAAGGTCGAGAAGCATTGTTTTTGATATAAGCTGAATCATTTTAATGCTGTTAGCTTCTCTTGGCGGATAGTGCAGGATTCGAACCTGCGGAGACACTATGAAATGCCTCATACGTTTTCCAAACGCATTCCATAAACCGCTCGGACAACCATCCGTTATAACCCCGTGGATAGCCCTTTGTAACATACTCTCATACATTACCCTTTACTACCCACGGGAATTGGGGCCGGAGATGGGAATCGAACCCACTTAATCCACGTTACAAAGGTGGTGCTTTGCCACTTAGCTTCTCCGGCATTAGGTTTAGTCGGCGGAGTGATTACCGCTGTGTCTGCAATAGCGCACAACTAACTAAACCGATTGAGGATGAAGGGTTCGAACCTCCGAATGTCTGATCCAAAATCAGATGCCTTACCACTTGGCGAATCCTCAATAACGATACTAATCTTACTACACTTGACGGAGTTTGTCAAGTCTACTGCCCAGAGAGGATTCGAACCTCTGTCTTCTGATCCAGAGTCAGACGTGAAACTACCACTGCACCACCGGGCAAAAGATGTTCCTTCTGGGACCAGTCACCTTCCCAGCCTTCTATCCGCGCAGAGTCCTGACTTGCACACCACGTATCTCGGAGAGGAACATAATAGATTATACTGAACTACCAACCACTTGTCAAGGTTCCAAAGAAAATATTTTTGTGCGGTAGCGCACTTGACATATTCTACGTAAGTTAGTATAATTTACTACATGGAAAACAAAATCTTAGTTAATCTGTTGAACCAAACAACAAGTCATTTGGAAGCTGCGTTAAGCCTTAGTAACACACAGTTGGCGGCAGCACAAAAAGAAGTCAGTGTTCTTAGTGAAGCTGTATCACTAAAGAAAGACAAAGACGTGCAGGTAATACGAGACTGCGTTATGCGCGTCGTAGATAGTGGCTCCATGATTGGTTATACGCCCGTCTGCGAAGATAATAAGCGAGATGCTTTTATCAGCGTTGGACGCAGCACCTACCACGTTGCCCTTGAACTTGATGGAAAGAACTCCAAAACCTTTGTTCTTCACGACCTCGAAAAAGCTAAAGAAGCTGCCGAAGTATGGGTAGCCGAAGGACGAAAGCCTAAAGGCGTGGAAACAAAGCGCAAGAACAAGTAAATAAGAAGCCCAGCCCCCTCGCAGGGCTGGGCGATCTTTAAGTTAGGAGTGATATTAAATGGACTTAGCGAGGCTCATTATCTTATGGAAACCTCTACGTGAAGGGTTTCCCCAACCCATCTCTCCGCTTTATTTAAGGTCTTTCCTTGTTGCCCTAAGTAGTGTGCGTAAGCCTGAAAACGCATATCATAATACCTGGGGATTCTCCGATTTTCATCATAATTCAGAAGTGCGCCTTTATCTTGAGGCGGATAGAAGCGAAAGACAATAGAACCTTCGTCTTCCATCTGTTTCAAGTCTTCGTGAAGAAGCTCCCGACTATTAACAAAATAGTCTTCGTCGGTAGTGGGCACGTTTGCGTAATTAAGTTCTTTATGTTCTACGAGAAATTCTCGCCAATTTGATTCAAATGACATCTTATGTCTCCTGAATCTGATTATAGCAACACTTTAGCCAGATGTCAAGAGTTGTGCTGGAAAATTGAGTTCTATCTTGAATGGGACAAAGTGCTCCCCTTCTTCGTACTCTTTGATTAGTTCAGCTATTGCAGGTGGTAGTAATACCATTGCAATTCGACCTTTACCCAGAATCATGTCTATATCAGAACGATCAAACGTCCTGTCATAAAACATGACATGTTTAGAAGTAACTAACGCATCTCCACTAAGAAGATGTTCTTTTATTGCTAAACATAACGGGCAATTACTGGCATCGCCACGCTTGCCGCTGGCGATGTGTTTGTCATTCACTACTACAGAAACCTCAACTGGTTTCTGGATAAACGGGTGCAAGTGTTCAAAAAAAGATGGATGCATGGTTTCTTTCTGCGATCATCATTAGTGGTACCCTCCAAGCCCCAGACAGAAATCGAATCCGCGTTTACTCTGTACGAAAGAGTCGTTCTACCATTGAACTACTGAGGCATATAGAAAGATTATAGCAAATTTGATTGCAAATGTCAACTTGTTCTCCATTACTTGCACACTCATTACCCAACCATGTGACTAATTGGTAAAGTTTTGGAGAACCCTTGACAAACCCCGTGGTTTGCGATATGATTGAAGTATGCAAATATTACCGGTGGTTACAGTAGATCAAATTCCCTGGTGTTCGGTTCCTCATCTACCACGAGGCTGTCATCCGTTATTCGCCAAAAGGCTGATACATAACACACTGACAGAGCTGAAGCAGCAAGCTATTAAGCAGTTTGGGGAATACGAACCGCATTCGAGCGGCACAGGATTAGTAGACCTAAGAACCTTCGAGCTAAGCAATCACACTCTTATTGTTGCCTTAGTTGCTTCGGAAGTTCATAGCACGTTCGCTGTCCATACACCAGATGGAGTTTTTCTTGCACCACAGGGAGCTTGACAACAGTCATCTACGTTTGTATACTCAGATGAGACGGTAGTTTAAAAGCGCATACCCTTCCGAATGTCTTTTAGCTATTAAGGTTGATTGCCTCTACCGTCTCTCATGTGGGGTTAGCTCAGTGGAATAGAGCAGGAATCTTCTAAGTTCTTGGTCGGGGGTTCGAATCCCTCACTCCACGCTTGAAAGAAGACATCATGAATAAGATTAGCTTCGGTATCGTGCTATACGTATTAAACGTTTGCAGCGGAATTTATTATACCTCATTCGATACCCAATGGATAGGTGGAGCTAACTTTCTGGTGGCCATATTTATGGTCCTAAAAATAGTGCTCTGTAGACCTTGACAAGGGCCGCGGAATGGTGTAAAATATTAGTTGTTCGTTGATGTGGTGCAATTTGGCAGACACCTTATCTTGAGAGGGTAAGTTTTGCGGGTTCGAGTCCCGCCATCAACATGGAGGATTATATTGTGTGGACAATTGTTGATGTGAAAGAACTGGTGATGCTGCGTAATACTGAAGCTCTGTTTCGGTATTACTACGATGAAACTATGAGTATGGAGAGACCAGAACCAATCAATGTCTCGAAGTTACCGAATGCTTCAACGTCGTGTGATTCTCGTGAACTGGTTCTTCTTCGTGAATTTCAAAAGGCTGAAATCAAGGCAGACCTTCACGATAAGGGTTTTTACGAACGTCAGGAAGTAGCGCGTGTGATTTTCGATAAACTTCAGGAGGTTCGCAATGGCTTTCGGGCATAAAGACGCTCTTGGTCGTCCTGTAGAGGTCGGAGACGTGGTATTTTACGCTAAGCCTGAATCTCGCTCAGCAGGTTTAAGATTAGGAGTAATCACTAAGAAAACTCCCAGTGGTTATACTGGTTATATGGGTGACACAGATTATATCGAGAATGACGGTAAACCTATTGATATTGATTTCTGGAACACTCGTATTGCAAAACCACAAAATATCATTAAGTTGGATGACGCGTCCGTTATGTCAATGGGTCTTGCAGACGTGATGAGTCAGCTTAAAGGGGCCATAGATAATGGCCCCGCAGAGAATTATATTGAAATCAAGTGTGTAATCCCGATTTAAGGGAACACGGCCCGTGGATAGCCGTATAAATCCACACTTGCGGCATTAGTTAAATGGTTATAATACGCGCCTTCCAAGCCTGAGTTATCAGTTCGATTCTGATATGCCGCATAGTTCTCGCCACTGCTCTCAGCCGATGATTGTTTCGAAAGAAACTGGTCAGCAGAAACGGAAGAACAAATGCAACGGTCATTCAACGGTTAGGATACGTGCTTGCCAAGCACGATATAAGGGTTCGATTCCCTTTCGTTGCACCAATTTCGGGTAGGAGAAATCCTTGAAGGGGAGAGCCGCCGCGCCCTCTGGGCTTACCAGAGGAAGGGACAACAGGCACTCGAATAGCCTCCGTCTTCTCCGACGAAAGGTACCCGATCTCTTTATACACGGGCGTGGCTCAGCGGCGACAGCGTTAGTCTCCAAAACTAATATTCTACACGGGGGTTCGAGTCCCTCCGCCCGTGCCATATTACCCCTCTATCGTTTCGATGGTAGAGCAACGCGACCAGCCCCAAAAAGGCTGGTCGTAGTTATTTGTCTGCCCCCCCCCTTGCTCTGCCTCACACGATTCAGTATAATCTATGTATGTTCACAATCAAAGCAAAAGCTGAAAAGCAGTGGATTAGTGATGAAGTGTTTACCCTTCTTGTGACAGAAGATGGTTCTTTTGCACATCAGGTATTCAATTTACTTCTGGCTGCTCCACATATCGAGTTTCATGATGTAATTATTGGTTATAATCTCATTCTCACCCTTGAAAATGACAAAGGCTCTTTGGTTCAGGAGTTGAAGAAATACTAATGCAAGAATTTATGACGTTATGGGCACCAAAGATGGTTATGCTGATAACCTTTCTTCAAGCCATCAGCTTCATTGGTTATCTGTTAGCCAAAGATTATGCTCATGCCCTCTACTGGTTTGCTGCCGTATTGATTACAGCATCTACGCTGATGATGAAAGGATAACATGACACAGGGATACTGGTATAGCATGGCTTACCTTGACAATAAGAAAAAGATCGAAACGATAGGCATTGATTACGGAGTAGACCCCGTAGTTGTGTATCGTAAAGGAAAGTATGAGCTTTGGAAGGTTCCAGGTCATAGCTGCACTTTACCGGGTTCAATCGGCCCCGAATACTTTCCTACTCAATTCTTTATCGTTGAGGTTAAAAAGATGGACAAACCACGGGTATTTAAATTCTTAGGTCGGCGTATGTCATGGAGTGGTCAAACAGCTACTCATGAATGCACACCGGTCACCGATGAAGTTAAGCCGGGGCACAAATGGCGAACTGCTGTTGATGAACTAAAAGCGAAAGTAATAGAGCTTGACAGCACCCGTGGAAAGTGATAAAATAAATACCATGTTTGAAGGTCAAGAATACACATCTGCCAATACCAGCATTAACCATGTTCCGGCTATTGTCAGTTACATTGATAAACAAGATGGGTGGATTCCTTTGAAGTGGAATCTCGATATTGGGGCAGGAAAGTATTATCAACTAATGAGTGCGGTGTTACGTGAGCGTCAGGTTATTAACTTACCTTATGACCCTTATAACGTGCCTCAGCAAATGAATCTCGCATCGTTAGAACTTGCGCTTACATTCCGGCCAATGACGGTTACAATATCCAACGTGCTGTGTGTTATCAAAGAACAACACATTAGAGAAGAAGTGCTACAACTTGCTCAGAGATATATTGACCCGCAAGGCAAGTTATACGTGTCAATTTACACTGGCAACGGCACAGGACAACCGGCCCCTACAAAGGCCGGTTGGCAGAATAATCAATCGCTGGAATGGTATTTACCTGAGATAGAGCGTTATTTCTCAGTCTTACATAAAACAAAGAAGTTTTTGACAGGGGAACCAAAACCCTTGACATAAGGGAACGGCTGTAGTATAATTAAGTTATGAAAATACGTTGTTACTTCTGCTGGCACAAGGAACCACGAAAGGGTAGCAAACTACTTTATTTCGAGGATATATTTCCACCGCATAAGACTTACGCTAAACGCATTTGCAAAGAGTGTAACGATGCAGTAAAAGCAGCACAGAAACGACGTTAATTTGGGGATGACAGGTTTCGATTGAAGATTTGTTATCAAAGGAATTTAGGCGGTGTTCGTTGGCAGACACCTTAAACGGCTGACATGCTATAAACGGCAACGTTTTTAATCAGGGTGTTTCTTTGTTCGGTGGAGTTATGGCTCCTAAGGCTCAGATGGCCCGTCTCGCAGCTTAATTTAGTTTAAGCAAACCTCTACTGAATTGCTTACGATGTAAGATAGAGGTAATTAATGTAAGCACCAAACGACAGTCATTAGTCGGTATGAATTAGTGACTCGCTTTCCGATACGATTAGAACGACTGCGCCCCGTGGAAAGCTAAACTAAAAGACAGTCTAAGCCTATAAACTACTTTGTTACTACTTCAAGACTGGGTTTCAATTACCCACATCTCCATCTAAGCAGGAAAAACGAGAGGTTGCAAACTCTCGCAAGAACTTCCCTGCTTTAGAACGCTACGTAGTAAGGTCGCTGATTGGGGGACACGGCGACGGTCTATACCAATAGATCAGAATAGAGTCCTCCACCAATGTGCGATTAGTGTAGTGGATGCACGGGGTGCTTCGAACGCCCAAGAAAGAGTTCAAATCTTTTATCGCATACGCACCCAGCAAGGGCCTCCGACCTTGCTGGGCTTTTTCTTATCTGCCCCCCCCCCTTGCTTCATCTCCATTTATTTAGTATTATCTAAGTATGGCAAAATCATGGAAAGGGTTGGCTCCCGTTCAAACCACGCCCATTAACACTAACCGAGATAAGAACCTCGGACGTGCCGGTGCCGTGGCTCAGCCAAACGAATGGCGAAACCTATGCAAAAGATATGGTTCTCGCTGCTTATCGTGTAATAAAGGCATGAAGATTGACGACCTCACACGCGACCACATCATTCCTGTTAGCAATCCGCTTTCGTCTAATTCGATTGATAATTTACAACCGCTATGCCGACGATGTAACGAGCTAAAAGGTGATTTAATTATAGATTTCAGACCGGATAAATCATGCGTTATTCCAGCACAACTACCACAGGGATTACGTGATATTTGGAGAAACTGGCAAGCACAACGAATCAAAGCGGGTATGACTGGGGCACCGATGCCAGCAAACGAAGCAAAGGTATCTAAACCTAAAGGGCCAGACCCCTTACAGGTTCAGGCTGCCGCGCACAAAGCTAAACTCGCCAAGTTACATCTGGCACATGAGAAAATGTCCAATGAGCGCGATGAATTAAAGCAGTGTCTTGTTTTGACTGTTTTTAAACACAGTTCATTACCTGCGTGGGTTAGGTGGATTCTTAACCGCTATGGATTCAAGATTATCGTACCTGAATACTTTCCTGATTTTATGCGTTATGCACTGAGTCAATCGGATAAACCCGATTGACCTCTGCCCCCCCCCCTTGCACAATCCTACTGTTAATTGTATAATCTATTACATGAACATCAATCAACTTATTAAGAAGGTGAAGTGTCGGAATGCCTACAATGTGATTCAAGAGCACAATGAACAACTTTTAGCAAAACCAATCACCAAACCTGAGCCTACAATGGTCAATTATGGTGCAAATTTCAATAAAGAAGTTCTTTGCATTGCGGCCCGTTTCTATCGTCGTCATGGCTTTCGTGCTACCGTCCTGACCAATCGTGGAGGTGAACATCTTTTGTTTGTCACGCCTCCCCGAAAGTGGCATGGAAACATTCCTGTATGATAGACCCATTTAACCCTTACCATTACGATGCTACCATAGCAGAGAAGACACCGCAAGAATTTGATTTGGAAGTTTGGAAGAAATATACTAAAACTACCCTTGACAGGGGTAACGAGAGGTAGTATAATAATTACCATGAGCACAAAACAAACAGTCAACTGGAAACGTATTGCTTGGAAAACCAAAACGGACGCGCAGATTGCGCGAGAAACTGGTTTTTCCCGCCCAACTGTTGCTAACAAAAGAGCGCAGTATGGGGCACCACGCAAATCGAAATGGGATGGTATAGATTGGGCGAATATGCGAAACGCCGACATTGCGGCCAAGTTAGGGGTTTCAGCCGGTGCCGTTTCAATCCATCGTCGCACTCACGATTTACCCGAATGTGATACTCGTTATCAGCGCGACCAATCCTCGTTGAAGTATCCTCGCCATCTTTTCAACTGGGAATTACCCAACGCAGACTTGCAGGAAATCTGGCAGCTACCTGACAACTACGCAGCAAACCTGCGTCAGACGTTAGAAGTTCCTGATGCGAAATGGGACAAGCGAGTTCGCGCTGACCGTGCCAATGCAGATTATCGTCGTGCAGTAGGACGCGAGAAAAGCAAGGCAACCAACTGGCGAAAGAGAAGTCAGTAAGGAAGCGAGGGGTGAAAGCCCCTCCTTCGCTCCGCCTGTGTGACTGAGTGGCCAAAGGTAGTGGACTGCAAATCCATACAATCGGGGGTTCAAATCCCTCCACAGGCTTTAAAAACGGGGGTATAGCACGGTGGTTAGTGCGCAGCACTCATAATGCTTTGGTCGGGGGTTCAAATCCCTCTGCCCCTATTGTGCCCGGTTCGTTAAATGGTAAGATTTCTCTGTGGTATAGAGAAGATGTCGGTTCAATCCCGGCACCGGGCTTTTTGACTTTTAATTTTTATTCCTGATCGGTTTACCCGACCAATCCCTCTTCCATAGCACTGTCGTGTGCCTACAAAAAACTTCTTCGTATTTTTCTGTAATGATAACAATGGTAAAACCATCATTACAGTTGCAGGAGGGGGGGGGGCAAACAAAAAGACTAACTCTTTTGGGAGTTAGTCTTTGCTCTTTTCTTTATGCTTGCTGCTAATCTATGTTCGCCCTCAACTGGTTCAATCAATTCGATTATTCGTTCGACAAAAACTCTGTCTTTCTCGGAAATTGTAAATAAAACATTATTGATTGTAACCTGAAGTCCCTCTGGTGCAAGTTGAACATTTGTTATAACACTTCTTGCTCCGTGACCATAGAACAAAACGGTAACAGGTTCTTTTTTATCAAGTGCTTTCACTATTTCGTTATAGAGAAAGGCTTTTCTTTTGCTTTCCATAATAAAGGGCCGAGGCAGACTCGAACTGCCGTTGTTTAACCGCTTGGGTATGAGATTTACAGTCTCATGGAATCGCCGCTATCCTACCGACCCGTATTAACCAAAGTAGAATTGCTTCCACTTATCACCTATATAAACTGACAAAGGAATTAATTCCTCTTTTCTAACTTTACCTGTATGAGCCAATCGGTGACAATTTGGACAAAGTAAAGTTAGGTTGGTGTGAGAATCAGCATCTTTAATCTTACGACCATTAATATGATGAATATCGCAAGTTGCTTCATGCCAACCACAGCGGGAACAAGAAGCTCCCAATCTCGATAATATCTTAGATACCGTTCGAGAAGATAAGGATAACAAACTTTCGGGACATTGAGAATTAAACTTACCACGGGTAGCTTTTGCTACAGCCTGTACGTGTTTTTCACCTACACTCCGATTTTTATTAGCTTTATCAGACTTACGAAGACTTTCACTTATTTTTGTTCTATGTTCTTCTGTGAGAGGCCCACGATTTCTGTTGTTAAACTTTCCAGCACAGGAGCGAGAACAGAATTTACTTTCTCGCTCCTGTGTATAGTAAGGTTCTCCGCAGTTTTCGCAGGTTAGCTGTTTGGCTTTTCTCATGAAATTAAAGAAGTAGGATTACTACCTGAGTTCCATGAAATTTACAAACAGTTAATCATCCAAACGCTGCGACTGATACTTTCCACGAATTTCGCGGGAGTAATAACCACCGGCAGATGCCGCGTTCTTTAAACCGTTCCAAACATACTCAGGAACCGATTCGTAAGCATAGCGCAAACCGGACAAAAAGGTTACAACCAGTTCACGCTGATTTGGGTCATACGATGCTTCGCGCAAATTGGTGGAATTAGGAAACTCCGCATAATCAACAGGCCGAGCAATAGCACTTCTTACGGTAGGTGCAGGGGCAGAGGTCGTCTGTCCGCTTTGCTTTGGTTCGGAATTGCGGATTTCGATTAAAGCGGCAAGGATGCCGCGTTCGCGCAGGGATAAGTCTCGTGCGCTCTGTAATTCATTGATTACGTTTTGAATGTTCATTGTTTTTCCTCACATTAAATTATACCAAACCACGGGGGAGTCGTCAAGGGAATTTTAGAGTTTTTTGAAAAGTTTCTATATCCTCTATTGCCTTGTCGTGTCTCTTTGCACTGTAGGTTTTGGTCTTACGTTCCCAGCCAAGAGCATAGACTGCTCGCAGTTTATTCTCCTTCTGAACATTGAGATGAACCATGGCCCCTTGATTATGATAATCTACATAAGGCGCAATCTCAATTTCTGCCGATGTTACGACCTTATCATAGTAAGTGGGTGGCAAGTGAGCCAATGCAGATACTAATGCGGTACGCAGATACAATAAATCAGCGATGGTTTGTTTCACTGAATTATCTTGCTCCAGATTTCCACGAAATTCGTGACTAAAGAATAGTTTACTCTTCATGGCTAACCACCGGATTCTCTTTTTTATCTACGAAGTTATCGTAGATAATCTGTGTCGCCACGTCCATGTTGGTTTCAGCATGGAGTTTATTGATTAACTCGCTTGTTCCTTTGATGTAACGATTGATGAACATTTGTCCCAATCGTAAACCGTTTGGATTGCGACGGTAATCGGCCAAGAAGTCGTTAAATTCACGGAGAGATAATTTCGTTTCCATGTATTATATTTTACCGTCTTTGTTTAAGTTTGTCAAGACCTTTTCAAGTAATTCTGTGTATGATAGCGAACCTTCCCGAAAGGTTCGCGCTATCATTGTCGCTGCCATTTTCTTTTGTTCTTCTGTGTCGGTTGTCTCTGACCTTACGTGTCTGATGATTGCTCCTGAGATACGAGAAAACAGGGCCGCTTTTGTCTGCGCCCCTGCTTTTATTGTCCCCGTGGGTTGCTCTTCTGGAAACTCACCCGTTAATAAATCACCTTGACTCATGGTACTATATCTTTATCAATGAAAGCCTCAATAGAAGCCTTAATTTTTGAATCAAACTTTGAGGTCTGATTTCCCCACTTATAATTCTGTCCATTGTTAATCATGCAATGGATTCGCCACCGACTTTTTGCTTTTGTTAAATGGAGAGTTTTTGTCGGGGCACCACTGGTAGCGTGTCTTTCGAGCACTACATATGTTCGCATGGAGCTATCAGGATTCATTGAATCAGGCCCGAAATGATTGTTTACAGCGGTTGGTAGCTCGTTGAGCCTATCAAAAAGCACTTGTGCTACTTGTCCACCAGTCAGGTTGCTGAGGTCAATTTCGGTTTTAATTTGAGTCGAGATATTTATTTCTTGCATTTCTGTTCCCTTTCATCGGCCATTTCTTCTTCCATAGAGATTATATAGTAGAATGCGTTTCGGGTCAAGGGGGGGGGCAGGTTATCAGGGATGATAACCTAATTCTGCTAATTTTTCATTGATTTGACGTTGTTCTTCGAGTAGCTTTTGGATTTTCTTTTCTTTTTCTCCCGGTGCTTCTTCATCAGATGCTAACAGTAGTTCCCAACGTCGCTGGTGTTTATAAATTTTGCGTTTCACACCATTATAAATCACATAATTAGTTGATACGTTCATGTAACGTTGAGCAGCACAACCCTCCATTACCCAAGTAGGTAATGCTTCATGATGAACAGTCATAACCATTTCTTTTACAACTTCCCATCCACCTTGATCTCCACTATTAAATTTACCCACTGTTACTAATTCTTCTGAGGTTTCCATGTCTTATATTTTAACTCTTTATTACACAGTTGACAAGGGGGGGGCAGCAGCCCGTGGTTGGCCTAAACCTTAACCACGAAACCGCTTTCGTCTTTCTTCGCATCCCCTTTTGCCTTTAGTCCTACAATCACATTCTTAGGGTCAAGAAAACGCAAGTCCGTTTCATCGCCATTCACAACCGGCTTACCAAGATATTCAGCAGGGAATGACGGCTTAGAAAAAACTACAGCGACGTTTCCGCCAGCGTGTAAAACTTGGTCAACTTGTGTGCAGTTTTCTTCGGAACGGCTAAACGTGATATGATAGTTAGCAGGTAAAGCACCCTTAGCCCACTTGATAGCACGTAAAGCATTCTTTGTGTAATCGTAAAATTTCACATCAGGAAATTCTTGCATAATTCCGTATGCTTCCCAGGGAATATCACTTGTGCCGTTCAATCGCACACAAAATTGATAACCCTTTTTCTCAGCATAGGCTTTATAGCGTCTTATTTCGTCTTTTAGTTGCTGGATAAAGGCTTGTGCATCACGTTTATAGAACCTTGTGCGCTCAATACGTGCCTCTTGCACATTAGTAAAGCGTCCACGTCCGGCAGTATATAAACAAGCATTTTTGCAACCATTAGAAGCGAAAGCACAAACATTCATAACACCGCTTTGCTTTTCAGGCGCAAGATATAAAATGGCCGTCATGTAGCCTTTAGCTTGCCCCTTTACTGTCTTAGCGTTTGTGTCAAGTGAGAGTAATTTCATACAATATATTTTACCGCACTTTTAATTGTATGTCAAGTTTTTATTCCTGACAAAATTGTGCGACCAATCCCTCTTCCAATAGGTATTATACCACCTACGCACATTTTTGACGAGGGGGGGGCAACTCCCTGATTACTCAGGGAGGGGTAACTCAAACGGACGTTTACCCTGTGGAAATGGAATATAATAGTAGGTAAAGAAGTTATACGGCTGTTGTTCGAGTTCGTGAATCTTGGCTCGTGCTGTTAATTCTTGACCATAAGGCCCAGCAACAATTCTATCGGGGACTTCGGGTGAGTGTGAATGATTAAACACCCAATAATTAACTGGCTCGTCGTCATATCTCTCGACCTTCTTTTGGATTTGTGGAGAAAGGATGTCTAATTGTAAATGATACATTTTAGCACGATTCTCATTATTCCATCGGTGATATACTTCGATACCTTCAAGGGTTAAACCCCAGAGTTTCCATAAAGTATCATTGGTTGCAAATGATTCATAGCCGACGGAGCCGCGTAAAACGTCGGCAAATTCAGATGAATAGTTCCACGCCTTTACCACTGACTCTTTTTCTTTACGGAGCCAGAAAAATAACCTAATCCAATTGATTAACTCTTTAAGCATGATTAAAGGATAACCTAAAAATACTCAGTGAGCAAGGGGGGGGGGCACGTTGGATCAGAATTTGCGTCATTACCAGACAGAGGTGGTCGCCATGTTACGTACAATTGCTTTGATCCTATTGATTATGTGGTTACTCGGATTTATCGGGTTTACACATGCTGTAGGAGCCTTCATCCACATTTTGATTGTGGCTGCTATTGTTATATTTCTAATTGATCTGCTTAGTGCCGGTCGAACAAGAGTGTTATAACCCAAAAAGGGAGCTATCTATCATAGCTCCCTTTTTGTGCTTTCCGATTCTCTATCACTTCTGCTGCCAGAGCAAACGCTTCGCCGCGCGTTACGACTTTGAGTTGATGAATACCTTCCATATCCTCACATAATGGCCGTGCGAGTCTGAAAAGCTGGTCAGCCGTTACATTTAATATGTCAGTTACTACCCCGTGGTGAGTCAAATGAAGATAAGTTGCATCACACAACCAATTTCTATCATTAAGACTAAAAGGAATTAAGATTACTGGGAAGTATGGCCCCGAACGCTGATACACAAAAGCATGGTTGCGCAGGTTGATTGTCTGATTGAATAACTGATTTGCTAACATGCTTAAATTATAACCCTTTATTTGATTATGAGCAAGGGGGGGGGCACTGCTCAGAGAAGGATTCTCTCAACAGGCACCGAGGTTTCTTGATTGATAACCCAGTGGTTAAAACGCGCATACCATTTCCAATCGGTTGCCAGATAACGATAAATGAAGTAATCATTCTGCTGTAAACGCAGAATATCATTTTTAGGAAACCACATGAAAAGAGCATCGAGGCTATCAGTTGCCGATAGATAGCCTACTATTTCAGGGTCATAATCCATTCGCAAGGTGTGATTAAGGCAAAAATCAAATTTACCGTGAATGTGCCCCGTGAAATTTCCATTTGGGTCATACCATAGACCTTGCTTTACAGTCAAGCTACCAACTCGATAAAACGATTTCATATTTATATTCTAACTCTAAACTTTAGTTAGTGCAAGGGGGGGGGCAAAGCTCTTATCTCACGATAAAAGCTGCCAACGCCTGAATAATCAGGTAGCCATTGATTTGTTCGCGCAGTTTCAGAACTTCTTCGCACTTGTTAGCGAGTTGCGCCGCTTCGGTGTAGCAATGTGCCATTTGTGTTCGCTCTTTTTTGGGAGTGCGTGACCACGCGCGACTGTCGGCAATCATTGCGCGAACAGCATCCGGTTTGTGTTCGATGCGAGCAATTTGCCACTTTTTACCTTCGCCCCGCTTCGGAAAGGTTTCGCGGTGCCGGTGGATTGCCGCACCATTAAGGCGAACAGCATAGTAATAATCAGGCGTTTCGTCAACGATGAGCCATTCATCGTTACGATACATATCGTGGTGTATTCCTGGAATAGCCTCGAAAAAGGCAACCAAACCGATAAGAGAGCCAAGCAATTGTGTGTTCATGTCTTATATTCTAACGAATAATTATAGAGTCTGCAAGGGGGGGGCAAAAGCCCTGCATTAATGCAGAGGCTCCGCTTTCACGTAGATTTCGCTTGGAGCGATGGGGAAGTATTTAAACAGCGCAGGGCACAACCAACCCTCCATTTTGAGAGTTTGGGCGTAATACCAGTTTCCGCCGTGTTCTTCGCGTTGCCAGTTCAGGTGTAAGTCGTAACCCGGAAAAGGCGTAGCCGAGAACGTCAGGCGAAAACCATCTTTTGCGTCTGGAATGTTCGCCGTGAGCAGGTTAATCATTTCAGGAATACCCGCAACAAACGGCTCACGAGTCAGACCGGCAGCGGGGTCATCGAATACCCAAGTGCCATTTGAGAAATACGGTGCGATGGTCATTAATGCGTTCATGTAATAAATTATACCGTTAAAGTTTAATCATGACAAGGGGGGGGCAGTTACCTCTTATACAGACGTAATGCCCAGCGCGGTAAGTTATCAGGTGGCGGAACAGCTAATTTTTTAGCTTTTCTCTTTTTTGCTTCTTGTAACATATCCCACGCATGATAATAAGCGGGGATAGCGTGTTCATCTAAATAAGCGCGATCAACGTCAACTTCATATCTACCAAGAGCAATACGAATCATTCTCTCAATAGTAGATTGGTCGCGCCTATCTGTGCTGATTGTATCACCCCAGCCACATCTTTGATTGTCAACATAAAGAACCGCATAGTCTGAAAAGAGCGAATAACTTTTCATCTCGATTCTTACACGCCCTGAAGTGACTTCTACTTCTACGTTAGGCATTATCTTTTCCCCACTGAATCACGAACTAAGACGTGTGTGCAAACTGGCTGATTAGCCATGTAAACGCGCATGACTTCTGCTAAATCAATACGCATTTTATACATCGGTTCATTAACCCGCTGATTTTCTTCTTTGGCAATGGCACGTTCGGCTTTGAATATCGCCTGTTGTGCTTCATAAAGTAAATCTAACGTCTCTTGATTTGGCATATATCTATTATCCTTCATTTATTTAATCAGCGCAAGGGGGGGGGGCAGCCGTCACCTTACGGTGACGGCGGATATATAACAAAGCCGGATTTATCACGCTTACCCTTTCCCTTAGCTTTTAAGCCGACTACCACACCGGAGCCGTCTAAAAATCTGAGGTCGTTTTTATCACCACTGACAACCGGCACACCCCGCCAACTTTCCGGCATCGTTCCACCAAACACTACAGCAACATTAACACGCCCTAATAGTTTTGTGACGTGTTTATCGTTTGATTCCGAGCGTGAAAATGTCAAATGGTAATTGTCGGGCATTTCTCCATTGGCAAACTTTTCGGCACGATGGGGGTTTTTCGTGTAGTCGTAAAATTGTGTGTTTGGGAAGTGTTCTATTAGAGATTTGCCGCGTAATGGTAGATTCTCAAATGGGAGGTCGGAAGTGCCATTTAATCTAACCACTGGGGTTAATTCGTCCCGTTCTGCTTTACGAATCAGCGCGGAAATTTCTTTATAGAGTTTTTCTAAAAATGCAATACGGTTTGAATAGAAAAACTGAGTGCGTAAAATTCGGGCGTCCTGTGCTTTTTTATACACTCCACGCCCCGCAGTATTAAGGCAAGCCGCCGCGCAACCAGTAGAAGCGAACGGGCAGACGTTGCCAATCCCGGCCACTCTATGAGGTGCCATATACATTATGCCAGTAAGATAGCCGAGCGATTGTCCCTTAATCGTTTTTTGATTATGGTCAATGCCGAGCAGATAACGTGGCTCCTGAATTGAAGTCATGCTTATATTTTACTGTTAATTATGTTGTTTAGCAAGGGGGGGGGCAGGTTTCCCCGAAGGGAAACCGGTTAGTCACTCGATGAAGTGTCACATGATCCACTATCCGAAGGTGAACTGTCCCATGTAGCAGATGCTCCGCCTCCACCGGATTCGCCGCCTCCAAAATCGCTGCTTCTGGATTCAAAAGTTGGTGTCGAAACAGGTTCGGGAGCCGAATAAGTCGGTATTTCCACCGTGGGTGGCGAATAACTATCCCGCATTTCATCAGCAGTTGAATCAGTCGGCTGATAGATTATCTTATCAATTTCCTCCAACAGCTTTTCGGTGCCAATGGGGTCAAGATATGGCTGAAAGGTCGGTTCAGGCACGAAAGGTATTGAGAGAGGCGCGGAATCAACCACATAACCGCTGTATGGTGTCTGACTTAATTTGCGCTCAGGTGGTAGAGGTTTCTTTTCGGCAGCAGAACGGGCCACACTACCACGCGGCGGATAAGATTTGCCGCTTACATAGTCGCGCGAATTACAACCAAGAGTTGCGGCAGGGCAGGTGTCGCTCTTTTCCATGTTGGCGGGAGCGTCGGCATTGGGGTAACGGTGAACTTGACCGTTAAGCAGGGCGAGGAAGGCTTTCCACTTCTCTTTAATCCATTTCATGTAATATATTATCGCAAATTAGTTTAATCTCTGCAAGGGGGGGGCAAGCGGTGGCTACGTAGCCACCGCGCGGAACTGTTCCCAACTCATAAATTTATAGCTGTCAGGCCCGTTGCCGTTCGGTGTGATTCGGAAACCGCCGTGCCCTAAATCCACGCATTGTTGGTGCCCCTGTGTCATTAACCAGTTATTAGAATAGAGGCCATATTTTAGGCCGCGTTCTAATAAGTCTTTTTGTAAGTCGGTTGCGTGGTTATCCCGCCACCACTTAAACAATTTGTTGAAAAATGCCGCGTTAGCTAAAGCGGGGCGCGGTTTGTGGTAGTGTCCCCACGCTGGATTTTTACGGTAGTTTCCGGCGCTCGTTTCGATATATTCACTATGCACAGGCGTTGCCCCGAAGTCGTTTCCGAGACATTCCCGCGAATACCAGCGCGAACGGTCAACAGCCGGTTTACCGGCGTAATCTTCTGATTTTACATAAATCACCGCAGACAATTTACCGTCTGTGAGTTTTACAGATTCGATTAAATGTGTGTGCGTTATACGCTTTACACAATCAATTAAATCGAGTTCGGGAAGTTCGCCACTGTAGCCCGTTCGTTTTTGCAACTCTTCGATATATGGGCTAACCCAATCGGCAGACAATTCGACTTCATTGCGATACCATTTCCGTTTATCGTTGCAAATCAGGCTATATTGGCCGGATTCTAAAGCGGTGACACGCGCTTTAAGGGTTTCCGTTGATTCGTCCCGCCAATGAAAAACACCAAACACGGCCTTTATTTCTTCTGTGCCGGTCGCTGTTATGTGAAGGACTCCGCCGCCGTCCGTTTGAGGGTCAAGGATTCTGAATTGCATACTTAAAATATAACTCAGAAGTTATAAGGATGCAAGGGGGGGGCAAGCTCTCCGCCGGAGCGGAGAGCGAACTTATGCAACAGCCGCCGCGCGTTGCTTTGCCAACATCTTACGCGCGTGTTTCTGGCGACGCTTGCGCTTCGTGTAGTTCGCATAGTGATGCGATGCCGGATTTGTGTGAGACAGGCGACGCTTGCGCTGTTTTAAGGTGCTTCCGTGGTAACGATGTGTTTCTTCGCCGTTATTCGGATTTTCGGGATTCGATAGCCGAGCATAGAGAAATTCGTTGATTTTCTCGCGGGTTGCGCTGAACAGTCGTGTGTTGAATGGATTCATAGTAATTATTCTACCTCTTTTATTATGGTCGTGCAAGGGGGGGGGCAAGAAACCTAATTTTTAGGTTTCTTGAGGTAAATCCACCACCTTTCCTCGTTTAATTTTTTCTTTCCGTCTTCGGTAATTTGATGAAGATGAGGGAGTTTTCCTCTTAATTCACCAGTGCGACATTCAACGATATTAATAACACCGTGTATTGTTGCCGCATCTATTGCGGTTTTTGCCCTCTGATAACAGCAGCCTACTGCTGCTGTTATCTCAGGTATAGTCATTGGTTTATCTTTCAATAAAACTTCTCGAACACGCTCGTCCACCGATGCACCAATTTCTGATTCAGAATATTTCTTTTCTCGCATCTTTTTGTGTTCTTGTAACTTTGTAAGCTTAGGGGAAAGAGTTATAATGATTTCTCCACCTAATTCAAAGTCAATTTTTGATACCTCATTACGTTCTAAAAGTAAATTCAGCACTCGCGCTTTTTCTGAAATCATACTTTTATTTTAATCAATTGTTTTACATTAATCAAGGGGGGGGGGCACCTGCCCCGTGGTTAGCATACTCCATTATACAATAACCACAAGGCAAATGCACCGTAAATTACACCGAGGGCAGTCTTATTCCCCATGCAAAACAATGGAGCCAAGAAAAGCACCCCTACCCATAAGAATATCATACTCTTATTATAACAGGTTTAAGAGGTGCTGTCAAGGCGTTACCACTTGCTTAATTCATAGTCGCGCTGTGCCTTTTCGTTTTCCAGTGTGCGTTTACCGGATTTATGACCGGAGTTATACGCTTGAACCAATTCGTGTGGTGTGTTGTGGAACTCTGAGGCGGAACGCCCTGCGCGTCCATCTTCGCGCCCCATTTGCCGATATGCCCGTTTTTGTTCTTTGGTGATGTCAGATGCCATGTCTGTTCCTTTCACTAAAGATTTTAACTCCGTTGTTTAGGTGGTGCAAGGGGGGGGGCAACACGAAGATTATATAATCTTCGTGCGCTCATTACACCAGTCCGGTGGCAGGTTATTAGTTGGGCACCAGCGCACAACTACATCACGATTATCAGCACAGATGCGGCGAACACGCTCTTCGGCCTCAGCGCGATTTAATGTTCGGCGGCGAACCGAATTAAACCAAACATCGGGAACTAAAGGATTATTACTTAACACGCTATAACCGTTGCCGTTATGATCGAGGACAGCTACTTGCACAAACTTATCTCGCCATGCGCGATTAGCTTCACCTTCAATTACACTACCAAATGAAGCATAATGAACAGCATTAGCTGTTTGCTCATATAGTGTCTCGGCATTGAGGGGAGCGAATGATACAAAAGAATCTTTAGTTTGTGGATTCTCAAATATAAAGATTCCACCTAACACATGAGATGCGAGTTTTCCGTCGTTAATATCATCTCGTAACTCGCAAGGGTATTCGTGGATAATATCAATAAATTCACCGATTGTAGGCACACGGCGAATAAAAGAAAAATCACGGCTCCCATTTTCATATGTTGCGATGTGATGTAAACGATAGCTGATATTGATTGTAGTTTTATCAAGTTCAGCAGATACGCGCAAATCATCAGAACAAACAATTTCGCAACGATATGGTGCCGGTGGGTAATCTCGATTCATGTTATAGATTTTAACCAACCACGGGGAAAGTTCGCAAGGGGGGGGGCAAGGAAGACGCCTAAGCGTCTTCCGGTAAACCTTTGTCGTGGTTCTCAACTTTTCGGTTTATGAACCACCACCGCTGAAAATAGCGAGAATTGTCGTTTTCGCGCAACTTATCCAATTCCGGCAGAATTTTAGTGCGGAGGTCTTCGATTGACTGATAAGGATTGTCATTATCAGTAATCGTTTCGCCGTCAGCATCAAAAAGACGCTGAGTGTAAAGCAGTTCACTACCGCAACTCGAACAGGTTTTGCGCGGCCCACCATACGACCACTGAGTTTGCCCACAAACCGCGCATCTCTGCTCTGATTTATTGGCACGTTCGGCCTTTTCTTCTGCGATAACTGCGGCCTTTGTTTTTTCCCACGTCCCTTTTAACCGCTCTTCTTCTGTCGCTTTTTCTTCGTCAGAATAAGTTACAGTAACGTGTAAACGCTCACCCTGTTCATCATAATAATAAACATCAGGGCCAAAATAGAATGTGCAGGGGAATTGCCGGTCGGCAGTGATGTCGCGCGGCCAATCTGTAAAGCTGATTTCTCGACATTCATTGACGATAGATTCGTCGTCGCCGTCTTCACACCATTTCCGCATAAACGGTGATTCTTCAAAATTGTCATGTGAATAATAACGCTCTGTTACATCAATGTCATGCAAGAGCATCTTCAGGAGGTCTTCGCGGCTGTCAGGGATACGAATTGTTCTCTCTTCGCTATGGTCTGCGTCCCCGTGGTTGGCCGTTATGACAACTTCATAACAGTTTGACGGCACCTTTTTCTTTGGTTTTGGTTTTGGTTGTTCTTTTTCTAAGAGCATGATAATAATTATATCAAGCAAACAAATATAGAACAAGGGGGGGGCAGCACACTACCCCAGTCGAAACTGAGGTAGTGGCCGGAGGTGCATGAGCAAGAGAGCAACTAATTGTCTACTTCGGCTGCTCCCTCGATTTGAGGCTCCGCAGACTCGGCCTCTTTTTCGAGCGCCCGTTCGTGACGGCGGGTGAGGCGATGAATTTTCGCCCACGTTGCAGAATTGTCGTTGCCATTGAAAACGGCGCGGTAGCACTTGCCCAACTGATTCATGATTCCGTTGCTTGTCATGTAATAAATTATACGCAATTTCTATGAGTATTACAAGGGGGGGGCAAACTCTCCTTATACAGGAGAGGCTCCACGCAGAGCATCCAGCATATGGGCACCCTGCCGGTTGGCGAGTTCAAAGGTGATGTTGGTGAAGTCCTGACCCTCGTGGTCATTCAGAAAATCAGTGCGTTCGGCAGTCAAGCCGAACGCTTGAGCCTCATTGAGAATGTCGTTCACTTCATCTTCATTGAGTGCAGGATGAAATGGGATGGTGCTTGCACCAACAATACCCGCCATTTTATTGAGTTTTTCAGCGGCAGAAACAACGATTTGTTGATGTTCTTGATTCATGTTAAATATTTTACTCCCTTTTTCATGAGTTGCCAAGGGGGGGGGCAATCGCCCTATTCGATCACCTCCCCAGCGGGGCAGGGTTCGACTTCTGCCGTTTCTTCGTCTTGTGTGTCGGCTTCGGCCTCTTTTTCGATTTCTTCATCGTCGCTACGCTTGCGATATTTCCATTGAAATTCTTGCGTCACTTGCCGGTCTTTATGGGGGCATAGGTCATCGGCAATATATTCGATTTTAGCGCCCGTGGGTAGCTGCTCCGATATTTCAACACTAAGAGCAATACCCCACAAATAAGCATAGCCGACAACGGCTTTAAAAAACAACTTTTTGTTTTCGGGAATTAAACCCTTATCGTTAACGCGCAACAAATCGTCCTTTTTGCGCCCGTAAACAATTTCACCGGCACCCTTTGACAACAAATCGAGTGCGGTTTCTTTCGCTAAAATTTCAGCGTTTGTGGCGTAAATTTCGCCGCGTTTGGCAACTTCATTATACCATGCGTTAATGAAGTCGTTAGCATGGCGAGAATCAATATCTGAATGGTTGATGCGTTCGGTTATCATATATAAAGGATAACTCAGAGATTTAACCGATGCAAGGGGGGGGGGCAACCGGATTAACTGATTAATCCGGTATCTATCCGCCGACACACTCCACCACGTTCGAAGTCACGAAAAAAATTATAAACTCTCAAACGAATTGCTTCATTTGAACTTATATAGCTTGCAAAGTGTGGGGCATAAGGTTTCGGCTCATCATTACGAGCAATAAACATTCTCCATACTTGATGCTCAGTAAAACCGGCTTCTTTAAGTTTACGAGCAAGAACAAGCTCTGGCGGCTCAGTATTGAAAACATCATCCATGAGTTTGTTTACTTGTTTAACTGTTAAAGGATATTCGTCGGACATATGTAAAGGATAACCCAACCACGGGGACAAGGCAAGGGGGGGGGGCAAGAGTGCTGCCCGAAGGCAGCACCCCGCTTAGTCGTCGTGATAGTCGAGGTCTTCGACATCATCGCGGTCAATCATACCGGTGGTGATTGCAGCCTGAACGATTTCCAAAACCTTGTCTTTGTCGAGTTTCTGGCAACCAACTTCCATGCCTTCTTTGGTTACGACTGCGGTGTAATCCGGTAATTGCACCTTGATTTCGCCGGTTGCCTTTTCGAGCGAAATAGCCGAGAACCATTCGCCGTTGTTCAGTTCGATTGTGTTGTCGCTGGTATCAATGTTGGTGACGCGAAATGTCTTACCTAACATTTCTTCCATACCATGCGACCAACGGAGCGGGTTACCGTGAACGTCTTCGTCCACTTTAAGGACGACTTTAGCGAAGTCGCCCTCTTCGATGCCCAGTTCTTCAAATGCAATGTCGTGTAACGTCTTTTGTTTGCTCATGGAATAAATTATACCCCTTAATTTGAACCTTGTGCAAGGGGGGGGGGCAAGGCGGACTCCGAAGAGTCCGCGGGGGCTTATCGCAGACCCTCCAAATCTGATTCGCTCATAAACCCGACAGATACTGCACCCTTCACGATGTCCAACACCATCTGTTTGGTGAGGCACTGACAACCAACTTGCACACGGTCAGCGTGGATTTCTGCCTTGTAATCGGGCAATTCCACGATAATGGGGCCGTTGTCGCTCATCAAAGCGAGTGCGGGATAATAACGGCTATCTGACAGCAGGATGGTGTTGTCCGAAGAATCGAACTCTTTGATTGTCAAGACTTTTCCGATTTGTTCGGTCATACCGGAATCCCAACGGAAGAGGTTTCCATGCACACCTTTGTCCACTTGCAGGACAACCTTCACTTTGTCACCGATGCCGCGCGTTTCCTTCAACGTCTCGAATGCTGCTTGGTTCATGTTCATGTCTTATATTTTACTGTTTATATTGAGTGTTGCCAAGGGGGGGGCAAGGTCGCTATCTTTCGATAGCTCCCCGCCGCTTATACTTTCAGACTTTCGATGTCCTCGGCATCGAGAAAACCCACGTCTAACGCGCCCTGCACGATTTGCAGAATCATTTCTTTGGTGAGGTTCTGACAACCCACGTTCACCCCTTCTTTGGTGATTTCAGCGCAATAATCCGGCAGATTAACCGTCACTTTATGCACCTGAGTATCGAGTGCCACGGCAGGATACCAGTAATAGTTATCCAACTGAAAAGCACCATACTCAGGTTCAACACCGCGAATAGTCATAAACTGACCCACACTATCATTCATGCGAGATGTCCAAACAGTCTTGCTGCCGTGGACACCCTCATCAATTTTGGCGACAATACGAACTCTATCACCAATGTTCAACTGTGCGTTGAGGATTTCAAACGCCGCGTCATTAACCGTCTTTCTTGTTTCACTCATGGAATAAATTATACTGTTTAAATTCTATCAGCGCAAGGGGGGGGGGCAGGGTGGACTCCGAAGAGTCCACCCGGTTATACTTCTCTGGTGTCGAGGCGGTTCACATCCTCTTCGCTCAGAAACCCTACATCCAACGCGCCTTGCACGATGCCGAGAATCATTTCTTTGGTCAAAATCTGGCAGCCGACGTTGACCTGTTCTTTGGTGATTTCCGCCGTGTAATCCGGCAGCGGCACGGTGATTTTTGCTACTTCGGTGGAGAGTGCCACGGCAGGATACCAGTAGCCGTTGCTGAGATAGAAAGAACCATTGCTTGCGTCAACGCGGCGAACGCGAAGCGTTTTGTTGATGGTGTTGTCCATCTCTTCGACCCAGTTCACATCACTACCATGCACGGTAATAGGCACTTTGAGGACGACGCGAATCTTGTCGCCTTCGGTCACTTTCGCATTTAAAACATTAAATGCGGCTTGGTTCACGGTCAGTTCGGGGGTTGTTTGTGTATCGCTCATGTAATAAATTATACCGCTTATCTTATTTTGGTGCAAGGGGGGGGGCAAAAGGTCGCCACCCGTGGATGGCTCCCCGTTGCTTAGGAAGTCTTAATAGTGGCTACATCTCCTTTATCAAGGAATCCGGTGTCGAGCGCACCCTGCACGATGCCGAGAACCATCTCTTTGGTGAGGTTCTGCCCCGCGACTACGATACCATCTTTGGTAATTTCTGCTTCGTAGTCAGGGAGCGCGACGCGAACGGTTTCCGCGTCCGCCGAAAGAGCAACCGCAGGATACCACTTTTCGTTGTCCAACTCGAAAGCACCGTAGCGAGGGCTTACATCGGTTACAGTGTGGATACCGACGCCCACGTTTCCGTCCATCGAGTCAACCCATGAGATGCGGCTTCCATGCATACCTTTTGGGATACGAAGAATTACGCGAACCTTGCTGCCTTCTTTGACCGTTGCGCTGAGAATCTCAAACGCTGCATCATTAACCGTCTTTGCTGTTGTATCACTCATGGAATATATTCTATCGTTTTTAGTTGGTTAGTGCAAGGGGGGGGCAAGAGGTCGCTGCCTGAAGGCAGCTCCCCGCCGCTTAACCTTTAAGTGAGGCAATATCCTCCTCATTTAAAAAGCCGGTGTCCACTGCGGCCTTTACGATACTGAGAATCATCTCTTTTGTCAGAACTTGACAACCTACGTTGACTTTTTCTTTGGTGATTTCGGCTGTGTAGTCGGGCAGTTTGACAGTGACTTTACCAACATCAGAGCTGATTGCCAACGCCGGGAACCAGTAACCACAACTCAGTCGGAACGCACCATACGACTCGTTGGTATCCAGAATAGTGTGAAGTCCCGAATTGAGAGCCTCTTCCATTCCCTCAAGCCAGTCAATTCGATTACCCTGCACACCAGAGTCAACCCGCATGGTGACTCGCACTTTGTCGCCAACTTTGAATTTCTCATTGAGAAACTCGAAAGCCACATCATTCATTGTCTTTACTTTATCACTCATGGAATATATTTTACTGTTATTCTTGAGTAGTGACAAGGGGGGGGGCAGGTCGCCGTCTTTCGACGGCTCCCGGCTTAGAACTCCAAGTCCTCCTGTGAAATGAAGTTCGTTTCCACTGCGGCTTTTACGATACCCAACACCATTTCTTTGGTGAGGTTTTGGCAACCCACGGATACACCATCTTCGCTGACTAAAGCGGTGTAGTCAGGGAGCCGAATTTCCTTGACAACTTTCACTTTTTCCAGCGCGAGGGCAGGGTAGTAATACCCATCTTCGAGTTCGATTCGGCTATGGTTCCGCGCACCTACTACTCGTTGGGTTTTACCGATTTTACGGGTCATACTCGTTTCCCAGTAAATATCAGAACCGTGTGTGCCTTCTGGCACTTTAGCAACAACCTTTACGGTGTCGCCTTCTTTGAGGCCGAGCTTTAAGAATGCAATTTGGTTCAGGCTCAGTTCAGCAATGTTCACGTTGTTTGTTTCACTCATGTAATAGATTATATCGTTTTAATTTACTTGTGACAAGGGGGGGGCAGACCGAAGAAACGGAGGCCCGGAAGCCTCCGTTTCCCGGTAAGGAGGAACATTAGACAGTGACAGCCACGGGCTGAACCTGCGGCGCTGTAGTTGTCTTAGCGGGTTTAAACACACACTTAAATGCGTATTTATTACGGATGTTCTGATTAAAGAACTGTCCCTTAGAAGGAGCGGCGTTTAAACGATTGAAAACGCGCTCAGGCACATTCTCATACTCGTAAACCGAACCACTCTGAAACGTCACAGTCAAGACCTTAGTGTGGTCATTGAAATGCGCGTTGTCCATTACATCCGATGGACGAAACATTGATTTAGGCATCGTTGGCCTCCTTATTACTAATAATTATACAGAAGATTAGAGCTGTGCGCAAGGGGGGGCAAAGCTCCCCGAAGGGAGCCGGGGCTTATTTATTCAGACCCTCCAAATCTGATGTGGAGAGGAAGCCCGTATCCAGTCCACCCTTGACGATTGCCAGAACCATTTCTTTGGTGATTTCCTGATAACCAACTTGGAGATGGGTAGGATACACCGTCGCCGTGTAATCAGGCAGCGACACTTCTACCGGCTGTTTGGGTTCAGCAAACAAGGAGATTGCAGGATACCAGAAATCGTCGGAAAGCTGAAATTCGTTGCTGCTCGCGTCGGAATCTCTCACGGTCAGTTCTTTGCCGACATTGCCGCGCATTTCGTCGTTCCAGTAGGTTTCGGCACCGTGGACGCCGCGTTCGGCAACGAAAAGAACTTTCAGTTTCGTGTTACCAACTTTGACAACTTCCTGCAACGCGCTGAATGCTACGCTGTTCGGGGTTACTTTTGTTTTGCTCATGGAATATATTTTACCGCTATTGTTTAGAGTGTGCAATGGGGGGGGGGGCATTGACTAACCCCCGTGGTTGGCTATATACTAATATCATGCAATTTACAGAGGACGTTAATTTCAAACAGGGTGATAAGATCGTTGCTCGCATGGAGTTATTGGGACTCGATATGAAGACGGTAGAAGTCCCTGAAAACACACCAGGCGAGATTGTTTCTGTCAAGCGATACGGTAAAGACGGTAAAAGTGGTGCAGAAGTATTGGAAGTAAGGTTTGAAGGAATAGAGAAACTCCGTTACTTTACTCAGGGAGCGCCGGCACTGGCCTATCCCTGAGGTGGGGGGGCAAACCTTAGTCGAATTGACTAAGGCCGCCACCAATCCAAAACAGAACTTCGAGAACGATAAAAATCCAGAACCAAGTTCGCATAACGTGTTGCCAATCCCAACCGAGATTACAGATTATGCTAACAAACATAGTCATAACTGTAAAAGCGCATGTTAAGCACACCAGACCGAGAACGAAGGCGATGAGTTTTTCAAACATCAATAATCACCCCGTTTAAATTCGCGTTTGGAAACCTTGTCGCGCAACTTGTTACGCTTAGGTTCGATTGTGCGCGTTGGGCAGTGTTGACGCGGCATTGTGACCTTAACTGCGTTGGCAACCGTCATGTGTTCAGGTTTGGATTTGCTCTTTTTCATGTAATACATTTTAACTCACCACGGGGATTAGTCAAGGGGGGGGCAAGGCTCATTCCTCCTCAGGAATGAACAACTCGCCTTGTTCGTTATACATGAGCGTCGCGGTATTGTAAACCAACGCAATACCTTCCGCGAGCAACATATTCAAAAGAACTTCGGTGCCGACTGGAGCAGTGGGATTTTTGCGGTAATATTCTTTAACGCCTTCACATGGCGTCACACCGTCATCCATCGCACTATTCAAATTCAGTTCAGATTCGCCGTTTCGTTTGCTGAAACTATATTTGCGACACGGCAGGGTAATAGAATTACCCTTTTCGGTAATGACTGTTACCAAAATAAACGCTTTGTTAATATCTAATTTCATGTAATACATTCTAACTAAAAAGCAAACCACGGGCAAGGGGGGGGCATATCAGTCCTCCGGGAGTGTAATCCCGTAGAACTGAGCCATCTTTTCGAGAAATTGTCTATCTTCTGCTGCATCTTTAACTGCTTCTTTATCATCTGTATCGAGATAAGGAAACAGCATAATATCATCGGACTCAAAGAGTCGTTTGATGTGTTTCGCTATTTTCTTCTTTGGACAGTGTTTGAATAATGAGTTCTTACCCACTTTCCAGTTCAGTTCTTTTTCACCCTCGATTTTTTCACTGTAAGCGTCAACGTGAGTATGAATATCACAATACAAATCAAAGACTTGTCCCGTGGCTTGCACAACGTCAAAATTGATAAATGCGCCTCTAATACAAATACAAATCTCTTTCCATGTTCCCATTGACTTCTTGTATCGTGACATACTAAGATTATAACGAATTAGTTAGTAAGGGAGCAAGGGGGGGGGGCAAGCCCCGCCGCTCAGCGTTGAGGCTGAAAACGGGGGACTACGCGCTCCTGGCTTTGGGTTGCTCCACCACGCGCACGTTGAACGCCGGTAACGATGACAGAAATGAGAATCGCGCAGATAGCAATTACGACAAGCAGTTCGATGACGGTAAAACCTTTTCTTTTCATATAATAAATTGTAACAAAGTTCTTACTTTGCTACAAGGGGGGGCATTAAACAGGGATACCCATACTTTGCCGATATAAGAAAATGCTTATTCCGACAATAATCCACAATATCAAAAGTGTGATAATTAACCCTAATCTTCTCTTTGTCATATCTTTATTATACAAATAATTATTTACTTTGTCAGGGGGGGGGGGCATTAGTGGGTGCCAACGAGGGCACCCACGATAACCACAATTAGTCCGGCTATAATTATACCGATAATGAAACCGTGTATTCGCGCACGATGTATCCTGCGATACATTTCCTGCTGGTCGTTGTATAAATCTTGTTGGAAGCTCATATTATCCTTTCGGTGTTGTCAACCAAAACAACCAAATAAACACACCACAGAGTATAACAGAACCGATAAGCCCCGCCCACTGCGGGGCGATTGATGCTTTAAATTTCCGGTCTTGATACTCAGTATCAGCTTTAATGTATTCAGCCCATTCCTTAGCGAAACGGTCTTGTTCTTCAGGTGTCATTAGTAATTCTTTTGGCTCCTTGCTCTCATGTAGAGGCAGAATGGTAGAGAAACGGGCAACAGCGCAACAAAGATGACGACTAAGAGAATGTTACGAATATCCCAGTAATCAACATAAGTAAAACCGTCCCAGAACTGACCCTGCTTGATTTGAAATTCCCAGATAATTTGTGGAATTGTCATCTTTTGGAAATTCCCTTTACACGGGCGCAGCTTCCCGTTATCTCTGATTAGTTCGTCCATGATTAAAGGATACTCTAAATCGTATCTAAATGCAAGGGGGGGGCAGACCTTGCCCCGTGGATAGCTTTTTGGTATACTTAGAGCATGAGTCGCAAAGTCCATGTTTACTACCGTTGGTTAAGACGTAGGATAAGGAACAAACTCGTTGGGGTTTATGTCGCTTTTTGTGTGTTTCAGCACATTCAAAGGGTTGTAGATTGGTTGGCAGGTGTGTTAGACTCAATGGATATTTACAAAATGGTGGTTAAAGCCACATTAGGAGTAGATTTATGATTTATAGATTTCTTGGTGATTCTCACGCAGAACGGGTTGGCTTTTGGTATCCCGAAAAAGCAGACTTGACATTACATTTGGGAGATTTGGGATTAGGTTTTCGTAACTTCAATCGAGAAACCGTCTTTACTGGTATAGATGGTTTCATACGTGGTAATCATGATTCTCCCGAAGAGTGCCGCGCCCATCCTCTTTATCTGGGTGATTATGGTTACAAGCACGGCGTATTCTTTCTATCCGGTGCATGGTCAATAGATCAATACCGTCGTAGAGAGGGTATAAGTTGGTGGAAAGATGAGCAATTAAGCATGGAAGATTTAACCAATGCTGTTACTCTCTATGAGGCCACCAAGCCGGATATTGTAATCAGTCACGATGCCCCGTTTGGTATAATCGAGCATATGAATATGCCTCGCCTGATAAACGGGCCGGTAAAGCCTACGCAAACCACGTTGGCTTTAATGACCATGTTACAGATACACCGTCCGGCAATATGGGTATTTGGTCATTGGCATTTTAATCGAACTGCTAACATTGACGGCACACAATTCTATTGTGTGGCTGCTAACGATAAACTTGACTTGAGTTTATGACCCAATTCCGGGACTAAAGCCTCTTCCAGATGAATTATATCATAGGAAGAGGCTTTTGTCATTTGATTAGCAAGGGGGGGGGGCATCTATTAGTCCCAATCCCACCAATCGGAACTATGGATGCCCTTTACAGGAAAGATGGCTTCATCAGGGTCGAGTTTACCCTTCATAATGTCGGAAATCAAACGGCGTTCGGTTGCACGACGGTGGTAATTCTCGTCCTGTTTTAGAGAATCTTTCATTCCATAATAGCATCCGCTGTGGCACTGACGCTTTACATCACCAGTTCTGTGATTGTGTTTCATTGTAGTTAACCTCCTTTAAGGTAACTACAAGAAATCAAAGGTTTTAGCCATTGTTAATCCTTTGGTAGAATCTTATCTATGACGGGATAACCTAAGTCGTTACACTCTTCAGGTATTGCCCGATAATCGTTGGCAGCAATCAACACGATAATCATAATCATGTGATAGCGGTTAGCAAAGTAAATCGCATAATCAAGCGCAGAATCCATAACGCCCTCCCGATTGAACTAACGAATTACATTCTAACAAGTTCTATTAGGAGACGCAAGGGGGGGGGCAGATCACGGCTCGATACCGTGCTCCGCTAAGAACTCTCGCAAGGTCTTTTCCCCGGTGTGCTCGGCATAGGTGTATTGGCCGAAGTTTGCGATTCCGTCCCGGTGCTGTCGTGAGGTCAGGAAGTATTCGAGAATTTCTTCGCGTGTGCGAAATCCCCACAAATTGGGCTGAATGGTGTCGTTTACCATTTCCTCCCACTCTTCACGCGACCTTACCCATCCCCAACGCTGATTCGTTTCAAGCCAAAACTTCGGCCATTCTTGATTAGACATGGTTATAGTATAGCGATTTCCTTAATTCTCGCAAGGGGGGGCAAGGCGGGGAGTTTGAAACTCCCCGCCGCTTAGAGAATCGTGTAGAGCGTGTTAATAACACGCTCAATAATCGTGAATCGTTCGATACCCTGTGGCCCTGCAACCATGCGGGAATCAATACTAATACTTTCGATTTGTGCGACGGGTTGCGGCTCCATTAGTGAGCCGAAAATTTCATCGAAAGAAAAGTCGAACCCTCCTTTGTCGCCGGGAAAGTCGTAAGACTTAGCATCTTCCGCGCGAAGTTCGGCACCAATCAGGGCCATTTCGTAGCCGTCAAGCCACGTAACGAGTTGTGCCGGTGTTGCGCTTTCCAGCATACGCAGCGGGTTTCCGGTTTCAGGATTGACGCCTTGTGTCACGTCGAAACGTCCACCGATGGCGGGACAGATAACCATTTGCAAACCATACGTGCGATTGATTCGGGCAGCCGTGCAAAGAGCGTCGTTCATGTTGTTCATGGTTAAGATTTTACTGCGAAAGTTAAATGTTGACAAGGGGGGGGGCAAGATTAACCCTTTCGGGTTAATCTTCTACTTTAATGTAGAGTCTGCGCGGTGGCTTTTCGTTCACATGGAAGTAACACATCAAGCCATTAGGACAGATGTAAACGAATTTGTCGGTGCCCTTGCGAAACGAATAGGCGAGGAATTCCGGCACGGTGTCATTGCGCTTTGCTTTTGGCACGGTTGTCAGGGTGTTTGTCGCACCCTTGAAATGCTTATCGCTGACAGTTACGCGTTTACGTTTTCCTTCTACGCCCAGAATTTCATCCAGAGCCGGTGCTGATTCGAGAATCAGCATATTATGACCAACATACCACAGTGTTCCCTGAAGTTCTACGTTAAATGTTCTTTCCATACTTAAAGGATACTTAAAATTGTCTATGTGTGCAAAGGGGGGGGGCAGACGGGGAAGATCACTCTTCCCACTTGTCGCCCTTTTTGAAATTGCAAGTGCAGCACATTGTTTCCTGATTATCGAGACAATCGGTTCCACCCCTGGCAAGTGGTTTAATGTGGTCACGAGTAAAGAGAATTTCTTTACCGTCTCTCAAACCATACAAATTGAAGTGCCACAAATCACCATCTTGTTCCCAGCAACGCTCTAAAGCAAAGTGTGAGGCAGGTAAACCACACGCGACACATACTGTGCCCGTTCGCTTGAACACTTTTAGACGTTTAGTGTCATACGAAATAGGGCGACGATTAACGTGTCCGTGGCCTGTTCCCACTAAAGCCATAACTTCTTCGACAGTAAACACACCATCGCGCTCATAGGGGCCAACGGTCTTTAATGCTTTACGCATATCGTTAAGCAAACCGTTAACTTCTTTACGTCTTTTAGGGCTTAACTTGCCGCGTAACTGATTTTTCCAACTGCGAAGCAACTGTCCTGCACGATGCTCGCTTATGAGGCTGTTTCTGAAAACAATGTTTCTCATAGCACTTCCACATTAAATTTTATATGTTTGCGATATTTGCCGCAAGGGGGGGGGCACTAACTCTTACGAGTTAGTTTGTGAATATCAATATCGCTTCAACCATCCATAAGAAGTAATAAAGTGGTTTAAGATTCACAAAAACCGGCATCGTAAAAAGTAGTGCTATCCCAAATAACACGATAAATAAAGACATATGAGACTCCTAATATAAATTCTACCATATGAGGGAGCCGGTGTCAAGGTAGGGGGGGGGCAAGCCCCGGACTATTGTCCGGTGCTAAAGTGTAGGGACTCAGCGAGTCGCACTTTGCCGTTTTCGACTACCACTTTGATGGTTTTCGTTTCAACCGTGCCAACTTCGTAGGGTTGAGAACCTGCGATGGCAACGTTGAACTTTTCTTCTGCTTCTTTCGCGCACTCTTCGTCAATGTCGGCGTCGTAAACTTCATCAAAATGTTTGCGAAGTTCGTCGGTGTCGTTGAAAACGTGAACGCTGCCAGAGCCGTCCTGATTGTCTTTTGAGAAGGCAACGAGTTGCAAATCCATAGAAACAGCGGGTTGTTGTTCATCATTAACTTTATCCATACTATTATTATCCTACTTTTCTTTAGTTAATGCAAGGGGGGGGGGCAACGGGCAGACGCCTCTGTGCGCCTCATTACTGGGTCATACGCCCAAACCTTGTCAGTGAGAGAAGGATGCTTTCACTCACCACTGCGCTTTCATGTTGGGCCTATCCAGTGAAATGAATAGACACCATTTAGGCGGGGGAACTCATTATACGATTCCGAAGAACCCTTACTGGCAGGGGGCCTATGTCCTACCATGAGCCACGTTACGCTTTATCAAACTATATGCGCTCTCTCACTGACAATTAAATTATATCAAGCAAACCACGGGGGAACAAGGGGGGGGCAATACCTAAATGAACTTTAGGTATAACCGGCGTGGAAGATAGCCGAATAACTCTTTTAATGCGGGTCTACAAACTCTCCCCTCATAACCATAACCGACATAATAAATATCACCGTTCTCATCAACGGTTCGTTTGAAGGTTAAACCGCCCTGTATATGTCTATTCGATAGAACAAGAGCAATTTCCGCTTCATCTTTATATGCGGGGAGTAAATTTGTAATTGCATAATCAGCAGTAGCAAACAAATCATAAGCTCTACCGTTTAAACGAATGAACTTTGCTCCCACATTATAGTGTCCGGTTAGAATGATTGGCTTCGAGAATAACATGATAATTATTATACGCTCATTTATAGATTTTGACAAGGGGGGGGGCAAGCGTTACCGCGAACGGTAACGCGAAGGGTCAATGCGGCGAATATCGCCGCGACACTCCACCCAGTAGAAACGCCCCGCCGGATAATGCTTTGCTGCAATCGCATTATAAAGCGCACTCCACGTCTGCTGTAATTCGGCCAACTTTTCGGGGTTGCCGATGCCGCGCTGAGTTTCGACCTCGAACATCTTTTGCGCCCATTTCATCTTTGCCCATGCTACAACCTCAGTAACCACCAACACGGGCAAATTCATTAAGGCACGGGCAACGTCTGCGCGGGTGTTCTGTCTGTGGAAAAACACGCCGAAATGGTCACACATCGCCAGATAAACTTTATCCACATCATGAAAGTTAAATAGCGGTGTAACCAACGTAATTACAACCAAATAAGAAGGATTGAAACGACGCGAATGATTACCGAATGCGGTGTCATCGCTGACCTTTTTATATTCCTGTCCACCATCATAAAAATATCGGCCTAATGGCAGTTCAGAAAACGGAGTAGCAATACCAACAGCAGCGCCTTTGTGGTAAATATCGAGGATGTCGTTCTTTTCCATGATTAAAGGATAACATTAGATAATAGATGCTGCAAGGGGGGGGGCAATTCCTCATTGCTGAGGAACTACCGCCACATAGATATTCTCAGGGATTGTGCCGAACACCTTGATTAATCCTGTGTCACAGAACATCATATCACCGTAAACCGGGCTACGATAGTTAATCCAATTTTGGCCACCAACCTTATGTAGTGACACATCAAATGAGGATGGTTCTTCGGTGGTAATTTCAAGTGTGTGATTATCCAAACCACGCACAAGTCGGGTTGCTACAGATGCCGCGCGTGGCATTAGTTGGTGTTGCCGTCCATCAATGAGAATATGACCGTCGGGATATACATGACCGTTCTTCATGTAATATATTTTAACTCGTAATAAACTATTGAACAAGGGGGGGGCAAACTCTCAAACATCGAGAGTCGCTGGTAATTTGATCGGAATGTGCCCTTTTCCATACCCTTCATCAACGTATAAATCCATAAGTTCTTCCGGCACACCGAGAACACGTCGGGCAGCTTCCATTTCAGCTTCACTTTGAAACCCGCCCGGTTCCTCAAAGCGTCGGCACATATCTTCAAAATCTTCGAGGTTTTGATCTGTCGGGCCTTCTCCCCATAAGAATTTAGCGAGAGGTATTTGCGTCTGAACATTTCGTTCGCCCTGATCTTGCCACGGCATGAACCGAAACTCTTGTTTGAATTGAGGTTGAGTTACTTGTGGCTCTGAGGCTTGGGCGATGGCAATGCCGAGAATCAAGCATACCACAATTAACATTGCGAGCAGTGGCTTGTCGTTTGGTGGGCGATGAAATCTTGTGATTGTCATGTAATATATTTTATCAAATATGTTATTTATGACAAGGGGGGGGGCAGAACGGGGAGCTTTTATGCTCCCCGTTCCTTACTTCGTGCGCCGCAGCACGGGCATCATCCGGCGACGATGCGCGGCGGCCTGTTGCATGGTAGCATTGAATGGGCGGCCAATGTTAGCCTGACGCCCGATGTTGGCATTGCAGCCAATGTTAGCCTGACGCCCGATGTTGGCATTGCGGCCAATGTAGGCGACCTGAGAGGACAACTGAACATTTACACCAGTGTTTGTCGGAGCAGCAGAAGCAATTTTCATAATGATTAACCTCACTATTTATTTTAACAAATTTACTATGCTGCACAAGGGGGGGGGGCAAGGCCCACCGCTTAGCGGCGAACCCGACCTTTAATTACGCTGTCTTGAAACCACGGAATCAGCACAGCGAAAAGGAAGATTCCGAATCCGAGGCCACCCAAAATCACGAGCCAGTTGTCCCAGAAAAAGTTGCCGACTGCCATCATAATATCATATTGAGTTTCGGCAATCAGCTTGTCACTTGGCGAACGGTAAACGATAATCGAATCAGGCGCTTGTGTTTCCATGTAATATATTCTAACTCTAAGTTTTAAAGGGTGCAAGGGGGGGGGGCAAAACCTATACTCGATAGGTTTTGTCAGCAACAAGCTGAAGGACTGCACCGACGCTGTTAAAGATATGATCTTTACTTTTAAAGTAGCCGTCAGGAATTGCTCCATTACACCAACCACGTTTGCGACCCTGCCAATACAAACTCTTCCCCGTGGATTGCCGTATTCCATACAGATAAAACCCACGATGGGTTTGACCTATTTCAAACTCGCCCATTTCTTCTGTTTTAATCATACTTTAATTCTATCGTAGATTTATGAATCAGACAAGGGGGGGGCACAACTCAAGAGATTTTGTAGTCAGATACTTTTGTAAGAGGCGTTCGGCTCATTACACCGAATCTTTGTCAGGTTTTAGAGGCCCGACTTATTTCAATTTCGACCTCACCGGTTCCTCACCGGCTCTCTTGTTTTGTGTTGGACTGTGCCACGTTGCTGGCCCTCTGACATTTGAACACCCTGCACGACGTATGCAGTTATTCTTACAGTCCGTCAGATTGTGAGTAGCGCAAAGTTTATTCGGGTCGTCACTCCCTTTTTCCTAAGCTATCTACCGAACGCTTTATATTTTACCAACCACGGGGCAGGTTCACAAGGGGGGGGGCAAGGCTGTCACTCTGAGGTGACAGCCGAACGCTTATAAATATCGAAATAGATGTTATTTGGTAAGCGACCAAATATTTTACGCAATGATGGTTTGCATAGTGGAATAGGTTTGCTTATATTGTCCATATTTACTTCATAAGCTACATAACCAAAAGCATCATAAATATCAGCCACATCATGTATCCGACGCAGAGCCGTGCATCCTTCAAACGGACGGCTTGAGACACGCAAGGCTAAATCATCGGTTAAATATAACCTTTTTGTGATGATGAAGCGCCGAATAGCACTCTCTACTTCATCAAGAAAACGTGAAGTTTCTATTGGTGTGTCGCCTTGCCACGATATACGAACGGAAAAGGTTATGAGTCCGATTAGATTAACTTTGGCTGTCGTCATGTAATATATTCTACCATAAATACTTCATAGAGCAAGGGGGGGGGCAAGGCTCAGTCCGAAGACTGAGCCGGTGTGATTGCTTCTTGCACGTAATCCGGCAGCATTGCAATTCGTTCCGCGTTGATAGCGCGATAATCATAATTCTTGTCTTTGGTGTCCATATAATGAAGCAACCAGAGAAAAGGGCGCTCTAACCATTTGGTTAAGAATTGCCCGTTTTCTTCTAAACGTGCAATCTTGTGTTTGATGGCTTCGCGGCAGTCATGGTCACCAACCCAAACATAATTGCCGTCACTGTCTTTCGTGTAGCCACCGGAAGAAATAACATTATAGAAACTTTTTTCGTTGTTCGGCTTGATGTTATAGAGAAACTTGCCACCGTTGACTTTGCCGCTGTTATAGGTGTCGAAAGTAAGCAAAATGCTGCGCGACTTATCGAAGAAAACGAAAAATTTCTCTTGTGGGGCAGTTTCTTTTCCCCACTTTTCACCGACAAATGGGATGCACAAAACCTGCTCGAAACCGATGCCCTGAACAATAGAAATATATTGGTCAAGCGTGGTGCTGAAATGCGTATCGCCTGACGCATTTAAAACGCGCTCTTTTTGTTCGTTGTTCTCCATTGCCAGAGCGAGGCCCAGAAACATAGAAGCATCACTTCTATCGCCGCCCATCATTTTTTCTGCGGTGTCAATCGGGTCGAACTTTAAAACGTCATCAATCTTTTTGTCCATGCTTATATTTTAATCCATATAATTTCTGTTGACAAGGGGGGGGGGCAACTACCTACTCCCAAGAGAAGGTAGTTCCCATGTATCGCACACCATGAGGCCCACAACACCCGTCATTTACAGGGTCGCCGGTCAGGATGTTACCCCGCGCGTGTTTTGCGGGTTTTTTGAAACTTGCTGGCATAAGCACATCACCATTGGAAGCATCAATAAAACAGTAGATGCTACGCACTTCGCCATGCTCGACTTCAACGATTTTGATATACTTCTCACCACCACCGACTTTGACTTGACGTGCAGTTAAGTTAGGATAATGCCGCGCCCAATAGTCAGTCATTTTTTCGTTGACCGCTTTAATAAATCCGGGTAATGCGTCCGCTACTGGTTGAATCATGTTAATTATTTTACAATCCACGGGGATGAACGTCAAGGGGGGGGGGCATTAAGGCCATACTGACATTAGTTGATTTTCTTCTACCTCATAATCTAATCTCGCGTGGTCTAAATCAAACATTAACTGATAACGACTCTTAGAGTGCATCACGTATCTATCGTCTACAATATAGGTAACTATTCGATAACCCTCTTTGTAGAACTCTTTCACTAATGAGAAACCAAACCATTCGATGAGATTTTCACGCGTCGTCATACCGAAGCGAACACGTCGCCACGGTAGGGACTCTTTAACATGAGCAAAATCATCACGTCGGTCAACCTGTAACCCCGTGGGTGGCTTATTAGCGAAATAAGGCTCCACAAACGGGCTGGAGCCTTGATAGTTCTCTACTCGCCAAACTCTTGTCATATGATTATTTTATTTGGTAAATTGATACCACGACCGGCATACTGCACACGTTCTAAATCTGTGAGAGGACGCGGCAATGATTCCTCGCGCCGCTTTTTGAGTTCACAATCCGCGTGGGTAGTGAACAAACTACGATAATAAGCAGCGGTTTTACCTGTGCAATCTTTAGCGGCTCTATGTTCAGCCGATGGCACCAATACGACAGGTTTTCCACAGATTGTGCAATTCATATAATCTATTTTAACAGATAAGGATTATAGAGCAAGGGGGGGGGGCAAAGATACCACGCATATAGGATTCGTGGCCTTTGAATCTCACCGCACGGGGCGGAATTTCTTACGCAGCATCTTTGCTTGTTATGAAAACGCTCACGTTGGAGCTTTGGGCCTCAGCAGGTATATGTATCTTGATTTCCTCGTTCCATAGCCTTAGAGTATTGTTTGGAGTTGCTCATCTCGATGTCCGATTGGCTCCGCACTCATCACCGCGCCGTATACGTTACTCTCTCAACCTCACTGCCCTATTGCTTACTCACTCCGCCGCTCACAATTAAATTATACGCAATTTATGAAAGTGCTGCAAGGGGGGGGGCAGCATCTACTCCCTTAGATGCTGTTTATGCACATCACCAACCATTGACAATGGGTTTGTGATTGGATACCGTAGATATACTTCCGCGTGGTGATAATTATCTTGGGCCATTTCATACCTTAAATTTTAACAAGGTGTGACAATGGCTGCAAGGGGGAGGTGAAAGTGATTCTCGATTTTATTTTTGACATGGTTCACTGGCCTTCCATCTTCCATATGATCGCCACCCACGGGGAGATTTTATCAGTGGGATGGTAGGGGGGGGGGCAGACAAAAAAGAAAAGGGAAAGTCTTTCGGACTTTCCCTTTCCCTGATTAGTGATAAACTAATCCTCGTCGTCGTAATCTTCGGCGTCTTTTTCTCGCGCAGCCGCAAGGACAGCGGCTTCCTGGGCCTGGACATCGTTCATCGTGGCTTCCCCGCCGAGCATATCGGCCAAAAAATCGAGCATGGACATGGTTTCTTCTCCAAAGATTTGATTTGTCGTCATTGCTGACTGACATAATATATTTTAACTTCTTTGAGATATTGCGCAAGGGGGGGGGCAGAGTCCCCGGATTACTCCGAGTCCTCTGCTTCTGGTTTACCTTCCATTTCTTCGAGCACCTGAGCTTCTTCTTCGGGTGTGAGTCCGAGAAACTCTGCGGAAGTGCCTTCGACCCAACCCAATTTCTTCTGTTCATCAGTCAAAGCAGCCATTTGTTTTCCTCACTTTCACCATTTATTTTAACAAATATACCACTTGACGCAAGGGGGGGGCACAAAGGAGCGGGAGAATTTTCGGATTCCCCCGCGCGATAATTGCGAATCGTTTTTACCCTTTGTGACTATAATTAGTCGTCGTCGGCGTCTTTGGTTTCCGCAACTTCAGCTAATTGTGTCTCTTGTGCCGCTACCGTCGCTTCGTCCACTTCGCCCAACATTTCGAGAAGAAAATCACCCATTGTAAACCTCACCTTGTTTTTTGTTCGCCGTATTTCTCAGCGACAATTAGATTATACTGCGGAAATTAAATACTGCCAAGGGGGGGGGGCGTCATTCATATCTAATGCTCAAATTCCAGATCGCGGTATCGAATGTAATTAAATAGACGAAATAAAGGACAATTGCAAAAAACAGGGAGTCTACTGGTTCACTATAAGTTGAGCAGACGTGACCTGTTCCCCAACTTGAACTTCCGTGACGGGAGTTTCTTGTTGTCTGCTTAACATAAAAACTTTTCATATAACATATTTTATATCAGATGCTCAATAACTGCAAGGGGGGGGGGCGAGTCTCTCAAGAGAGACTCGCTACTGTTTCCAGATTATAAAGCGATGCCGCGATGGGGTCGGTTACTTTCATATAAGCGACAATCAGTAGAGTCGAAACGACTGTCACCAGAAAACCGCCCACGGTGGGATACATCCAGAATTGAACCGAACGAATAACCGCATGGACGAAAAGCCCTACACCAAACGCGGCCATTGGGAACCATCCGAGAAACGCAGTCAGCAAACAAATTAGTGGATAACGCATGAAATTCTCTCCTCGCTTTATATTTTAACAAAGTAGAGAATCAGCGCAAGGGGGGGTTAAAAACGACAAGCCCCTATGGAAGGGGCTTGTCCTTCTCCCAATTTTTAACCGCTTCGGATGGAGTTTTTCCGAATCCAACGCGCCCTTCTTGAATGTTGCTCCCGGTCAACGCGCACCACATGTCCCCGTCTTTGAATAATCGAAATCTGTGCATGATTTTATCCTTAGACTCTTGTAGCTTTGCTGACTTTAATTTTACGGGAATCAATTTGGGAAAACGCATTGATTACCTGCTGTCTGATTGCTTCTCGCGCACCTTGAGAATTGTAATCCTCATAGTAATAGCGATGAGCAATTGCAGAACCGGGAATTCGAACAAGGCAGGAATAGCGATGGATTGGTCGTTCTCTGAGTGACATTTAATTCTCCCGTGGTAAGTTGGTTGCCTAATGTCCCAGGACTGCGGATTACAGGACTTACATATCTATTCTAACAAATATGGTAAATAGAGCAAGGGGGGGGGCAGAGGGTTGCTAATCCTCTTTGTCTTTTACGTCTCGACTGCCTTTTATTTCGATGCCGCGCTCATCGCATAGGCGGCGAACTTCCGCGCCCGTTAATACGGCCTCAGTGACCGTGTAGCCATAGGGATTAGTCGGGTTATCGAACCCATAGGCAAACTCCCACGCCCAAGTGTCGGTGACACCATATTCTTTTGCGAATGAATCGGGCACACTGCCGCCGGTGACAGCTTTACCATGCATACACGCGCCCAACGCGCAAACGTGGCCATAGGAGCCAACGGCATAGTGACCATTGCGAATGACAAGACCAAAAGCACCTTTTTGGATGCCCATATCTTTATCAACGGCCCATTGCACCATCTCCATGATGCGGCCCACGAGGTCGGCGTTTGCGATTACTTCTGACATGATAAACTCTCCGTAACTAAAGGTGATATATCTATTATCCCTCAGAATGTAGTTAGCTGCAAGGGGGGGGGCAGCTCTCCTTATGGGAGAGCTGCTACAGCTTCGTGAATTGCGGCGACAGGGTCAAGAAGTTTGCCGGTATGCTTATCGCGCTTGCCATCCAACACTTCACGCGCAACCTTTACACCTTTTGCCCATCCTTGCCAATCTCCGGCAGCATCACAGATAAAACGGCTTGTGTGCCATGTTCCATCGCTGAGTTTATGTTTGCGCTCGTGGATGGTATAGTGTTTTCCGTTATGTTGAAACCGAGCAAACGTCCGATTGCGTTCGTAGTGGTTAGCCATACTTAAATTATTACACACTATTAATAGTAGCACAAGGGGGGGGGCACAACGGGAACTAATTAGTTCCCGTTGCAATGACCACAATAAGGGCCATTATCGAAATACATTCCACCACGGGGCACCATTTTACGATAGCACCCGTCACACGTCCAACGATCACGACAAACGCGATTGTGCAACCATTGCGGGACGCGTTTATCATTGTAATTAAGCCAAAAGGCAATTTTTCTGAGCATTATTTTTTCCCATCGCTTTACGATGATTAAGACGGCAACATTTACCACACGTCGAGCTGATGGCGGCCTCAACCGGCCCCATCGGTTTACCACACTGCAAACACTTTGGTGTTTCCTTTGATTTCTCTTCGGCAATAGCACAAGCAGACGCAAAAGAATCAGAACACATGATAAACCTCCGTAAGATACATAAAGGATAACGCAGAACTTTAAATCGCGCAAGGGGGGGGCAAGGCTCACTCCGAAGAGTGAGCCGCTTTATTTCCGTAGTGTGTGCCGATTGCGAGAATTTCAGCGATAGTCAGGCGTTTACCCTGCCAATTTACAGTGATGTGTGGTTCACCGTCTAAAAATTCCACAAAACCTTTTTTCTCAATGACTCTGCCGCCGTTGCCCTTGTGTGGTTTCACTTGCACATGAACTTGCCCGTTCTTGCGCTGCGATACGTCTTGAATACGCAGGGAGTATTTGTGGCCCCGTTTCCATTCTCCCCATTTCGTGTTATCGTTGGTGAGAATACGATTACCACCACCAACACCGAACTGAGGACGGCCATAAGATTTATGGTCATAGGAACCATTGCGGATTTTACCGCCGCGTGAGATAGCCATTAGTTTTCACCGTTCCTTGCTTTCCGCCACTCTTGCGGAACAATCGTTTCGAGATAAATTGTTGCTGCGACACGTCCGCGAATCTTCATTGCGTAATCGCTGATTCTTTCGCAACCATACGCGGTTGTGTTGGGCATCCGAACGACGACAAACGGTTCGCCGGTTACGTCTGCCTCATGTTGCGCCCATTCTGCGGCTTGCTTATAGCTTTCAGTCATTGCTCTAACCTCTCTAACTAAGATACTACAAGTATAACAAAAAGAAAGATGGGAGCAAGGGGGGGGGCAGCACTTTCCCAAACAACAGGAAAGTGCGCAGGTTTTAAAAATCGCAGCCCATACCCATATAAGGGTTCGGCTCATCCATAAACCATGCCGGTGGTGTATTTTCTTCGTGCCACGCCTCAGCGCGGAACTCTTGCAACTGCGCATCCAATACTTCGGCCTCATCCTGCATAGCACGAAACATGGATTCGCCATAGTCGGCCATATGGTCAGGATACTGACGCAACGCCTCAGAAAAGCACATTTTCTCCACACCATCAGGCGTGGTGATTTCGATTTCGGCCTGGCAGCCGCAGCACAGGCACAGTTCGGGCGTCTCGATTCCGCGAATCTTCACATCGTTGTTCATGTCGTAACCTCTCTAACTAAAGATACTGAGAGTATAGCAAACCACGGGGAGAATGCAAGGGGTGCCGGCGGGGGGGGGGCAGACAGGGAACTTTCGTTCCCTGTCCATTATACCCGTTCGACAATATCATTATCACTTATCATGTTGGGATAAAGCCGACCTGAAACATCCCAATGGTCTATGATATTACAATGATAGGTGCCGGTAGCACCATAAGCCGAGTAAGGGACAATCGAGGTGATGTTAACGACCTCACCGCCGCGCGTCAAATAATCTCCTGTCTCAGTGATGATCGTTGGTAAAACTACGTGGTTTGCGTGTCGCATTGCTTTCTCCGTAACTCTTGAATTGATTCAAGTATAACACGAAAAAGAATGATTGTAAGCGGGGGGGCAAGCCCGGTCTACATAGACCGGGCTGCGTTTATCACCTGAGTAAACTCTGCAACGCTTGCGTTTAATGCGTCGGCCTGTTGACGCATATCGAGACGGGCACGAACCAACGTCCGAAACTGTTCCTGTTTGGGTAAAGCGTTGAAATAATCAACAACGAAGTCGGCTGCGTCGGTGGTCATTCGCCAGTCTGCGAAGGCTACACCCTGAGCCTTAGCAAGTGCAAAACGTTCGCTTTCGTCTGCTTTGCATTGTGTGAAATCAATGATAAAATCCACAAAATGAGGGTTGCGTAAGAAATTCATACTTCTATTTTAACAAACCACGGGGACACGACAAGGGGGGGGGGCACGTTTATGGTTATCAACCATAAACGCACTGCTCAATTGTTTTATATTTGATACCTAAATGGTCAAGTGTAGAGGTAAGACCTAAGAAACACTCATTACGAAAACCACCGCAAACGGAAATTTGATGACCTTTTAGTTCTTTAATCCAGTCATAAACTCGCAGCCATTCGTGACCTTCATAAACATGGTCTTCATTATAAACCATTGGTTCGGTATCATATTCAGATACTTCATCAGGTGAATAACCAAACCACCAATTTTCTACCACGCTGATATATTTATCGAGTTCATGATAACCACTATTCGATGCCTCCATAGTGGTCAGAATAATCTTATCATAACTTGTGCGGTTGATATGACGTAAAATTTTGCGACAACACTTTGTGCATTATCCATTTGTTGCCATTCGTCACCACAAAAAGATTCTTCAACATGATGCACCACAAGAATTTTCATATTCAGAGTATATCAAATTTGTAATAAGATGCAGGGGGGGGGGGCACGTCCCCGCTACTTGACAGCAGCGGGGGCGTCCTTAACTTTTTCGATGTATGTGTTAATCTTTGCAATGGCATCGTCTACACTGCCAACGGTGCGAGTGCGAAACTTTGGCTCGATTGTGTGGGCGCGGTTGAATTGTTCGAGTTTACCGCCCTGTGATAAACTAAAGAACATATAGCGCGAATTGTGAAGGATGCCAGCAACCCAATCCTCGCGCTTGTCCAATGACATAGTAATCATTAGACTATGGCGACCGGCACCGCCAAGAGTTGAAATCTGAGCCTTTACAGCCGGAGCGTTTACGTTCTCAAAAACTTTGGTGATGTCCGTGTTGCTAAATTCCATACTTAAATTATTACATATGATAAAGATGGCAACAAGGGGGGGGGGCAAAGTGAAAAATCTTTTTATTCTTGACCTGATTTTCTGACCTTCCTTCTTCCACATATTTTGATCCCCAGTAGGAAGTTTTACAATCGTGATGCAAGGGGGGGGGCACATCGCTGGCGATGTGCCTACCCTAAAAGGGTAAGCACACCAACCAGAATAACGATACCATAAAAAATATAAGGCTTGCCAATAAATAAGGGCGCTGTTACCAGTAGAACAAATGCAAGTAAAATCACTCGCTTTCTTCTTCCGGCCATCGTTCGATTACTTTGCGAGCAAGCGCAACGAGAGCCTCTGGAAATTGTTCGACCTTTGGTGCATTTTGTAATGCGAGGCCGTCACGACCCTTCAAAGTCATATAACCACCGCCAACGGTTACTGACTTGGTTTCTTTGAAACATATCACGCCTGTTAACGCGATAGCTTCGCCTTCAAGAGAACGGAAAAGAACTTTCTGTTTGCGGCGCTGATAAGCCCATTCCACAGCAACGCGCTGTTCTTTCCAATTCAGGTGCCCTTTAATCGAGTGGTCAAATAGAGACATAACCAAAACCTCCAAACAAGATAGTGTTAGTGTAACTCAAAAGTTTAGTAAACACAAGTGATTTTGGAATTTATTTTTGACCTGATTTCCTGGCTTTCCTTCTTCCATTGCGATCACTTGCCCCACCACGATTTTTGGCGTTTGAATCGTGGTGGGGGGGGCAAACCCGGCTTAGAAATAAGCCGGGTGGAACTCTTTTTTCTGTCCCTTTTGAAGTTTCCAGTTCTTAGGCCCAATGAGTCCCACATTGCGACCTTTGTTAGCGAAACAACTAACACCCCGCAAATTACGCCACCGGAGCAATGAACCGCAAAGAACTGATAAGTCCACCCATTGCGTGTGATAAATCGTCGTGCCGATTCGGATGGACAAACGGGCCGGCCCATCATATTCATCGAATTTAATGTGAACACTGTCTGCCCCGTGGTTTGCGACCAAACGGCGTAACTTTGCGAGAGTGACCGTCTTATACATTTCACTAACCTCATCAATCAAGATAACTATAGTATGACACAAACAAAATAAAATGGCAAGCGTGGGGGGGGGGCACCTCACACCTTGCGGTGTGAGGCGTGGTGTTAGTCACACCATAGGCGATATTCGCCTTTGTCGGTGATGCCGAACAACGAACCCCAAGCACCGTTGCCGGACTCTGGCACACCGTGACCATAACGGGTTTCTACGAGGTGGGTATGCGTGATAACATGGCTGTAATCTTCGCCATCAAGTTCACGCGCCCGAACCGTGCGTTCGCCCAACAGTCGCACACTCCACGCGCGGTCAATAACGCGGTCGGGATGGTCGGCTGCAATCTGCTCAATTTTGAGGATTTTAACCGATTCGACGGGCACAGAATAGGTCGCTGCTGACATCAATTTGATAGCCTCAACGGGAATAACACCGGGAACAGCCGAAGGCATCGCAGCCATCGCGCGACGCATAGCGCGGTCATACGCGCGGGAATATGCGCGTTCTGCGCGATTCAAATAGTCGGCTGAATGGTTTTCGCCGCAACGTCCGGTGATTTTGCGGAGTTTCGCGCTCAATGCGGCGGCCTGATTAACTAACGTGGTGTTCATGGTGATAAACTCACTCCTAAAAGAATTAACATTAGTATAGCAGACCACGGGGACAAATGAAAGTCAAATTTATTTTTATTTTTGACCCAGTTCCCTGACTTTCCTTCTTCCATTATAGCGCAGCGAAAGGGGAAGAAATTAACACGGGGGTGGGCAGATTTTCTTAAATTTGAGTGGGGGGGGCAAACAAACCAACAACGCCCGGTTTAATACCGGGCGTTGCTATCGAACGACTTATCAACATATTTGTCTGTCAGTGTTCCCCACACTGTGCCATCCAGACCCTTTGGTTGCATCGCCCTTTTCATTATTTGACGTGCAATGCGATTCCGCATATCAGTCATTGGAAAAGAGGCCACTAAGTAAGGCCATAAATCGAGTAGCATTTTGCTACCTCCTAATTGTGATACTGAAAGTATAACATAACAGAATATAAATACAAGTAATTTATGGAAAATTTTATGAGTGGGGGGGGGGCAGATAAAGTGAGGGCCGGCTCCCCGTAGGGGCCGGCCCGTTTTGTTAGACTTTCCACTGTCCATCAAATTGATCGTGGAACTCGTTTTGCGCGTCGTGTTCGTCGGCCATCGCTGCCAATTCTTCGATTTCGTCAATTTCTTCGATGATCGTTTTTCCGTCGGACATTTTCGTTCTCCCTGATTGGTTATACCAATAGTATAACAGGGGCGCAACCTCTGTGCAAGGTCGCGCCCGAAATATTTTTAGTGTCCGCGTCTGCCCCACTTTGGGCGACGGGTGCCAAATTGATTACGCACCGCGTTCTCAATTCCGAGGCTCCGGCTGCTGGAACCAAGAAAATTATCGCGCACACCATAGGCGCTATAGAAGGCACCGTCAAGGCGAATTGTGCCAACGGGTGAACCGTTGCGGGTCACTGTGTAGGTCGTCTCGTCGGTCATTGTGTAGGCTAACATAATATCTCCGTGGATGGCTTAATTTAACAACTGCATAGCAGTATATCAGGCCACAATAGCAAGTGCAAGGGTATAAATAATAAATGTTCGCCAGGGAACAGATCACCACGCAGCAGGGTTGTTTTCTGCTGCGTGGTGGGGGTGGGCAGCTTGCACACAACGTCAAGTGCAAGCTGCCCACTATGTAAGATAGCGCACACTCGCCGGCATGGTCGCGCAAAGAAAAACGGGCACCGCGTTGGCAGTGCCCGTTATATCAGCTCAGAGTTTCATCGTAATCAGGATCAAGGGTCGCGCTCTGATATTCCGGCTCTGGTTCGGCTGTCCACCATTCCCGCAACTCTTCGACACTGCGCGGCCATTCGCCGTCGTTGCAGCTTAACCATTCGTCACACGCTTCCAAATCATCGCCCTCCGGCTGCGCGTTCAATACATCGGAAAAAATCTCGGCAAAGCTCGGAACGTCCTGCGGTTCTATGGGTGGAAATAACATGGAAAACCTCCAGAATTTAACAACTCTCTGAGTATATCAGAGCCAATTTATCAGTGCAACATATACCGCCCAAATTGCGATATAAACTGGCTCCCGCTTATAAAAAGCGGGAGCCACAATGAAAAGGAATAGGCCGATTAGTATCACGCGGCGGCCTGTCTCTCTTGCACCTTTTTCGCCAGTTCCACTATTGGAGTAGGAAAAGTGACTTTTTTGGTGCCCTGTAAATCATGACCGCTGCGCCCCTTGAAAGTCAAATAACCCTGTCCAATTTCGATGGTTGGAGTTTTGCGAAGATAAATAACTCCAAAGCACTCGCCAGCCTCACCCTCAATAGACCGCAAAACAACGCGGTCTTTTTCTTTATGTAGGTCAAACTCGACGGCGACGCGCCCGGCAGTTGGGTGGCTGATGTGTCCGGTGACTGGATTCTCAAACAGTGACATGGGATAACCTCCAAAAATTAACTAACAACAGTAGTTTAACAGGGTGAGGAAAGGGGCGCAAGTCCCCTTTCCCTTACTCGTAACCGTTTTTGTAGGCACGACGGCGGTCAAATTTCTCCTCGCATTTGTCGCACAGTTGTTGCCATGCAACGGGGTTGTGCTTCGTGAGTTTGCCGCAATGGTCGCACTTTACGACGCGCGGCGGGTTGTGCTTCTGAGTCATTGAAACCTCCTGATTACCCTTAGTATATCACAACGCGACGATCATACAAGGATTATTTTTGCGCGATGCCGGCCCCTACCAAACCAACCCCAGAATGTCAAGGCGCGATCAGAGCAAATGTTTGCCGGCGAACAATTCCCCCACCGCGATCAGTTTGTGGCTGTTACAAACTGCTGGCGGTGGGGGGGGGGCAGTTCTCACACTATAACAACAAGTGTGAGAATTGCTAAGCTGCTAATAGCGTGGCTCTTGCCCCTCACGCGGCTCCGTGAACTCAAAGCCGTGCGCTTGCGCCTCCGTGCGCAACATGGAGCGTGTATAGCCACCCGCGCCCCACACGCTGGGCACCCACGCCCAAACCCAATCTTTGCCCTTCAGGTGCGGATTGACGGGCGGGGTAACAACGGCGGGTAAAACTACAGAATCGTCTTGCATTGAAATCTCCTAAAACCGAATTGTGATAACAATAGTTTAACTAACCACGGGGATTGATGCAAGGGCCAGGCTGAAAAATAATTTATGCGCGATCCCTTGACAGGGTTGCTTGACTTTTTGTTTGGGCGCGTTAAACTAAAGGGTTAGCGTTGAGAAGGCCGGCACCGGGTTGACAAAAGTTGTAATCTGCCCACCCCCGCCGCGCCTACTTGTCAAGTCTTTTCTTTTAACTTGACAAGTAGGCCGGATTATGTTAGGTCACTATAAAACAGACTACACTAAGTAGGCCGATAGCTGCCCAGAACTTTTCAGGCTGCCCCGCAAAAGCGGGGCAGCAAATTAGTAAAAGAAAAGCGAGGACAAAAATCATGCGGCCTCCGCTTGTTTGTCGGCTTGGACTTTAAGAGCCATCGCCAAACGGAGAATGTTCTCAGGAAACGTGATTTTCGGAGCCTTGCCCAAAGCATGGCCGCTATTCGTGCCGCGCACCATATAGCCCTCTCCCACTTTAATCGTGGGCGTTTCCTTAACATAGATAACCAAACGGCAAGCGTCGGCACCTTCAACCAGGTTGCTGGCGAACGTCATGCGTCCGTCCTTATACAACTTAAACATACCCTGCACACCGCTAATGTGTCCGCTACGCTCTACTAAAACGACTGATTTGCTTGCCATGTTAGGCACTCTCCTTAACCAACGTGATGACTATAGTATCTCAGGGTAGGGGCTACTATACAAGGGGTAATAATAAAGAATTTTAGAGAATAAATCAGCTATTGTATGGTAGCGCACATAGGGCATAGGTGATCCTTGACAAAGGATAGGCGATGCCCCCCCCCCCTGCGCACACAAAAGTCAAGTGTGCGCAGGGTATAGGTTAGATGGCCTCAAGGGACATATAGGCACGATGCCCCTTGCCATCCTCTAACACCCGCACATGGCCAGCGCCCGTGCCCGTGCAGGTGTAGCCCTGCGCACGGTAGAACGCTATTGCGTTCTCTTCGGCCTTTGGGCCGGTTACTACATAGTGGAGTGCGCCCCAGATGGTTGCTTTCTTGTTCATCGTCGTTCCTTATCAATCAAGCGATGCTTAGAGTATATCAGGAATAGTGAATAGTGCAAGGGGTAAAGAACAATTATTTTGGATCGTATAGCAGGTGCCCCCCCCGCACCTACCCCGCAAGGTAGGTGCAGGGGCCTTATTATACAGCAGCACGGGCAGCGTCATAGATAGCGTTCTCACGCTTGCACCATGCTACTACTGCCATGTTATGCAGCTTGAGAAACACAAGCTCACACACAAAGGCCACAATAAACAACTTGATGTTAGCCCATGCACACTCAGGCATATTAAGGTAATACGCATGACAGGCGAGGACACAAAAGGCAGTAGCAAGGGCAAGGGACAGGCTGGTTAAACGGTCGAGGGCTTCAATTAACATACCTAAAGTATGACAGCATGAGTAGTGCAATGCAAGGGGTAAAGAAGAAAAAATAAATTAATATGTTATATAGAGTACATAAACCAGGTTATGTATAGGTGCCCCCCCACCCGCAAACAAATGTCAAGATCGTGCCCCGTGGTTGGTACAGTAGAGAACATTTAAATAAATAGAGTATTGCATAGCACTTGCGATGTGCTATACTATGGGTATGCGTAATTCAGCCAACCTCCCTGCCCCTGTAGTGTTCCTGTCCCCTGCCATCGTAGCCGAGATGCGCAACCATGCGCTTGAATGTGAAGGCTCATACTTCGAGGATGCCGAAGAAATCGAAGAGATGTCTAATCTGCATATTATTCGAGGTGTAGCCCGTGACTATGCTGGCACCATGTCTGACTTCATTCGCGCGGTTACTCCATTGTGACCGCACCCGTGGTTAGCTATACTAAGTGAGGTAATACAATGAATGACCCTTCCCGCTTCTCTGTCTATCACTGCAATGGTGAACGCCCTACGTTTATCCGTGAGGTTGACTCATGGAATGAGGCATGGGCCTTAGTCGAAGCTCATGCCTTCTGTCGTATCATTGACACATGGCGAGGCGATGGCTATGGATTGACACAGGTTGCCTTTTGTGTTATGGATGATGGCGAGACTTACGCGATTGATTGATGCGCGGTGCCGGGGTGTGTTTTGTGATATAAACACACCCCCCACTACTTATTTTTCGGTCCCTCTCTGGAGAGGGGACCCGGTACCGAGTAAATGCTACACCCAAAAAACCCAAATCAGCTCTATAATTAGTGTGTATTATTACGAAGTAATGGTACGTGTACTAAAAACACCCCTCTCCCAAAACCCGATTCCCAGGGAGAAGAAACCCATTCTTTAAAATTTTACTATTCTCAAAAAATACCAATTCGAGATTTTTAATTATACACACTATTAACTACTTGTAAAGACGGGTGATTTTTTGTATAATGGAGAACATGAGTACTGAACAGCGAGGAAGTGTGCGCCTCTTCGAACTGCACAACCGCGATCACGATAACAAGGCTACCGGCCTCCAGGCCCATCTTGATAACGAAGACCTGATTACTCACGAAGTTCTGGGTTCACAGAGAGTCATCTTCGAGATTACTCCAGATGACTTTGTGAATGTAATGATATATGAGCCTAATGGAGATGTTAAGACTTACTTAGTGGGTAAGATGAATCTACAGGCGGAATTAATTAAGACATAAGCCAACCACGGGGTAGTTTATACCTGTTTATATCCGTTTATACTCAGATTTAGATATAAATGGGTATAAGAAAAGCCGGAGTCTTCAGGGACTCCGGCTTTTCGTTACTTCCAATATTCAGGCATCTCCTGCCGACCTTCTGCTTTCTTTAAGTACTTGAGCGGTCGCCATTTCTTAAAGAATGTATTCAACCCATAATCCTTTAAACTGATGCGATCTTCTGGCCGTGGTAAGCTATAAATCCCTGACTCTCGCCCACCAAGAATATCAGTCATTACTTGTTGCATGATCGAGGGTTTAATTCGGCCCACCTTGTTGCGACGAAGAAACACCTGCGAGAAATCAAGAAGTACCTCCCCGTCATTGGTCACAGCCGCAACGATGGCCGCTCCCTGAATACAGATGATACCTTTAGGATAATCTGAAATGTTCTCGTATACGTAGTCTCCTACTTTCATTGGTTACCTCAATACTGTATCATGCAGCGTCCGGCAGAATAAGGTGGTATGAATTTCTTTGATACGTGCCTGTGTGAGCGATACCACTTCTTGTCATCCCTATCTACCCCGTAATCGGTTGTTCGTGAAGTTCTGGCCCAGCAGTAGAAAGTCTTGGTCTTTCCTTCCTGTGTTATCATAAACTTTGCTACATTGCGACCGATATGAGAAATAAAATGACCTTCTTCGGGATCATAGTGAGAAAAACTATATCTTTCTTTGGGTTGAAGGCGAATTGTAGAGGAATAATCTACCTGAACTCGTTCACCATCAATCGCACACACGAATCCAGGAACAAGTATCTCGTCATTCCCATCGTGGACGTTCTCGTAAACCATGTCGCCAATTTTAAGAGGTTCTTCTTCATCCAGATGATAAGGATTAATTAGACGCACTCTTCCTGTAAACTTACGTCCACCGAAATCAATGACGGATTCGTAAGGGTTACCTCTCTCCAAATACTCGATTGCTTCACAACTCACAGTTCTGCACCTTCCTCATATTTTCCAGAGTGGCTTTGGCCATTTTCTGCTGGGCATGAAGTCTATCGCTGTCATTATCGTACTGTTCGTCGAACTTACCCGCAGCGATTTTCTTCAGGGTCTTAATCGCCATCTTCATACGGCGATCTTTCTCCGTAACATCGTTTGCCATAGAGAACCTCTTTTCTGGCTCCCCTTACGAGTCGAGGGATCGTGTAGTTCCGTGTTCCAGAGCCACACGGCAATATCACATGTCTGTTCGAGTCTACCGCATCTTTCCAGAACTACTTCGTGGCCAATTTTTATCTCGGTGCTACCTTTGGGTATATACTTGATTTCTTTTTGTCTGACCACGGGGTATTCATCGCCATGAAATGAATAAGGAACATAATCTCCACAGAGGATGTTCAAACTTTCACCATGATCTTTAAATGGTAGATAAAATATATCCCTGGCCCAGATTCTTGCAATTGGTCGTTTGAGATCAAGAACTCCCGACTGTAGTAATTCAAAATCTTCTTTAAAGGAATAACGAAGCTGACTCATCAGATATTTACCGGCATAAATCCGGGCTACTTCCTGGGTGAGTATCTTGTCCTTTATTGTGTTATCATCCCAATCATTGATAACGTAGAGACTATGATCTGATGCCGTCTCGATTATCTTCTCTTCAAGAGCTAACCGGTCTGCGTAAAACAATGCTTCTATAGCATCGAAATTCTTTACCATAGATAAACCCTCAAGAGAATGAGAGAATATCTCGGCTTCTTTTTCCTCGCTCTTTCGCCATGAGTGAATCATGGGGGAGAAATGAAATTTATTCTCCAGATAAAAACGTTCTTGTAGTTCTGTGATGGACATTATTTGGCTCTCCACGGGGAATTATAGCAAAATTTTACTAAAAAGTCAAGTAAAAAGAAACCTGAGTTGATCTCAGCGTTCTTACTTCATGGCAGCAAGAGATTAAATAAGCTGTTAATGTGCGTGTCTGAGCTTTCATAATCCTTTGCGTTTGACCGGAACAGTTAATAAAACATAGTTCTGTAGCCAAACGTCCTCAGGCATCACCAGGAGAACTATGGATTTGTTTACTATTCTGGCCTTCGTTAATGCCGTCGGTCAACCAGGTGCAGTAACCCTGCCGGACCTAAACCCGTGGCAGGTTGCCGTCACCGTCTTCACGTTTCTCTCCCCCAACATCATTGCATTCATACAACAACCAAACTGGCCTACCAAGGCACGTATTGGAATGTTCGCGGCTTTCCACTTCGTGACAGCCGCTATTTTTCTTGGTGCTGCCGGGAAACTTGATGTTACCAACTGGGTTGGTACCGGTGTAACTCTTTGCACATTTGCGGCAGGAGCCTACGTTGGCATTTGGAAACCTTTTGCTGACAAGATTGAAATTAAGACCACCAAAGCACTACGCAAGTTGCAAGGTAAGGAGCATGAACCTGTTCGCATGACTTCAGCAAGCAACGCTTCACCATTTCCCACCGGAAGACCAAAGCGTTATGAACTCATGGACAACATGTATCTCTAATTATGGCTGACAATGCAATCGTTAAAATTGACGACGTTAAGATTCGCAAGAAATCTGTAGAAGATTACGCTCCTGCGGAAATTAACCCGGTCAAACATAGCGCGAAAAATAAAAAGAAAGTCAAGGACTCCCTCGATGAGTTAAAGTTCGGTCGGCCCATTTTGTCGGCTGAAGACGAAAAGGGAAGAGATGTCCTCGTGGCTGGTCACAATACTATAGAACAAGCCAAAGAGCTTGGCTATAAAGATGTGATCGAAATCGAAACTGAGGGCGATGTAATCATCGTCCACAAGAGAAAAGACCTCACGGAAGCCGAGCAGTACCGCATGGCTTCCTTCGATAATGCCGCTGCAAAAGGTGCCGTCTTCGATGCTGAGAGCATTCAGAAGATCGAGATAAACAAGGGTGTTCGTCTCGATGGTATCTTTAGTCAATCCATGCTTGAAGGACTCGCCAAATCTCGTGAGAATGATGGCGGGGACGGTTATCAGGGACAGGGAGCCGGTGACGGCGATACTGGTAGCGGAGATTATCAGAGTGATAATAATTTCTATGTCGTAGTCGAACTAAAAGATAAGGAAAGCCAGGAAGGTTTATTCGAATATCTTAAAGGTGAAGGTTATGACGTTATGAAGTACGACGGAAAAGGACGAAGATAATGAGTGGAAGATTAGTTTTACCTGCCCACGTCAGGGCAGAAGCAGATAGAGTCGCGGCTGAGGAAGCAAAGAAACCCAAGCTGATTGCAGAGCAAAAGACCCCGGTTCCTACCGGGGCCATTTTGCCATTACACCTACTTGTTCGTAACATCACACAAGACCTTGTGGCTTCTGTGCATGAGCATGTTCCTGACAAGAATGTACAGAAAAAGATTCTTGGTAGTTTCCAGGCTAAAATGACTCGGAGGTTGCAAAATGCCGAACCCGAAGGGAAGGGACATAAACAAATGGATTCCCAGGTGTCAGGGTCACAAGAGACGCAAGGATAAAGCTGAAGAACTTGTGCCCTGTGGTGCCGTGGCTATGAAAGGTAAAAAGGTTTGCTATTTCCACGGTGGAAGAAGTAAATCTGGAGCGGAGAGTGGTACATACGTGGATGGACGTTACATTGAATCATTAAAGAAAACAAGATTAGGCCCGAAGATGCAGGAAGCCGCCAATGATCCTCTGCTTCTCGAACTCATGCCTGAAATTGCTCTTACACAGGCTCTAATTGATGAGTTATGTAGTAAATTCGAATATGGTGACGGCGAAGGTGGCGGAGCCATTGCCAGAATTTTAAAGCATTATGAAAAATGTGTAGATGCTGCCAATCAAAAGGACTGGAACAAATTCAACGCCCTTTTTGCCCAAATGGGTGGCATCATCGAAAGTGCGGGACGTGATTTCGCCCTGATGGACGAAATTAAAGGTATGATCCGCACTAAGAAAGACCTTGTAGAGGCTCAGCATAAACGTAATATCCAATTGGATCAGATGATGCGAGCCGCTGATGTGAAAATCCTCATCAACCGCGTAATGGGCGAGTTGCGAGGAGTAGTTTTTGATCGTTTGGAGGATAAAGACCTTGCCACAAGAATTCTCGTGGAAACCGCAACGAAAGCTTCAAGAGTCCTTGATGGGGGACATAGTGAGAACTCTCACTCAGCCCTCGAAGACGGCTCGATTTCCTGAATACGCGGATGACCCAATTGCATATATTAATGACCAACTAAGAACTCGTATTACTCCCGACCAAGAGGCGATTACTCGCGCTCTAATCGAGAATAAACGAGTCATGGTGCTTTCTTGCCACTCATCTGGTAAATGTAAAGCAGAATCCGACTGGGTTTACCTTTCGGATGGCCGTAAAGTAAAGGCCAAACAGGTTGTGGGGAAAACATTTAAAACGTTAACCTCTACACCTGACGGAATTCGTGAAGTTGAAGCAACAGCCGAATGGAACGAATATGAAGACGTTTATGAAGTAATCACCGAGTCCGGTCGCCGTGTTATCGTCAACAATAAGCATCCGCTATGGACCGCTAAGAATGTAAAGACAGGAAAACAGTTCAAGACTACAGTGAACGGATGGACATCCGTGGGTTGCATATCCACAGGTGATCTGGTTGCAGTAACTCGTGAATTTCCCGCCTTTGGGCAGGATGAAATTGAGGAAGATGAGGTCAAACTTTTGGCACATCTGCTTACATCCTGTTTCATTCGTGATAAAGAAGTCGTTCTTATTAAAAAAGGCGAGAGACAGTTCGCACAACTTGTCGGTCTTCTTGATGGTAAAATTGGTGATCTTTTCTATGATCAGACACAAAGCCGCATGAAGATTGTCGGTGCCGGGCCAATCCTGCATCTTTTCAATAAGTATCTGATTACAGAATCATTTAAACAGCGTCGTATTCCTGAAGCCATCTTCACTTTAAAGAAAGACCAGCTACGTCTATTCATCAAGACCCTGCTTAGTTGCAATACCCTCGTTGTTAAGAACAATGTTGAAGCTAAGGTTAAATTCTATCATCGTTCTGAAGAATTGATCCGTGATCTCGCATTTGCTCTACTAAAGTTCGGTATTTCCTGCAAGGTCTACAAAAAGGACGGCGAGGATTTCTGGGTTGCTCGTGTACTCAATATCGAAGACTACGTTCGTGTATTCGAAGATAATGAGTTTCTTGCAGAAGGTAATCCCGATAATCGTCTTGACTGGCGATTAAAAGACGCACCTCCCGGAACATACTGGGAGAAAGTATCCGAGATCGTACCGCAGGGAAAACAGCGAACAGTTGCTATCTGTGTTCCTGGTCCTGAAAGCTATCTTACTTCTTTATATGAGCATAATAGCTATCTCGCCGGGGCACTGACCAACTGGCATTACGATGCTTTCGCGGAATCTATTACGATTACCACTGCTCCAACAGAGAAGTCAGTTGATGACATCATCTGGAAAGAAGTTCGCAACCATCGTTATCGTCTTCCTGAAAGCATGTGGGATTTAAAACCCTCGGCTTCTCGTATGCAGAGTAGCGTTACGCATTATGCCGAAGGTTTAGTGGCTGCTACCGGTGCTGGTTTCCGTGGTCGTAAATCTGAAAACCTGATGCTTATCTTCGATGAGGCGGACGGTATCATGGCTGACTTCTGGGAAGACGCCCGTGGTATGTTAATTCGCCCCAACGCGAAGTGGCTTTGTCTTCTTAACCCTGTAGACATCTCATCGAGAGCTTACTGGGAATCGGAAAACAATAAAACATGGACGGTTATCAGGCTTTCTGCCTTAAACCATCCTAACGTGCTTGCCGACCTTTTATTCGACAGTGATCCATCAAGAATTCCTTTTCCTGGAATTGACATGAACCTTCAATGGGTGAATGACCGTATAGTGGAAAACTGTTTAATAATTTCCTCTGACGCAGCCAAACTTGGTGACTTTGAATGGCCACCTCGTATTATTACCTACTTTGGTAAACAATATGAGTTGCCTGAGTCATGGGAAAGATATTATTACCGACCACGGGCTGCCAGTGACTTCGAACCTCGTGTTCTTGGTCGTTGGCCGTCCGGCTCTGATAATACCCTGTGGTCTGAGGCCATGTGGGAAGCCTGTAAAGAACAGCAACCGGAAGACATTGACGAACCTGTTCAAATCGGTTGTGACCCTGCTGGACGTGGTGCCGACAAAACGGCCATCGTTGTTCGCAGAGGGAAGACTGTTCTCTGGCATGAGCGACATCACGGTTGGGATGAAATTATGACGGCTGACCGATTAAAGGTTTTGGCCGGAGTGTGGGGAAGAGATCATGCGGGAATGACTGCTGAAACAGTTCCCATCATGATTGATATTACAGGTAACAACGCTGTATATACTCACAAAGGAAACTTTAATTTCGTCGGAGTAGACTCTTCTGCACAGGCTTACAATAAGGATCGTTATCCTAATCGTCGTAGTGAACTTTGGTTTATCTCGGCTGATAAAGCTAATAATGTAGATTCTACAGATCGTGATTTAAAGGCCGGAATTGACATTTCACGCATAGAAGAATGCGAAGGTGGAGAATCCTGGGCTATTTTAGGCCGTCAGCTAAAAGCCGCCAAATATATTTTGCGTCCTGGTATCAAAGAAACCCGTCGGGAAGTAGAGAAGAAAGACCTCATGAAAAAGCGTCTGAAAGAATCTCCTGACGATGCGGACGCATTTAATCTGGCAATGGCAGAAGCCGAAGTGAGGTCCGGTAAAACTATAATCACATCTGCAACCGCAGATTATATGCAACGACACTTCGGTGGAGGCTATAGAAGATGAGTCTATTAGGTAGAGTGGCCAGAATGGGTAGCGAGTTGTTTGGTTCATACAAGTCGCGCTGGTACAACTTTGAAAATATCAACCCTGCAAACAGCACTTACGAAAAGCGTCTGTTTCAGTATTATGTGATGCAGAATGCTTTGGATAATACCATTTTTGTTGATAACAAGAAGTGGGGGCCTTATCTCAAGCAGCGTGACTTACATCCAAAAACTATCTGTGTTAAAAATCCTTTCTCACGAGTAGTTTCGTTTTACGCATCTCATATCTATCCTGGCTATCTATCAAGCACAGGCTATCCTGTAGCCAATAATATTCCTCTTGCTATTCCTCTAAGTGACAAAACGCCCGACGAACTACGTCGGGCTATTGGTCAAATCTGGCAGTGGGGTAACTGGGAAAGTAATATAACAACCTGGATCACCTATTGTGCTTCTCTTGGAGACGGTCCCGTAGAAGCCACAGATGACCTCACCCGTGGTCAGGTATATCCGACTGTTCTTCGCCCGGAACAAATTACCGACGTTAAGTTCGACCCGCGTGGAAACGTAATCGAGTATGAGAAGGTAATCGAAGTTTGGGACCCTGATAAACAGGAATATTACACAAAGAAAAAGCAAGTTACTAAGACAGAAATTCGTACTTTCCGTAATGACGATCCTTACGGATATGAAGGTCTTCCACCTGTCTATGAAAACCCTTATGGTTTTTGTCCATTAGTGTGGTGCAAACACAATGATCCTGGTGTTCATCTCCTTCCCGGAAAACCTGCAATTAGAGACTGGAGAAAAATCGAGGAATATAACTCAGATTATACTCGCTTGCGCATGTATCTTCGCAAGCAATCCGTATCTCCTAACCTGCTTGCTGGCATGGGCACCGTTAACCCTCCTACTTCTGAATTGGATGGCAGCCCTATCCTACTCGAAGACATGTTTCTTTTAGTAGCATCGGAAAACGGTTCAGTTCATAAATTAGATGGTAACCTTGATATTGCTCAAACAGTAGGTGTATTAAAAGATACATGGCAGGAAATCCTTGACGATCACCCTGAGATTACTGTATATGCTTATCTAAAAACATTATCGCAAACCACGGGGCCGGCAGTTGGTAAGTCTCTCGGTGACTTGGTTCACGCTGTTAGACAGGCTTCAAAGAATTACGACCATGCTACTATTTCTCTTTTTAGAATGCTTGTAGCAATTGGTGGAATGAGAGCCAACGAACGTGCGCAGGGCACTGGCTGGGCTGTCCTAAATGAACAACAGAAGAAATTCTTATCGTTCAATATGGATTCCTACGCAAAAGGTGATCTCGACTTTACGATTAATCCTCGTCCGGTTATCGAACTAACCGAATATGACCAGGCTATTACAAATCGTGAAAAATATATTTCATATGCAGCGGCAATGAGAGCAGATATTCCTCTAAAATATGTTCTTATAAAAGAAGGATATAGTGAAGAAGATTTAACTGAAATTGAGACGTTGCGTGAAGAAGAACGCAAGCGAAAACTTGCAGAAATGAAGGAGGAAGCGGAGACGTTATCCGCTGTTGCCCAGAAGTATATTGTACCTTCTGGAGCTTCGGCAACCCCACAAACATCACAAGCAGCTAAGGCTGTTCGCGGTGCTTCAGGCACCGCTCCAGCATCCGGTGGAAATAGCCCCGGAACATCAATTAGTCGCTCAGTAGCGTCCCAATCGGTCGCTGGAGGGTCAAATAATACCTAAATTACAATTTTTTATGGTATATTTTGATTTTCGTGGGAACGCGGGTATTTTACGTGCCGTTTGCAAATAGATGATACTGAATTCATTTCAGAACATAAGGAGCATTGATAACAACATGGCTGAAGAGAACGTAACTCCTACCGGAGGCGAGACGCCTCCTGCATCCGAGACGGAGAAGCCAGGAGCCAAGGCATCGGAACCTGTAAATCCAGCAGGTGAGAATACTGAAGAGAACGAGGAAGCAATTTCTCCTGAAGACCTTGAGCAACTGAAGAAAGACCCAACAGTACTTTACAAGAAGCTTCGTCAAGAAGTAAGAACTCTTGCTAAAGAGAAGACTGATGCGGAGAAAGCTGCTGATGCTGCAAAGCAGGAAGCAGAGGTCGCAAAAGGTGACTGGAAGAAGGTTGCAGAAACTCGACTCACAGAACTCACCAAAGCTCAGACAACTGCTGCAACACTCGAAACCAAACTGGCTGCCGAGACGGAAGCCAGAACAAAGGCCGAGAAAGCAAACGACGATCTGAAAAATGATACCGTTGATACGTTGACTGAGAATTGGCCCGAAAAGGCCAAGCAAGTCATCGGAACGCGCGAGACTAAGTCTGCGCAGGAACGATGGTCTGCTTATTTATTGGCAAAAGGTTTAGTAGACCTTGGTGGTACTACTAATCCAAAACCACCTGCTTCACCACCTGATCCGCAAGATGCGAGACAAGGTGGGGGCAACACACCAGATACGAAAAGTAAGGACGAAATCCGTCGTTCTTTAGTAAGGTCTGGTATGTACGGATAAACAAGGAGTAACGTAAATGGCTGACATCACAAAGCGAGCAGACCTCTCTCCAAGCCTGGCTTCTCAGACTAATACGCCTGAGAACCAGATTGATGGCGTGATCGGTGGCTCGGAAGTAATTGACTATGGTGACCTTTGCTACCTGCATTCGGATGGCACCTTCCGCAAGGCACTTTATGCCGGTGGAGGAGCTAACTCAACAACCGTATATGGTATTGCTGCTAACCGCAACCGTCCTGGCAAACCTTTAACTCTTTATAAGAGCATTGTGTTCGCCTATTCCGAGGACATTGTACCCGGACAGAAGTATTACCTGAGCGCCGTAACAGCGGGTGCTCTCAGCGACACACCAAACGGAAAGCCTGTGGCTTACGGTGGTCTTCGCGGAGAAATCCACTTTGAGGCCAACTGGGATAAATAAGTTGTCTCTGGCTGAGAATAACACAATAGGAGTGATATTTAAATGGCAAGTGAACTAATGGGATTAGGCACACACGATCTTAGAGACACCAGCCCAGTTCTTAACTTCGGTGGAGTTAATACCGGCGAAATCTCCGTAGCCGATTTCGGTGAAGAAGAGGCTTACGCTGAAGTAGCTCGTGTTCTTGAGATTCATAACTCGTTGGTTGCAGAAATGGTAGATGAACTCTGCCAGGTTACAACCGACTATCAGGCCGTGTACGGTGGCGTACCCCGCATCCGCATGGTCCGTGGTAACGAGTATTCGAACCCGCTCGTATCGAAGGTTCGTACTGGTACCACAATGGGCTTCCCTCTTGAGAAGTCCGAAGCGGCTGTCCAGTGGACAACCCGTGCGCTTGAAGAAATGTCTCTGGCTAAGTTCCAGTTGACAGTACGCGCTATTCTTCTTGGTGACGTTGCGGACTTCCGCACCACTTTGATGAACGCGATCTTCAACCCCACAAACGATGAGGATTACGAAGACTACATGGTAGACTATCGTTCTATCCCCATCTACGCCTTCCTTAATGGCGACGGCAAGCCCGTTCCTGCTGCTATTGATGGCACGTTGTTCGATCCTGATACACACAACCACTACATGTACGCGACTGAGTTGGACCGCACGGCTGTACGCTCTGCACTAACCAACCTTCGTGAGCATGGAACAAGCGGACGTGTCCGTATCTTCATCTCGAACGCCTTCGTACAGGCATTCTTCAACTTCGCATCTGACGGTAGCTTCTACGCTTTCCCTCAGGCCAACGTAGTTGACCCCAACCGCGCTTACGCTGTTGGCGAGACTCTCGACTTCGAGAACCAGTACAACCGTAACATCGGTTACTTCGACGGTGCTCTTGTTACCGTTCGTAGCTGGGTACCTCAGAAGTATCTTGTTGTAGCCGACCTCGGTCAGCCTGGCGACAAGCCTCTCGCTTACCGTGTAATGCCCGGTGGACGCAACGCTGAACTCGGACTTCGTTACGAGCATCGCACCTATCCGCTACACGCGGAAGTGTTCGACCGCTACTACGGAATTGCTCCTTGGCAGCGTCACAAGGTTGTGGTTCTTTACATTGATTCTGCTGCGACAGAATATGTAGCTCCCACTTCCTACACCATCTTCTAATTAACCGGGGGAGGTCTTCGGGCCTCCCCCTTAGAAGGGAGAATAAATAAAATGGCAGAAGCAACAAAGAAAGCTGACACCGCTGAGGGCGTTGGCGGTTCCGATCTGAGCGATACCGGTGTAAAGGCTCCTAAAGCCGCCGAAGCAGTAGAAAAGAACGTAGCCCCCAAGGAAGCCTCCAAGAAGGCTGCACCCAAGAAAGAACGACCAGTATTCCGTCTTGGTCCTGACGGTCCATTGGTTAATTCCTGGGGAAAACCCGTTGGGGAATAAACGCAATGAAACCCCGTGGGTAGAAAAACCTGCGGGGTTTATTTTTTGGGGAGTACCATGCCTCTTACACAAGCTGAATTAATCTGGCGAGATGCACAAATAGATGTTGATGCCGTTTCACATTCATCAGAAGAGGACGCGGTACGCTGGATAGAAAAAACAATTTTACCCGGCGCTGTGGCTTACGTAGACGGGCAACTGCAACAGATTAGTTTACCCTATAGCTATCCACTGGCCGTTACTGCATTGGCTAAAGCCTATCCTTCAATGGCTGTTCATTCACTCCAGAAGATTCTGGATGGATGGGAAGCCCAGAGGCAGGAAGCAATTAAGTATAAAGCACTGTGTAGTGTTTTCTCTTTAATTGATACTACTAAAGAAGAATGGGTTAAAAGAGGAGAGCGATTCTGTACTTTAGCAGAAAAAGCAATGCTTACTCTTCAAGCCAATATAACAAAGGTGCTCGACCGGCTTCCAGACAGCGAAACCGGTGGTAAGTTTGGTCTTCTTGTTCTTAAACTTCCTGACCGAAAGTTTGGAGAAAACGACTATGCGCTTGAGCCTTAGTACTAATGCGGGAGAGTTAGCACGTTTATATGAAAAACGCGCTAATGCACTCCGAAACGCGGCTTCTTTACCTCGCATTATGGCGATGGAAACAAAGAGAATCCGTCTTAAAAAAATGGATGAAATGATTTATCAGGAATCCAGATATATTGGTACATCAAGAGCACCTACCGGAGAATTAAGAGCAGCGGAAAGGGTAACCGGAGACATGGTCTACAATGTCTCTGAATATGCTAATGTTCTTCTTCAAAAGAAAAACTGGGCATCTGCTGCTTTCCAGGAATCGTTGATTGGACATAGACGTAAGACTATGCAAGTTCAACGTAATATGTTAATGGGAATGTAATATGTGGAAACTTGGTTCTGATTTCGAAGATCATTGCGCTGAAAACCTTAAATGGTTTTTAGAAGAAACCTTTAAAAGACGCCCCTGGGCGGACGGTATTGGTCAAAAAGGTTTAAAAGTAATAAAATTTGGGGAAGAAGAACCAACCGGAGTCGTATTCATTCGTATACATAAGTTGGGTAGCGACAGAGACTCTTACTGTATGGGTCAGTTCAATGAACATCAGTTGATTGTTGTTCTGGATATTCGAGTAGAAGAAACAGAACAAAAACCAGCACCACCAGACAGAAAGACGCCCCAGATTAGCATAACTAATCAGTCCCGTAAGGTGATTGCTTTAGGAACCAATGGTGAGATTGCCTCCAAGGTGTGTAGCTCTATAAAACAGATTTTTAACCTCGATAAATATCGAAGAGAACTGTCCGAGTTAGGGGTACACAATATAGAACTAAAAGACGAACGCGTTAATTTTCAGGGCGCAGAGTATCAAAATCCAATGAGGCTGGTATTTGAGACTTACGTACTGAATGAAGAATCCTAAGGAGTGAAAACACCATGCCTGTTCAGCCAAACAAAGTTGGCGGTAAAGTCGGTTTCGATAAGTTATGGGGTAAGGGTATTTGCAGCATCACTGCAAACCGCAACCTGTACTGGTGGACCCGCCTCACCTTCACAACCTCCATTGACCTGAGAGAAAATACAGACGCTTGCTCGACAATTAAGCAGTATCAAATCATCCGTGAGGAACCCTGCACAATTGAACTTGAGTCAGCAATTCCCGGTAATGGAGTAAATGCTTCAGATTTCATCTATGACTTCCGTCCGGGTGTAATTCTGGAACGTTTCTATTGCGAATTACTTGACAACGTTATGCGTGTCAGTGGAGCCGATCATGATTGCCGTTTCGGTGCTCTCATTATTGAAAGCTCAAACGCCGATGTGAACCGTGATGACTTCACCTCATTGCGTATGCGTATCCGAGGACTTGGTTATGGCACAACTGCCATTGAACAAGCCGAGGAAGGCGCTGATGACTACGATGATTACGGTGCAAGTTTCGATGAGAGCGTAGTAAACTCGTTCTAATCAAAAGGAGAACATTTAAATGGCAACTGTAACTGGATATGAATCCTACCCGGTTCGCGGTATTGACAAGCACCACGGTAAACATGTAAGTTATCTTACTATCAGCATTGATGGTGATACCAGGAACTTTTACTGCTGGAGTCGTTGCTCGCACTCAGGTAGCGTTGACGTGATCGAAAACACCAATGGTGGTTCGACCATGAAGCAATACCAGGTAATGCGAGAAGAGCCACCCCAGTTTGAAACTGAGTTATATCTACCCTACGATATTACTGAAGCAAAGGAAGACATTGAATTCTTGATTGCCGGAAAGGTAATTGACTACTTCACTGTTCAAGGTCTTTTCAAGACCGATTACCTTCGTAAGTTCGGTAAGTGGGTTATTGAGCGTAGCTCTCTTGACTTGTCCAAGGATCAGTTAGCAACTGTTCGAGCCACAATTCGTGCGCTTGGTTACACTGCTGCTGAGAATCTTGCTCCGGCACCTCACCCCAACACAGCCAACCCTGGTGCGCCTTACAGCGGTCAGGAAGCAACTGTTACCGAAAGCGGCGGAGTATTTACATACGAAGAAGCTGAGGGTGTCAACTTCATTTAAGGAATTACTCACTCGGAGAAACCTTTTTTATGTCTGAAGAAATTAAGACCGATTTGCTTGATCCCGCTCCCCTCTTGTTTAACCAAAAGCATGAGGGGGCGGGTCAGGCCCTTGCCCCTACTCAGGAAAACATTCTTAAAGCCCTGAGTGCCCCCGCAGTAGAAACCCGTTCATTTGTCCATGAGGCTTCCGGTATTGAATTTAAAGTTCAAAGAATGCCATCCACGGCCTATACAAACTTGGAAAACGTCGTTGAATACGACGAAATGACGGGACAACGTAAAAGCACCGATGTTACAGAAGAGCATAAAAGACAGCTCATCTATCTTGTAAACGGTGTATCAGAACCCAAGTTAGATAAAGACTTAGCCAATAAGATGTTAACGAAGCCCGGTTGGGGATTCAGTAACATCGAATTGATTAATGCTATTAAGCTACTTAACCCACCACCCCAGCAAGCTGTCAGCGATGTACAGATTACTGCTGGTGCCGGGCGTTGGCTCATTGTTATATTAAAAATCCTTTCGGTTGCAGGTGCCGTAGATGATCTCATTAAGAAGTATCGTCTCAATCCTAAAGCCGCGCTGGTTATTAATCAATTCCTTGACTCGATGTTCACCGTTACTGGTGCCGAAGCCGCTGCTGAAACATGGGGCTTGCGCATGGAGCGTAGCTGGATAGTAATGCCTGAAGAGGAAGAAAATCCTGCCGCTAAGATCGCAGAAGAAGTTGCTAACGGAGAAGCCGTTGAGGAGGAGTAATGTCTTCCACAGGACTTGTCCACGTAAAGAAGGCGTTGGAGCGATTAGAATTCAAATTCTTGCATAAAGCTTCACGTCTCGAATTTACTATCGTGACCCTCCCCTCAAAGGGGAGGGCATTGATAGATAATATCCAGGAAACCCATTTTGATTTGACGGACTGGACCACTTTCCAGACAGATGAAGAGATTGCCGAGGAAATCAGCATTCTCTATTTTTGTTATGGTGTCAAGGAATTCAATCAAAATAAAGACATAGCACGTCAATTCTGGTCAAGAGAAGATTATGGTCCATCAAACGTGGCCATGCTTCATCAAATCAAAACTTTAAATCCTCACGGTAATGCTCGATTAAATAATCTATTGATTACATTGGCAATGAGTCCATACGAATTCGCGTTTGTGGATGAAGCCAGGAAAAGTGGATTTTTTACCGACATCGTGAAGTCTTTAGCCGGAACAGAAGACGCCCTCGAAGCGTATGATTATTGCTACGACCTTGTACAAGCAATGCGTACCATTGAAGGTATAGCAAGGAACTGGCAGACAAGCACAGAACAGGTTCTACTCATATTAGTTAAACCTATTATGAAAGCTTTAGAATTACCTGAAAAGCTGTGGATTACGTTACCTGATCCCCCACGAGAATCTGATCCTCTGGCACCTCAGGTAAAGATTGTAGACAGGACTTAATAATGTTACTTGAATTCTTGGCTCAAAAACACTTTATCAGATTTTTTCATCTCTTCAAAGCCGTCGGCTTTACGGAAGCCGACGCTCGTAAGAACGCGCACACAGGTGTTCATCTCGTTGTGTGGATAGCTAAAATATTTGATAAACCACATGATATTGTGGCTCATTTAATCTTACGAAGCTTACTTGTTGGACAAACGTCAGAGATGAGAAATGAAGGTATTCTTCTGAACGAAAAAGAAGTACGAAGACTTATTGACGAAAAAGGTCTTTCTACTTCAGATAATATACGAGAAATTGTCGGTGCCCGATTACTTGTGCTCGATAGAAGCTACAGTTCTCCACTTAACGAAAAACGGGCAATCCGATTGGAGCGTTTATACAACATCTACGCAACAATCGCAGATTTAGGTTACACAACAAAAGACGCTGTACATACTACTTTTACAATGAAGGGTGTAGAAGAATACTGTAAGAACTTGGATAAGATAAAGAGCAACCTGAAAAACTATTAAGTGTCTGGTTTGCTATGATAATGTTCGAGAAAACTTTGTCTACTTTTGGTTACAATCCCTTAGAACTTTCATCAGGCTCTAACAAACTAGTCTGCGTGAAATGTCCTGATTGTAATCTTGAGAAAGAAACAAAGCGTCAATACGTAAAAGAAAACTGGAAATGTTCCAGATGTGCTAAATCAGCTATCGGTAAAAAGAACAAGAAATTAGAGTATGATTCTTCTTTCTTTACTTACCCAACACCTTTGAATAGTTATTGGGCAGGGTTCTTAGCCGCAGACGGTTGGATAATTGATACCCCAAGAAATAAACAAGTATCAGTCCAACTGGATAGCAAAGATAAAGTTCATCTGGAACTTTTTGCGTCTCAGGTAGGTTTTAACGGGAAATTGTATGAGGGCATGAATGATAGAGGATTTTCTAAAACAAATCCTCGACCCTGGACAAGATTAACTGTTTGTGGAGCAGCACAGTGGATTAAAGATCTGAAGGAAAACTTTGGAATTATCCCTGCTAAGTCTTTAATACTTGAGCCACCAACAAATTTGAATCATGAATGTAGTATAGCATTCGTATGTGGATTATTTGATGGTGATGGATACGTAGAAACTAATAAAACTATGAGTTTCTTGGGAACATCAAAAGTGGTCAGTTGGATTGGGACAATGGTACAGTATCCTTGTTCATTTGGTGCTTTCAATTCTATTTTTAGATTGAGATTTACTAAAGAGCAAACAAAAGATTTTGTAGCACAGGTCGACTCAAGACTTCCTTTACTACAAAGAAAATGGAATAAAGTTTTACAGAGGTAAACAGATTGCAAATCACCGACATCCTTGCAACTAGATTTGTGTTAAGTGGCTAAATCACTAAGGTTATGGTCCCCAATAAAGTAATTTATTGGTGAAAATTCGGCAAAATCGGTGAACCCTAAAGGTAACCATGGGAATACCGAGCTAAATCTGAAAATTAAAGAGTTCAGATCAGTGTAACGCATAGAGGGTGAAACTTTCAAGAATATAATCCCTCCACGAGTGCCGAACATCCTATTAGGATGAAAATATATGCTGAACTTATAGGAAACTATAAGAAGTGAGGGATAAAAAGCCCACACGATAACACCTGATAACCAGATGATGAACCAGCTCCGTACCGTTGGTCAACAGTACGGACGCCTTGGCACAACTGCCCAAACAAACAGTATGGCTTTTGCCACTGGAGCACAGTTTGTCGGTGAAGCATTCTCCTCGATGGAAATGGCGGCAGCCGCTTTCGGAGTAAAGTTCGGTTCTGCCGTATTAGAATCAGAAAACCTTGCCGGTCGTACATTCGGTAACATGTACAAAGATATTCAGGACTTCTCTGAACGTCTTGGTAAAGCCAGTTCGATGAACGAATATGAGGTTCGTCGTCAGGCTGCTATCTTCATGAACCTGGCCACAGCTTTGAAGATTCCTCGCGGAGAAGCTCTGGAAATGTCGAAGGCTATGGTACAGTTGGGCATTGACATGTCCTCGTACTATGACTTACCTGTAGAAAGGGTTATGACCAACCTCGCGTCAGGTATGATCGGTAACACCCGTGCTTTGTACTCTTATGGTGTGTCGCTTGACCAGACAACACTAAAGAACTACGCATACAAAAACGGTATTGCTGAAGTTGGTTCTGAATTAAATAAGCAACAGAAGGTTCTTGCAGCCTTCGGTGAAATCATGAACCAGACGCAGAACGCTCAGGGTGACTTCTTAAAGTCGTATCCTACTTCTGCGGCCAACCAGGGGCGTCTGGTTATGGCAGCCTATACCAAAGAACTTGCTGACTTTGGTATTGCTATGCAGGACGTTATCTTCGGTGCCATCAAGATGGGCCGAGACGTTATCCCTATCGCCAACAAGATGGTTAAGGCTTTCGGTGGCTTAGGCCCCGAAATCCAGTTTACGGCCCTCATGTTCGGTGCGGCTGCTGGACCTATCATGCGTTTCAGCACAGCTATGTATACTGCTTCATTGATGTCTGGACAGTTCCAGGGTAGCTTTGGCGGCTTCATGATGAAGCGTGTTATGCCACTTGTTGGTGCTGCTACTCTTGGTACCTACATGCTTGGTAGATACTTGAAAGGACAGTCCAGTAAAGAAAACGACGAGATGAAAGAGCGTTTCGGCACCTCTCGTCAAGAACTTGACACAAAGGACTTGTTCGGTCAGGCTGCTCGTGCTGAAATTGAGCGTCGTCAAAAAGAGCGTCTACAATTCCCAGGCGAAGATAACCGTCCTATTCTTCGTGCTATTGCTTCCGGTCAAATCGAAGCACCGGATGATACTGGTGGTCCTCCCATCAGAATTAGAGAATTACGTTCTCCTGGTCAGCCGGACATTCAGAGAGATCGTTCAAAGCCTCTTTACGAAGTAGAAAACCGTGCTATGGGTGGTAAATCAGGTGGTCTTACCATTGTTGGTGAGCGTGGACCTGAGGCTGTCGTTCTACCGGAAGGCTCTCATGTTATTCCTAATCACCGTATGCATAAAGTTGAGCGTTTAGGTCGTGTTAGAGACAATGATGCTTATAACTTTGGTAATTCCGGTATTCCACATAAAGCCATCGGTGATGCTACGTCTGAAAGAGAACTATTTGATAAACCTGTTGGTGAACTGTGGTCCGACATTAAAGAATCTACGGGTGAAAACGCAGCCAAAGGTATCAAGGTTTTACAAGACCGATATATGCAATCCATGTATCGTACAAGTGTGGACCTGGATACGGCTAAAAAATTAGCTGGAACTGATGAACATCGCAGTATTATTGCTGCTGCTAAGAAAAAGGATAGTGTTGCCGCAAGAACCAATGCACAAACCGGAGTTATTGCATCATTAAAAGCAAATACAGAATTTGATAATCAAGGTCATGCAATAATGCGTGGTCTTATTGGTGGATTTGAAGGTGTTCCTTCTTTATCTGCTGAACATCTTGTGCATGAAAAAATGCAGACGGCTTTGATTCAACATCCGAGTACAGTTGGTTTTAGAACTGATCTTAAAAGTTTCAACGAAGAACAGCAAAGAAGAGCTGTTGCTGATTTAACTGGAATTCCAAGCTTCCTAATGGCAGAATTAGGAATGGATGTTGATCCCCACGTTTTCGGTATTTTAGATAGAAAGACGAATGCACAAGGAGCATTTTATTCTTATCCTATACAGAAAATGTTGGAGAAGGTACAAGCTGATCCTACATTAACCGGTAATGACGCCTGGAATGTAGTAAAAGACGAACTTCAACTCAACGCTATTCGAGCGCAAAAGACAGAAATGGAAGCAAATCGTGAGATAACTTCCAAGGCCCTAACTCGTTCACAGGAATTACGTGCTCAAGCTAAGACTTTTGTTGACGAAAACCTAAAAGCAAAAGGGATGAAGGTTGATAAAGCAACTAAAGCTTCTTATATTGAAAAAACCTATAATCATCTTGTATCACAAATTAATACAGTTCCTCGAACCCCATCAACAATTGCCGGTAAATGGGGTGGTATATTTACTGAAGCATTCTCTCAATTTGAAGCTGAAGGAAAAGCACCTAAAACAGATGTTCGCAACTACATGTTATTAGCTGAGGCTATTGCAGGTGAAGGAGGAGCTGGTCCTTTAACAAGTCAACTGTCTGCTGAATTGGCCCCCATAGACCCAAGAGTTGAAGGGTTAATTTCCGGTCGTTATAATTACGGAGAAAGTGGTGCTAACCCGTTAATTTTCGTGCGGGAATTAGCGCAGCAATTACAACAATCTGCTCTTGCATCACCGGACAATGAAGAAACAATAAGAAGATTAAATAGTTTCCGTGAAAAAGCTTACAATCAAGATTGGGTAGACCTTTCTGACGTAGGTGGAGAAACTCTTTTAGAAAATCTAAAGAAACAACAAGCAGCCAACAAGGAAAACTTAGTTGAACGCCGTCGTGGTGGTGGTGGAGTACCAGCAGTACTTGGTGAAAGATCATTTGAGGTTTGGGCCGACTCTATGTTGAAGTACACTGATGCGTCAGGTAACTTCATGATTCACCAGAATGTTAATGATACCTACTTTGGTCATGGATTACCTTTCTCGGCTGTTACAGGTAGTTCACTAAGCGGTTTCGGGGATTCTCCTGAAAACTATACCACAACTATTGGTAGAGAAGACTCTGCGGAAAGAGATACTAGATTTAGGGTACAGAGAGGTAAAACGCTTCTTGATAATAATGGAAATGTTTTACTTGAAGTACCTGAAGAAAGATTACCACCTGAATTAAAAAGAGGTATATCTGATTCAGATAGAGCCGATTTATTACAAAGAGTTAAGGCCCATAACCTTTTTGTGGGTGGGCCAAATCGTAACTCAACGTTAGACTCTTTTATAACCTTTGATTCGTTTTTACAACAGCAAGCTGAGACTGGGAGAAGTGTATCTCACACAGTTGATCCTAATACTTTAATTGCATGGCAAAGTGAACCACGTATTGCAGAATATATTGCAGCACAACGTCAAGCTGGAAAAAATACAGCATTACAAGATGCGTTTTATACGCAGATGCAAGATCAGTATAGCAGCAACTTCCTGCGTCGTTCAAACGCATGGAATGAGGTTGTTACTCGACTTGGTGAACCCTACCGCGCTCGTTTTGGTGAGTGGAGTCCTGATATTCAAACCGGTAAGACAACCGCACTTGCATCCAGCTTCTCACAGAGAGGATTGGAAGCGTTTTCACGCATGACCTTCGGGTTCAATGCCTTTGGTGGACAATCGAGAACTTATGCTACTGGTACTCATGATATAGCAAGTATCCTTTCGGGTTCATCTGTTGTTCAGGCACCTGATACTGATCTACTAAGTAGCTTACGTAAAGAACGTGATATATCTGAGGTATTAAACCGACCACTGGGTGCGGATAAATCTAATCAACTGCGTCATCTGGAAGCCCAGGAAGCTGCTCATAACCTCAATGAACTTCGTATTGAGCGCGATCTGCTTCGTCTGCGTGGTCCCGATGGAAAGACGCAATTAGACATCCTACAAGAACGACGCAACGAATTGTTCGCCCGTATAAATGCTGGTGAAAATGATCCTGAGATAACCAGACAATACAATGCCGCGCGTAGAGCACACGATCAGGCACTACAGCGTAATACTCAAATTGATCAGGATATGGAAAGAGCGCAGGTAGTTCTTGCTGCTCGTAGTGCTCACGCAACTGGTTCGTTTACCGGAAGATATGGTAATCGTCTCGCCTTTGCTCAGGCCGCTTCTACGGCTACTGGGGCCGTAGGCGGCGATTTCCACTCAACCGCTACAGCCGATGTAATGGCTTCCATGCTCGGTACAGGCAACGAACAAGCCGTGTTATGGCAAGCAGGGCGCGGTGTTCTATCGTCAAACACAGGAAATGCATCCAGTGTTTCAATTGATCCATTAACCGGTTGGGATTACAATGCTAACCAAACAGTTATGCACAGTCATCCTACGGCTGACAGATACCTATCATTTGACGACGTAATGGAAACAATGCGTAAGTCATTTGGTGTTACACTTGACGGTACAGGAAATCCCACATCTTTTAATCATAGAGGCGCTGGTTTTAATATTCTCGCCGGTACAGATGTTGGTGGCGGAAAAACTATGTTGGCCGGTTTCGGCTTCAGTGATGCTATCGGTGATCTTGCCGGTATTGTTGATCCCACAACAGGAATAAGTGAACAACAGCGTCTATTCTCTTTTGTATCAGAAGAATTAGTTGGTGCAGACAGGTCATTCCGTGTAAGCCAGGCTATCAACCGAAACGCAACTGTTGGTAACGAGTGGTTCAATACTGGATCAGGTATTCTTGATCCATCCGTGGTTGGCCTCGAAGCAGGTGGTGTAAAAGCCATCCGCTATCGTGGTAACCATGTTGTTCGTACTCGTTTGTCTAATGGTATGGAACAATCGTTCCGCAGATTGCCGGCCACGGGTGAATGGATGCCTGTTGACGGTGTAGACGCTCGTGGTAACTGGATTGACACTGATCCAGCTAGTGTCGGTGTTGACGCTATTACTGAAGCTGCTGCGGCTATCAAAGCCAACGAAGCTGCTGTACTCGGTACAGGTAAGTCCACCAAGGTAGGTCGCAATGACGTTAACCGATTCACCGGACGAGGAAACGCAGAATTAATTAACGATCTTATGGATCGTATCGTGCGTACCGAGACCCGTGGTGGTGACGCAACCAATTTACGTAACAGATTAAACAATTTAATTGATCCTGATAACTACGAAAAGGGTAAGACTGGTGCTTCTACACGATTAGACATATCAGAGGGAGCATCAGCAAACGAGCGCGGCGAATATCGTATGCGACGCCTTCGCGGACTCGTTGGTAACACCACAGCCATCTTTGGTGGTCGCTCTATCGCAGACTTCCTAAGTATGTTCGAAGGAATAACACAAGATTCTTCGGGTGCTCGTGATGTATCAAAGTCGGCTGCATACAAGCGATTCTATGAAGATGGCGGTTATCGTGACCATCGTCTTGCCATCCAGGACTTCGTCGCACAACAGGGTGCCGGTGTTGCGGGACTACAAGGTGGTTTCAACACAAGAGGTGTCGGCGGCTTTGGACAAAGAGCATGGGATTTCGCGTTAGGTGATCAACAAATGACAGCTAACGACTTCCTTGCGTTGGGTCTAAAAGCAGATGGTACTCCAAGAAGTGGTGTTGGTGCATTCCGTAGTCGTGCATGGGCAGCCTATGGTAACGTTGGTACTCTTCAAATGGCCGCTCACATCTACCTACAACAGGCGCAAGCCAGGGAGATGGAAGCTCTTGATGCCGGATTAAACGATCAACAGAGAGCTAAAGCTGAAAGAGAGATTATCGAAAGATACCGTAATCAAGCCAGACTTGTTGATGGTGCTACTACAGCAGCTACTATAACAATGGCTGTACCACCATTAAAGGATGGTGGTACAGTATCGTCCCTATTATCACGTTCACAGTGGGGTAGAAACTTTGCTTCAGGCAGACTTGCTACTGAAGGTGTCGGTGCGACACTGCTTCGAGCAGGTGGCGGTACCGGTGGAAAAATATTCAATGCTCTTGGTCCTGCCGGTCAGGTACTTGGTGCCGGTCTATCAATGAAAGACACTCTCGACGTTGAACAAGCAGGAATAGAACACGAACGTCGCATGGGCCGAGTAGGAAACTACGGTACCGACTCATGGTATGATGATCGTATGGATTCATTAAACCTTTTCAAAGGTAGTGGTTTTGGTTATGGAGTTGGAAGCGGACGTGCGGGTAATAAAATGCTCGGTGCTGTTGCTGTAACCGCATTACCTCAGATAGGAGCAGCGTTAGGTGGGCTTGGTTTGGGTGGCATTGCTGCCGCAGCAGGACCCGCATCACTTGTTGCTGCGCCTGTTGCATTTGGTCTTATCTCTGCGGCTAACGTCACAGAACGAGATTCTATGGCATGGGAAGCTACTATGGGTGGTGTTGGACCAGACGGTAAGCCTATTGGTAGAATATCAGAAAGTATGCAAGCAATTGCATTACTACAGGCCGAGAAACAGAAGCAGGAAAATTTTGCTTCTTATGGTCGCGCAGGAACATGGGCCAAGAATCCATTCAAGAATGGAGCATGGAAGAACCCATTGTGGTGGGCTGCTGAAACAGCGGTAGGTGCCATCGGAAACCTATTCTCGCTACCCGGTGCATATTTTGGTTCTTATTTCTCAAGAAATGCCTATGGTAGTGCCAAGAACATTGACAAGAGTATCGCAGGTTATCGTAAAGAAATTGCCGGTACAGTTGTTGATGAGCAAATTGCCGCGGCTACAGGTGACTATAAAGAAGGAGTTAAGACTCGTAGCTTTGGAGCGTTTGCCGCTCCAGAAATGCGAACCGACGAAGCTCGTGAAAACCTAATTGCGTTGAGAGATGATCTCAAAGCAAAGGTCAACATGACTCCTGAAGAGAAAGCAAGAAAACGCGCAGAAGCAATGGATAAAATCCGTAAAAGTCGTTTGATTACAAATGAAAGAAGAGGAGAAAAAATCCAGGAATTTCTTGCCAACGCAGAAATCGAAGATGCTTACACATCAAAAGATGTGGATAGAATCACAGGTGCCTTGGCTATGGGTCAGGTTAAGAAGTCAGAGCAGATGGAAGCTTTGCAGAAGTTGAATAAAGAACAACTTCGCTGGAAAATCAACACTTCCGGTATGCAAGCTTTGAAAGACGAGAACTTCGTAAACATGTACTCAGCGGTAATGGGACCTGAAGCTCTCAAGCAACTCGCTTCGGCTTCAAGCGAAGCTCGTTTGAACGAGTTAGCTGATACACAGCTTGGTAAATTCAGCGGAGCACGTCGTAAAGATTTGTTAGCTCGACAAGCACAAATTCTTGCTGAGGCCACTCCAAAGAGAGCACGAGGCGGTGCTGCCGGTGGTTTAACTATCGTAGGAGAACGTGGTCCAGAAGCGGTCATGTTACCTCAAGGTTCACATGTGTTACCAAACACTTTGATGAACAGGTTGAATCATGCGGATACTTACGACTTTGGTCGTGGTAACTACAAAGCTGGTGGCGATGCTGAGGCAATGCAGCGTTTGGGAAGAATACAGGGTGCATCGGTTGCCGCTGGTACCCCTGCTGTTAAAACCAACTACGTGCAGGACTCAGATTATACTGTAAACGTTCAGGTCATTAAGCGTGACCGATTCCAATTAAATAAGGCTACGTAATGCAAGCACCTTTTGGAAACTGGAAACCATTCAAGTCAACAGATGAGGCCGAGGAAGTTTTAGACCTCGGTCCTCCTCTTGTTACACGAAAGATATGGGTTTATCAGCTTGATACCGGTGGTGGAGACATCACCGCATTTCAGTTAAAGAAAAATATCTTTTGGGAAGCCTATCCACGGGAGGGAGCCGGAATGCTACCTCCCGTGAGTGCTGTCGCGCCTATAATGAGTGTTCCCAATATCGTATTACAAAATAAATTGGGTGTATTCGAGTATCGTATCGAAGACCCAGGTGGAAATACAATCTTCTGGCAGCGCGTTTATATTTGTATCAACGCCATGTTCTTCATTTTTGGTGGTTTGGGCGGTGCAAGCCTTAACGACTTCTTATGGACAGAGGGACAGGATCGAACTGATGCATATAAACCCAAGCGTGTGCAGCGTATTCCTGATGACTATGTTGTAGAAATTCCTAATCCACCATTACTGATAGCTAAGAGTAACGTTTATGGTGCCCCTGAACAGGGTGTAAACATTATTTATGATGGCTTACCAAAGAACATTAATGATCCTTCTGCTCCGGTTAAATTATTTATTGACCGAGGAGTTGATAATGGTAGCCAGGATGGGCAAATTACGATTAACTGGAATGCTCCAAATATTGGTCCTCCCGGCGGAATGCAGTTGCAGCCCGGTTCTACTACACGCTATTTGTTTACGGACACTTCCGCGCAATTTGGACAGGAATACTTCTATCGCATCAAAGCTGTCTCTGGAAGCGAAGTGACTTATAGTGATGCCATCAGCGTTCAAATCTTCAATAACAACCATTGTCGAAGTGAAATACAGACAATGACTATTGGTGGTCTTGACACGGTTTTAAATTATAAGAATCCTGGACAACTAACACCCGATCATCCAACCTATAAATCAATGCTTTGGGGTAACAGAGCCGAGTTCGGGTCACTGGACCCGAACAACGGTAACGAGTTCACGGACAACGGCGGTATCGTAAGTAGCTGGTGGTACAGTCCAATCTATAAGTTTAGAATTCCAAATGGTTCTAAACTTAAATTGATTATGGACGGCTTTTCCTCGACTGCTTTCACACAAAGAGGACGTGCTGCCGAATGGCAGTTTTCTTATGAACTTGGTAATACCGTGGTTGGCAGTGTTCGCACACCCAATCGTGTACATCACCTCGTGCAACCTAACGCAAACGGTAGTATCACAATCGGTAAGAGGATAGCCGACGACACCGGAAATATGACCTCTGAAATCGGCCATCAGGAAGTCATCAAAGGTGCAAGTGGCGCTCTACTCGTTCGTAAAAGGGGTGGACCCATTTATGCGTTGACTCAAGAAAACAACGGTATCAGTGTTTACATTTCGGATGGAATGGGAAACTATGATCCTTATATCTACATTAAACAGGATAATGCTCAGAAAAGCTTGTTTAATGAAGAAAAAGGTTACGCACTGCTTGATGTGACGCGTAAGAATACCGGTGAAATACAGGTATTAGCTGAGAAAGGTGACTGGTTATTCTATCAGACAAGTCGTGATAGCTGGGATTATATTTACCCCGTGGGTAGAAAAGATAAGGATAACGACTATCGCATCGAAGAAGACCAAACACCCGGTCGTGGTTACATGACGATTGCCGCACAGAACCACCGATTCATATCACATGATGGTGGAAAACACTGGGAAGAACAATTCCTTAACGGTGAAGTATTCCGAGAATCAATTTTCGACGGCAATAAGTTAATCAAAATTCTTGATAGCGTAAAGTACCAAGGAGCGAGATACTACCTCGGTGAGTCTGGTAAGCACCTGTTTATCCAGAAAAACGAGGGACCAATAATGCACGTAGCCGAAAAAAGAAAAGAAAACACATATGGTTTCGACCTCGTTACAATGAAATCGGCCACAGCTACACTTATCATAAACGGTTTACAAACAGGCCAGGAGAACCCAGCCCATCGTCTGATTTCATACGACGGTGGTAAGAACTGGCGAGAACAAGAGGTTGGTTAATGTCTTCAAAGATTCGCACTCATCGAAGTATACAAGAGTGTTATAGCGTCATTGTAAAAGGTGCTATACCTGAACCTAAGTATCCAGGACAAACATTTCGTATCCTTGGAGAGTCTTCGTTCAACTTGGCAAAGTTGGATAAGGGTTTCATGTCGAACAATATCTATAAGTATTGGCTCGAAATGAATAACATCTTCTTGTCTGCTGAAGCTGAACAGATTGAGTCCATCTCAGGCACATCAACAATTTCTCCGGCACTTGGTCCTACTCTTGAGCCAGCCAGGGTGGGTAACTCTTTCGATGAATATCGCTCTTATATCACAAACATAACTATCAAAGTTTTGAATGAGTATTGGAGAAAGCTCACCGAAAGACAGATTAACATCATTAAAAATCCTTCTACTTGGTCATCATCTTCTGGTGTTTCTAAAGTAGAAGAACTTATTGAAGCCGGTGGTCCCCAGGACTTATCTAACGCGCTTACTTTAATTAATGATCATCGTACTCAGGAAGACACAAGTTTCAAGAACGGTATTCAACTACAGACGATCTTTCCTCGTACTACACCGCCTACTTCTCCAGGTAACACCGTGTTGCTTGATCTTGAAACCAAGTTAGCGGCAGTTATGAGCGACCCAACCGTTAAAGCAAGTATGAATAACGGTTCACCGGACTTAACCGCATATGGTGCTCTTGGTGATCAAAAGGCTTCATTAAAGAATAATCTTGATATTGAAGAAGGCGACCAGGAAGTTTTTGGACTTCCTGGCCTTTCCGCTATTGAGCGCACAGAGTCACAGCCCTTTACACCTTTTAAAATTGATTGCTTGAAGAAGTTTGATGCTGGTCAACCAATCTACCTGAAGTTATTCATGGAAAGCGGTGTAGAGAACATGGAGCGTTCACGTATTCACTTCGACGTAGGTGAATTTTTACGCGTAACTCTGGATAAAGGTCAACAAATTGAAATCAAGAGAAAAAGGTCTGCGCAGGAAGTTCAGCAATACCTGACTACATATGCACAGAAGTATCTTTCTCCTGAGATATACGCGGCCCTGCAAGCAGAATATAACAACTTTGCTAACGTAACGGATGCAGAAATGGCGTTAGAAGCCATGAAGATTAAACTTACATTGAATAACCCTCCGCTAACCACGCAGGATTCCATCAATGAAGTTACTGCGGCTGCTCAGGAAGAAATTGATAAATTGAAGACTCAACAGGATAAGAAACATGCTCGACGTAAGCACTATCGTGATTTACGTAAGGGTCGCAAGCCTCCTGTGAATACTCCGGCGGAAAAAGCCGCAATGAAGACTGAACTGGATGCGATAAACAAGGAAATTCACCGCATTAAGGTTAGTCGTGGACTTGATGAGATTTTAAAGCGTAGAATTTCCGCACTTGAGAGAGTTATATATAGCCAGACCGATAGTGTTTATTTAATGAACACACAGGCTGTAGATAAGCCGCTCTACATAAAAATAGTTGACTATGGTATTGGTGTAGTTCTCTTTGAGTTTTCGAATGATGGAGGATCAACCAAGGATATTCATGTATTCAAAGACGCAGAGTTTCTTTCGAAGAATACTAAAGTAAACAAATACATGAATACGGATACCAATGTTCGTCTTCTTAGCAAGGATTCTTATGGATTCATCTTGCGTGGTGGAAAGTCGCCTACTGCACCATATCAAGTGAAGATAAATGGTACCGGAGGAAGCTTTACGTTTGCTTACGATGAATGTCGTGCAAACTGTGCTACAATTTATATTCCTGTATTAACTGAGAATAAATTTAAGATAGGTGGTGGAGGTACTTCTCTACCACCTACCCTACCAACGGTTCCGGCTACTGGAACCGGAACCGTTGATCCAGAAAAAGCCAACAAACCAGACCCGTCAATTCTTAGTTGTGAAAAATTTGAGCAAGTGGATGAGGGTTCAGTAATCGGACAGGAAACTCACGTTTCTTTAATTACGAACTTGCCTGGCTATCCTAATTTGACAGCTCATGTAAAGAATTACGGACAAATCCAATCTAAGGGGGGAACAATTTACGCTGATATTGTTCCTGCGGCTTTGTCGGGTGCGGTGGACCCGAAGGATATTGACGACTATACCACATGGTATGAATTCAACAGTGGTAATCTAACTGATCCATTCAAAATCAAAGAAATGACAGTAGGTTATTCGATGTACCACATCCGAATAATGCTTACACCCATCTGGAAAGACCCGGAAACAAAAATTGTTTCTGCGGTACCAATTCTTTTCCGCGGCTTCATTAACATTTTAGCAGAAGCCGATAACTGGGACGCACCTACTTATGACAAGGAAACTGATGCGCCTGTAGTTGTTACCCCTCATGTGCTCGATCAGGATACTTACAATATTACTGTAGAGCCAACATTTGACTCAGGTAAAAGACGATTAATTTATCAGGTCACCCTCACATATAAAAACGAAATACCGGATGATGACACTAAGAAAATTCCTGATTTCTTATCAGGAAAGCTGGTTGACATCATCTATTGGTGGAAAGAAACGCCATATTATATTATGACGGATGGTTATATCACAGATTCACAAACAAGTGATTTGTTGACGGTAACACAGCCTCGTGACGCCGGTTCTGGTATTCCTGGTGGTATTTATCAAACTAAGGGTACAAGGACTACATTCAACGCAACTGATAACTTACGCTTTCTTGAAGACAAGTTAATGTCAGAAAATCTCATCGTGGAAGGTTACCCTTATAAAGAAGCTGTTCGTGTCATGCTGCGTAATGGTGGATACATGCCATCACAAATGACACAAATCAGCCCCACAACGATTTTTACTGGAACAACTTCAAACAACAGTCAGAACAACCAGAAGATTCTTCCTATCTCTATTCCTGGACAGCATAGCAGCTTTACATGGGATAATCAGAGGAACAGACTCGAAGGAGTAATGACTTTGTTAGGTACCTATGGATTTAGTGCTCTTGGTGAAGATAATTTGTGGGTAAGCCAAGCAGGTAAGGTCCGCCTGGATGGTCCATTTAATCTACGTAAAGACCCCCGTTGGGGAAACTACTTCATCTATCGCAGCCGGCGCTCGGCTGAATTAGTCGAAGAGCAATTGTCACAACCACCGAGTGGTACCAACCCGATTCCTGAACCGTCTCAGGTTGATCCTGAACGTGTGAGACAATACATATATTTTGAACCTATTACTCGAAAGAGAACTATGGCTGACTTTTTCTCTGTGGTTAAGGTGACTGGTGCTCCTGATCCAAAGACCAAAAAGCCTATGACCATTGGATTTAAAAAGAAGGAAGTTATTGCTCACGCTGATCCTGGCGAAGACCTGGAAAACGATACTGTTATTTCTATGAACCAACAGTCTCACTACCTTGGTCACCATAAGGAAATGCCAACAGTAGACATGCCTGAGGCTAAGACTCGTAATGAGTTGATACAGAAATTGTTCTACCTTTACAACAAAGTATTTCCTATACGTGAAGAGTATACAACCAAAATTCCACTTAATGTCTTCCTGATGCCAGGAGATGTTATATTCGTTGAACCAGACCCAATGAAACAGAAGTTTGGTACCGGTGTGTATGAATTAGCTGAACCAATGTTTGGTGACGCCAATGGCTTTTTTGCCATTGGCGGTGCAAGTGAAACTACTGGTGATATTGCAGCAGCAGTTGGTATGTCATGGAAAGTTCTCGATGTTCAACCGGAACCAGAAAGTCATCGTATGGGTTTAGTTATTACGCCTTTAAATAAAGCTGAACAAAAAGCTTTATCTAATCTGATAGCTGCTGGAGGAACAGAATGATTGTAATACGTGATGAATTATCTGCTCTCCTTCAAGCGTTGAGAGATCGAGTGGGTGGCCATTCTGCGCTACCCACTCAATCAACACGTAACCCATCGGGTTCTGTTGGAGCATCAGACTTCTCTGAACCGTCTCCATTTGTCGAATACGATGGAGCTACCCGAAGGGTATTCGTGTTAGGTTTTAGTGATTACGGACCTGATAGCGAAGATGTTGTCGTACCCGCAAATTTATCTAAGAGAAAAGCCAATCGCTACTTTTTAGTAGTTAGGGACAGGTAAAATGTCTTTTGAAATACCAGATCAACCAATTCCAATTCGTATCCACTCTGTTAAGGTAGCCTTTGCGACCGAAAGGTATAGCAACGCCGACAAAACAGCTATTGCACAAACATATACCCTTCGTATACGTAAAAGTGGAGAAACAGACTGGATTGAATATGTTTTAAGTAAGAGTGTTAGAGTTTTCTATGTGGAAGATTTAACGCCATCCACGGTGTACGAAGCCCAGTGGCTTTTGCATGGTAAGCTTGACACAACCGGAACCGAGGTAGTGGCAGATGATACTACTTCAACCGTTTATTTTTTCCGTACTTCGTTTCGAGAGCGTTATCCTCTTCGTCCTTCACTGACTACACCTTTGTATGGTGAAGATTTCACGGCAGCACTTCAAGCTGAACTCGACGCCGCAAACGATTATATCAACACCAAAGACGAGGAAGACTCTCTTGCTCGTTATCTAAAAGAAGGTGTTGGAAAAATTGTTGGGTGTGATCTTACAACAAATACTCCCGATAACAATCTTCTATTTCTTTCACCTGGATATTTTCAATCTGGACCAGGTGTGGGGACAGATGACGCAAACTGGTTTCCAGGTGCGCGTTTCTTCTCACTTGCAAGTGATTTAAATGAGTTTGAAATAGACAGCGAAAACTCACCTGATTTCTTAACAGACGGAAAGTACTATGGTTATATGGCCGCAAGGTCTGATGACGATGGTGGTGTCATCTATGATATTATTTGGGATACCACTATAATCACACCAAGACCTGATGGCCGATGGATCATAGGTTCAGTGGAAATTAAATCGGGTCTTGTTACGGCTATTGACTTATCGGTAGCTGATAAAATTCCAACACTTGCTTCGTTACAGGCTGACCTTAACTACCTCACAACTCTGATTGGTTCAGGTGGCGGTGGCGGAGGAAACGGCGGTGGCGGAGGAGGAACTGGTGTCGTTCTTGGAAACGCTGACCAACTTAAATTCAATCCCGCAGACGTTTCTGTGTCTTGGGAATCCACTTACAAGGCTGTTTTGAGAATAGAAAAGGATATTTTATCTAAATTAGATGAAAAAATCGCTTCTATTCAGCAGGGTGACCGTGTTTCCCTTGAGCGTTTGGTGTCAGACATCGTTCGCACAACCTATTTGGGTGTGGGAGAAGTTAATCCTGCTGCATTACTCCGTAGTGATGGTGCATATGTCATCGGTGGGAAGTTTGGGCAGAATCCAGAAGATGCTGGTGGCCCCATCAACCTTGAAGTTGATGGTGCAACTGTTGAGTCACCAGTTCTTGAAAGAGAATCTAACTGGCTTTACGATGATACAACCGGAGAATGGAAGTTTTAAGCTTGACAAACCACTCCTGATCCGGTATAATTAGTAATGAGGTGACTTAATGGACACACATATATATGCCTTGGTTGACCCCAAAACGAGCGAAGTTAGGATGGTGGAGAAGGCTATCTTGGATATAAAATTTCAGAAGAAGTACGAGAAAAACTCCGAAACGCAAAATTAGGGGTCAAAAGAAGTAAACAAAGTGTAGACAAAACAAACAGGGCCAACCACAAATCAGTGTGTCAATACACAAAGGAAAACGTTTTGGTTAAAGAATGGGGTTCTATCAAAGATACCGAAGAAATTGGTAATTTTAGTAGAAAAAGAGTTAGTCAATGTTGTAGAGGTATCACTAAAACCCATCGCGGATTTGTTTGGAGATTTAAATGAGATTATATTGTCCTGAAACCTGTGAGAGATTAGAAGTCAGAGAAGATTGGGAAGTCTGGGCTGCTCTCGAAAAAGGTTTTGTTCCTTCGGTGACTGAAATTCTTGACATCATCAACGAAGGCGAGTACCTGATGAAATGGTACATTAAAAATTGCGTAGAACATTACATTAAAAATGGCGATAAAGCGGAAGCTCTCGCTTATAAAGATACCACAAGTGCTGATTTTGGTAGTATCTGTCACAATTTAGCGGAAGCTTATGTACAAAACTTACCATTTACTTGTGAATACACTGATAAGCATTTAAAAATGGTTCAACCCTATTTTGAATGGGTGGACGAAAATGTTGATTCAGCCATCTTTTGCGAAGAATTTTTTGCTGATGCTACTCTTGGGTATGGAGGAACAGCCGACCAACTGCTTCGTTTAAAGAATGGCGAACTGCTGCTTGCTGACTTAAAGTTCAAAAAGAACTCCTTCAAATTTCCAATGAAGGCAACCGTAAAAAATAAATATCAGCTTAGCGCATATCGCAATCATTTTCAACCTATCTTTGGTAAGATGCGTATCTGCAACTTTATTTTGGCGAGTCCATTTGGTTGGGATAGAAATCCAAAGATTAAGGTTTATGACTACGGTTATGATGACTGGACCTCAGGATTCGAAGCAGCAAAATATCTCTGGTACGAAAAGCACCGCGTTGGACTCGAAGATACCCGCGTGGATAACGACATATTTGCATAAGGTAGCTAATCACCTGGATATTGATATATCAGACCTCCCGGTTTCTTTTCAAGAGAAACCGGGAGGTCGTTCGTCATGGTGGGGTGTGTTTCTTTCAGATTGTCCAAAAGGTAATTGTAGTATTGAATTAAGTACCGAACTTAAAAAGAATGCCTTTGGAAAGAAAGTTATTATCCACGAACTTCTCCACTACTTAATGCATCCTTTAGATGCACATATACAATGTAAAGTAATTCCTCAACTCAGCACAAAAGGTAAAAGGAATTATGCAGACTCCACTTTTAAGAAAAACAGAGAGAAACTGGTAAATCATCTTACCGAAGTCATCTACAGGGAAATAGAACATGGCACTAAGAAATCCAAAGGTTAACATTGTTGACATCATCAAGCCCATACAGGGACACGTAGTTAATGGAAAGGTATATACTTTTATTGCAAAAGAAACCTTCCGTCTTGCTGATGCATACTGGGTTTGTGCTCAAACAGATTCGTGGGAAAGCGACTTTGAAACCTGGGACTTTCTTACAGAAGGTAGAGCCGGTGGTAAAGGTGCTTTAGTCCGTGGTGCTTATTCTCCTGTTATTAAGACTCGTATTCGTGATTTAAAGCTGTTAGGGACTTCTACACAAGCAACCCACGGGGGAGATAGAGTACAAATTGTAGAAGAGGGCGAATACAGATTTTCCTTCTCCCTCGATAATGCAGCCGCTTCAGTAAATCCAACTTACCTTTACGAAATTCAAGAGAGTGAAACCGGGTACATAATGGCCGCCGGTTCATTTAAACAGAGTGCTGCCACCGATGGTAAAATCACCAGTGGTGTGTTTACGCTTTCACCAGGTTCTCTGTTACTTCGTATAAAAGTTAGAGCGGAACAACCTTATTTGCTTCCTCCTGGATACAAACCAACCGCTGCTGTAACATATATTGAAGATGGTAAATCATGGGTATATGATCCTTTTTATAACATTGGAAAAGTACCTTCTGACCGCAATCACCCTTTGCTTCTACAAAGAGCTGCAATCCTTGCTTCAGGTGTACAGAAAGACAACCCCAAGTGGATTGGTTATCTAACTGGTGCTGGTGAATCAGATGGAGAATGGACAACTTTAAAAATTCTATGTCAGGACTCCTCTTCTTTACCTGCAACATGGACTTATAACGAGTCTACAATAAACACAGCAGGACCAACCTTATATCGCATTGAGCGCCCAGTATTTGTGGATCAAGCACAGGGTGGCGGTACTTCATCAGCTTCTTACAATGATGATCTCGCTGAAAATGCATTTAATGGTACTGGAAATGATTTCTGGACGACTAAAAATCAAAATGATGATGGTGGAGAACTCCCAGCATACCTCACATTTGATTACGGCACAGGAAACGAAAAGATAATCAAGAGTTATGCGCTCTTATGTGGAATCGGTGGACCCATCACATGGCTCCCTAAATCATGGCAACTTGAAGCATCTAATGATGATTTCGCCACATTTGATATTCTCCAAGTAATCACAAACTCCACTATTAAGCACGGTCAGGTTTCATTCTTTGCTTTTGAGAATGATGTCGCATATAAATCCTATCGAATTAAGTTTACAGCCAGTCAAAGTAAAACAGTTTACTTTGATGAAGACACCGTGGTTGGGCCTCGAACAGAAATCATTATTAATGAATGGCAAATGTTTGAGGAATCTATCACAAATGCTGGAGAAAACCGAATTTATTACAGTCTTGATCCCATGATGCGATATATCAACAAAGTGATATATCTTCAAAACGATCTCGTGCAAAATGACGGTACTGTACTGGCTGAAGCTGGAAGTATATTAGCTGCTGGAGAACGATCTACTCCAGAGGGTAACTACATAACTCTTTGGAACATCAAAGAAAATGTCTCTACTGATTCAGGTCTTGAAGCGGTAGTCATTGCCACAACACCTAATCCTTTCTCTTTAACTGTCGAGGGTTCATTACAGGATCACTCTGCAACATCTATTGAGATTTCTGATAACGGTGATGTATTCTTATTAAGCAAAACCACTCTTTACAAGTTGTTCGTCAATCGTCCAACTGTTACTACCAGGTTGTTGTCTTATCCTTTAAACACATCTGGTTCTCCTGGTGGACAAGCATTAAAATCTATCGGGAATACTCTTTACTATGCCGGAGAAAAGCTTGGTTCATTTTCTTCTGTATCGCCATTCTTTAATGCCGTTTATCAAGTAAATGGTAATCAGAAAAACGCGTCAGAAGGCACACCTTTTCATGGACCCATGTCCATTGAAAAATGGATGAACAACCTATGGGGAGTAGTAGAGGAAAAACCAACTGGATATGAAAATGCAATCCAGGGGTTGGTTAGCCTCGGCTCGTCTGGTTGGCAAAGGAAAACAAAAGAAACGGGTGATATTACCACAACCGTTCTCGACACAAGTCGTGAATTTGATGCCCGTGAGTATCAATGGCAACACTTAATAAATGTTAACAACAATATGTTGTTATTCGGTAAGAGAGGAAGAGGTGTGCCTAACGATAAAGGGGTTGTAACTGACGCCTATCGTTCAGAAGAACCAATATTTGCTCTTACGGACGGAGAAAAATGGCGAGAACTTGATTTTGAGTTTCGTGTTACTAAAGCCACACCTTATCCAACAGACAATCCTGACGTATGGAAGCTTTTGGTCATCGGCTATAAGGTAATCAGTGGAACAGGTGGAAACAAGGTCGTTGATTACGAGAACCAGTACATCGCTGAAGTAGATTATGATGGTCGTCCAGTAATGTTCACATGGGACAGATTCTTGAACTGTTTTGTTTCTGACCTTGTGGCCGAAGCTTCCACAGGAAATGAACCAGGTTCATTATGTGGTCCTACCGACGTAGCGTTTATTATTGACGACACGGGTAGCATGGGCGGAACATTAGAAAGTGTTAAGAATGAATTACTTGACACAATGAACTTGATCCACGAAATTTCAGGTGGAGACTACCGAATGTCCGTGGTCAGCTTCAAAGATGATGTAACGGTTCATGTTCCTTTCGGTGCTCAAAACGACAACGATGTAATTGCTGCTATTTCCGCGCTAACGGCTGGCGGCGGTGGCGACGAGCCTGAAGCCTCGTCCGCCGCATTACAAACGGTTGTAGATGAGTTAGCAGAACGCCCAGGTCAGAATGGAGACTTTACCCCATTTAGGAAAAATGTCTTAAAGATTGCTATTCTGGTAACTGACGCTCATCCCCATGATATTGGCATATCAGGTTATGAAGATGGTCGAGACGATGTCTTCGCTCATGAAATGGCTGTAAAAGCTATGGAAAAAGGCATCCTTGTTTCCGCGGTTTATGTTCCCACTTACTATAACCAGAGAATTGTTGAGATCATGCAAGATTACGCCGCAACAACTGGTGGCCAATATCTCGAAACAGAAAGAAGTGGTGCCGGTGCAGGTGCCGCTTTTCAGGAGATTTTGGCCAACTGCGGCGGTTTACGTTTCCCAAAGAACACCGGGAACATAGAGGACTTCGCTCCTTATTGGTGGTGGCTCGATGGAGAATGGGTGTTGAAAAACAATCCACCGGAAGACAACACGTTTTATCTCACGCGCACAATAACAAACGGAAAAGTATCTTATTGTGCGCCCTGCCCTGAGAGAATGCCGGAAGACAATTTCGCATTTGTTTACGATGCTGATGACGCCGGATTCGTAATGCTTGACTTCGATGTGAAGTCACGGCTTTATATCAACTCGTCCGATAGCTTACCGGATTACCTTAACTGGGAAGTAGATGAGTGGGTACCTTCGGACATCGCCGGTACTACATTCCTTGAAAAACAGATTCTTGCTACACCAGACCGTATTGTATACGTACCTGGTGGAGCCTTACCATATGCAATAACCGCAGACACCAATGATGCTATTCAATATGGTGGTTTATCACCGTGGGGAGTAAGACCTCGCCCACAAACATTACTCATCTATCGTGATGCTGATGATCAGTTTGTTGTTAGCATAGAGAATTTAAAGTATCGTTATGGTCTTGAGCCAACTGATTCTTTATTAGATGCTGTAATCAATTTCCAGGGTTATTGCTGGGACAATGATGTAGCTACAACTGATTACTCTTTGACGAAGAGTGTAACAGCAACCGAAGTAATTTATCAGGGCACAGGTTCATTACCTTATGACGCAAGTGACTGGTGTAATCGAGGATTACTCAGAAACGACCATGAGTGGTGTCCTGTAGACTATGATTCACCAACGTGGTATTGTAGTTGTGACAGATGTACCTGCTACTGTATTGATAAAGAACTTTTAGAAAGAGATTTCGGTATTACTCCCAATATGCTTCCTCCCTTCCTTGTATGGGATTCCGTAACGGGTTGTTGGCTTCCGTCGGCCACGGAGCCGACGGATACTTCGGTGAGCTATCTTGAGTTATCTGTTAATGGTGATCTTGTATGTTATTCTTTAGTACAAGGCTCTACACCTGAACCTAACTGTCCCGTGGATGGGTATGGTGGTATTTCCTTCGTCACCATTGATGGTCCGTGGTGTACTAAGAAGACAGAAGTGCCTATCATAGTATGGCGACCAAGTACTAATTCTTTCTGTGGTAAAATTGCCGAGCTTCGTTACCATTATGGTATACGAGTCGAACTATTACCTGATTTTCTATCATGGCTTAGTGGTTCACAGTGCTGGGTACCAGAAACAAGTGAGCCAACCACGGGGTTATATCTCGAAAAGACTGTTGGGACAGAAAGATTTTGTTATGAACTCAAGGAAGTTGGAAATCTAAGTCCTGAATGGCCTTATGATGTAACAGACTGGGATAACCGTGCTCTGGCTATCTGCGGAAACAAGTGGTGCTCGACAGAGGTTGGACCACCAATCGTTCCTCGTGGATGTTCCGAAGACTTTTGTATCCTAATTGATTACCTTGATTCTTTTGGTCTTGAGCCTTCTGATTTACCACAATATCTTGTGCTCAACAATAATACTTTATGTTGGGTGCCAGCTACGGAAGTTGCTGATAATCAAGTTTATCTTGAACAGCAATTGAGTGTAGACACGATGTGTTATATCCAAAATGGTTCATTACCCAGTACCTATGATTTGATTTCCTATCCTGGTATTGCAATTGGTAGTGGAGCAACCGATCCCTGGTGCCCACGTTATATTCAACCTGCAACACTTCAATGGGATGACGGAGTCTGCTTCTGGATTGAAAGGAGTTTGTTGCAAACAGTATATGGAATCACCGACTTGAGCTGTTTACCTCCTTACATTGTATGGGATGGGGAATGCTGGATTCCAAGTGACACAGCATCAGGTGTATATCTTGAAAAGTTTGTTTCAGGTAGTAGATTATCTTACTGTCTGACAACCGGCTCACTTCCATACGATCCAAATGATCCAGCATATGGACGAGGAATTTTACTCGGATGGAATTCTCGATATTGTCCAGTCATAATTGGTTTTCCTTACAATCCGGTTACTTGTCCAGTCATCAGATTGATTGGAGACAAACCTGTGGTTGGTAAAATTATCGCTGGTGTGTTTGTACCTTGTGATCCTGATGATGCCGACGACGCAGAAAAAGGAATGCCGCCAGGAACACTCTGGAAGATTATTTACTTACCTCCTCATGGAGCACCGGTGAATATGTTTGAGTTGGTTGATACGACACTCGATCATCGCTTGACCGAATTGGATCGGCGTTATCGAATTGCCTGGTATCGTGAAGCAAGGGAAGAAGACTATATTCCTATTACTAAGGATGAATCAGGCAACTTTGATCCAACCGAACAGTCAGCTCTATTGAAGACTTTTAATAAACGTGTGCGCTTTGAAAGATTAACTAAGACACCTCAACCATATAGTAGGGGTATCGAAGTCATAGTTCTGGCAGCACCACAATTAGAAAGGATGAAGGTCCCGGCAATCGCTCGGATTATTTAAGATGGATAGACCTAAATGTTGGGTTTTGAATAATACGGCACAACGTGTTCCTCTTGAGGGTTTATTGAATGGTTCACCGGCATTTCTTATTGCCAGTGGACCATCTTTAAACGACCTCAACTTAGATTTACTTAATCAAAGAGGAATCGTTACAATGGGTCTGAACAATTCACCTGCGGTGTTCAGACCCAACTTCTGGACTTTTGTAGATAGTCCAACAAACTTCCTTGAACATATATGGCAAGACCCTCAAATAATTAAATTCGCTCCTGAGGGGCACAAGGGTGCCAGGCTTTCATGTAGAAATGAAGATGGGGCCATCATACCATCATCTCAAACAGTTTTAGATTCTCCATCGGTTTTGTATTATCGGAGAAATGCTAAATATTCCAGTTCTTCTTTTCTTAAAGAGGAAACATTTAACTGGGGAAATTCTGAGAAGGAAGTTGATGAATTTGGTCACGCGGGTAGCAGAAGCGTTTTCCTTGTAGCTTTAAAGTTGCTCTGGTGGCTTGGGGCAGGGGAGATTTATCTGCTTGGTGCCGATTTCAAAATGAGTGTCGACCAAACAAACAATTACGCTTTTCCACAATATCGTTCTTCTGGTTCAATTAGAAACAACAACCGAACTTACAAGATTTTAAACGACCGACTCTCAGCAATTAGACCGGCAATGGAAGCTTCTGGTTGTCGCGTATATAATTGCTATGAGGATTCAGCTCTAAAATCGTTTGATTATCTACCCTTTGAAGAAGCGGTAATGAGGGCTACTGGGAAATGTAGCAAACCAATTGTCACCGAAAACATGTATGAGGTTAAACCAATGAAGATTAAGTTGCTCTATACCAGAGCATTTACTGATAAAACAGATATTAATCAGCACATCGAATTGCTGTCCAGACTTGCGTCACTTTGTGATAGTGTCACCGAAATGGGAACACATCTTGGAAGTTCAACTGCTGCTTTTGCCTTTGGACGGCCAAAAGTAGTAAATACTTATGACAAAACACCTTCTCCTGTATTCAAAGAAGTGCAAGAAGCAGCTAAAGAAATAGGTGTAAACGTCAGACATTTCGTGAATGATAGTCAGGAAACAGATATTCCTGAAACCGATCTTCTTTTCATTGATACACCACATACATATTCACGCATGAAAGCTGATTTGAACAAACATGCCTCGAAAGCAAAGAAGTACATTGTTTTGCATGACACCACAACATATGGTGATAATGGTGAAGGTAAAGAAGAGGGAGTATGGAGAGCCATCGCTGAGTTCCTAAAAGCAAATTCCGACTGGCGACTACAGATGTACCTAACTAACAACCACGGACTCACTGTTTTGGAGAAGAAATGAACCACCAGGGAATATTGATTGTTGTCGAAGGTAAAATAACTTCTGAAATTGTTTCAATTATTCAAGGAAATTACCTGCCTTATTTTGAAACATATAGAATCAAGAGTGTACCAAAAATTGATGTTGAAAACTTTCCAGAACTCTTTTCCCTCTGTAGAGAAGAAGGATATGATTTCGTGACCTTTGGCCGTGGTGAAGCATGGATGACGAAAGAAGATGTTCAACAGGCAATGTCTTTTTTAGCAACCAATCCTAATTCAGACATGTCTGTTAATGGTGAATATACGTTCGAGAAATCCATATGGAGATCGGTAGCTCTTGTTTCGCTAACCACGGGGATGATCTTAGAAACTGTCGAGCAAACTGATGAAAAAGTTGCTCTGATTACACCCACAAGGAATCGTGCTAAGGCGTTCGATCTTACTCAAAAATGGATGGGTAGACAAACTCATCGTAATTTTGAATGGGTTGTCGTCAATGATGGAAACGAGGAGTATGATTACTCAGATTACAGACAAAAGATTATCAAAAGAACTCCAAAAGACGGAGAGGGTCATAGCCTCTGTGAAAATCTAAAAGTCGGTTTAAAACATACAGATGCCGATTATATCCTCGTCGTAGAAGATGATGACTGGTATTCTTCTAATTACATTGAAATAATGCTGAAAAAACTTAAAGAGTACGATTTGGTAGGTAACAGTCCCGCCATATATTATCATTTAAGTAGAAAGCTTTATCGAAACATCAAGAACTTTGAGCATAGTAGTCTCGCTCAAACCGGATTTAAAGGTAAATTAAAACCATTCGTAATATCAATTGCCGAGCAAGGAAGACCAATGATTGACCTTGCGCTGTGGCGATCATTTAGTGGAAATAAAACAATTCTACAAAATGAAGGATTACATGTAAGTGTAAAAGGTCTACCAGGAGAATCGGGGATTGGTATGGGGCACAGGCTCAAGCAGGGGATCGCAGACCCTGAGGGCACGTTATTAAAAGGACTGATTGGAGAAGACTATCTTCTCTATGAGGAGATTTTACAAAATGATACCTAAAATCATTTATCAAGCATGGATTGGTCCATCACCGATACCCGAACATCTTTTAGAATGGCATAAGCGTTGGCAGGAACTAAACCCAACCTGGCAAGTCCATCTTTTGGTAGATGAGACAATTCCTTTTCTAAATAATTATCGTTTATATGATCAAATAAACGATCTAAGAGGAAAGTCAGACATATTAAGGTACGAACTTCTCTACAGAACGGGCGGACTTTGGATTGATCTGGATACAGAACCAGTTAAACCGATCCCTGATAGCATACGCTCTAAAACTCCGCATATCTCAATGCGTACTCCTGAACACCCATGTAACTGTGAGATGGGCGCAGAACCTAAAGACCCGTGGTTAGCGAAAGTTATCGCCGGTCTTCCAGCAAGATATGAGGAAAGAAAAAACGAAGACATAACATACTCAGTTGGTTCATTCTACTTACTTGATATGATTGAACCTCATGTAATCAAGTTACCTAATAAGTATTTCATTCCGTTGAACTATGATGGAAAAGGTAGTGTGACGAAAGATACCATCGGAGTACACCAATTCGAGGGCACCCGAACTTATGATAACACCAAAACTACACCTCGTCTGGTTGGGAAATAAACCAGTTCCAATGATCTCGCGTTTTTATATGCAGACTTGGATAGACATAAATCCTGACTTAGAAGTAATTCTTTGGACGAATGATAGCATTAAGAACGAAAGCTTCGTCAATCAAGAATTAATAGAGACTCATCCGAACGTTTTAATACGTTCGGATGTTCTTCGTCTTGAGTTAATAAGCAAGTATGGTGGAATCTATGCAGACATGGATTATCAATGTCTGCATCCTATTCAATATCTATTGAAGTATGAAGGTTTCATCGCTTCTATTCAACCTGATGCCATTCGTCCATTTACCAATTCTATATTTGGTTTCGTTCAAGGGCATCCCACGGTGGGGCAAATGGTAGAAGATGTTGCAGGTAATATCGAAAATTGTAAGCATTTACCATTATACGCACAAACCGGCTCAGCATGGTTTAGCAGATATATGCTTCCGCTCAAAACAATTGTTAGAGTTCATGAACCAGCTTTCATAAAAGGTGCTCCTGGAGAGATTTATAATCCAGATGAATATCTGGACACTTTCGCAGTACATCACACCCGATAAGGTAATTAAATGCCATACCCAGCTCCCTCAAACATAGTTTTTCATAATGATTCCAAAACAATCACATTCGACGTTTTAGCGTATGATGGTGGTGCTGGTTATCCTCCTGACCCCTCTACTACAGGTCAAACCGTTTATCCTCGATATAGCATAGATGGTACCTGTGGTGGTCCTTCGGGAGAGTGTGGTGGTTCTAATATCGAACCAAGCTCTGCGGTTTTGGGTTCCATAAATGGCTCTGTGACATCGTTTACAATTCAAAACGTTGTTATAAACGCAACATATCGTATATGGTATGAAGACTCAAGTTCTAACCAAAGTTCACAGGGTTCAGTAGTCACTGATATAGATTACGTCCCCGATCCAGATGAAGTTGCGACGATGGATGGTATGGTTGCTCCTACACCTGGTTTGCCTGATCTGAGTTTGGTAAACACTTGTGGCGAACACTGCTACCTTACCATTGCTGCACCTCAATCCGATTTTATTGCTGGGACTGGAGCATCTGCTGTAAGATTAGGTATGAGATGGGTTAATGGTCCCACAGGTGGCACCCCTCCCGGTGCCACCGGAAGCCAAGCTAACTGGGGTTTCGTTAACTTCTCTGAACTAAGCACAATGGATATAGAAGTTGGTGCTGGAACCACAACGGGTTACATTCTTGATCGCTATAGAATTATTGAAGTTATCGAAGGAACACCTACCGAAGTTGTTCACTATATTGCCAATGGTAGATGGTATGAATTCCGTTGGGAATATCAGGATGGTAGTTGTGCATACTGGTATGGGCCTACTGCTTTTGTACAATCTCCTTATGCAGATGGGAATATAGAAATTTTCAGAAAATACAGACTACCAGATGGTCGTTGGACTATTACTTATAGAATGGTCTTAAACAACGGTGAATCTCCTTTTGATGCTAACTGGACTACACCATCAGGAGCAGTGAGAGTATAAATGATTAATGTTTCAGTAGTAGCCAACGCATCTCATATTACAGTATTCCGCTGCGAATCTGATGTTTCCGTTCATCATTATGATTTCACGGTTAACCCCGTCGGCAATCCTACTCCCGTGGGTAGCTTCACTGGTGTATTATTATCACACTTTCGCTCACTACAAGGTTTAACACCAGACAGTGAATATGAAGTTAACTGGACCGCTTATGACGAAAGCGATGTTGAAGTTGATAGTGGTACTTATTCGTATATTACAAGTGGTTTAGCGTATGGCCCTACAATTCTTGAAGAAGGTAATGACTGGGTAGACGTTGATTTACCTCGAGATAGTGGTGTAGATACAGTCATAGTACCAAACTGGGTTGAAGGTGGCTACAATTGCAGAATCAGAGCTAAGTGGGTAGATGTTTCCTTTAATGAGCATATTAGTGAAGGTTGGATTCCCTGGGATCAACCTCTTCGTATGACTCTGGCAGATGTCTTTGATACAAGTGGTTCACCAAGAGTTGTTGAGTATATTGTTTATTATCCTGTTAGATATTCATCTAATGCTGGAGAATTACTATATGATTATGGTTCTACCACAGAAAACACTCACACAACTTCTGGTTCTGGTAACAGAGAGGAATTCGTAACATTTCAGGGTGATAATTTCACTGAATCAGAACGAGTTGCCACAGTAACAACCGCTCGTGGGTGCTACGACAGTATTACTTTAACTTGTCCTGTTCCTGCTGCAATGGATGCCCCAATCGTGTGGCAATCGCGCGGTTATCAGCAAGTGTATCAAGAGCCAGATGGTTACATTGGTTTTGATGTATTCTTCCCTGTAGATACAGAATTCAATGCAGACATCTATGATTTCCAATTCAGAAAGGTTGGAGATACCGACTGGATAACGGCACAGAGTGTTACGGGTAGTGGTACATATGGACCATCTTTTGCGGTAAGAATTGGACCCGATCTTATCTGCCCAAATACTGAATATCAGTTTCGTATCCTCTCTAAGGTTGATTGTGGTGGGGAAGTATATAACTCGACTCCAAGCGCCATGACCACCAAATGGTCTTATGCGGATCAACCAAAAATTTCTGTAAAAGAGGCCAGTGATACTCAAGTAGTAATAACCCCATTACTTGAATATTGCAACGAAGACATTCCAGAATGGGATACAGCTAAAGTTTACGCTTGGATTGCTGGAACACATAATAGTTGGGCAGAGACAATTGAAGACCTACCTAATGATGAAGATTGGGTGATCACACCTGCTACCTTTGGTTTAACCGAGTGGCCAGCACAAACTTATGGTTTAAATATTTACATTGCGGGTGTAAACTCCAACGGAGACGTGAATCCTTTCTACTTTGCTGAAGGTATTGCTCTTCCGCAAGGTTCATCCTCTTCCATGTCATCAGAATGGCCTGGAATAGGTTGGTATGCATTCTGTCCTGACTCAGATAATTATAATGTTGGTGGAGGTTTCGTTGGTTATTATGAAACCCCCTTCTTTATCGAAAATTGGACTGCACATGGACCTTACGAAACTGAGGCCGAAGCTGTAGCTATAAGAGATACAAACTGTCCGGTACCCGTTCAATCATCTGAACCAGTTGATAGTTTTAGTTGGCCTGATGAAAATTGTGTAAACATTAGTGCCGATACTAATTTCTTTCAAATACGCAATCAAAATCCAATTCCTGGTGTTAATTGTAGGATTGCATATTGGAGAGTTCGAGATTCGGATACCAATGAAGTAATTTCTTTGGTTTGGCCAGGAGAAGTTCCAAATCCAAATGATTGGAATGTTGTGGGTAGTTACTGGTCTGCTGGAGTAGGTTACGTAATTAATGTAGGCGTAGGTAAAGGACTTACACCGGGCCACAATTACACAATTGATTGGCAGTTAAAAGATAAGGAACAACCTTGGCGTTGGTGTCCGGGCGGAAGTAATTGTTTTACAACCGTAACAGAAGTATTAAGTTCGGAACAGTTTAGTGATCTAACTTCAACTTCTGTCTGTCAGACTATTACAACAAACGGTCATCATGCTGTTGATGCTTATCCTCTATTACAGGAAATCCAGTGGGTAGACCAGTGGATAATTCGTAGGAAAGCCTTAGACACCGTTATTGCAAGCAACACCGTCAATAACGGATGGTCTGTTTCATCTCTTGGTGGTCAATTACTCATAAGTGCCCAAGACTCCACAAACGGAGTTGATGGAGCTGAATATGAAGTATTGGCTCTGGTTAGACACAACTATAATACATTCACACGCGAATGGGATACTACGACGCTCGAAGGGTGTTTCGTATTAGATGTTGTAGCAGAAGGAAGTCTATCAACAGACGATCCAGATTGTGAGATTATCAAGCCGGGAACAGTTACGGTTGTTAAAGCATATGAAACTGCTGTAACAATAGCTTTACCTGCGTTGGCTAACGCTATCGGTTCTTGTGGACTTACTTTAGAGACATTAGAATACAGTCCTGATAATGGCGTTACCTGGGCACCATATGGTGTCTATGGTTCCGTTCGACCATCTGAGGTTACTCTATATCCACCATTTATTGAAGTGGTTCAGGGAGCAACATATAAAGTAAGATTACGAGCCAACAACAGTTACACCAATGAAGAAGTTGTTGGTGATCCTGCAACATTCACTTTCGCAGAAGTTAAGGACACTTTCTGTGGTAATGATCCAAGCTTTGCCGGAACAACGGTTATCAGCGATGATACCGAGCAGGTTATTTCACCCTATGTACCCGCAACAGTAACCGATGAAGACGATTGGTTAGCATACCCAACTGAGAACAACTGGGCCTTGTACAATGGTCAAGGTTTGGTTCTACAAGGTGCGTTAGGTAGTTACTTCGATGTAACAAAAGATGTTACATCTACCTACGAATACACAGCTAAACTTCCTCCTGGATTATTATATCCTGGAATTTATCAGCTCAGATTCTTGTATGAAGATGAGGAGTCAGTACATTCCAATCTTTTCTGTATTGAGGTACAAGATGAAGAGGTAACCGAATGTAGTAGTGGTAATTACCGATACCTACATCCTGGTGGTGGAGCTATGGTGCCTGAAAGTACTGCTCCTATCGCATGGTTATCTGCCGACCACTGGGAGGTCAGAGATAGTTCTAATGCTACTGTTTCTGCCGGTAGAATAGGTGTCAACGGTACTCCGGGATTCAAAGCTGGAATAAAAGGCAGTGGTCAAATTAGTTTGTTTGTACCCGTTGCTGCGGTTGAGGCCAATGACTACAAGGTTTACGTAAAAACTCTTGATGGTCGTTGTGCAATGGCCACATTCGATGTGGTAGAAAGTAATCCATGCTCAGAACCAGTAATTGCGTGTGAAGCTACTCCTCCTGAGGTAGAGGCCGGTAGCTACATTGACTTTTCTCTATATGATGGTCTATGTCCTACTGTTAATGGTAGTGTGCTTGCCACGGGTTGGACACTCAGACACATTGACTCTGGATATTTCTGGACAGAAGCGCCTGGTGTTGAAGACAATGGATTTACAGCGACAATACTAAATGACGCTGCTCGTAGTTGGGGATTAACCACACCTTTCGATGCGCCCGATGGTATATATGAGCTAAGAGGTAGAGTTGCAGGAGGAGCTTGCTTCTCAGGATGCCTACGTATAAACGGAGCATCTTTATCGTCTAATTCTGATTCTTCGGATGAAACAAGTATTTCTTCTGAGGAATTAATCAGCTCGTCCGTTTCGTCGGACTCGCTGGAATCAAGTAGTAATCTCGAAAGCGACCCTGCATCAAGCGACCCTGCATCAAGCGACCCTGCATCAAGCGACCCAGATACAAGTAGTGAACCTGTATCGAGCAATCCTGTGTCAAGTGACGAACCAGACAGTTCTTCTTCAAGTGATTCAATGTCATCTGAATCAGAACAGAGTTTGGTATCTTCTGAAAGCAGCGATAGTAATTCTGGTGGAGGAGACTGCGAATCCCCCGATAAACCCGGTAATCTTATTTTAGTATCAAAAACAGATACTACAGTAACGGTAACACTTCCAGCGTTACCGGAAAACGCTTCGTCTTTACGTGTCTGGAAAGCACCTCACTTTAACGGCCCGTGGACGGAAACCGATAGTACCGATTACGCTGGTGGAGCAACTGTAAATATTACAGGTCTGTCACCATCAACCTTATATTACTTCGCGGCAGTGGCGTGGTTAAATAGTGATCCTCCTCAAGCAAGAAGAGGATTATCATTAGCTGTAACAACAAACATTGCTGCACCTGCTGTACCAGGATTGGTAACTGCTGGGCTTATTGGTCGTTATACAATTGATCTAATACTTCCGGCTTTACCTGCAAGGGCAACTGGACTATATCTTGAATACAGTCTGGATGGAGACACCTGGAATAGAATAGAAGACTCCAGCGGAGAAGTAAGCTTCGATGGAGGAGATGAATATACTCTTGAAGGATTGACACCTGACACTGAATACTTCTTCCGTGCAGTTTCTTGGAACACAACGGATGAAGTAGAAGGCCCTGAATCGAGTGCAACAACATTAAAGTTGGCCGCCGGATTACCCGGAGAAGTCATTTACGATAACGTAGAAGCTTCTCGTATGGACATCGTAATTGATTGGAATTATCCAATAAGATGTGATGACCTTACTCTTTACCGTTATACAAACAGCGGTAGAACGGTAATGAAAGCTGCTGTTGCACCTTGGGCTAACGGTACAGTTGTTGTCATTAACTTAAAAAATCTTACACCAGGAGATCAATACGATCTTCGATGGGTTGCCTCAAACAACTCAGGTGAAGTACTTGGTCCCTTAGCGGGTCAAGTTATGAATCTAACTGAAACGGCGTTAACTCCTCTAAAACAGGATGCACCGTTGCATATTGGAGATATAACAAACGTATTCGGTGTTTCTGGTTCGTTTAGCCACCACCAGGTCTTCATTCAGTCGGCCCCCTGGAAAGAATCAAGTAGTCACCCGATTGATGGTGTAGAGCTATGGAGAGCAGAAAAGACATCTACTCCCGATTATGGCACTACCCCAATCCATGAATGGTTGGCTCCAGCCGATAAACCAGATGATGTTTTGGAACTACCAGACCCTCTAACAGCAGAAAACCTTCCCGTTGGAAGTTATATTGATTTCTTGGGACGAGGTAGAAAATACCTTTACAAGGTTAGAGCTTATAACCTGATAGTGAACGAGGAGGACGAGACTGTTAAGCAGTATGGGGATTACAGTGAAGTTCTTGAGGTAGATTTGATTTCCCAGTCGGCTACCATTAATATAACAACCCCTGACGAAAATGAGTACGTGTACTTTATTCGTCGTATAACGATGGTTGTGACCGATGAGGACGGTCACTCCCATGAGGAAATCTCTGTTAGAGGGCTTCCGGTAGGAAGCAGAGTGGACTAATGGAACAGTTACTATTTGCTAATTTAGGAATAACGGGGCTATGGGACGTAGAGTATAGAATATACGACTACTATGGAGTCCCGTTAACCGCATGGTCAGGCACCGGAGTTGAGGAAAGCCCTACGAGTGAGGGTGTATATGAAATCTTTACTCCGGTGTCTTCACTCGCCTATTTCATTCGTTGGAGGTCGGTTGCTGGAAGTAAACAGGCAGCCTATCAAATCTGCCGAACAACACCAAAGATTGTTAGAAATGGTCTTGAGGTAATTGACGCAGATACCTTTTCTATGGAATGGGACACTCGAAATCACCTGAATGGCCCAGCACTCATTGAAGCATTCGCACTCGGTAGTGATGGCTTGTGGGCGAGAGACGCTGTTAATGTAAACATCGAAAACGACTTAAACAATAATATTCAAGCAAAAGAATTTCCTTTGAGTATCAACAGAAGTAATTACAAGATTACTAAAGCTCTGTTCGGTATTCAGGCTGGTTCTTTGAGCACCAATTCACTTAGAAAGAAATGGATGCAGATTGGATTTAGAACAGAAGGTGAAGCCCTTCCAGAGGGCTTCACTGATGAACAAGCTCTTGAATGGTGGGAACAATTTAAACAAATTCCCTGGGAAGAAGGTCCCATGTGGAAAGCCGTGTCAGGTAAATTAGTAGCAACTAAAAATTACCGTGAGGCTAATATCGCCCAATTTGGAGCAACTGCCGAACTTGGGACAGCACAGAAGGAATTATTCTTTGGTGTATTGATTACACCACAGGATATGTTTACTGGAATACGTCTTGCCGCAGATCAAATCTTGAAAGTTCGCCAGCATGAGGATGGTATTCTAACAATATACACGAAGAATCCTCTCAAGATTTATCGTTATTCTATTGCCACCGGAATTACGTTGGTTAAAGATATTTCAACTCTTGGTTTTACCGGAGTGACAGATGCCGCGATCATAGATGATAAAATCTATCTGGCACAGGATAATCAACTTGTAGTCATTGATACTACCCTTGGGGATAGTTCATTAACTATCCTACCTCGTGGTGAGTCTCGTAATGTAACTCATATTGAAAAATCCGCAGAACAGGGACTCGTATTCTACGAGGGAGCAGACTCTCTTGCGATGTATGCCACCTTTGATATGAGGAAGTTGTGGGATATTCCTTTTGTGCCGGATAAAATATTCGTAGAGCCTGGAAGTATCATTCTAACCAAAGCGAATAAATTATACATTTCTCAGGGCACAGAGCGCACATGGAGCTACCCCACTGTTGTTCCTTTCAGCGAAACAGCGGATAACTTCCCTGGAGACATTGTATTCGTATCTGAAAATGCGGTTCTCCTGGATAGTGGTGAGATATTCATACGTACTGCTACTACTGATACATTTGAATTGCAAGCCACGGTGCCGGGTACATATTCGCCGGTTTCCTTTGCTTTAGCTCGAATTGGAGAGCAAGAGAAAAGGCCATTTGTTGGTGTTGACACCGGGCTACTTGAAATGAACATGGACCTTAGCTGGAACGATAATCGGCCCATCGAGGTACCTGAAATCAGCAGTGGGAACATCGTATCTCCTACCTTCATGTATCAACTTGAAAAGGAATTGACTCATGCTGTAATAGAGAACGGTGAAGTAATAACACCGGCGACTTATGACAGTCGCCTAATTATTTTAACTGATGCACCCGACGGTACCGGTGACGCACTACTTGTGGTATTCCAGAAAGCACCTCTTAGCGAAGAAGACGGAGCCTTAACGGTAAGTAAGGTGTCAAAGAGTACTGCGTTTCCTCTTGAAGTATTGCGTATCGAAGATAGGATTATAGGTCAAGACAATGAAGACGATGCTTCTGGTGTTGATCTTCAGAGTGAAGTCATAACTGCGAATGGTGAAACATTATTTGCTGTTAATGATGTTGTGGAAACGCCATCCACGGGAGAATTTTAATGGCTAATTTATTTACTGTCGCAAAAGAAGGCACCCCTGTTCAAAGTGCTTCAACACTCATCTTACCTCAAGATGGAGAACTTATTAAAATATTGGGGACTACCACTATCAATAAAATACTTAAAAGTGGTAGAAACGCTGGAAGTGTAGTTCATTTATATTTTGATGCCTCTTGTAACTTAGGTGTAGAAAGTCGCTCAATTGGTACTGGTATTGGTTACGTAGATTTAAATGGAACAATATTTAGTGCTCAACCAATAACTATTAGAGCGCGACGATCCGATTTTGTTAGTTTAATACTAAGAGAGGCTGACGGAGACTATCAATGGGTTGTATTCAATAGCTCTTTAACTGATGCTTTAGTTCCCACTGGCGGTAGAGCAAGAAATCATGTCGCCTTGATTGAAAATGTAATTCCTTCACCAAGTCCTCTAACCATTCATGTAGGTGACACTACACTGGGTGTAGGTGGTGATGTAACTCTATCTACATCTGATAGTATAGCATCCATAGAAACAAAACTTGAGGCTATTCCGGCTATAGGAGCAGGTAATGTGACAGTTTCGGGCAGCGAACCAACGATTACCGATTTTAATGTGTATCTGACCTTCAACAATGCTCTTGCGGGTAAATACATCGAATTAAGAATTGACAAAACGGAAGAGTGGAGTCTTTGGAACGATGATGGTGGAAATAGAAATGCCGCCCTTTACTCAGAATTACCGGTGATAATTCCAGAAGTAGACAGTCCTGAACTGGTAAGCACATCAGATCAAAAAGGCTTCTTTTATTTGGATGGTGGAACTTTAAAGTTCAGAGTAGACGGACTTAATTACAACGTAGGACTAACTCCAGACACATAATTAAATGTGATAAAAGCCATGATCAAACGATCATGGCTTTTGCTTTATCTCTACATTTATAAACTTCATCTGTGATGTAAGTCATCATGTAGCCGATGTGTTCTTCATTGTCTGTTATTTCCTCAGCAAAGTCGAAATTAATTCCCTTCCTTCTCGCCCACTCATTGGCAGCATGATAAGCCTCATGACTTAAAATACAGGCTCTATCGCGTGTAATGCTGGTGCGCAAAAAGCCAATCGCTGGATGCATTTCTCCATCAGGATTAACGTTGAAATTAATTAATTGAAAAGGTTGAAAGATACCAACAGAATTGGTATCTTTCTCTGCTTCTGGATTAAAAATTGAACTGGCCCTACGTAAATTAAGTAAATTATCATAAAATACGACATATAAGGTTAATTCAGGTTCAACTTCCCAATTCTCGTATTCCCTCAGAGGAATTTCCTTTGCATAAACCCCCGTGGACAGCACTCCAAGTATCCAATCGTTTGGACGATTAATAGTTTCTATCATCGGCTTACCTTCTTGGTCTTCTTCGCGTCATACATAGCCTTATCAGCGGTATCAATCATCTGCTCAATTGTTTCACCTGGAGTGTAAGCTGTAAAGCCGATACTTGCTCCGATCTTAACCGGAACATCATCAATATAGCTAATGATCTTAATGTCCTCTTCAATACGATTAGAGACGGTCACAATATCGTGGCTGCTCTTTACGTCGTCAAGCACGATAATAAATTCATCTCCACCATATCTGATGACTGTATCAACCGGACGTACTGCACGTAATAATTTACGAGCGACTAATTGCAACAGTTTGTCACCAACCAAATGACCAGAGGTATCATTTACCTGTTTGAACCCATCAAGATCAATGAACAGTAAACCAAAATTATAGGAAGGATTACGTTCTACTCTACCTAACGACTTATTCAATACCATTGATAGATAATCTCTTGTTGGAAGTTTGGTAAGGCTATCCACGGGTGCAGTTTCCTTCTCAAGGATGGCTGCACGAAATATAAAGCAAAACTCTTTGTCAGTTTTACCTCTTGTGATGCTGACGGATGCTCGGAAAACCCCGGCTCGTGTATATAAATTCACTATGAAAACCGAATAAGAAGGGCCGCTCTTGTTGAGCGCCCCTTCTACTTTTTCTCGGTCTTCGACATCAAGATAATCAAGAATCTTATCCTTATCTACACCCATCGTTGCAAAATAAGACATGTTGGATTCCGTGATTTGACCTTTTTCATTGGTTATACAAATAAGGTCTTCTGTATGAATATCCATTATTCATCCTCGTCGAAACTCATTACCACTTGATCTTCCGAAGCCTTTTTTCTGTCAGCCGGTGAGGGTTTGAACCTTGTTACCTCACCATATTTTTCTACCAACCAATCAAGGCGATATGCCTCATATTGTTTTCTTGTCGGTAGTTTTTCGACACAGAATTTAACGTAGTTTCTTTCCTGCCTCGATCTCTTGTCCAGCATCGTAGCGATTTCTCGCTCTTTCTGGAGTCGTTCTTTTTCGCCGGAAATCGTATCTACAATCTTATAGCATTCGTTGATATAGTATTCGTAGTCTACATCGTATTCATCAAAAGGTTTCTCAACGAAATGATTAAATATCGTGACAGGATTACTTGCCTCAATATCAATCTTACGGTCGCCAGAAACCTTACGGAATTTTCGACCCTTGACTGAAATATAGTAACGATTATTTTTCTGTTCAGTTCTATGATCAGATTCATTACCATTTTCATCAACAAGTAAACTTTCGCAGACCCAACCACCTTGGCTGTTAAAGGTCTTACAGAAGTCATAAATGTTCTTATGCTCTCTAATAGTATCTTCGAGAGCAATACCCTCAACATAATACTTGGAAAGAGCAAGAGGAACGATTGCCTGGTTGAATGCCTTGTGGTATTCACCATCTTTAATCATTTCCGTATGGATTTTAAAAGCACCCTTGTACTTTACTTTACCCTCGGATGAGATAGCCAGATAGTTATTTACGTCACGAACAACCATTTTGCTGTAGGTGACATATTCCAGTTCAAGACGGGTGATTTCTTCCCACTTCTTACAGACTTCTCGGTACTTTTCTTCTGCTCCTCTTGGAATAATGACAGTTAAACCATCGGTGTTAATCTGTAACATTTCCAATTCAGGAATTGCTATCATCAACATCTCAGATAGCTGACATAAAGAAAGTTGGCCAGCCAGGGTGGTCTTCAAAGTGTACAAAGGATCGTACAAAAAAGACCATTCACTGTTAGACTTACCATAAACAGAGTTGGCGGACAGTTTGAAACCATCAGCCATAACTTTGTCACCGCGACGTTTCGCAGCGATACGTGGTTTGACAATCTCGTTTTCATAAATAGCTGGGAAGTCAGCACCCAAATGTTCAGGATAAAGATTGTTTACGATAGCCAGAGATGGATACAGAGATGCCACGTCAGCATCAATAATCATCTTTTCATCATCTGAAACATAAACCTTTGGTGCGGCGCAACCGTGAATACCACCAGTTCCTAAATCGAAAATGAAATTGCGATAAGTGAAAGAGTACTTGAAAGAATCTTTCATTACCGACACTTCTTTACCTTTTAAGAAGTCAAGTAGCTCATTAAATTCATCTGTCTCAAACTTGATGTAGTCAGGAATGCAATCCGCAAAGCGGAGAACACTTCGTTTCGTTCGAAGAGGTTTGACCTCTTTTGGCTCTTTTCCGGTATGCTCACAGTACATTTTTAGCATGAGTTCTTCTCCGATTTTAGAATCAGAGTAGTTCATGCACTCGATACCGTAACGCTCACGAATACCGGCTCGAAGTTTAATCTTGTCAATGCTAACTTGCCAGAATCGCTTTGTTGCAATAACGTCGTTCAAGTTATACGAAAGAATTTGGTCGGCCACTTCCTGAGTCTCAACCTCATCACAGTGAGGGTGAGGCATATCCTCGACGTTATCCATTTGCAAGGCAATTTCAAGCTTTTTAAGCGAGGTCATCTTTGCATGGTTGTCGAAGTGATGTACTTTGAAAAGGTCTAACTGTGGTAGATATGGTTTGTAAACCTGCGACCATTCTTTGTTAATTGTTTCCTGCGCAATTCTGTAGATTTCACGGGCGGCTTGGTCACCATCAATTTTGAGGAAGTGTTTCCTCTTCTTCATGATTTCATGAATTACAGGATAGTCGAAGCTGAGTGAGTTAAAACCTATTAACCCTTTTGCTTCGTTATCCAGGTGATCCAACATCGCTTCCAAATCATTTCGGTTTTTCCAGATTACGAAGACCTTGACTTCGTCGGTCTTCGTACTGATTGCTGTGTAAGAAAAGAAGTTAATAATTGTTTCAATGTCGAATACAAAATTAGATTTCTCCACCCTTACCTCCCCTGTAATTTTGACGCTCTTTGATGTGTCTATACCGCCTCTTCAAGAACTTACCCACAGAACCAGAGGTCACTGCGTACTCTTTGAGGTCAATGTCGAGCGTCTTCCATGTCCCATTTTCTTCTCTCTTAACTATACCATTTTCGGCCATCTTTGTCAAGACTCGACGCACCGTGTTATCAGCACGACCTGTTGACTTAGAGATTTGGGCGATGGTTAGCCCAGGATTCGTTCTCAAGATGTTGTAAATCTGGTTAGCCGAGTGACCAAAGCTTCCAACCTCAAACAAACCTAAAACGCCAAAACTTTCACAATTAGTCACATGGGTGTTTATATGAGTGTTAAAGTCTTGGAGATTAAGACTTTCCAAAAACTCTCTTACAGCTTTCTGGTTTAGTGAGTAGCTGTTTCCCTCGATACCTTTGGTTGCCTTGACAATCTCAACAAGTCCCATTTGAACTAATTCGGCGTTCATTTTCATGAATGTCGGGTGAGACATTCCTGCCTTTTCACATCCTTCACGAATGGAAAGATGATAAACTTTCTTGCCCGACGCATCACAGGTGTTAATGTGAACGAGGAGGGCTTTATAGAGTGTTGCCCCCTTTCGGCCTCGTAAGGAGGCCGAAACTAAAAGAGTCTTCAGGTCTGACATATTACGCTGAACTTCGGTAAATTCCTGAGTGTGACCGAGATTCTGCGCCTTCTTGATGGACAAATCGAGCCACGCAAAGGCCCTTGATGGGGACTTATCCTGCATTTCCACAAACTTATCCCCATAGCCAGACGAAGACAAGAAACTACTGATTGCGTTTTTATCGTATCCCTTTCGCACCATCAGTGTAATTAACGCCATCTCTGCTTCTGAGCGGCTTGTGTAACCCTTCGCAAGATTCTCAGCAATACCTGAATCACGGAGAATCTTCTTCAGTTCGGTGTTCTTTGGATCATATTCAAGAACGAGCCACTCAACTCCGGCTAATTTACCAAGAGGAAACTTATGAATGGTTTCAGGATTGGTCATGAGCATGTATTCCATGCCGTTGGGGTGAACTGAACCATAGCTGACCACGTATTGACCATTAGAACGAATTTCGACTTTACCCCACTTGGTATCAATGGTGCGTGGTTTAACGGGGAACTCACATCGTCCGTAAATATGCCCACCGCGGGGTGTTCTAACTACGAGAACAGGAAGATGCTTTGTTGCTTTCCATAGTTCGTTGAATACATCGTCCGTTTCGCAATCCAACACAAACAGATTGTCAGATACTTCTCCACATACTACACCTACATTACCCCCGTGGTCAGCAAAAAGCTGCTTGACTTCATCATGCGACTGTCTAATCGTGTTGAATTTCCCCCACGGGAGTCCACCAACCGGCTTTTTAGATGCTTCTAATAATGGCACAACGTTCCAACCTCGTCCATGTAGCTCCAAAGCTCTCAGTGCGTTTAACATTTAACCGTTCTCCTTGTGCCTTAAATCATACAACTTATGGCGATTAGTGTCAAGGGTTGACGGGCATCTTTTTCTGTGCTATAATGATTAGCGAGAGGACAAAAATGAAAGAAATAATTCCATCAGCGGAAGAAAAGGCCGCTTTAGCACAAGCTCAGGCGGAAGCTGATACCGCTCGACGAGCATTAAGAAAAGAACAAATGATTCCTGATGATCGCCCAATCAGACCCGATGAGGTTGCCATTGCAAAGAAGTCGGTCTTCCCAAAAGAAGTTTTCCAAGCCTTCAACGAAATGATAGTCTCCAATGCTGTAGGAGGTTACTCTAAATTCAAAGCTAAAGATGTAGCCAGTTTAATAGCGAAGAAACTTCGTATAAGACTTGGTGCCGTTTATGACAAGAATTATCTGAATGTTGAAGACACCTATAGAAAAGAAGGATGGAAGGTAATATATGACAAACCCGGTTTTAACGAAACCTATGACCCGACGTTTACTTTCAGAAGGGAGTAATAAAGGTAAGGTAGGTAAAGAGAAAGTGAGAGACTTGGGAAATTCTGTCTGGATAGGAAGAATGTCCGACGTATTGATTGCAAGACCAAATAGAACTCGTAAGGGTAATATGTATGGTTGTCGTAACCGATTCAAGATGTTCGGTAAAGAGCCAGTAAAGCCACCCAAGGTCGGTGAACTGGTTAGAGTCGGTGAATCATTATACGAGATTACCAGATTTCAATGGAGTTATCATCACACGTTCGGAGTACCGTCTAAATACCAACAGACTCCCTTTGGGAAACCAGCACACGATTACAGGGGTAATCGTTATTGGCGATGTGAAGCCAGATTTATCATAGAGGATAATAATGTTTGAATACGCATACGGAAGTGTACGAGGTAAACACCACCTGCAACACTTTCTGAATAATCAAGATTCGTTCTATTTAGCAGAGCACGGAACAGAAGACTTGATGGTTGGTGTTGTAACAGATGGTTGTGGATCATGTGAGAAATCGGAAGTTGGAGCTATCCTCGGTGCGAGGTCGTTTTCTGCACAAACGCTGAGATTCATCAATGAAGCAATTCAAAACGATTGGGAAGAAAAAGCTATTATTGATGCTATTCCGTTGATGGTAGGAAGAAGAATGCTTGCATCACTCCGCGCTTTGAATATGAGTTTTCAACTCGAAGAGGAAAAGATTGGGACGCTGTGGCAATATACTTTATTCACAATTATTGGTTTTGTTAAATTTCGTAATAATCTGATTTTTGTGGCTTGTGGTGATGGAGTAATTCGAGTTAATGGAGAAGTAATATATGATCCTGACTTCGAAGGAAATGCACCAAATTATCTTGCGTACAGAGCCTTTCCAAAAGACTACGATGTGAACGCAGATTTGGAAAATATCGCTGTATATAAAGTAGAAGATGTTCAGAATTTCGAGATAGCAACCGATGGTATTCATCATCTACCAATGAAGATTGAAGAATTTTTGAAAGATATTCCATTTTCAGCGAATCCTTTCGCTGCGAATGGTCTTGAATTACCTCTTCGTCGCCTTGCTGGGGGAGTACCAAAGGTGAAAGTCGTAGATGATGAAGAGAAAGTAAACGGTGTTACCACTCAATTGGTACAAAATAACACAGTTTTAGTGGATGATACTACTATTATTGCAGGAAAGAAGGTGTAATCTATGCCAGTTTTTATAAATGGTAAAGAATTTAATCCAACACCGAAGAGATTACGTGGAAGTGGTGGTGAAGCTGATATTTATGAAGTCAATCCACACACTGCTCTAAAACTTTTCAAGGGACCAAAACATCCTGATTACGCAGGTAATCCTGCTCGCCAAGCAGCGGCAGAACAAAAACTTAACCTCTATGAAAAGAAGTTAGCTAATTTCCCTAAAATCAGCACAAACAAAGTAGTCGTACCTCAGAGTTTAGCTGTAGACGGTAAAGGAAAAATGGTTGGTTATACGATGGACTTTTTGCAGGATACTTTCTTGCTGGGTCAACTTAACCAACGAAGTTTCCGTGATGCGGGTGTTCCTAATGAAAGAGTTATTCGTATCTTTCAAGATGTTCATGGGACAGTTAGGGCCATCCACGGGGCAAGTATTGTAATCGGAGACTTCAACGATTTAAATGTTTTGGTTGGTAATAAAAATGATTCTGCTTACTTCATTGATGCAGACAGCTGGCAGTTTCATCCGTACCTCTGTGTGGTCTTCAACGAAAATTTTGTTGACCCCACAATTTGCGAGTTGAACAAGAAACGAACTAATGATACAGAACCTTATTTCTACCCTATCAAACCACATAGTCCAGATACCGACTGGTTTGCGTTTAACACTATGCTTTTCAATAGCCTTATGTTTGTTCGACCTTATGGTGGAAAACTGGATGATAAGACTATTGCGTTTGGTAATAGACCTCTGCTTGGTATATCAGTTTTTGATAGCAGAGTCAAATATCCGAAAGCCGCTACCCCGCTAAAGACACTACCAGATGAATTACTCGATCATTTTGAAGAAGTATTTTCGCATAAAAAGCGTGGAGAATTTCCTGAGAAACTACTCGCCGGTCTTCGCTGGACAAAGTGTACCAACTGTGGATTACTTCATGCCCGAAGCACCTGTCCAAATTGCACAACCGCACCACAACAAGCTGTTATTCCTGTGGTGGCCCATGTAAACAATGTTTACATGGAGAATGTTTTTCATACCGACGGACGTATTTTATACGCCGTCTATCAGGATGAACTTCGTATGGTTTATGAAGATGGGGCAGGACTAAGATCGAATTATGCCGTGGTTAGCAAAGTAAACATCACACCGTTCACCCGCTTTCGAGTAAGCAAAGACTTACTTCATATTGGACAGAACAATATGATTAATACTTGCCTGGGTAATGTACGTGATAAATTTGGTAATGTAAATAACAACGTAGTTATTGATGATTACCAAAATATTCCGATGTTCGATGCTAACAGTCGTAATCGCTTTTGGGTTGTTGGTGGAGTCTTGAAACGCGATGATGTTTTTGGTGAAGTAAAGATCGGTGAGGTACTCGAAAACAATACTTTATTTTGGGTTGGAGAAACAATGGGTTTTGGTTTTTACCGAGCCGGAGCAGTAACCGTTGGTTTCGTATTCGACGCCGAAAAAATTGGTATTGATGATTCAGTCAGATTACCGAACTTCCGCGGACAGCTTATTGATTCATCATGTATCTTTGGAAAAGACATAGCCTGGTTCACTGCCTTAATGAATGATGGTTCGCAACGTCTTATCCGTACTTATGCTATAGGGAAAGATGGTAAAATTCTGGCTTTCCACGAGGCTAAGGAAGATGATGAAACCGCTTGGCAACGTGTGCGAGGTAACTGTGCGATTGGAAAGTTCTTTTTGGCTGCAACTGATAACGGTATCGTGCGAGTAAGCATTGTAAACAATTCGCTTGTTCCAGACAAGGTGTTTCATGGCACCGAACAATTCGTAAACTCGAAGACCGTTCTACTTGCTGGGCCTGATGGTTTGTATGCAGTCAACCGTCAGGATATTCTTAAATTAACCATCGGCCCTTAATTGGGCCGATGGGGAGGTAATAATGATTCACGTAATTGGACCACGAGACGAGAATAGATTTTCTTGTCCTCTGGTAAACACCACATCTAAATCTACAAATTGGAGCAAAGGACTTAGCCCGTTCTTTCTTGGGCCGGTTCATTATCGCAACATTCATGCGAAGAATGTCGAAAACGGTTGGCAATACAGTAAAGTATATCAAGGTTATACAAATCCTGATGGAACACCCAGCGAAAAATGGTTTGCATGGTCTAAAGCGGGATTTCAAAAAGAATGGGCTGACCGTTACCCAATGGGTAAAGGAGCTAAACCCTTATACTCTTATCTCGGCCCGTATGGTGATTTTGATGAAGCAGAGCAACTTGGTTACATTGATGCTCGAATCAAAATTTATGTAACACTTTACTCTCAGGCTGTAGTAAAATCTCAGGCATGGAAGACGTTATATGAACTCTATGAAAAAGAAGGGGAATTGACCCTTTGGGACTTCGATGGTTACGACTATGAGAAGATGGGCATGACCCTCGAAGATGTTCTGCGCTACGACAAACGACCAATGGGCCATGCCTTCGTTCTGGCCGATATGTTGATGGATGTAGCCCCTTGACAAACCCCGTGGGATGCGGTAGAATGTAAATTACTATGGAGAAACCTAAAGGAATTCTGGCTACATGTGAGTTGTTGCACATGATAATCCAGGAAACATCCGAAGGCTATGACCAGGAGTTTGTTCAAGAATTATATGACTCTCTGGTTAAGAGCTATAAATCCTGGTCTGATGTAAGACCTTTCAACAACCCGACTAACTGTTTTTATGAACAAGCTGTAAAGAACTTGCTTACGGTCACAATTGCTGAGGCAAATGTGTACATAAACGAATACGGAAGTCTCCCTGGATTTAAACACGCGGAGTACTTGACGTAAAAAGGAAATGATAATGAACGCAACACCATTACCCGCAACATATAATCCTGCTGATTTCCAGCGCCCACCATACAACGTGGACCTCAACGCAGTACAACCTGCTGCTCTCGAATACGCCAAGAAAAATGGCATTACAAACGCAGCCAAAGATGCGAAGAAAGTCTGTCTCGTTATGATTGACATGCAGAAGACTTTCTGTACACCAGGTGCCGAACTCTACGTGGGTGGACGTAGCGGCACTGGAGCGGTAGATGATGCTCGTAAGATTACTGAGTTTATCTACCAAAACATGAATGCAATTACTGACATTGCGGCTACGATGGATACCCATGTGGCAAGTCAGATTTTCCATCCAATGTTCTTCCTCAAGGAAGATGGGACACCTGTTGATCCCTTCACTATGATTACCGAGAAAGACCTCAAAGAGGGTAAGTATCGTGTTAATCCAGCAATCGCAAGACAAGTTGCTCCAACTGCTAATGGTACAGGTAACTATGTAGCACTTAGCAACTACGCCCAATACTACTGCCGCTCGCTTGAAGAGCAGGGTAAATATAACCTCACAATCTGGCCTTACCACGCAATGCTCGGTTCGGTCAATCACGCCCTAATTGAGCCTCTCTACGAAGCAATGTATTTTCACGGATTTGCTCGTGGAACCAATCCTACCATTGAGACTAAAGGTGGTACACTAATTACTGAGAACTACTCGGTATTCAAACCCGAAGTCCTCAAAGGTCCAAAGGGTGAAGTGATTGGACAGCGGAATGCTGCGTTCATTCAGAAAGTAATCAATTACGACTTGATTGTGTTCGTTGGAGAAGCTGCTTCGCATTGTGTAGCATGGAGTATCGCAGACTTCCTGGGTGAATTGGTTCAGATTGATCCAACATTAGCCCGTAAAGTTGCTATCTTACGTGACTGCATGAGTCCTGTAGTAATTCCTGGTGTAATTGATTATACCGATGATGCTAACAAAGCATTGGACAGCTTTGAAAAGGCTGGAATGAGTTTGGTAACGACAACCGACTTAAACTGGTTGTATAATTAAGGGTGATTAATAATGAGTTCGCAAATCATGACGCCTCCTTCGGATGAGGCTTTACAAATTGTAGGTATCGGCAACCTGATTAACGCCGGAAACGGTATTTCGGCTGATGATGTTAATGCTACTGAGGTTTGTCTCGTAGCTCTGGTAATTGATGATTCAGGTTCGATGAGTAGAGTCAATGGTGACCGCACAAAGAATCCCAAAGGTTTAAGTAACTGGGAATTGGCCATCGAAGGTCATAATAGCATCATCAAAGACCTAAAACGTATGGCCCAGCGCGACGGTATCCTGTTTCATAGTTCGCTTTTGAATCGTGGAGTAGTAAGTCAGTGGGTGCAGATTGATAATGCAACCGAACTTGATGCTCGTAGCCATTCGATGGGTGGACACACACCTTTACGTTCAACTGCCGTAAGCGTTCTTGGTTTCAACGTTCGTGAGAAGTATAAAGAATTCGATGATGCTGCTGCCAACGTTCGTACAATTACTGCTTTTGTTACAGATGGCGGAAACACTGATTCGGTAAGCACGGATGCTATCAAGCGAATCGTTGAGCCAATGATTCTTGAGGAAACTCACATTATCATCGGTATTGGTATCCACGATGGGTATACAGACTTCCATCAGGAGTTTAAGAATTGGGGTTTACAAGACCAGTGGATTAAGACTGTAGATGATGATCCAAAGGAAATCATGAAGGTCTTCCAGATGGTATCGAGAGTTAGCCAGAAGGTATCGCAATCGTCGGCTGCAAACGTGGCCTCGCAGTTCGCCGGTGGATTCGGTGGATAAGGAAAAGGGGAGGCTTCGCGGCCTCCCCTTTCTTTTTAGGAGTGTGTGATGAAAGACAGTGAAAAGATAGCTGACGGATTAAAAATCCTTTCTGAATATGAAGGTGAGTTCTCTTACTCATTAAATAGAGGCGCAATTGTTTACAAAATCAAAGGTCGAGTGAAAGATGCTGATGTTGCAGAACTTTTGTTTTATAGTTGGGACTTCGATACTCTTGGTGAGAACCCTGTAATTTTCTTTTATGTTAGGAGCGAGTAATGGACCTTGAATTGTTGCTCAAAAAATACAAAGAGGAAGCTGGCGAATCTCCTGAAGCAGAGAAATTCGTTCAGTGGGTTTTCACAAACCACCTCACTGAGGGGCAGGTAGAAAGACAAATGCCGAAGCTGCCCAAAAGAGAATACCGTGTTAGCATTGTGTCAGATAGTCTCCAGTCGATAATAGATATGGCGAGGGATGTGGCTCATAGAGCAGAACAACCTAACAGTATTAGACCTATGACACTAATTGGAAAATCGGGTCTAGTAATGCTGCATGAACAATACGTTTCTCAAGAAACTGGTAGCATAGAAAAGGTTTGCTATCCAGAACGCGTAGAGAAATATGTTGATATGGAAGGCAATGTGGTTTATCGGAAAGGATACATCTGATGTCTAAGAAATCAAAGTTCGCGGGAATCCAGATTGGTGATAGAGTTAAGTCTGACCGATGGTTTTTTCGTCGTTGCAAAGGCCGATTTGCTAAGGTTATGCAGGACGGTTATCACAGCGATGCCCAACCCGTGGTTAGCCCAATCGAAGGTCATGTAGTAGGACTTAGAAATGTTATCATGTCGAACTTTCATTATGATCCACCTGGCAACACATGGAACTCTACAACCCAAGAAGTAGATGAACGTGAGGGTGAAACATGGGGTAATAAAGAAGTTGTTCTACTTGTTGCAAAGTCTCCGTGGCAGGAACCGGTGATTGTAAGGATAAGTGATGCACAACCATGTTAATCGAATTAACAGAAGCCGAAGTTAATTTCCTGGGTGGACTTTTACATAGTCATAGAAACTCCTGTAAAGGTCGAATTGCACAAAGTAAAAGAACGTGGGGTAAAGTCAATGTGGACGATCTTAGAGTACAGATCGCCCATTCTGAGAAGATTGAAGCAATACTTGAGGGAAAAATTCCCTGTCCTATATGCGAAGCTGAAGGTGAATGTAATGGTGGAAAATGTGGTAACTGTAAAGGAAAGAAGTATGTATAAGCTTATAAAAGAGTCAGAGATAAAGACAGTCGTAGAAGCTCAGCTTTATGCAGATATACCACCAGAGGGACACCTCAAATGTTCCGGGTGTGGTTATATTGTTATTTGGAATCGAAGTATTGATTACGATAAGCAAAGTCACTGTCCACACTGTAATTATCAAATGATGAGTCGAGATTGGGCCGGTTGGTATAACCGCTGGAAAAGTATTGCTTTACATTATGTCATGTATAAAGACCCCTTGTTTAAAGAACACATGGCAGCATTAGATGAAGGTATTCCAGAAAATGTCTTAATCGGTCTAAAACCTGATGCGGTGGCAAGACTTCGTAGATTCGCTAATTCTTCTGAGGAATTTAAAAATAACGTCATTAACAACGAACCAATAAAATGTGTTGTCTGTAAAAAACCAATAATGGAAACTGGAACTGCATTAAATGGTGATTCAATGAAGCCTTGTCATATTGAGTGTTATCATCACTGGAACAATGAACGGAAAATACGTCGCTGTGGCGATTGTGGTTCTCCTGTATGGGAGTGTGAGTGTAACTAATGATTAACTATGTTAAAGGTGATGCAACGCAACCCACGGGGGATGGTAATAAAATCATTGCTCACGTAACCAACAATGAGGGTGGATGGGGCGCAGGATTCGTCGTAGCCATTTCCAAGAGATGGAAGCAACCTGAAATTGCCTATCGAAGCTGGGGCCGTCCTTATCAATTGGGAACAGTTCAAACCATTCAGGTAGAGAATGACCTGTGGGTAGCTAATATGTGCGCCCAAAACGGGCTGGGTGGTTTTATTAGAGGTGCTAAGCCTCTGGTGTCATATACACAACTTACTCGTTGTTTATGGCAGTTACACAAGAGAGCAACTGTTTTAAATGCGAGTATTCATATGCCCCGAATTGGGGCTGGACTGGGTGGCGGAGACTGGAATGTGATTGAATTAATTATCAAAGACACTCTTCGTAATCACTGTGTTACAATTTATGATTTGGAGAAGAAATGAGAATCGAAAAACCCGTTGTTAAAAGTAATTTACCTGAGTGGAGAATTAAATATATAATGAAGAAAGTGATTATTGAACGTGAAGTAGACGAAATAATCAAACTACTTCAACAACATCAAGAGACTCCCGATCTTGGCAGCTTACGTCGTGCAAAACGTCTTCTAAAAGTTGTAATCAATAGAGAGGAAACACTATGACAAACCTTTTTGAAGTGATGCCGAATGCATCTATTCCTCGTCGTATTGCTTTTATCGCAGCAAAAGAAATCATAAGAGAATTACCTGATATAGAACCAAGCTCCGATAAAGCTAATATCAAGAGTAAAGAATATATTAAATGGGTTGCCGGCCAGGTTGCCGGCAACGCCCATCAGTGGCCTGAACATAAGTTACATAGGTGGTTAGGTTGGATGCAGGGTTTAATGAATGCAATGGAGATAACCACGGTGGAACAAGAAATGGAGAGAATGCGACGAATTGCACAAACTCTTGATTTACAAAAACAAGAGAGAATGACTAAAGCTATCGGTTTTCGTGGTGATCCCGACGGTTTCGGAGCATTCGTTGACAAGGATGATGAAGAAGAGGAGACTCTTGTCTAATGGAGAAGAAAGAATACGCTGTGGCATATGTTGCAAGAAATTCCAATACTTCTATTCAATTTGGTATCGGGTTATGTTATGCCATAAGTGAAGAAGAAGCATATGGTTTTGGTATCAAATACGCGAAGGAAAAATTTTCCATCAGAAAAGGGATTTTATTCTCATGATGTCGCGGTTGTACAAACTGGAAAAGATAGTAACCAGTAGATTGATGTATCGTCAATTTATTTATGAATATCTACCGGAATGAAGAAGGTAGACTAATGACCCTGTGTGGCACCTGTATGAGGACTTTGACCACGCAGGGTCGTTCGTTTACTGTATCAGAACATAGGGTTACACCCGACCAAAGCTGTGAATTTTGTGAGGAAGGTGGCGACAAGAAATACAATCGTTACGCGAGACTGGAGAAAAAAGATGATACTCACGTTCATAAAAGAAGATTATCAACAGAATCAGAATACTTCAAAAAGGGAAGCTATTGAAAGAGTTTTCTCCGTGTTGGGTATTACACAGATAAGTGAGTTGCCTGACGACCGGGAAGTTGTTAGAGATGCTGTATGTAATGTAATTAAATCACTGGAAGACCAAATCTTATCTGAAACGAACGAAGTAATTAAAAAAGAACTTCAGTATCAATGTTGGTTTTTGAAAGGATATGTTCCTGAGAAAGCTACATCACAAGAAATCGAAGATAGGCTTCGCGCACTGCCTTCCACCGTGGATCGCCAAAGTAAGATTGATAAAGCTTTAAGTGATCTTCGAGGTCGAGCATCACGCACAATGATTGAAAGAATTTATGGAGGATTATATGAAAACGAGTCCTGATGGAACTTTAACCTGGGAGCTAAGAACTTATACAGTTCATACAAACCCCAATTACTTTTTTACACACATTAACCTTCCTTCACGTAATACCATTCCTGCTCTTGCTCATCCAGATGATGAACGAGAAATTTCTTTTGCTCAATCGCTCGGTTATGGAAATGAAGTAGCCTATATGTCCTTTGAACACGAATTTCTCCACATGGTTGTGGCCAAGTTTTGTGGTCAATATTCATCGCCTACACTTGAGGCTGTTGCATCAAAGAGTCATTATGATTCTGATTGGGCGGAAGAAGAGTTGATTTTCGCGGTACAAAGATACATTAATTTTGGAGAGTTCGATCCTGTATTGGTGCAGATTCCAAATGCTGTGAATAAATTGAAAGTGATTAAAAAGTTTTTCAGCAAAGTCAGAAGAAATTATTATTCATCCTTGACAAGAGAATGAATTTACAGTATAATTCATTACATGGCACCTAATATTGTAGCGCCCATTCAGCGCGTAAGACTAACTGATTCCAAAGATGTACTTGAAGCCAAGCGTAAAGAAGTATCCGAATCAGTTAAAAGTGATGAAGCTCTTGTTGCATGGCTCCACAAGATTGGTTTTGTAAACAGTGCAATGGAAGATCAATTAAAAGATGATCTCTATGGTTACGTTGATAAACCTCTTCTGGATAAATGGAAGCAGTACAACCAGAAACTAACACAACTGGGCCACACGCATCCGCGTATGACCCAGGAAGATCGAGAAGCTACCGCTTTGAAGATCGCCTTCTCTTCGGTTTCGAAGTAGGACGAGTCGCCGTCTGCCTTGTGGCAGCGGCGATTATTTTTTTCGCCGCCTTCTGTTCAGGTGTCAGTTTAGGTTTAACGTGACGCCTTCTTATTTCCACAACATTGATACCGTGGAAGGTGAACATAAGTTTTTTCTTCATTCTCCATGAAGCATCATTATATGTCTTGGGAGATTTAACGTCACAGATATAATGGCGACCGGCCTCAAATGTAATTGGGCCGGTTAAGCTATCCACGGTGAAGGTTTGGAGACAATCAAATCCAAGGTCGGGTGTGTACCAGCTACGAGCCAGTTTCAATCCACCACAATGCTCACATGGTTTCTCGAAATAGAATTTCTTAGGACGAGCGAGGTCTTTTAAAAGACCTCGCTCTTGATACCCTAAGAACTCATAAAAAACTCCGCGTTCTAACTCAGAGTCGAAATAATTACCCAGGTCATCAGTACTTTTGATGGCACCCCAGCCGTGTTCTTTAGACGCACCAACAGCCTTCTTCACAACATCTTTAGGTGTCGGCTTCGCCTTGCTTCTTGTACTCGATGTTTGCTTTCTTGCGGCCATCTTCAATCTTCCTTACCAGAGCAATCTTGTCTGCTGAATTAGGCATCTCATTGATTGCCTTGATGATGATATTCAAGTCCTTGCGAGCCATGCGAAGTTGCAGGGCCAAAGAAATAACGCTTTCTGGCTTCATGGTGTCCTCCCGCAGGGGAGGCACGAAGCCTCCCCGCTATTTAATCAATTCAAGTTCTTTGAGTATAGCAACTACTTTTTCTCGTAGTTGCGATTTACTACCACTGTTGTCTATCATATAATCCCAATCCTCGAAGTCATCCAAGTCAGTTTCAGATGCATGATCTTCATTGGAGAGTGTGCCACCCAATGCTCTCAGGTGTCTTGGTCTTTCGATGTGTATAAGTACGCATTTATGCGGACTATTCCTTAGTCCGTCTACTTCAATTTTAAAGCGAAGGTCAGGAATAACTATGTTATCCTTCTCAGCTACTTTATCAACCCAGTATGTGTCTCGAACCAGGCTCTTTCGTGCCTGTCCCAAGAAGATAATTTGTTTACGAATCTCTGGAACAGTGTTCTTTTGATGTTCGAGAAACTCCCGTGGCCAGCCAGTAATTCGACTATATGCTTCCTTCATCGGATCAGCCAGGGCATCTCTTTCAAACCACGGGCAAAGTTCTGTAATAATACCAGAGACGGTATCCTTACCGCCTCGTTGCTTCGAATGAACAGCGATCTGCATTTAATCTCCCACAATAAGATAACCTTTTTCCGTAGCCTCTTTTACATTACCATGAATCCAGGCATGGCATATGAAGCACACAGGCAACCAATGCAGAAAAAGGTTTTTACCAATCTTACCCGCCATGTGATGAATGTGTTGTGTAGGGTTACATTTACAAACAGCACAGGTTGGATGCTGCGAGACGAACTCTACAGCTTTCTCCATGTATTCTTCATGCCTTCTAAGTTGTTCATCACTGACTTTCTTGATCGGTGTGATTAGTTGGCTCAGCGGCAATCGTTTGCTCGTCAACTGCGACGTTGTCTTCAATTGCGTCGTCTTCTTCAAGGGCTTCGGATTGCTCTTGATCGGTTGTCGTTTCCCCAGCATCTTCACCCCATAAATTTGCCATGTAAACTTCTCTGGCAGCCTGACGCCTCGAAATAATAAGTTCTTTTTCTTCATCACTAAGATTACCCAAAGCGGCAAAGAAGAAAGAGTCTTGTTCTGCTCCCTCAGCGCAATGAATTAATTCATTAGCAATTACACGCGCCACCGGAGGTGGAAAGGAATAAGTAACTCCATCAATTGTAATTGTAACAATTGGCTCGTGTGTAGCTTTAGTAATACCTGTACCAACTGTCAGGTTGGAATCAAATTGTTCTGACACGGGATGAATCACCTTTTTTGTCTCCATAAAATAGGAGATACTACCTTCCAAAACGGATGGGTCAACCACAAGTAAACTGTCTGGTGACTCACCTCGTTTTATTTTATCAAATATTGGCCCACCAATCAAGCCTATATCTACAAAAGTCCCGTCAGGCATGTTGTGCCTGACGGGGTAAACTTCTGTTACATCTGCATTCACTATCTCACCTTTATATACGGCACCGGTGTGGCTTCGCATAATGGCTTCGAGCAATGCTTGTGTATTAGCTTGTCCGTGGGTTTCGGCTATGATTGCAGAGTCAAGGAATACAATTCTTTCACCATGCAATTCGTAAACTGGAACGAACATATTAGTTATCTACGTGATAATAACGGGTTAACTTGCAGTCCCCATCTTTACCGTAATCAATAAACAAGCCACGGGGATCGAGAACAATTTTATCATTACCCTTTACAGCTTCCTTAATCATTTTAATGTCTTGAATTAAAGAACACCTTAGAAGAAGTTTAGCTTTTTCAATAGACATATTTAGGAAACCGGTACCAAGAGCAATTTCGTTTCTGTGAGATGTAGTTTCTTTCTTTTCTACAGAGACTCCGTTTTTCTCCAAATTTTCGACGATAAGTTCATTCTGAGTTTCCAAAACTCTATGAATCTCTTCTATGTCTTTTTCGGTAGTTAAACGTTCTATGTCTCTGTTTGAAATTGCTGTAAGCAAGGATGCTGTGTCCCTTAAATTCAGTTGTTCAGTCATAAAAATCACCTTTCAGTTAAGTCTACTAAAGAGTATACGAAATTCCCCGGGGTTTGTCAATCCTCTTCGGTAAATTCCACACCCTCTGTATCAGGATCAAAGTGAGCGCAGCAAATCAAATCGCCTTCTTCTGGCTCCTCAATTTCCCACTGTCCAAGTCCGACAGCCGGATTGTTGTTCAGGAAGTAAGTTCTGCAACGATTGAAAGCAGAATCAGGAAGCTTCTGTAAGAATGGTTCTGGTGCATCACCAACCAGACCATTACGACGCCTGTAGAAACTATGGCTCTGATTACGTAAAGAACGCTTCATTGGTACATCTTGATAGATGATATGGAAGTGTTGGTTATTAGCGAATTTACCATAGTAACGACGATAGGCAGCGAAACCACACTCAATGAAAGCAAGTTGTAATCGGTCACACTCAGGAATACTCAAGTCGGTGCTGCGTACATCAATAGCAGCACAGTATTGAATTTCTTGTCCCTTACTATTTCTGTAAGTACCGTCAGAGGCGTGTGTTCCAGCAGATGCTTCGGCATCACCGAGAATCTGCATGATACGAGAGCCTGGTTTTCCGTTGGGTCGGGTGCCTTTTTCAGGGTTGATTCCAGCTTTAAAACACGCAAGAGTGTAAGCGGGAAAGCATCGAGGATGCATGTGAAGTGGCCTAAGTATTGTTCCTTCTCCTTTTTAGCTTTCTATTATAAGCTAAAATACATTTTCTAAGAGGTTCGTGTATGTCTCTCCTACCACGGGGTGTAGGATAACCGAGCAAACCACAGGGGCAATGACGATTATCTCCCCAACCTGGGTAATCTGTGACAGGATAAAGGCAGACACCTCTTATATCAGCTTTGCTCTTGTCACACTCTTCGAGTACGTAATTAAACCATTCTTCTCTTCCTTCGCCCTCCATACCCGTCTCACTAATAAATAACGGCTTACCGGGGTATCTTAGGGCAAAAGAATCGAGTAATTTAGATAACGAGTGGCGGTAAGGATGGTTCATATCCAAAGTAGAACCACCATGCATCCAGGTCGAATAAGGATAATGATTGACACCGATTATATCAATGAGCGACTCATCACCACCAAGTTCAGGAAAGATACGACCGAGCATCATATCAAGTGACTGATACTGCCATTCGCGCATATCTAACACTGAAACTTTTTCGTCGGATTGATTGTATGCAATGTGGATAAGAGGGTCAACATGAACCCATTTCACATTGATGTCTCGATCACGACTATCTTTAATAACCGCGATCATAGCTTTTACAAGCTTCTTTTTGACCTCTAATCCTTCATGGTGTTTTGTTTCTGCTAATACTGACGAATTAAAATAACCAAAATCTGCAATAGCTTTAGAAAGGAATGATGGTTCGTTGAACGGGCAAACCAGGAGTTCTTTATCGTCGAGATATTTGCTGATATACTCAAGCACATAACGTGAGTACAACACAAATCGTTTGGTGAAATCTTCGTCTTCTACACAAACGTCATCGGGGAAACCGTAATGACACAAGTCCCACATGACTTGTGTATTATATTCGTTTGCAGCACGAATGAAAGGACCAACACTTCGGAAATCGTAACCGTCTTTCCAGTCAATCAAATTCCAGCGCAATCCTTCACGGACGGTATGAATACCCATCTTTTGTAGGGCGCGATAATCTTTACGAACAAATCTCCCGTGGCCGGTTGATTCAATTAAATCAAGTCTCACACCATCTTGTATATGTGATGAACATTCAAATCCACCCATTATAAAACTGTTAAACATTATCATCCTTTCGATTGCTGAAAAGCATGGATTCTTTCAGCCCAACTAAGAAATTCTATATCGTTCATCTTAGCTTTTGCATGATTGCAAACATCACAACAAGGAACAACATTTTCTAATGTATATCCTTTTGAATTATCTTTTCGATCAATTCCATTATAAACAAAAGGTTCAACAAGATGACCTTTCCAGCTATTAGAAGGTTTAACACCACAATAAAAGCAATCGCTCTCGAAAAGAGCGATTGCATCTTCTTCGGAAAGATTCCAGATTAAATTTCTTCTTTTTGCATGGCGTATATAACCTCGCATTACAGCACGAACTCCAGCCAGACTGTGTAATAATTTAGGTTTACCTTTAAAAAGAATGGTGTTACGTGCTTTAGTTAGTTCACGATTGTAACATCCACAACTTTTATACACATTCCTTCTGACATCAGAGCCAAGAAGGGTTGTTTCATTTCCACAGTCACAGCGAAATTTCCACCATAAGCCGTGAGAACTGCCTTTATCTTTGTCTATCTCAATGGCAGTAAGACGATTATATTTCTTACCTGTCATATCCACTATTCGTTTATTCATAAAAGAAAACCTCTGTTACGCAAGTAACAGAGGTTTTCCCATTAACCAAGTTCCCGTTTACTGTAAATCGCATGATCCCGAAACACATGCAAAATCCCCGGAAAGTTCAGTCTGGTCGTATTGCTCATAGGCCATGATTTTACCATAGTCTATGTTCGGGAAAGCTTCGAAGAGTTTAATATATTCCTCTTTGGTAATTTCCACATATGGTGCCAGAGGATAAACATGATCGTCGCTCTGGAGGAAGCTAAGTCCACCAACGATCTCCCAGTTATCCCACACCCATTTACCAACATCGAGCCACTCGTCCTGCTTGACGTAGATTGTAGCTGATGGGTTATGTTCAGTATAATGAACTTTCAATTCTCGCCAGTTATCCAACTGTTGCACTGCTGTCTTACTTTTTCGTGTAGTTGCACCTTCGGGGCTTGCCACGGGGAAAGCAAAGACAATCTGCGGTGTGTTTTCTAACGAGTAACCAGTTTCAGGATGGTAAGGAACACCTTCATCCATTAGAAGCTGGGTTAACGGGTTATGTCGGCTCATACGAACATGACGAATAAAGTATTCAGACCAACGATCATGTAATCCGCTTGAGCAATTCAAGAACTGTGCGCTATTACCTGATGGCTTCACGCAGGTTACAGCCATTGGAATATTGATTCCGAAACGTAAGGCAAATTCTTTTGCTGTGGTAACGGCAACATTCTTCAAATGCTCAAGAAGTTCTACTCGACCTTCTACACCATAACGGAGTAATGGGCAGTCAGCCTGTCCGGTAATGTCAACACCGAGTAAACGCTCTTCTTCGCAATTTTTGGCCCAATCTTCTGAAATATATCGGAAGTTGGTTAAGGTAGACTGTAATACACCAAAGATTGCTGCAATTCGTACTTTGTGTTCAAGAGTTTCTTTAGTATCACCCGCACGAGCAACTGCAATAGAAAGGTTGCAGAACTGCTTGTTACGAAGAACAATTTCACCACATGGGTTTACACCGAAGTCAGCCTTCTTACGACGCTTGGGAATCTGGTTCATCACACCGCCGCGGTTAAAGATACCACGTTCGCCAGAACCGGACTCTACTAAAGAAAGCCATTCACGCATAAACTCAATCTGTGTGGGCTTCTCGTTATACACAGCCGAGTTATTTGCCATCATGCGTTCTTTGTGTGTATTCCAGAACTGACCATGTTTGGCTAAGCGTAGATCGTCGTCTTCAAGATCAGAAAGAGAAATTAAAGAGCTACGACGAACTCCACCAACCTGTACAATTTCGGCCAACTTGCACATGATGTCGTGTGCTTCGATTGGACGCAACCATTTACCCTGACGACCGAGAATTTTATTTCGTGTAAACTCTAACAAACCTTTGAGTGGTTCGGGGCCGGAAGCTTGTCCACCCTTTGTTTTTAAAAGAGCACCAGATGGGCGAATTGCACTGTAATCAAACTTTACATCGAATCCATTGAACCAGGTTTGGATACCTAATTTAAGAGCGTCACACCAACCTTCTGTTGTGTCAGGAATAACGAATACTTCTGGTGTCTGATTCTTTCGCTGTTTACGAATACGTGGTAGCTTGTCAACATACTCAGTTTCTACTGAGAAGCCAACACCAGTACCCTGCATGAGGATATAAAGAGCCTCAGAAAAAGCGTTAAGATTGTCTACTGCAAGATATGAGCAGTTGTAAACACCAACGTGACAACGCTCAAGGGCTGGACCGGCCATCTGCATGACTCGCATGGCAGGAAAAGCCTGAAAACTAAGGATAGCTTTCCCAAGATCATCCCACTCCAGAGGAGAAAGAAGGTCTTTGTTTTCTTTCATTTGTTCCTGGAAGAATGTCATGACTCTACTTACACATTCCTCCCAGGTTTCACGGCGACCTTTGTCCTCATTAAAACGGGCATACTTGGACATGAACTGGAAAAGCTGAATTGGATGCTCGAAATACATCGAGTTACGGCGAATTTGTTCAGCTTCTTCAGGCTTTACACGAGAAAGCAAACGATTACGGTTGCGATCTTCACGATAAACAATATAGGCTCTTGCTGCTTCGAAGTGTCCTGCTGCCATGAGTTGGTTTTCAACCATGTCTTGAATATCTTCAACAGACGGAACATCTTGCTTGGCAAAAACGAGATTCTGCACTCTCAGGGTGATGTCTTCGGCAATCGGCTTAGCATCAGCATAAGCATACCCAAGACCTCTCATAAAACATTTTAAAACACTGTTGGTAATTTTGGAGCTATCGAATTGTTGTAGCTCACCGTTTCTTTTCGTAACCGCAGTAAGGGGCACTGAGCCGCCGTTACTCATACTTGTAGATGACATTTCCTATCTTCTCCACACTAAAATGGGCGCAAAAACCCTGGCGGAGAAAATTAAAAGAAATTTTCTCCGCTTGTCAATAACTCTATGGGCGTTTGTCGTTGCTTACTTCAACGCCTCGAAAAGTATGGGGTTGCCCTTTGACGATACACCAAATTAATTTTGGCGTTTTATTTTAGGTTCCCGTAGAACCAAATCTTCCTTCACCACGCACTGTCTCAGAAAGTTCATCAACTACTTGAATACGTCCTTGAACATAAGGGGCGAGAACAATCTGCGCCACCTTCATTCCAGGCTCAATATAAAATTGTTTACCTGGGCCAAGATAAGTAAGAATGGCGAATAGCTCACCACGATATTGATTATCTAAGGTACCAGGAGAATTGGTCACGAATACACCTTTGGTGGCTAAACCTGATTTGGAACGAACTTGGATTTCGTATCCTTTAGGTAATTCAAATTTTAAACCAGTCGGTACAGCCCGTGGACTGCCAGGAAATAAATGAAAACCACCTTTTCCAGAATACCTTACATCCATTCCAGAATCACCAGGATGTGCATAAGAAGGAAGCAAGTCTGTACGGCTGGGATCAATCAACTTAATCTTGATCTTTGGTTTGATGATGTCTGTGTTGTCAAGTTTCTCTTTGATTTTATCAGCCAAAATATCTACAATCGCTTCGGGGCTAATTGTAGATTCCGTTAGCGCATTCAACACGAAATCACGGCTCTCACGTATAACCTGTTGGATGTAGTCGTCCAGTTCTTGATCTCTTTCCACCATCGTGGCTTTTTGGTAGGCCATCATAAGTAGCTCAGAAGCAAACTTATATTGAGCCTCAGAAATAACTTCGTCTGCTTTTTGTAATTCACTCATTATTTTTCTCCAGCAAAATTCGGTAAGGGTACAGTCAGATTCACGTAATTTGATTCTTCATCATCATTGAAATGATTCACAAGAATCGCTGCCGTTCTTTCCATGTGGCCACTATGTAGTTTTGGATACCCTCCACCAGAATTAACATCTCTAAGGCCACACATATGACAGACACGACTCTTATAACCAAACTCATGAATAATTAAATGGGGACAGGAAGCTTGAAGTTCTGTTTTCAGAACAGTCGCATTGGTTTGTGCCAACCTTTCTTTTTTGCGTCCCTCGAAATAATTTTCTCTTTTCTTCAAAACATCATTAAAACTATCCATGTTTACCTCGAAGAATTTCTCGCTTTCTCCTGAAAATCACGACGCGCGTTCTTCTTGCGCTTTGGTTCGCTCTTTTCAGCTTTCTTTACTTTTGGTTCTGATTGTTTCTCGTCGTCATACCAACCGCGGGTAGCACGTCCAACTTCATTCTCGAACTTGGCTACTTGTCTGAGTTTGTCGTCGTTGCGAACGATAACCGAACTAATTTCGGAATAAGGTTCACCTGTTGCTTCGTCTACATCTTCGTTGATTGACGCGTGAGCTATAGCCATCCCCGTAGGTGACTCTAAGGCCGCATCAATTAAATCACGAAGTGCATAAAGTGCAGCCTCATCGCCGCTTATCTGACAACCCACCGGGCCTTCGGTATTCATAACGCACAGGCCGTACAGGTCAAAAGGGGTTACTTTGCTCATTCGTTCTCCTCGTCGTGGACTGAATTCTGAATCATCTTGACGACTTCGGTATCCGCCTCGTTCTGCCATTGCTGGTCCGCCTTTTTAAGGGAATATGTCTCATCACCATTCCATTCTACCATATACTCGGAGCCGCAGCAAGGGCATTCTTCAACTATTTTGAGCAAAAAAGCTCCCCAGGGATCGGGGAGCTTTTGTTCGTGGTCGCAAGATGGACAGCTTAGTGTCTGTGCTGCTCCCTCTTGTTCTTCTTGGGAATCGAAACGACTTGCGCTGAGATTCGACAAGTTCCTGAGGAAAGCGGTGCGATCTTCTTGTAAGCGGATTTGTTTAAGTCTAACGGTCTGCCTGTCCCGGGTGCTGGACCCCAATCGGCTACCGTCACTATCACGCTCTTCTTCGTTTTTAGGTTCGTTACTCTGATTTTCGTTCCACATGGATAATCTCTCGATGCGGTAATCATCCTGTTGTTTCCGTAAGGATGGAAAGAGGCGTTGCCTCTAAAGGCGAGAACGTGTCCTCGTCGTCGGGGTGCTGCCTCGGCTGCTGTAGCCAAAACCACCAAAAGCAAAAACAATCTTAGAAATCTATGCATTCGTAAGGGTCAATATTCCCCGCAGGAAATATGACAAATAAATCACGCGCTCCTTTAGCGTGTCGTATCGTGTACCATGTGCCGCCACGTTGCGACCACGGACCATTATTATACGGCATTCCGATCATCTTGTCAACCCCTTTAATAATGTCAATATTGCGAACCAGGGGTTTCTTGACCGGATAAAGGACATCGAGGCCAGGGCGTACTTTGCAATACGCCCTTTTATCATCAATATCACAAGGGTGAATGTGCATTGGCACTTTGGGGAATAATTCACGAACCACGCGGTCGAAAAGGGCATCGCCTACAATACAATCCCCGTGGTGTGCTTCCATAATCGGGTTCTTCTCGTTTATCTCCCCAAGCAGTTTACGTAGAGCATCTTCCTGCTCTACTGTGATTTTATGACTGCTCGCCGTCACTCCTACTTTCATTAAAGTCTCCCTTTCTCGTTAGCGTCTTCAGGACGTGATTCTGTAACTTCATACAAGTATCAGGGTTTTCGCGCAAAAAGTCAAGGGTTTTTGCCATTCCCTGAAATTTATTTTCTTCACCAAAGATTTCCTTGGGGAAGCTGTAGTAAGCACCGGCTCTTTCGATTCCCAGCATATCTGAATATTGAGCATCAGTTACGATGTTGGCGATAGAGCGAAACACATCAGGTTGTCCACTGAAAGGAAGATAGAACTTGGTGTCTTTGAAAGGAGAAGCTAATTTATTTTTGTTGACTTTAACAGTCACATCGAGTCCGGCACCATCTTCCGCTTTTTTACCACTCATGTAGAGAATAACAGATGAATGATAAACAAGAGCATGACCACCAGGCATAACGAACTTCGGTCCATATGGATCAAGACCATCACGAAGCTGGTTCACCATGAGTAACCATACTTTATTTAATGCGACAGGTGGTGTTACCTTAGTCATAAGGTTACCGAGAATCTTGGCTTTACGTCCAATATCTGCCTGTCCTACATTACCTTCGTTCTGTTCTTTAATGGGTGATCCGGCAATAGAGTCAAATACAATTAAGCGAACTTCACCAGAACGCGCTAACTCATAAGTAAGGTCTGCACCTGTTTGGAAATCCGGTACACGGATAAGGAGAAGTTTATTGAGGTCAATTCCTAACTGTTGGGCACGTTCGGGGTCAAATGTGAACTCTGCATCAATGTAGGCGCAAACGTGACCAAGCTTCTGTGCATTGGCTATAGCCCATAAAGCTGTTGTAGATTTACCACAACTTTCTTTACCTGCCATTGTGCAAATACGTCCGCTTGGCCATCCACCAAGCCCCGTAACTACATCAATTTCAAGGCTGCCTGTCGGTAGATATTCAATCTCGTAGTTGGATAAACCAGTCTTAACTTCAGCGAACCTTTTATCTTTCAAAAGGTTCTCTACAAATTTTTGATTCATATATTAATTATACCAAAAATCGAGTATTTTTGCAAGGTTAGGTTACACCAAAGATTTAAAAATTACCCACGGAATAACAGGAGAAAGGATTCGCTCGGTGTCGGTGATTTGCTCTAATTGTAGGTAATATGTTCCGGGCTTCGGAAAGTCTCCCTCAGCAATTACATATGCGACTACACCTTCTTCACCCTCTTCAACGACAGCGGTTTTCTGTACAACTTCTTCTTCTGTATCTTGAATATGAAGGGTAATATCTTCACCTTCTACGAGGTCATGAAGTCCAATAATACGAAGGGTGCCTCCAAAGGCACCCGCTTGTGCAGCGCGTGTGCATTCAACCCTAATCGGTAAGTTCTCGATCATCTATTTCTTCTCCTGGTAAAGCAACACCGGCAGGAATTGCTGCCTCGGTTACTTCTTCTTTACCGTCTTCACCCACTGGTCCCCAATGCCCCCGTGGACAGAAAGAATCCTTGAATTTAATCTTTTGATTTATGAAGCATTTACACACACCACAAATATCCAGACTCTCGATTCTATCATGAGTCGGGCAATTCCTACGGGGGTCACCTTCTAGAATATTAGGGTCAGGGTCACCACAGGTGAGACGACGTAAGAGTTTTACGTCGTCATCAACAAACTTGGTTTTATATTCCTTACCTGTGACAGCCTTTCGTGCAACATTCGCTTTTTCTACAGCAGCATCGCGCACAGCATGGCGAATATCGAACTTCTTCGGTGCCTGTGTAGTTGCTGCTTTTCTGCATCCACAACCCATTTAAAAACCCCTTGCTTTATCAATGGCCTTAATCAGACCACTCTTTTTCTTTTCGTGATTTTTTACGACTCCTTCGCCTTTACAATTACGACACTTCGGTGCATCACATGTGCATTCATTAGCATCCTCAAGATTGATCGGACAAGAAGGGCGATGTGTGTGGCCTTCGCCTTGGCACCAGTTACAAACCACGGTGGTAAAACTCCTTAGTTGAATGCTCATTCAGACAGGGAATGTAAATTGGGGTTGCAAAAAGAAAAAGGCCCCGCTGGAGAACGGGGCCTTTTTACTGGAGGGTGTGGGTGATCTGTTGTTATCTTATTCTGCGAAGTCGTCAGAAGCTTCAGTCTTTTCAGACGCTTCCTCTTCCTTCGGCTTACGAGGGTTGTCTACGATGTAGAGACGGAAGTCCGGCTCTTTTGAACCCTGAGCCTTCTTGGTGTTGGGATAAACAATGAGCTTACCTCCACCAAGGTTTCCAGAGAGGTACTTTACTCCTCCCTTGGACTCATTCTTCCAGAGTCCAGCCAGTTGGGTCCACGGGGCCTTTTGTGCGCCCTGTTCAGTTGCATTGTCCAAAGTTTCGTTCTCAGCCATGTTATTTACCTAAAATCCTTTCAAACCACGAAGTCTTTTGTTTCCTCAGAACCTCGGTTGCTTCCTCATGAGAAGCTATCAATGAATTCACCACGCTCAAGTGGTTAGCGATGAATATTCTACCAGATTGTCTGGCGTCGTGCAAGGGGTTGTGAGCAGGAATTTCTTCCTCAATCCTTGGAAAATAACCTACGGGGTCCTTGAACCTTGCAAGAAGGATAGAGCTAATATCAATTAGCGGGTAGGGACTTCTCTCGTAACCGTTATTTTCTACGACTGCCTTCTGGAGAAAATTCGTTTCTACTGGAAAGGATACATCAGCAACCAAAACAAGGCTGGGGTCTGACGTATATACCTTCCAAAACGCGGAGCGTACTTCTTCGGGAGAAGCAGCATCGAAGGGTATTGGTGGAATATTCTGTCTGAGCCATTCATGGTCAGAAGGTCTTCCTGGCAACTTTCTCCAGTCGGTTGCTACCAATCCTTCATCTAATTTGTCACCGTAGTGGTCGAGGATAATGTAACCGAAAGCCCAGCTTTCTCCATATAGTCCTACGGCCTCTACATCGAACACCATCCATTTACGCAGATTGTCGTTCTTCGATTTCTCGTTGGAACTCTGCGAGTCTGTTAGTAATTGCATTGTCATGTTTGTATGCTTGTAGCATCAGAAGATTTACGACAGTTCGAGCTTTTTGGCCATCTGGCATGTCTACTACGTCGGCTTCAAGCAATTCTGCTACTTCGATATAAGGTGTATCGCCTAATGCTTCCGCTTCAAGTAATTCTTTGCGGTGGTGCGTATAGACTTCTTCCGTTACTCGATTAGCCATTGCAAACCATTGTTTTGCGTTCATGATCACCTCAACACTTAAAATTATACTGAACTCTCAGGGGTTTGTCAAGGGTTATCTCGGTTCTTTTTTGGAAGCCTCAGCAACCAATAAAAGAAGGAGATAAATACTGATTGAAAACACCGGAGACGAATACATCAGGATAAGCCAGAAAACACGTTGTGAATCCTCAAACGTTTTAGTAAGAGCATCATACTCGCTATCCTGCTTCATCATTAGAGTATGCAGGATGTAGTCAATTTTGTCAATACGGGTTTTACGCTCGTAGACATCTTTTTTTACCAACTCGTCCGCATTGGACGTTGATGTGCGAATATAACTGATACCTTTTTCTGTGAAAGAGAACCACTCACTATAAAGTTTGTTCATCTCATTGAAGCTTTCTACTTCATCTGAGTCCGCAGCAAGAACAACCTTTTTAGTGTTGTCGAATAAGCTCTGAATACCTTTTTTCTCAGCGTTATAGCTATCCAGCACGGCATCATTATGTGTAAAATAATATGCTCTGGCGCTACTCTCCATTTTACGATAACTAATTGCAAGATCACGTATTTCTCTGGATGCACTCGTCTTCAACTGAAGACGCTCAGCCATTGTTTGGTTACGGGCTTGCCATATCAGAAGAGTAGAAAGAAAGCCCATCCACAGCATGATGCATGTGAGATAGGCTATAGTCTTTACTTTTCGACCTTTCTTGGCTGTCATTCACAGTCCTCGGCAGTAGCGGCGTTGGTGTAGTCATAATCTGGTGCAGTGTTGACGGCAATTACTTTTAAGCCATTCTGCCTCCACATGTCTATCACCCGTGGCCGGTCTTCCACTACGTATAGAATTTTCTCCTTCGGAAGAAGACGTAGGATTTCTTCTTTGACGATTGTATCGCATCGGTAGTCCCCCTTCTTTCTCATGAAGAGGTAATGATAAGGAACACCGAACTGCTGCATCTGTGCGATTGTTTCTGGTGCTTGACCTTCATTTCGAGCAGTCACCAAACAAACAGTTTTACCGGAAATAAAATCTTCTACAACCATTTCTTTGATGTGTTCATAGCAGGTGTCATTTCCGATTTCAGCAAGAAACCTTTTCCAATCCGTCTTGGGTTTTTGAGTGAGATATTTGAGGCGATGTTCGATATTTATGATTGTTCCATCAACATCATAAATAACAATCTCGTCGCCAAACAAACATGCTCCTGCTTCCAGAAATGGATTGTGATGGTCGTTATGTAATGCTCCCAACTGGAAACATTTGGGTAATAAATTTTGTTCTCTAACAGGACTTTCTTTGAGTGCCATTAAAACGCCTTTTCAATTGGTTTAAACCCGACAAGAATCTCAATGATCTGTCCGTAGTAATCATCCCAGTTTTGTACTGGTTGTCCATTGTAATAAACAAATGGAAGTTCATCGTCTCTAAAACCACCAGAACGAAGATGATTTCTTACAGCCATTCCTGCCCACATATGATATGGGGTAAGCCATCCACTGGGGTCTTTCTCCATTTCTTGTCTTAGTCTCTCGTAATCATCCTTTGCGATAAACCCGTCAAGGATTTTCACAGCGCGTTCTTTTTGAGAATAAGAAAGCGGCTGCTTTTCGAAAGTGTGACCGTCTTCGTAGACGGTCACTTGATTACCTTCATCATTAATCGTAATTGACTTAACCATAAACCTTCCCTATTCCCTTTCCTGTTGGGTATGCCACGGCTGGTTTTCCGAAGCCACCAGTTAATCCTCTGGCGATACCCGTCCCATACTTCTTATCTGTTAAATGTTTTGCCAATTCCAGGCTACGTTTCAACTGTTCCGAAGTTAGGTTGGGTACCTCAGGTTCTTTACCTGAGAAATCATTTTGTATAGCTTCATCAATATTTGATGTCGCAAGTAGATGCTTTTGAATCTCCGCAGTTGTCACGCTATCCGGCATAACCATCGCAAAAGTTTCTTGTTCATCTTCGGTCGCTTCTGGATAGAAGTGAACCAACATCTTTTTTGCTTGCTCAGATGTAGCATACGTGAATTCGAGTTCTATGTCAACCCTTCCTGGTCTAAACAAAGCAGGATCGAGCAATTCTTTGTGGTTGGTTGTTTGAACGAATATCACGTTTTCTCTTGTAGCAACCCCATCTAACGCATTTAAATAACCAGAGAATGTTACTCCGACTCGCTCATCTTCTTCACGCTGACGGAATAAGCAGTCAACGTCTTCGAACAACACGATGCTATTATCTTTCACGTTACGTAGAACGGTCGGTAAAGATGAATCGCTGACTGTCGAACTGGCAAGACTCATTGTATAAAGATTCATTTTATAATGATTTGCCAGAGCTACAATCAAAGATGTTTTTCCTGTCCCAGGATCACCATGAAAGAGCATACCAAGACGATAAGGAATACCTCTACGGCGATAGAGTGCCTCACTTGATTTGTACTTCTCGATAGCATCAATAACCGTTTTGATGTCGGCATCAGGTAAACAAACAGATTCAAGACTACGTGGGCGCGTCTCACCCATGCGATCCCATCCTCCATCAAACACGTAAGTGTAGGTCTTATCAGAAGTAAATTTTTCAGCTTCCTCTTGAATTTCCTTCATGAAATCCATTAAGAAATTTCTGTCTCGTGTAAAAGCAGTAATTGTAATGCGCTCAATCGGCATCATCGGCTTATTTGAATTGCTATTCAATGAACTTGTCGGAGAGTCGCGGTGAATACGAAAAATTGTCCTTATACCTTTGATTGGAACAACATAAGTGCCCGGAGCAGGACGCAAGAAGTAGTCGGGTCCACTGGGACCGGACGATCTCATGTAAGTTGTCCTTGGCTCAACGTGTCTCACCTTTAACAAATGAGGGTTGTTCGCCATCCAGATTGAGAACAATTCAAAGAAGTCGTCAAAATTTGAAACCTCCATTTCGCAGGTTAGATTTCTCCACGCCCACGCCCTGGCTTGCATGAATAATTGTCTTCCCGCAGCAGCTAATGAGGCCAACATTGCGAGAACAAAACCACCTGCAAGAAATTGATTCTTATGAAATTCGGCCAATAGATTGTTAAATAATTCGTTCATCAATGAGGTAGGTCGTAATCGGAAACAACAACTTCCGAACGTGGCCTCTCCTTTTCTTTTTCTTTGATCTTCTGTTTTATTTCAAGTCCACATTGTGCTGCTCGCATTGCTGTGTATTGATAAAGATGTTTAATGTTGGCTTTCGCTAACGCAAAGAAGCGAACATCAGGAATTAAAATGTAGACGCGGTATAAAAGTTGTAAATTAAATCTATACCGCGCCCTTTCAAAAGACTTAAATGAAGTCGTCAACAAAGGTAGATTGAACCTGCGCCGGTTCTGCATATTTAGGCTCCCATTTCTTATTTTCTGCGCGAACATGAACCTCAGTTTCCTTTGGTGTTCGTGGAAAGTTTACCGCCCATTTCTTTGCACTATCTCTTGTTTTAAGGGCTTCTTCGTGCTCCATTTTGATATGCTCAGAAGCATTCATTACCAGTTCATCAACCGTTGCTTCATCGAGACACTGTCCTGCTACGAGGCGATAAAGCCTACAACACGATGCATAAAAAGTCTTATTCCTTAGTTTAAGTCCAATGGGACAAGACATGATAATCGCTATTTCGTCTTGTAAAGCCGCTTTTCCATAAGCGTCAATCTTCGGGTCTTCAATTTTGACATTGAATTTTACCTCAATGTGTTCCTGCTCATTGGCAGTTAACATATCAAGAATGATTTGAGGTGCTGTTGCTATCTCAGCAGAGTCAAGCCATTCGTAGCGGAAACCTTTACGGTGAAGGCTGGGGGCCAGAAGAATGTAACCACCTTCGGCTCGGCTATCCACGTTGGGAAGCATACCTGCCTTGGTTTTTACTTTCTCTGTGTAACCTTTTGGATACTTGAAGTAATAATGGACACCATCACCAGAACGGGCAGAGAGTGTATATGGTAGCGTTAAAGCCATCATGAGCGTTCTCTTGCCCCGTAGTCCGTCGGCATCAATGGCTATGAGGTTTGAGTTAGGACCAGTAGCTACAGCAATGTTCATATCAGGCCACCAGTCAAACCATTGATTTATTACTTTTGGATCGTTAGAACAGTTCTTTTGCCATTCCTTGATTCGAGGATGCTTTCCGATTTTATCACAATCATCGTGGCCACATGAGCATTTAGAACCCCGTGGCGAGTGAATCGGTACCAAATACCATCCAAATTTCTTTACATACTCCAGTGCATGTTCTCTTGTAGCTCGATTCCAATCTACACCTTGTTCATTCAACTCTCTTTGAGAATTCATTTTTGATCACCCAATAGAATTCTACAAAAAACAGAGGGATACGTCAAGTATCCCTCTGCTTTATTTTGTCTGCTTCATCCCATTTACCTTCGATAAAACCCAATTTAATGAATTTCAAAGCGTCTTTGGGAGAAACGAATACAGATTCTCCACTTCGCTTACCATGGGAGTATCTCACTACCACGTAATCTGTATCATAAACATGAACCACACCATCATTTCCAGACGATAGAGAAAAGCCTACTCGATAATGTCTTGGGTTGGATTCAGTTAAAATCACCGAACCACCAAAAGGCTTGTTCAATTTCTGTTTAATGATCGCGGCGGAAATTAAATCCGCCGCTTGATGTCTTGGGCTCTTTTCTTCGCTCATGTGAGTAAACACGTTTAGTAACGATAACGGCTCCGATACGGAGTTTTATGACCACCACATTCAAAGTCGTTGCAATGACACCAGTAAAGAGTTCCTCCGGTAACTAATATGGAGGCAAGGTATGTAATAATAACTGCCCACAGAGGAGGCTCAACCGTAAGATAGTTAAAGTCAGCGAACTGCTTTCTCTCCCACTCTTTTGGTACTCTTACCTCAAGGTGTCGTATTACTTTCAAAAGGTCAAGGGGTTTTCCTGTCTGTTGTAAAACATCGGTACGGATATTAGTTGTAAGTCCCTGTTTGTCCATCCATGAGAATGGTACACACCATTTGACTTTACGCTCTTTATCAATTCCAATGCAAACAACGAACTCGTTCTTGTTGCCTCCACCCCAATATGCCTGTTGGTCGAAAGCGACATCCCGTGGTTTGTCCTGAAAGATTAGAATGTATAACCGAACCTGATTAGGTCTGCCCATTGTAGCATTTAACAATTGAATGTATCGCTCAGCATCATTCTTTTGATTACCTGCCGGACCAAGAATATTTTCGGTCTGGTATTGGGCATCTACACCAGGATACTCATAAAGACCTTTTGATTTCGCTTCTTTTTCAGGGATTTCGCGGAAGCGATATACGCTTGTTGAAGCCTGAATCCTATTCACATAGTTATGGATTGTAGAGACAGGCACCAGTTTATTGCGCTCTCCACCCCATATTGTCTGATAAGCGTTACCATCAATTCGATAGTAATCTCGATTCATTTCAATAAAGTTCTTGTTACCAAAATGTTCGCACAACCAGTTAAAATAACCGGGGTCTATGTTAAGAACTTTTCCACCAGCACCTTCCTCGATATAATACTGAGCTGGATGGTCTTTTCTATAAGAACAGTCATAAGTTTCAGTGGTCGTACAGTCTTTACCACATGACACTGTTTTGGTGCAGGTATCTTCAATCCACTCATCCCAAGGCTCTTCGTAGGTTGCTGTAGCTACCCATGAGCCATGATACTCTGTGTCCTGAACTTGCATACTTTCTGTACCGCTTTTAAAGACGGCGATAATCATAAGAACTGCTAAAGTTGGAATAACGTACTCCCACCAGGCCATTTTATTATGCCATTTAATTACGAAGATTATCGTTAAGATAATCGGAATTATAAGTGCTCCCCAAATCAACATTTAAATCACCCTTCCAAAAAGAGGGCGAACTCTCGGAAGAGCCGCCCTCTTTGTTATCTGACTTCGAAACTAACAAGAGTAACAATTTCTCTTGGGTCAAAACCAGGATAAGTATCCTGCAATACCTGATAAAGTCCTGTAACGGTTCGACAGGCTGGGTCATGCTCAAATTTTAAATCTCTATCGGTCAAATCAGAGAATCTCATGACCTGAGTATTAATTAAAACTGAGCCGACATTCTCAATATGGGCACCAGATTGTAAAGACCATTTGATGCCTCTGCGTACAGTAAGATTTAGACCTTTATTGAACACAGGATTGTTAAAGAGTAGTTCGTTAAATTCACCCATTAGAACTTCTTTCCTCCGTGTTTGTATCGTCTGCTTTCATTAAACTTGGCTTTGGCAAGAACAGCTTCACCAACACGAAGTCCACGAGCCTGAGCATAATCCATAATTCGGATTATCACATCAGCAAATTCTTCTTCAAGACCACTGAACTCAGGAATATGATCGCTGGGAGGATCGCCATGTCGCAAAGAGTCAAGACCCTCTGACAGTTCAGAGTGCATAAGAGCGATTAATTCTCCGTTATTGCGCTCATCATCCCACCAACCATGCTCGACGGCGGTTTTGTAAACCGCCTCTTGCATCTCAGTAAAACCAATTAAGAAGTCATTTGCGACTCCAGAAAATTTATCTTCGATTACTTCTACGGACATTATTTTACCTTTACGGGCGCCTTTTGTGGCTGCGCAGTCGGGAATAGATTTACCTCATTATCTTGTCCAGTTTCAAAAGCATTATCTGTACGCTCAGAACGAACAAGTTGGAGTTTAATCTTATCTCTACCAAGAATACTTAGAATCAAGCTACTTGGAAAAGTATCAATCATGTTGTCGTGTTCACGTTTTAGGTCGAGGGCAGCTTCTTCCTGCTTGAAGTATTCGGTTCTTTGATCCTGAATCGAGTTGTTAAGTTGCTCGAAAAGTCGGGGAGAGAACTCAGGGTTATGTTCGTGAACCCATGACATTAGAGCACCACCACGAGCATTTCCATATCGGCCTTCCATTAAGGCCGGGTAAATCTCTTTGAAGGAGTTCTTGTATTCAGCAGATACTCCGGCCTGTTGAGCCAGAATTTTCCACATCTTGTCGTAGTTCGAACGAAGAACTTCTTGTTTAGCGACAATTGTATTTCGCAACTGCTTTTCGCTATTGCTAACCCCGATGGCGGAGAGAGCAAAGATCAGGATGGCCACAAGGCCAAGGGTTGCTACTCCACCGCATCCGAGTAGCGCGTAGTTCGGTCTGTTTCTATTCATATGTTTCGATCACCAGGGAAAATTATACCAGGTTTCTGGTAGTTGTCAAGAGGATTTCAATTTATTTTTTTCTCTTGGGCCAAACTTGGATACCTACCCAGTAACCATATTCTGGATATTTCGGATTAGGTATTACCCACTTGACCTCATATTGCTTATATCTGCGAGGGAAACGGCGATGGATTTTCTTGCGGTATTTCATAAGAGTTTAGCGTTGTGTTGTTCTCTTTCTTCCTCAGCATCAAGAGGTTTTTCTCTTACTAAAGCCTCAATTGCCCATTGACAACCTGCCATAGCAAATGCAACCAACCATTCTTTACCTGTAGGAGTGTAGTGAATACCGTTTATTACGACACCGGGTGCGAAACTCTCCACGGGTGCCTCAGAATAATTATGTTCAAATGCCTTTTGAGTCATTACCTGCTTACCGCCATAAGAATCAATCACGACATAATCTCCAGGTAATATCATATATGGACCGAATGACGCGACATTCTGCCCAGCATAGGGAGAATAAGGACCATGAACAGCAAAAGTTACTCCCTCTGGAATCTGTTCTGGTGGAAGATATTGTTCAGCCTCCACATACTCTTTCTTGTAATACTTTTTCATCCGAACCTCATTTTGTCTTTGAACAGAGTTTCTTTGCTCTTTCCAAAGGTTTACCGCAGAGGGTCATGTATTGTTTCTTTGAACCCTCTCGCTTTAATTTAATACGACGAACGCCTAATCTTCGGGCGATGAAAATTAGGCGCGTCTTATCTTGGTCAAAAAGGTGGCCTATTTCGGGATACCGTGGGTAGAGTTTATGGTTTACGGTCAAAGTCATTACATATAACGCCTGTCCACCATCGTAAGCATACGCACGGGCGAGTTTCATTTCGCCATACCCGAATTGTTTCATTTAGTTCTCCACCTTTATCACCTTTCCAAAGATATTATCAATTGTCACCCAACCATTCACAAACCCGTGGTTGTTGCTGATTTGATATTGATCTCCCTTGATTGCTGTAATCAAGTGTGTGAAGTATCGGTGTCCTACCTTACAAAAGACAGCATCACCTTTCTTCACGTCGCTGGGGCCAACCACGGGTGTATAAGTACACTTCTGTCTATGTTTAATCCGTGGTGTCATAGAGTTTCCGCCTTCACGGAAACTCACTGTTTTACCTGCTCTCAGAGCCGCAATGTGAGCGTCGCGTCCCAAGAGCTTTGAGTCGAGCTATTTCCTCTTCATCTTCTGTCACCTTTTTCACAAAATAACCAAAATTAAAACAGTATGGTTCATATTCAATTTCATCACCAACTACCACAGATTCATCCTTTTTGGCGATCACATGGAAGTTATGACGAGTATTGTTTCTGAGGTATAATACGGCCCTAAATTGTTCACGTTCGATCCTCTCAATAAAATCGAATCGGTTCATATCCATGTTCCTCTCTTAGTAAATATCCCTGTGGCACAAAATCAGTAAGCCACACGCCATTTTCTGATTTGTAGAACAAGTATCCGTCTTTATACATTTGCTCGGCATCTACCCCAAGAACATATGGGTTTCCGCTGTGACGAGCGCCTACTTTACCTGCGGTATGTACATCTTCGGATAAATGAACGGCATGACGAGAACTCTTGTATATACCAGTCTCATTAATTGAGTCAACATATTTTTCATCTGTACCATGATATAGTACAGCCGGTGGAGTCTCAGGAGTCAACTGCAAGTCCACAGGAATACTGTGCCCCTGGTTTGCTCTGATTAGAGTACCAGTTGTATCATAGGAAAGACGTTGTTTGTTATTGGTTTCGACGATCTCGTTTAATTCATCTCTGGTTATACGTACACCCTTGTATTTCCAGATAGAATTTAATAAGCTATCCACGGGGAGATAGCCACCGGTTAAAAGAGAATTAAATCCAAGAGAATGAGGGTCATGCCTCAGATGCTTCACTACTAATCGGCCCTTCTGTTCCAAATTCATCTTCATCTTCTCCCACAGGCTTCGGAAATTGTTCAAACGTAAGTAGGTAATATGTTTTTATGAAAATCCGCGGCTTGCATGGATAAGGTTCTTCACCGTAAGTTTGGATAATCATATCACCTGGGCAAACACGTAAACCGTTTTCACCCCTATCAATCCAACCATGATTACCCATTACGTGATCACAAACTTCACACTTTTCTTGCGATGAAATGTTAGGATGATTAAATCGTCTGACTATCTTACCTTCACTAAGAAACATTTCACCATCAGAACCAGTAATTAGCTCCGACTCATCCTCTGGATGATCTCCATTCTTCCACCACTGGAAAGCTTTTACACATATGGGCTTACGTTCATATAAGTTCTCTTCACCCTCAACCTTTGTGTAATTCTTTTGAAAATCTTCTTCGCTACGAGGATACTTTTCACCCTCTATACCAATGATAACATAGTCACCATCGTTTACCGTAACCCAACCTTCAAGTGTCTGGACTTCCCAAGGTGAAGAGTTATCAATAAAGTCTCCATCACGATAAACCTCATATCGTTGTATGAGTCCAAGTGATTGAGCCAGACGGCGAGTTTCGTCGCCGTCTGGTCCATCAATAAATCGAAATTGCTCTGCCTTTAAGCGCAGAGGTGCCTTTTCATAATAGGGCATTTTATCTCTCCAAAATTAATTCACGACCACTTGGTAGAGTACATTTGAAATACGTTCTGTTTTCGTTAGGAAGCATCTTACGGTACTGTTCGAAGCCAACAAGATTTCCAGAACGCTTCACTTTAGAGTTCATTGCACGACCTTGATGCTCGAATGGAGACATATGTCCGTTAGCGAGTAATCGGTCGTGTAAATCAATGTCTGCCTGTAAATCTCTCCGGCCATCGTGTGTCAAGTAAGAAACTCTGGCACATCGGCCCACAGAAATTTTAATTAAATCGTCGAAAGTGATCTGCTCTTTCCTAAGCATATCATAGTCTTCCTCAAAAATCAAGGGTAAATGCCATTGACCTTTGCGAAGTTTCTTTGGAACAGATAAAGCAATCTGCTCAAGGCCCATCTCGGTAATCCGAGCCATCGAAGGCTCGGCATGTGGGGAAAAGCGCAGATTAGCGTAATTTGCAACGTCCGTAAACGTCACAATATCAGTCGTCCACATCCACGGCTCAAGCAGACGGTTGGCGAATTGTTTATGAACGTCGAGGGTGATTCCATCTTTCCATGGATTACTCCAATGTTCCCCGCGTTCGTTTACCTCGTATTTACCAATGAGTTTTCTAACCGCAGCGACAGCATCATCGCGCTGCCGTAGCCAAATAGAGGTAGCGGCCACAGTCTCTTCAACGGAGAGAGGTTCGGTTGATTGCATACCCTTTTTATTCTTCTGGAAGACAGGAATAAAAGGATCATCGAGAACACGCTGAATCATCTTTTCGACCGGGATAGCACGGGAAGATGCAGCGTTACGAGAGAAAGCCCTGTGGGTGTTGAACTCGGCTAATACAACCCGTGGAAAGGTTAATTCCATCGTAATCATACGCACACCACGGGGATTGATAGAGTCAGCTATCACTGTTGCATTAAATGCCATTATTATTTTCCTTAAAGTTCAGTTGTTTCTTGACCTGGTAGTGAACTATTCTGAGGTTCTGGTGCGGCCTCGGAAGCAGCTACAGCCGCTTGCGCTGCTACGATGGCAGCAATATCTTCTTCATTAAATCCAGAAGCCTTTAACTCTGCAAGTGTTTGTGCGGCTTTGGTTTTTAACTCCTCACGTTTGGCAGCTTCCTCGGCTTTCCGTTGTTCTTCTTCTTGTTGAGCAACTCGCTGCTGCTCATGTGTCTCGGTTTCCTTTACTCTATCAGAAACCCAATCACGGACACCAAAATAAGCCTGTTCAGGTGTTTCATCACCTGTGACTTCCGCTTGAACGCGAATTGTTTCATCGCCCACTTTTCTTTCGTATTCGATTGCTAAAATTTTCATTTGTTTGCTCCAAAAATACCCTCAAGACCACTAAAGTCAAGAGGGAGCGGTTTGTTTTTTCTACCACGACTCAACACTATTTCACTTCGATGTTTATCAATAATCTCCACCAATAAAGGTTTAATTACATCTTTGTGATCACGAAAAAGAAATAGTACTGCGCGTAGAAATGCACTCAGTTCAAGTTTGTAAGAATTGGCTACACCATTCAGTTCTTTCCAATCCTTTTCTTTGAATGAGAGATTATGTCTGTCTACTGCCATGTGGCACCTACTTTTTCCCCTCAAACCAGTCGGGATGTTCTTCTCTAAGTTTGTTCAAACGCTCTTGTTCTCGTAATTCAAAGTTAGGTGTGGTCAAGCAGAGTGAATGGAGAGCCATTACGTGCGTTGACAATGCCGACTCTAACAAGCTGACATTCAATTCATACCACATCAACTTCTTACCTGAGTCCCATCGGTATAAGACAAGGTGAGGAGCATTTAAAAGTTTACGTTTAGGTGTGAAAGCCGCCGTGTTATCAGAGATAATTAAATTACGCGGCCTCTTTTCTGTTATCTTAGTGCCAACCTTAGAGAGTGCCAGCATTAGGTCTTCTTCATGAAAGCCCAGGTTTTCTCTCCAACTTCGATTACGAACGTAGTTTTTATGTGCAGTTGGCTCATCGAACCAGTAGAATGGTTCTTTAAAATTATCCCACTTCTCTATCACGGATTGTAGGAATATGGAGGCTGTAGCTGAACCTACCATTTCAGCAAGAAGTTTGCTGTAAGGGTGCCATTTACCGGCACCAGTAAAGAGGTCAATCATAACAAAAAAGGGGGCCGAAGCCCCCTTTTCTCCTTCGGTTAGAGTTCAAAATCGTCGCTGGAAGGCTTTCGTCCTCCTCCACTACTACCTCCACCCAAGTCCATGTCTTCCACGTCCTGCGTGAACTGACCAGAAATACGAGTAGCTGTTAGAATGGCGTCCACCAATGAACGTTTCTTCGACATTTTCAACGCAGTGTTAGCTACGTTTACTGCACCTTGTTTGGCATACTTCCCTTCAAGGGAATTACAATGACCAAAGCCTGAACCAAGTTCTTTTTCGTCGCCATCCACGAGGACGCACTTAAAAGTAAAAGAAGCTAAACCGACTCTACTTTCTTTTGGTTTCTTTGTTTTAGTTGCATTATCCCACTCAAGAGTGGTAACAACTTTATCGGGATCGAAGATGTATTCGAGGATTTCGAATCGAGGAGTCGCGTCGAGCAAGCCTAAAAGCTTTTCTGCTCCACCTTTGTAAAGAGAAGGTTTATTTGTACCAGGAATGATACCGTAATCTTCACCTTTACGCATTACGTTTGCTACGAAATCGTCAATAATTTCAAGCTGTTTTGCTACGTCACCGGCTGCCTCTTTAAATTCCTGGCCGTGGTTACGCTTGACTTTTTCAGGGGTTGCAGAGTTATCCTCTGCCTGTGCTACTGCTGCTTTTGCCATTTGAAATGGACTCCTTATTTATAAAGCTACAGTAAATTATACCAACATACACACTAAAAGTCAAGGGCCAGGAGAAGAAAATCTCCTGGCCCTTTATTGGTTAATTGCGCGGTTGCTTGCGTCTTCCGCCGAAGGCCGCTTCACTTACTGGAACCGGAGCTTCGTCAGCTTTTGATTCCTCCGTGGATTGCGATTCTTCAGTTGTCTCTGGTTCGACTACATCATCACCTGCGGGTACAGGAGATGGAGCAGAGAGTAATTCGTCCGGCTTGGATTCATTCGTAGTATCTACGTTTGATGGACCAAAGCTGGGAGCTACTACAGCTACTTCGTCTTCGACCAGAACTTCTACGGGGTCTGGTTCAGCACTCAGGGCTACCTGAAGCTGTTCCTGAACACGGCTCTCTACGTTCTGAGCCTGTTCCTCATTCTCTTCACGGTGAGCAGCGAACGCATCAGAAGCAATTGACTTAACATGCTCTTCCCACTCGCCAGGCTTGTAATTAACGACACGAGTACCTCGTGTCTCAAGAACAACCTTATTACCGTCTTTTAGTCGAACTATAAGTTTTCGGATGCCACTTGCATCCGCGCGAATTTGCATAACTTTATCATTGTAGTAGAGATAATCCCCTGCCTCATGAGTTACGCGTGAGTCGGTATCCATGAACCGAAACAAAACCAGTACTAATTCCATTTGTTTTCTCCTCAGTCAAAGAAGTCGTTGCGCTTATCGTCAGTGTAACTGAAACTCTCCATTGTTGGCTTGTCTGAGAAATACGAGCAGTTCATATCAAACCACAGGTTAAATGTTCCCGTTGGGCCATTGCGTTGTTTATCTACAATTACAACAGTTTTTTGTTCAGGCACTACCAAAGGTTGAGGCGTAATCAACTGTCTTTGTTCTTCTCGTTTCGCGTTGACGTAACGCTCCTGTTGCTGTGTCTTGGCAACCTTGTCGTCGTAGTATTCTGGTCGCCATAACAATGCCACAGTAGCCGCATCTCGTGCCACACAGTCAGAACCGGCGATGTTAGATAAAGTTGGTTTTTTATCCGTCTTTTCTTCTGTTGCTCGGTTAAGCTGAGTAACCGTTACCAACGGTACTCCTACATCCATACAGAAACGGTTTAGTCCACGGCTTAGTTCCGCTGTCTGCACATGACCATCTGCACCTGGGTTTGTCGGAGAAACCAAAGGGAGGTTGTCAATTACAACACAACCGAGTTCTCCGTGATCCCTAATCAATTTTTTGGTAGCTGCCATCATCTCAATTAATGTGGCAGATGTGTTATCATCAATAAGAAGAGGGCATTCACTAAGCATTTTAGCTGCTTCCTGCATCTTATCGTATTGCTCTTGAGTAATCTTACCTCGACGAGCATCGCGTGAGTTCACTTTGGCATAAGAGCAAATCAAACGAAACATTAATTTCTTCTTAGGCATTTCCAGAGAGAAGATTAATGCTGGTTTCTTTTGGTTGATGGCAATCTGTGCTGCCATCTGAAGAACGAATGCTGTTTTACCAACTGATGTACGGGCAGCAACTACAAGGTTTTCACCTGGTTGCACACCACCGGTCAAATCATCGAAGCCTTCAAATCCGGTAGGAATACCAGACTCGTCAATTCCTGTAGCCATTGCGCGAGCAATGTCTCCAAGAATTTCATCACATATAGAAGCAACTGTCTCAACCTTAGCGCGACGAAGACGAGTTGTAGCTTTATCAAGTCTTGTACCCAACTGGTTAATAGCCTCAAGTGGATCACTCAGGTATCCAAGTGTAATCCTTGAGTGTGTTTCTCGCGCACCTTCGTCAATCTCTCGGAGTAAAGACCACCCCTGGATAGCTTTAATGTATTCATCAGTAGCTTCTTTAGCTGGGGCAAGGTCTACAAGGTTGGAAACATATACTTTTCCTTTAGCTTCTTCTAATTTTCCTCGCTTTTGAAGTTCATCTGAGACGATGTTGTGGTCAATGTGTCTGTTCTGTTTAAATAGGTCACGAATTACATCGAAAATAACTTGGTGATGAGGCCAATAAAAATCTTCTGGCGTTAATTTTTCTACAGCCGCATCTGCACATTCTTCATACATCATTGACAGTGCGAGGCTTCCGCTTTCCACTGCTAAGTTAGATATTACTCGTTCTTTATCTCGCTCTTCTACTGTAATGACAGTATTAGCACCCATAATGCCTTTTCTCCTCCGGTTATACAATACCCTTTCATAAACTCGCCACCAAAGGTGGGAGAATTTAAACCCAAAGACTTTAGGGTATCTTCATCTTCGGGCCACTCCTTGAAGACAGTAACTTCTGCTCCAGATTCTTTTTTCTCAGCTAAGAACGTATTCCACCAACTGATGGCTTCCGTTTTTGTGGGGAAATCATAAAAAGAATCGAAGTTATCTTCGGGGTAGTCTCTGAATCTAATCTCGATCATGTATTAAATTATAGCGGTTTCCGGGCTTTTTGTCAAGCTAAAAAGAACGTCCTGTTTGGGTATTTTCCACAAACAGGACGTTATTTAAGAAGGTGAGTTGTCTGGTGGTGGTCGCAGAGAACGCTCAGGTGTTTCTCTGATAGGCGGCACTTGTAATGGGGCACCTTGTGGTTCATAGATTCGCTCTGTAACCGACGCTTTAGCCGGATCAGGGCTGAAACCAAGCGAAGCCATTTCTGCTTCAAGATCGGCCAGGATGTAATCAAGAGCGGGGTCTTGACTACGGACGAACCAAATTACTCGTTTTGTTTTCTGAGCGAGTCTTTCAGCTTTGTCGAGAAGAATCCTATTTTGAAATTCGAGACGAATCGCTTTAATTTCGTGTTCGTGCTCTATTTCTTCATCGGTCTTCTCCTCCTTCTCGTCATCGGTATCCTTTGCCAAGCGGTTCTTAAAATATTCGACCGCAATAGGAGCAAGCATTGAGATTATGAGTGTTGTAAGAATAGAAAGAGCAACGCTCAGGGGGCTAATGCCCTGTTCTAAATTCTCAGGAGGCATAGACGTTTACTCCTATTACGTGTTAAATTTTCCGGCGAACCTCCATAACATCATAAGTTGTTGGAATGCATAAAAGGGAAACACAACCAACCCAAGCCCTATATTGCCAGCAAATGCTGAAAAGAGAGTCATTCCTGTGAAGAAAACGCCAACTCTAAGTCCGAAGCGTGTAGCATCGTGCCTTGCTCTTGTTGTATTTTCTTCAGTCAAGGCTATAAGTGACTTATAGCCAGTGTATATCAGGAGACTTCCCCATAACCATCTCGGTATCTTGAGAATAATCTCCATAAGCCAGAAGCTTGGTGAAAATAAATTAGGAATTAAGATTACTGATAATCCTACCAAAATAATTAACCACGCTATCCAGCACTCGGTAGAAAATGTATCAGAAATCAGAGCGCGACGGTGTACCGCTTTGAGTAACTCCCAACGCACCATAATATTTTCTTTTATGGTCATATTATAACCCCTGTGCTTTCAATATAGGGTTCTGACGCACGATGGCATGACAAGCACCAGACAAAATAAGAAAACCTCCCTTGACGGGGAGGTTTTCTTTTTCAGCACATCCATAGCCGTTGCCACAGAAGTGTTCTTGTTGTTCGGGTAGTGGTGGTGGACTACCATCTTCGTCGAGTATTTTGAAGTCAAAAGCGAAATATTTGGTCATTAACCCTATTGGTACTTGAAATCCGCAATTATTACATCGAACAAACAAGTATTTTTGATGACCACGTTTATTTCGACTATCATTTAGTCACCCGGAAAGAGCTTAGCTTTCGCACCGACTGGAACAGCTTTGACTTTCTCGAATTTCTCGCTGCCTTCTGTGTCGGCAAGATGTTTATCCTGAGTTTTGAAGTATGGTCCAGAAGTATTGTCTGTAGAAGCAACGTCACCCGTGGGTAGCCCAAGAAGAGCATTAAACTCACGTTCACTAATAAGATATACTACAGCAACAGCAGATGGTTCGGCCTTCCACGCGGATAATCCGTGAGGATCAGGATAAACCTTCTGTTCGATAGCTCCACCACGTCCAAGACCCATTTCCACAGGCCCACGCGTTGCACATTTCTGAACGTCTGGTTGACTGTATTCATTACCACGCATCATTCTCATACGTCTTGGAGACGAAGATAAAGATGCTGCTGCCGGAGAGAAACTTTTAATGTCACTATCCATAGACATAGTAAAGCATTCAAGATGTGTTGAGGGTTTGGGAACAACAATGGCGCCCTCCTTTGCTTCATAAACAGAGAAAGCAAGACCGCCAGAAACCGACTCTTCACCGATAATCTGTTCGGCTACGGTATGACCTTCGCCGCCCTTATGTTCTGTTCCCACAAACTGATAAACATGACCATCTGGTGACTTAAACCCATCAAGCCAGGGTTGAGGTGGAGTTACTAAATATCCATCCTCTTGAAGCTTCCTGCTCATCTTCTCACCAGAGACAGCGTTGATTCCACCAGCACCGATGGCGACAGCAACGGGTTGCTTGTCCCATGCACATGAGAATGCCATCCACATTGCTTCGGTTTCCTTGATAGGAATCACGTAACCTTCACGATCCCACTGTGGAAGAGCAAGTGAACCCAGATCAGAAACCTTGTAGACAGGAAAAGTACCACGACTTGGTGGTAAAGAGGACGGAGTGTTTCCCTGTGGTACACGAATGGTACGATGGAAAACAACGGTCAGTGGGCCTAATTGAGCCGATTGACGGGACGGGATGGTGCGCGTTGCGCCTGTTGTTGACATTTCTAATTGTCTCCTGATGTGTGGCCTTTGCAGATAAGCATCCACCGCGCGGCGGACATGTTCCGCAGAAGAGACTCCTGCTTTCGCAAGAATTTCTAATTCGCGGTTTTGGTCGTCTGAAAGGTAGATGTTTGTGCGTTTCATAGCCGTATTGATGTATATTGTACACCACTCGTTCCCGTTTGTCAAGAGGTTTTCGGAAAAATTCTTAAAATTTCCTAAGTTTCTACAGCCAGAAGGCAAATATCATCGTGTCTCTCATCATTAGAAGACATTTTGTTGGAGACTTCCAGTAATCTTTCGAGTAATGCAGATGCTTTTAAGTTAGCATTGGTCGAGATTAACTCCAATAAACCAACATCAGGGAGAATCTTACCACGGGAGGGATCAACTTCGGTTAATCCGTCTGTGTAAAAGACAAATTTATCACCAGGTTCATAATTTATAGATAATCCACCATATACCCAATCATTAATTAAACCGAGAGCAGGAGAATTATCTGATGGTCGTAGGAAGACAGCCTTACCATCTTTTGAAACCCTTACCGGCGCAGGATGCCCAGCACTTACTACTGTGGCAATATTGTTTGTAGTATTTAATTGAGCATATACTCCAGACGCAAAGATATTACAACTGGTCTTCTCCATGATATGAGTGAAGCTACGATTAAGGTGAGTCATGAAAATTGAAGGGTCTTTTTCTTCTGGACTAAGTTCTTCAACAAGAGCATAAAGCATTGAAGTAAGAAGGGCAGAACGAACTCCGTGACCCATTACATCACCAACAAAGATACCTAAGGTGTCTTGTTTAACTGGTAGGCAAACAAAGAAATCCCCTCCAAGGTCGGAAGCAGGAATATATTTTGATGCTACTGTCAAAGATTTAAAACGTTCATGTTTAACTTCGGCGGATGGAAGCAATGCTTCTTGAACCTTTCGGGCAAGAATTAAGTTGGTTTGCATCTCCTCGTTAGTCTTAACAAGCTTTTCTTCCTGTCTCAAGCGATCTGTTATATCACGAATAATTGCACAGCAAAGCCTACCGTACTCAGTATCAAGAACAGCTATTGAAGCCTCAGCCGGAAAGAATGTATCATCTTTCTTTTTGGCCGTTATCTCAACCATTTTGCGGCTTCCATCAGGGAAGCCGCTATCAAGCATCTTATTGATACATCCTTCATATTTACTTGCGGTTTCTTTTGGTAATAGTTGGCTCACAGGTCGGCCAAGAATATCCTTTTCTTGGTAACCAAATAGATTAGCAGCACCATCATTCCAGTATGTGATGCAGCCATCTTGATTTGTAATTAAAATAGCGTCAGGTGAAGCCGATAGAGCCAGTTGAAAGGTTCTGTGAATAGCCGCGATAGCTGATTCCAGTTTCTTTTGATGGCTCATATCACGAACAATACCAGAGACACCAATTATACTACCGTGAACATCACGTATTGGTGATAGAGTTATCCATACTGGCACAAGAGTTTTGTTTTTGTGCATTATGAAGGATTCATAACTTACAGATTTGTTTTCATTGACTATTTCACCGTAAATGTCTTCCAGATTAATATGATGACCCTCTGGAATGATGGATGATACAGGATAACCTAAAATTTCATGGTTACTATAACCAAAAATTTGCTGTGCGGCAGCATTCCATGTGGTAATTACCCCATCTTTTGATGTAGAAAAGATGGCATCACTGGAGGATTCAACAATAGAGGCGAGGTATGCTTGCGCTACCTCGCCCCATTTTCTTTCTGTAATTCCAACGTATTCGGTGCCTTTTAGCATAGCCGCAGATTACCTCCCACGAGCCTATCAAGTGCGTGGGCCTCAATCAACTCTTCCTCTGTGGCTACACCTTTAAATTCTTTGTCCATTATGAAGAAACCCGGTGGACAATTAGTAACATAGCCAAGTTTTGCTCCATAAGTAAGAACATCAGAGAAAGAAATTGGTTCTTCTGGTCCAATATCCCATTGATCTCTAATCTCAGCAATGAGATCAACAAATTCTTCAGGTGTGCAGTTTACTTCAAGGTCAATTGGTTGCCAAACTTTCAGTTTCATAGGATCACCCTTTACCACAAATCTACAGACTCTTTTGGTGAATCAGAGGTTAGAAAGTCATCCTCTGGTTCCGGCTTGACTTCTTGTGGTGGATTGTCAGGTCGGAGAATTACCGATTCACCTATAACCTTCACTATTTTAACGAAGCCTTTGTTAGGCTTCTTTTCGCAACCCCAACATGTTAGCTTCAAAGATTTCTTTTTTACCTCAGAAGCAGTTGCAACATAATCCTGTGGTGGCATATGACAGAAGGCTGATACTTCCACGTCGAACAACTTCTCCACAAAGGATAATTTCTCGACGCTTGGGACTCTCCATCGGGTGCCGTCCCATTTGCCACCGGCAGCTTTTATTTTGTCCTTGTGTTGATATGTCTTACCGTCCGACGATCCCGAAGGATCGTCGAACAACAGGTAATCACCATCAGGATGTTTAAGAGCGACGATCACGGGGAACCTCTACCGTTTTATCAAGATTAATTTTTTGTACCGCTACCATAGCGAAAGCATAACCTAAAGCAAAGGACATAAAAAGTACACTAATCGTGTCCGCCCCTTTGGTGAATACGGTACTCACAGACATAAAAGCAATTCCTGGCCACATATAACCAATCAATATAGCCACTAAAAATATACCAAGTGTCTCTTTTTTGAGCACGAAGTATTGAAGCAATGTATTGAAAATAACCCACAATGCACCCATGATAAATAAAATCAAGCAAGTCAAAGCTAATTCGTTCATATTCAGCATTATAGCATTTCTGCCATCCTGCGTCAAGGGTTAGAGGTCAACCAAATTAGTTAGTTCGTTCTTTTCACAGAATCGAAGCCATTCCTGATTAATTCGGGCAGCACGTTCGCGCACCAACACTGCTCGACTCATATCTTCTCTGGTGTATGGCCATTCCGGGCCAAATTTTAGGTCAGGGTTTGTTAGCAAATCGGCAGTCCAACTGTCATGCTTCACAATCCCAGCTTCATTGGCTAGTAAAGATACCAAAGCGAGAAATGTATATGAACAAAGCCAGAGTTCGTCTAAAAATTCAGGCGTATTCATCAGTCTTGATTCCGCCTCTTTCGCTAAACCAATCCATTTATCCATTGAAATCTACCTCCGAATCTGACAAATCAAATTCACGATCAAGGAAATACTGTCTCCCGTGGACGGTACCCCAACCACGAACTATCGCCATCCTACGAGAAAGAACATCTTGTCTCCACTTAGGGTTAGCCTGATTAGCCATCTCTTGAGCGATGATTGTCATTCGCTCTTTGTAATTTTTGGCTGATAGAGATCGAAATGCTATCTTTGCGGTGGTTGCAGCTTTAAGACTCCCTTGTTGAATGGTGCAGTCAAAGAACAAAGCCAGAGCACGAACTGTGGGCATCTTATATTTCACACAGTAGTCTCTGGCCCTAATGAAGCGTGGTTGAACCGCTTCTATCTGAACTTCTCTGAACTCAGATATGTTACCTAAATTTGAAAATACCGCCTTCCACTGGGGGTCGGGGACGTTATTCTTTTGCCTGTCTTTAGCCCATTCTACAGCTTGAGAGGGTGACAGAGTACACGCCTCAAGCAATGTAGCAGCCAAATTCATGTGCTTTCCGTAGTGAGGTACAAAAACTGTACAAGCGTTACTAAATTTCTCTGGATTCTTGTTATGCATCTTTCGCACAAGGCTCTGAAGGGAGCCTTGTCCTAAGCAAAAACCAAAGAGTCCGAACGTGAAACCTTGCCCATCGAAGTTACCTACAACTCTGTCGTATCCAGTACCTTCATAGGAAGCGGTGATATTCACGCATATCTTCTTAGCTTCTCTGAAATTCATTCTTCTTCCCTTTCTTAGTTTCTCCATAAGTTTAACACTCATTAACAACACATGTGACTAATTGTGCAAAGTTTGGAGATTTGTGGCAAGTGACGAAGATTTTTGACTCAAGACTCTCAGGTTTAGATTGGAACCAGTGTGACTTTTTTGATTCTGGAATTTGAGGCGGTGAAGACAGCAACGATGTTTACTCTTTGTTGGTTGCCGAGTTAGCCTCATATAACAAAATCCGTCCTCAAGGTTCACACCAAAGTAAAAGGCCATAATCCCCAGGCCCGGTGTCCTTCGAACCAAAAGCCCCGCAGAGCAACCCTGCGGGGCTTTTTTATTTTCTTCCTCCGTAACCCGGTCTTAGTTGTAAAAGAGATAAGCCACGAGGTGTGTCGAAGTGAATCAGGTTAGCAACACCATCGTTTCTTAGCTTTTCAAGATCGTTGAGTGGTCTTGGGCGATGATTACCTGTGTCATGCACAGCTATGATACTTCTTTCATCCATCCACGGGAGAAAATGTAGTATCTCTGTTGCTCTCAGATGTAATTCACTGTCACAAAAAAGAAGATTAATTTTTCCAACTGGTTCATAATCGAGCGATGAACGCTGTAAAATTTCAGCTTCGGGATAATCTTGACATCTTTCTGAGGCAATTTTAATGCTTTCTGGATCAACATCAAGCGAGTAGAGCCTTCCGAATCCGTTTTCTCTAAGTGCCATTGCCATAGAGAGTGTACTTCTCCCATGAAAAGTGCCGGTTTCAACGATAAGCTGGGGTTTGATTAAGCGTGTTAGAGCGCCTAAAAAATCAATGACTTCGATTTCCGAAGACATACCATCATAACAATTCCATGCCCCCGGATTGGGACAATGTGCTCTTGCATCAGAGACTTCAGGAATTCTTTTCTCCATGTCTTGACATACCTCTTGGGTTCGTGTATAATTACAACCAAGATGAATACTTTAGAGCAGATTCGCATTGATAGCGAAGACCGACTCATCGTGACTCCGGTGGGCGTCGGCAGTGCGTTCGCGTCTCAGACCAACAGCAGTTTTATCCTGGCTTACCACGGTAAGACAATTCTGGTGGATTGTGGTGCCAATGTTCCTGACGCGCTGAAGTCCGATGGAATCAACATCGCTGATTTCGATGCATATTACATTACACATACACATCCTGACCACTGCTATGGCTTTGGTGAGGTATTGTTTGCTGCCCGTTATATGGCGAAGAAGCGTGTCAAGCTTCTCGCTCCTGAACCAATTCTTACTCCTCTCTGGGAAGAAACTTTGAAGGGTGGTCTTTACAAAGCAGAATTTCCTTATCTCAATCTGGATGATTACGCTGAGATAATTAGAATGGAGCGACAGGAATGTGACCCTACCAGTTATCGTGAATGTTACGGAATTGAATGGGAAGGGTTTAAACTTCTTGCATTTCAGACCAAGCATACACCAGGTGGACCACCACCCCGTGGTTTGGCTAAAATGTCTCAGTATTATATGTGGTCTTCTGGACTCTTAGTGAATGAGGAATTGTTCATCAGTGGAGATACTCAATTCGATCCGGCGTTAATTGTCGCTTTTGCTTCTGAACAAAACATCGTTATCCTACACGATTGCCAGTTTGAAGGTAAGGGTTTGGTTCATGCTTCGGTTGAGGAGTTATGTTCTCTCCCTGCCGAAGTAAAGCGCCGAATGTATCTTTACCATTATTCAGATATGCAACTTGCTAAACTGGTCGGCCCAGTAGGAGCCGACCAACCAACATGGCCAAGGGTTGAGCAATGGTGCGAGGAAAAAGGTTTTGCTGGAGTGTTAGTAGTTGGCGAAGCTTTGGAGCGACCAGACGATACTGATTTGTAATGATGTCGAACGCTACTAAACCAAAATAGTCATATAAGCAAATTGAAGTAAACGGGGGGACGACATGCGTTACGTTCCACATAGCGGTATGAGCGCCTTATTGGGTAGGAAAGTAGGTTGCTCTAATCGTGAGAAGTTGATGGTTAAGTCGCTTGAGTCAGCAAGGAATAAAATTGACAAGTCTTCCTGGCTAACATATATTCAGGCTCGTTGCTTTAAACCGTGGGTTGGAATGTGTGATGAAAATACATTTCCATTCTTCATGTTTATATGGTTGTTTTTGGCGTTTGGAGTCATTCATTTACTTCAAGCTGCTGATATGATAGGATGCCACAGTGGAAATGAATTGTTTCAAACCACTGTGGTATTCGGTCTTGTGTGGTATCTATTTACTGCCAATTTTTTACGAGTTCTTGATGTTACTCTTGCTCTTGATTATCTTGATGCACACGGATGGAGTATCAATAAGAAGAAAATAAGGGAGAAGATTAATAATGATTATCTTGGCTAAATTTCGAGGGGGTAGCTATTTATATGGTCTTGCTACTCCTGAGTCAGATATTGATGAACGTGGTGTTTTTCTCAATACTGAAATTTCAAAAATACTTGGTATAGAACATACTCAAAACAAACATCTTGTTAAGCAAAACAGCGAGGTGGATGTAGATTACTCTGAACTTCGTGAGTTTCTTACCAAAATAAAAGGTGGAGCAACACCTGCTCTCGAAGCACTATGGGCACCGGACGATGCTTTTGAGGTAACAACACCGTTATTCGATGTCGTTCGTCGCAATCGGGAAAGGTTGACAGATGTTAGAAAGGTTGCTGGTGGGTTTGATGGTTATCTAAGAAATCAAATCCAGGCTGTTTTTAACGCGAGTGGAAAAGCCGAAGAAGGTAAAGCAAGAGCAGAAATGATTTCAAAATATGGATATGCTAACAAACCAGCTTATCACGTCATGCGACTTTCGGAATCTGCTATTAACCTGCTAACCACGGGGGTATTCACAGTTAAACCAAAGAGACACATGAACATCTGTTGGAATTTAAAGTGTAACCCTCTTACTTTTAAACCAGAAGAAGTAAAAACAATGATGGAAAATGCTTACGAGAAGTTTGATGAAGCATTTAAAGAATCTCAATTTATGGATCGTAAGTTTGATGATGAATTGGCTAACAACATTTTATTGAGTGCTTATACTCCGTTCATCAATAAGGCTCGTTATCAGGTAGCAATGAAGGAGGATTTATGCGGTATGTTGTAGGATTTATCTTCTCACCAGAATTACAGGCAGTAACTCTGGTGGAGAAGAATCGCCCGGCGTGGCAAGCCGGTTTATTAAATGGGATTGGTGGCAAGATTGAACCTTTCGAGTTTGCTGTTGATGCCGTAGCCAGAGAGGTTCGTGAGGAATGTGGTTTAAATATTCCCTGGGATGAATGGAAACCCTTGATGAAATTAGACTTTCCTCATGGAACCGAATTATATTTCTTTTATGTTGTCAGAGAGGATTGGAATAAATTTGAGACGTTAACCGATGAAAAGATTACATTCATCGAAGTTTCCAATTTAGAGAAAGAACCAACCGTTCCCAACCTCAAATGGTTGATCCCAATGGCAATCGAACACGCGAAGGGCCATAATGACATGTTTACTTATTCGGTAAGTGCATTGAATGACCCAACGCCAATTTTACAGGGACCATAATGAATATCAATAGACGTGGATTCTTACGACTTTTTGGGATTATTCCTGCTACTTTAGTGGCGGCTAAAATAAGCGATGCGGAAGAGGCTTTGAAGCCTCTTCCCTCTGTTGAAGAGGTAGAGGAATTAGATTTATCTGATGATGAATGGGAATTGGAAGATGACATTGAAGAAGTATCAGAGGTCACTCAACCTCCACAAATAATTCCTGATAAACTATCTCCTCGCCATAATCCCGTAAAAGGTTTAGCTAATCAACAGTTTCCATTAGTAATAGATATTAATGGTACAAAATATTTCTTCTCAGAAATGAATCCAGAGCATCAGCAGGATTTACGAGAAATCCACGATGAATATGGTAAAATTGTTGACTATCAGATCATGCGTGACACCTGGAATATTGATGGTGCTCGGTTACACACTAAAGTTTTTGGTGATAATCTACTTGAAGCCTTTGATATGCTTCAACCTGGGGTTATCATAACCGGACTCGATATTTACACCCCACACTTCGATCCTAAACTTGAAAATTATGGTTGTCCGATAATCAATCGAGTCCGCAAGAATTTACTGGAGTCAGACGCGGAAATTGGTATTATTTTCATGGGTTGGTGGCCAACTTGACAGGAATAGTTTTCTGCGCTTTCCTTGGTGGTTTGATTCTTGGTTTTTTATTAGCCACATGGTTAATTAAGGTGGTATCCTGATGCCGTGTCCACCACCAACAATTAAAGAATGGGAAGAATGTCATTTCCCTTATAAGGTACGAAAAAATGCAAAGACTGACGAACATACCTATCCTGTTTCTCGACTGCGACGGCGTTCTAAATGGTCACGAAAGGTGGCCGAATGGTTACTGTGGATTAAGACAAGACTGCATAGAAAATCTCAATGTGCTTTTCGAGAAAATCCCTGAAATGCGAATTGTCCTTAGCTCTGCATGGAGATATATGATTCTCGGCTGCGATGTCAGCCTTAAAGGATTTGAATATATTCTTTTGATTGCGGGAGCCAATGCCCGTGGTAAGCTAATCGGTCATACGTGTTCTGATGAAGCACTTGCTGGACGAGATAAACAAATCAAAACCTACATTGAACATAAACATATCAATCAATTCGTTGTAGTTGATGATATGTCGGATGAACAATTAGGTGGTAAAGTTACCAATCTTGTCAGGACTGATCCCCAACAAGGTTTAACTTTAGAAAAGGTGCAAGAGATAGTTGACTTGTTTGAGTTACAGAAAGGATGATAATGTTACGTAAAATATTAGCGACTTTGTCGATTTTGATGATTAGTTTGTCTATCATCTATTCTGCTTACGCATTTTATGTGTATTACGGACAAACTAAAGATGTTGTGAATCAGATTGGTTCGGTAATTAGCTGTGCAACTATCTTAGTTGTCTTTTGGTTTGCAGTTTCTTTAGCGGTGGGTGAAATGAGGAGAGATAATGAATAGAAGAGAGTTTCTCACAAAATCAACAATGCTAACAACCTTCTTAGCATTACCAATGAATCAAGGTATTAAATATCTTGAAGAACAGAATGCAGAAAGAGATAAACCAAAACCATTACCTCAAACGGAAGAAGTTTTAGGTTTAACCGCCGAGCAGTGCTTTTTAATGGCATTGCATCCAGAGGTATATAAAGATATTCCTTTGGATGTTAAAACAAAAGGTATTTTTTACAGCCTTCTTGCTACTGCATATAAATTCCCGAAAGAAGAAGCTTCAGGTATGGCTGATTCCTGCTGGAATATGATTGTTGATATGTCAGACGACACAGGCTATCCACGGGAAAGAGTTGCCCAGAATATTATTTCTGGCTTGATTGGAAACACAAGAGCACTATATCCTTATGGTATTTCTGTTACTCATGAGACAATAAAACAACGCGCATATCAAATGTTTATTGCACCTAAAGGTTCGGAGTTAAACAAGCAACAGAAAATGTTATCTGTGTTTACTATTCTTGTTGCTCATTGTGATAGATTGGATGAGAAAAATGAACAGAAGAAACTTCTTTAAATTAGCTGGGGCCGCAGCCGTTGCTGCTGTCCTTCTAATTGTCCTGTTGCATTGGGTTTTAGTTATGGTTGCATAATCTGTAAGAGTCACTTCTAAAATGGTACTTGTAATCGTCCTGCTACTTGTGTTATACTTTGTAGTAATTGGCCCAGCCATCTCAAGGCTGGGCCAGAGGATGGGTTACAACCCTAAAAGGGAAATAGAAAATGGTATCTTACATAATCTTAGGCGCAAGTATCCTTGTTACCGCTACTTTGACTGGCCTCCTCGTTAAATGGCTCATAGATAAAAAGTGGGATAAGGAACTGAAAAAGAAAATAGCTGATGCCTTGAACAAGCAACGCTATGTAGTTAAAGGTCAACTATGGGAAGAAATGGGTCCTGTTATGCAGGGTTGGCCGTGGTTAGGTTCAGATTGTAAACATTTTGGTAGCCCATTCGATTACGTAGTTATTGATGGAATGAGCGCGGCCAGGGAAAATGATGCTGATATTAATGAGATTGTTTTTGTTGACGTGAAAACCGGCAACGCTCAACTGACGCCCACCGAGAGAAAAATTAAACGGTGTATTCAGGAGGGCCGAGTACGCTGGCAAACAATCAAGTTGTCTGACAAAGGATTCAAAATGAGTAATCGTATTGGTAAAGCTGAGGCTGAAGCCTACGAATCTATTATTGCTGATACTTCCAAGTTTATACAAAGATGGTTGAAGGGATATGATCCCGAAATCCTGTGGACAGCGGAAGCCTCAAATGAACTTGCTAAACGTGCTTATGATATGGCATCTTTCAATGGTCAAGATAGAGTAAAGTATCTTTCTGATATTATTGATGCTCTTGAAGGTAATCCAAATGAAAGTAATCTTACTCTTACCGAAGAAGAAATCATGGATGCTGCACTGAGTTCTGGACTCATTGAGCAAACCGCGGTGTTAACACCTCCTCAGCGCGTCCATGCTGCTTACTTTGCTTTCATGAAGAAAACCAGTGAGGCAGATGGTGACTTTATGAAAAGTTATCCTACCTCTGCCTGGAATCAACAATGTATTGCGCGTGAAATTGCGCAGAAGAAGGGAGAGTCCACCGATGAGCCAGAATGAATACGGTGCTCTAATTGAGGAGATTTTAGATGCCGTCACGGATGAAATCGAATATCAGAATGCACTTGGCGGCGACCGAACTGACGGTTCTTCTAAGACGCTTGCGGACTATATGGTTATGGCAAATGTCTACGCGGAAGAGAGTTGCCTTCTTTGGGTTAAGTTTGCTGGCGATCATCGTGCGCTATGTGCCTTTAGGAAAGTGGCTGCAATCGCTTACAGGGCACTTAGGTTGGAGCAAGATGAAGAAACATTGAGACAATTTTCTCACAATGTTATTCCACAAAGAGCTTACCTATGGAAAAGTTACACAACCGCTCAATGTGCTGGGATTCTAAAGAATCAAACAGGAGTCATTTTAAGTCATCTTGATTCTCATTTTCCTTCAATTGGTCCGAGCCTCGCGCTTGACCTTATGACTTCTGCGTTTGCCGCAATGATTGTTTGTGGAATTGTTACACGCAAGAAGGAAGAAGAGGTTAAAGAATACGAAGCGAGTCTTGACCATGTGGTTAGAACATTTGGGAAACGTCCAACAAGTGACGTACACTGAGGAAGGGGAGGCTTGACAGCCTCCCCTTTTTGCTGTATAATCTGTCTTGATGGGAGAAAATGATGAGTTTAATTGCAGGAATGGTGACCACAACCGGAATAGTAATGGGTGCTGACTCTGCTATTACTGATGAAGCAATGATTTCAACCGTAGCAGGTAAGTTGTTCATCCATAAAAATGGTCCCGAACAAAAAGATGAAATGCTCGTGGCTTATGCTGGCCACGGGAGAGCAGCAGCAATCTGGAAGCATGTAATCGGTCAGGTAAAGCATCCAGATAATATGGGTGTAGAAGAATTTATCGTGGCTGAATGGTTGCCTGTTTTTAGAGATTTACTTGAAGATCATGGTGCTTTGGCTGAGATGCGTAACCGCGTGGGTGGCAGCAACACTATCTTCATGTTAGGTTATCGTGACAAACTCTTTGTGATTGATAAAGAGTTTGACGTAGATGAGATTACCGAATACTGGGCGGATGCTTCCGGTCAGGATTTTATGATGGGCGCCCTCGCCGCAACTTATCAAATTGGTTGCCCACCAGTAGCTACAATGCTTAACGCACTCAAGGCGGCTAATAAGCACTGTATGACCACCAGCGCACCGTTTTATATTGCTCGTTTAGGTGGAGAAGGGGGTATAGTTCGTTATGACTGATGAATCAATTAACGAAAGACCTATTGACCAGTGGGCCTTTGCCAACAAAGAAAAGGCTTATAAAGATAATGAATTAGCTGTTAAGCATACCTGTTGGCAGTCTTTTAATAAAATTTTTTATGAGATTTCCTTTGAGACATTTCTCGAAAACGCAAAGTTCAATGCGAGAGAATTGGAAGAGGTAACTCGATATAAATCCGAGGATAGATCGGTAGCTTTCACTTACGAAGGACGAAAGTTTGAAGTTTGCCCTCACGGCGAAAGAAAAACCTTATTCGCTTATTTTCCACGAGCAGGATATGACCATTTCTATAATGAAGCATTTCTTTACATGGACCAGAACCGTTCTGTATATGATTTACTAAGCTATGTATCTTTCCTTGAAGATGAAAGATACACGATGTCAAAATATCGTGAGTATCAGCTTGAAGCAGAGGAAGAAACCAGACGTAGAGCAGCCAAAGCAGAACTGGACGAAAAAGACAAAGAAAAGAAAGTGAGTAAACCGTGGTGGAGAATCTAAAATCATTCCCGTGGAAAGGTTATGTGGTAACCCAGTATCAAACTACAATACATAAGTTTTGGGTTGTCTATTACATGACACGAGTTTGTGCAAAGCTAATGTGGAGAGCTATAATGCATGATATGAGTAAGTATCAATGGGTAGAAGCAGAAGCATTTGCACGTACAAGCTATCCACGGGAGTCGGATTATGGTTCTGATGCATACAAAGAATCACTTGGAAGTGTTGCTAAATCTCTTGTTCATCATTATGCTCACAATTCACACCATCCTCAATATTACCTTTTAAAAGATGAAGATATTGAGGATGGACAGGCATACAATAGAATGTGTGCATTAGATAGAATTGAAATGGTCTGTGACTGGAGAGCGGCCTGTCGCAAACATATCACTGGAGACATCTACAAATCAATCGAGATAAACAAAGAGCGTTTTGGTTATACTCAGGATGATTACGAGTGGATCAAAAGTCTGGCGGATGAATTATGAAAAGTTTAGTTCTTCAACTTCTTCTGGCTGTTTTTATTTTATCCCCCGTGGCCACCTTTGAATATGTAGTCAGAACCGCAAATATTGATTTGTTTACCCGCCTTATGTTGCGATTCGAGCTATCATTCTTGTTCTCGCTATGGGCCATGTTAAATGTATTCATAGCGTTTGGCTATCTAATAATGAGAAAGGAAATTGAGTGATAGCTTTTGTTAGTGGTCATTTAGACCTGACCCAGGAAGAATTTGAGCAGCATTACTGTGACCAGATAAATGATGCGATCACCCTTCATCATACATTTGTTATTGGTGATGCTGCCGGGGCCGATAAAATGGCCCAGTATCTAATTAAGGCTCTATGTGGTCATGCAATAATTTATCACACCCACCAGACGCCGAGAAACAATGCAGGATTTCCCACCCGTGGTGAGTATCCTTCACAAACTGCTAAGGATGCCGCCATGACTGCGGCATCCGATTACGATATTGCATGGGTACGTCCTGGTCGAGAGAAATCCGGCACAGCGCGTAACCTCGAACGACGCAAGAAACGAAATGAGGAATTTTTATGAAAGAACTTTACTTTTCGACAGATATAGAGACTGACGGAAAGATTCCTGGTCCACACTCGATGCTTTCTTTTGCGTCGGCTGCTTTTACTGAGGATGGGAGTATGTTGGCATGTTTTGAAATGAATCTCAAAACACTGCCTGATGCGCAAGGCGATCCTGACACGATGAAGTGGTGGGAGACACAACCGGAAGCATGGGCAGCATGTAGAGAAGACCCTGCTGATCCTAAATATGCTATGACACGGTATGTTGAATGGATAGAAAGCTTTAAAGAATACAAGCCAGTATTTGTCGCCTACCCTGCTGGTTTTGACTTTCTATTCATGTATTGGTATATGATTCGATTTGCTGGCCGTAGCCCCTTCTCGTGGTCGGCTCTCGACATCAAAAGCTTTGCGATGGCGATGATGGGTACACCTTACAGACAGTCTATCAAAAAGAATATGCCAAACCGATGGTTTGGTAAAGGTCATCGTCATACACACAAGGCACTTGACGACGCTATTGAACAAGGTGTCTTATTCTGTAACATGTTGAAAGAGCTACAAGATGAGAAATACCTTGAACTTCTGAAAGGAAATAGGAAATGAAAGTGACCAGAGAAAAAGTTAAAGTTTCTATTACTCCTGGTGACATTCTTCATGCCGTACCAGGTGATTCCGAATGTTGTCCGGTAGCTAAAGCACTTAATAGAACATTAGGTGGTAGTTGGCAAGTATATCCTGCTGAGGATTTTTGGATGGGTTCAGATAATTCGTTCACAGGAACTAAAGTATGTGAAATTCCAAAACCTCTTGCCACCGACATTGAACGGTTCGATAAAGGTAGAAGAATGTCCGTGGGTTGCTTTGAAATAGAAGTGGAGACTGTGAAATGAGATACGTTGTTTATTATCATGGTTGTTGTGCAGACGGATTTGCGGGAATGATGGTTGTGCGTCGTTGGCTACTTCGTGACTACAACTTTGACTTTGTTAGAAATAATGTTGAGTTCATTGCAAGTCAATATGGTGATGAACCATTATCTGTAGAGCCGGGTGACAACATCATCATGGTTGATTTTAGCTTTCCACGGGCCGTCATCGAAGATATGCAAGAGAAGGCTGATTGGGTTGTTGTCATTGACCATCACAAAACAGCAGAGGAAAACCTTAAAGACCTTATAAGTGATGACATCGTTTTTGATATGAATCATTCGGGTGCCGTCTTAGCATGGAAGTATTTCTTTGAGTTCGAACCTGTACCTTTATTCTTAAAATACATTGAGGATTATGATCTCTGGAAGTTTGAGTTATTACGCAGCCGTGAATTGTCTGCTGGACTCAAATCAATGCCGATGCTACAATCCAACTGGGATAGTTATTTAAATGGTTTTGGTTTGGATCAACTGGCTAATGATGGTGAGGCTATCCTGCGCTATCAACAGCAGCAAATTGGTACTATTATGCGTAGGAAGCTACCAATGATTGAGTTAGATGGCTATCGGGTGCCCTGCATCAATGCTACTAACATGATAAGTGAAATTGGTGATGCTCTGGCTAATGATTACCCGTTTGTTGTGATGTATTTTGATACTGAAGACAAGAGAGTTTTCTCCATGCGTTCTTCTAAATCCGGTGATGTAGACGTAAGCTTGATTGCTAAGAAAAGGGGAGGCGGCGGTCATCGAACCGCAGCCGGGTTTAGTATTCCCAAACCACCATTAGGAATTTAATTATGTCAAGTTTTTGTTTAACCGTGACACAGGAAGATATTGATAAAGGTCGCCCCAAATCAGCACAATCGTGCCCCGTGGCTTGCGCCTTATACAGGCTGACTGGTAATCACTATGATGTTTATCTTGATGCTTTTCAAGAGAGGCTTACGCGACACGTTATTACGAACAGCAAAAACGAATCTGGTTTTTTAAAAGAATTCTTCGTTTAAAAGAAACAATTTTCTTTGGTACAAATGTTCATGACCTGATAGAGAAATACGATAGAAAAGAAGGTATGAAACCTTTTATATCATATGGCACCAGAGAAGTTGAGATTGAAGGAGGATATGATGGTTGAAGAAAACACATTTCCACAAGTTGGATTTACATTATTACCAGAGGAAATACCAGAGGATTTAAAAGAACAAATTAACAATTTCCTTTGGGTGAATCTCCCAAGTAGTGTTACTCTTGGGGATGCTGAGATTATGGCTGCAAAGATTCATGATTTGATTTATCTGTCTTGGCAAAAACACGAGGATAATAATGGCTGATCCAAAACCTTATACAACAGAACAATTAGAAAACGGTTTAGTACAATGGGTTGACCTTGCCGTTAATTCGACCGAACCGGATTCCGTCTTATTGCTTGCTCAGAGATTGGCTGATGCATTTCGTGAACGAGGAAGAGATACTGTGGCTGATCAAATCGAGGCTCGGATTTCTGTTAAGAAACGGGAATACTTTAAAAAACATGGTAAGGAATGAGAAAAGGGAAGCTTTAAAAGCTTCCCTTTTCCTTATCTATCAGTTACTCTTTGTAACATGAAAGTTAACACGTCCTTATTGTGTTTTAATGAATTGCAGTCAGCACAAGCAGCAGTCAAATTGGAAATATCATTTGTTCCACCTTTAGATACTGGGATTATATGATCCACCGTGGACGGCCCAGGTTTACCACAATAGGAACAAGGATCATTACGTAGTACTTTAGCATATTCTAATGCCTCTTTATCTCTACCGACCCTACGGAATAAACGTCTGTCTCTGGTATCCTGTCTAACCTTCTCAGGATTTCTTTTCTTCCATTTATTCTTTGATTCACGAGAAGCCGGAGTTCGATTATTAGTTTTCTTGCGGTTCTTATAATAGTCAGTGTCTTTGTAGCAATCTTTACAAATGAACTTATACCCTGTTGCTGTGCTTTTATCCTTAAAGAAATGTTTTGATGCTTCTTTAGTGTGACCACAGGAAGTGCATTTTAACTCTTTGATTTCAGGCTTTTCTTTTCCTGAATTTTCCTTACGTCGCTCTTTGGCGGCTTCGTTTACCTTCTCTCTATGTGTTTCTCGATAACGCGCAGCCTTCTCATTGTTTTTATTTCGGTCTGTTCTTTTTTGTTGTGCTTTGAACTTATCAGGATTGGCTTTTCGCCATTCTTCTAATTTTTCCTTTTCGCAGAGTTTACATTGACTGTAAATTCCATTCTTATAACCCTTCGCTTTCCTGAACTCGTCTTCGTGTTTTTCGATACCACATCGTGTGCATTTCTTTTTCATAAAAGAAACCTCCGTCTTTATCTGACGGAGGTTTACTTTACAAGTTGCAATAATTACCGATCATCGGTCTGTCACGACCGCGATTTCCCCTTCTTCCCTAATTAGCCTATCAAAGTCAGCATAGCTAACCCATGTCAACCGTGGGTAGTTTCTACCCCATGAGTTAACAAAACCAATAGCCTGTCTCTTATCTGAGGCAGCATAGACACAAACACAGTGTCCACCACGCTGATAACCAAAAGAGGTAATCCAGGCTTCACCATTCTTTTCTTCAGGACTATCAAATCCTGAATACCAGTTTACACCAATAGAAAGAGGTGAGTTGGTTCCAATAGCGGTTCGGACTTCATCAACAGATGTAGCCCAGCGGAAGGCAGATACACCAAAGTTGAGGTCTGGTGTGCAGTTATCTACACAAGTTGGATTCTCGATGTTCCAGAGTACGTGTCCGAGATCGCGCAACACTTCACAGGCTGCACGAACGGTAGTACCATTGTGGTCGCCAGGATTGGTGTCAGCGAAGGGATCACGCATCTTTGCCTGATTCCATAGCCACCAGGGGTTATATCGGATATTTACACCCTGTGCCCCCTGATTTCGGCACTGATTCTCGTTGATTATAGCTAACATCATAGATGTGCCAAAACCAACACACGCGCCTTCACTTCCCTGATCGTGTTCTGCAACCCACGTAGGTAGAATTAAAGTTGATTCGACATTAGCAATGGTGCTACGACCTAAAGCACGAAGAGGAAAATTATTTACGTGTTCCCAATCGGGAGGAACACGTCGGCCTAAACCGCGACTAATTAACCCCGTAGTATTGTTCTCCATTTCTATCCTCCCTTACCTCTTCCCGACAAGCAACATCGTTGTGTTCTTTCATGGGTTTCCCGCATAAATGACACACTTCATCGTTTGCACCATCTCGGTAAGGGCAGTCGGATCGCCCACACCCGCTTTCCACCAATTCAGCATCCATGAAGCAAATTCCACAAACAAGTTTGCCATCAATTTTGATAATCATGGTGCTTCCTCCTCATCTTCATACGCATAACTCATTCTCAGGTTTGTCAGGACTTGACGACATAGCTGGAATCTGCTATAATTTAGCTTGGTGATGAAAAATGAATGACCAAAAATCAATACCGACCATAAATATGGTTGAGGAAATCGAATATAATTTAGCCGCCAATTGCAAAAATCCAGAGGATATTGAATGGATTGGCTCTAAAGACGGTAAGTTTAGTGTGACTTGGGATGAATTTATGAAGCTGCCTCAGACAGCTTACGTCCCAAATTACACCGGTCCAGCTTGTGACCTTGTTGTTGTAGGTGACGGTTGGTGGATGGAATTAGATGCAGTGGATGACGAGTACTACGTTTTCTGGAGTTATCGTGAAGTACCACAGCGTCTAAGTAAATCCGAACAGTTATTTAGTGTAGTTTCTGAGCTACCACAGGTTTGCGTGGAAGATATAAATAAAGTCCACAACCACTATATACCACAGGAGTCTTATGCAAGTCTCAATCCCCAGAGCTTATTTAGAGAAAGCTTTGCTTGAAAACGGAGACGATATATTCGTTATCTTCTCTCCTCGCACAAACGTGATGGCCTTTGGACGCAAGAAAGTTCGTCCAGATCGAAGTGAAATTCTAATCAGTGCTAAAATGCCAGAAGAAGGCGATTTAGCTATTGAACTTATTGGTTATACTCCAAAACCAGGAGCAGCAATTCATGTCCAGCAGATACCCTTTTCCTAAACCGCTGGGGAGAACAGTGGCGACTGACCTTTCGAAGGTCAGTCGCCCTCACTTCCTCTTTAAAACCCCTTTACCAAAAGAAAATATTGTTGATGTAGAAGACCTTCCATTCCCCGCAATATCTTTTCCGGTACCTTCTCCTGAACCCGAAAAGGCAACAGAACAACAGGTGGCTGAACTTGTTCGCTTGGGATTTGAACGTTTGTATGCTGCTTCGATGACAGCGGAACACGCCCAAGATACCATCGAAATTAATCAGAGAGTCAAGGATCGCCTCACTAAAGAAGTCTACTTTGCAGTAGATGGGGAAGTGATATGCAAAAAACGCTAACAGAAATGGAAGCGTACTACGCAGATTATAGACCCGTGGTTCGCTTAATGCTCGGCTATATATTAAAACATGAACCTGCTTTCATAGAAGACGCAGAACAAGATGTGTTGTTACGTTGTTGGTTGAACCGTCATACAGTAACAGAAACAACTAAGATGCGTGAATGGGTAAAAGCGGTAGCAAGGAATTATTGCTGCGATCTTATCAGACGTAAACTACGTTACCGTGAGAATATGGATAAAATCATAGCAGCGTGTACTGATGTTGCTGATGATTTACCACATGAGATTGTAGAGTCTGCGGAGTTAAGAGTTTTAGCCGGTGAAGTAATAGATACCCTAAGTCCTGTTTCACAACGGATACTTGTTACACGTTACTTAGGTAATCTGGATGTTGAAGAAACGGCAGCAAAGTTACAAGTACCTATTGGAACAGTTAAGTCTCGTTCATGGAGAGCCAGAGAAAAAGTCGAAAGAAAATTACGCGCATATGTTTATTCTTGACAACTATACATAACATAAGTTAGATAAGAAATAAACAACACGTAAAAACACATTAATCGTCATAACTACATCGCCATAAAAGGGAGGTAGTTATGGCTATATTGAAGCGAATTGCGTATAATTGGCAACGCAGAAGGGTTTTATCCAACGCTTTTAAACGCTACCCTTATGCCAGTATGATTAGTTAAGTGGAACCTTTGTGGTCGCGGGTGTCTCCTTAGAGTACCAGTCTTAGGAGACACCCAATGCCTAATTGTCCTATTTGCGACATTGAAAAGACACCATTAACGTGCCATAAATCTAATAGTAGCTCAGATGGTTACGACACATATTGTAAGAAATGTAAAGAAGATAAGGCAAGAGAGCGCAACAAGATACTCAAAAGCCGCATAAGAATAATTAATAGACGAATACGTTCTCGCACAAAGCCTGGAGAACCACTATGTCAAATTACAGAAGAAGAATATACACAATTATTAGAGGCACAGGATAATTCCTGTGCCATCTGTGGATTTAAACCACAAAAACACGAAAAGCAGCTATGTGTAGACCATGACCATAGTACAGGTAAGGTACGCGGTTTACTATGTTCAAGTTGTAATTTGGGAATAGGGAATTTTTATGACAACTCCACAAGACTCCGTAAAGCAGCCAACTATCTGCGCGACTCCTTACAATCGTCAGATAGCCGAAGTGAAACTGAAATACTCCAATTCGATAATGAATCGGGAGGGAGTATGGGGAATCAAAATGACGGACTCCTCGATTGTGATTATGTGCAAACCAGGGGTCAAACACACTTTTCCGTCATCATTAGATGATATTCCTCTTCTCATATTGACAGACGATGATTTCTCTGCTGCGGCTATCAGGGAAAGAGAGAAGAAGACTCAGGAAATTCCCTCTATTCCTTCACCCGTAAAGAATGACTTCCTCGACGACGATAACGATTGGCTCTGACCCTTGACGCAGACCCTCAGAACTGGTATAATCTTCTTATGCGAAGAAAATTACTTGACCTCTGGGGGTCTTTTCTTTTACGTTGGTATGCTAAAACTGTGAAAGAACCGACCATGATTGTACGATGTGTGCTACCCACGGGTGCATACATGACAACTAAATACACATGGGATAATTCTTTAGCTGGTTGTTTTGCTATGGCTCTTGCTCATGACAAAATGATTGAGGGTTCCAAACGGCTTCCAGATGATGAGTATATTAAAGGTATTGCTTACGAGTGGATTAGTACCAAAAATAAAGGCTGGGTATCCGTTGACGATGACGACATCGCATATGAATACGGAGAGAGAATTGGTAAATTCGTCAATGGAGAACTGGTAAAGGAAAAATAATGCCGTTACAAGAATTTAGACCTGAAACAGTAGAAGCACTACGTCAAGCTAAAGTCATGGATGACGCTGTAGCTCAACTCACTACAGAATACTCCAAGACTGGTTTAATTACAGTGGTAGAAGCTAATGCATTATCGGCTATGTGTGCAGCTTCTCAGGCGAAAACAGCTTATGCGATGTTGATGCTTCGCGTTGAGGAAGTCAAAGAAAAAGATAATGATGATTGGAGAAATCAATGATTACCCTGCTAATCGAAAGTTTTAACGATCAACTTCCCAAGCTTCCAGAAGCCGTCGTTTTGATGAACGGAATGGCGAGCAACGAAACCGCTTTTATTCCACAGTTGAGACGTAGCTCTGATGGTCATTTTGGTCTTCTCCCTGATGAAGTAGCAACGGGCAGTGTTGCTTTCGTGCATCGTTATCTTCGCAACAGCGAAATCAAACTCAATTATCTGGATTATCCAGAGTCTTTGCACCCGTGGTTTGCCCGTAATATAAAGCAGGTAAAATTAAGGGATATAAAACCAGAAGAAAAATGCTTCATTAAACCTGTTGTCACGAAGCAATTCGAAGCCAAAGAAAACAGATACTTTTCACCAGCACTACGAAATGAATTTATAGATAGTATGGTCTGGAAATCAGATGTGGTTCATTTTGATGCCGAGTACAGAGTATTTGTACATAATAATGATGCAATCGGCTTCTCTTTCTACAAAGGTAATCCAGAAGCAACACCAAACTGGAAAATCATACGTGATATGATGGCGGCTTATAAAGATTCACCTATTGCTTACGGACTTGATGTGGGTGTAATCCAGACCAAGCTAAGAACTAACACAGTTCTTATCGAAGTAAACGACTTCCCCGCGCTGGGTGCTTATAGTATTTATCCCGACTTATATGCTGACGCTTATCTCGATAGGTGGGCCGAAATTCTGGCCAGAGGTTACGTATGAAATTCGGAATGAATCTATCCACAGAAGAAAACCGACAGTTCTGGCTATTTGTAGCCAGAACGGTAGATAGAGTTAATACTTGGCCTGAACATAAGCGACCAAGCTATCCTCCCATTGAAAAGTATCTGTGTCACATTTGTGGTAGTAGTTACGATCTCTGTGAAGATGCTGTCAATTGTGAGATAAAATGCTATGAATCGAAAGGTAGAAGGATAATGCCGAAGAAAATAGAGAAGTGGGAATGTGGTGAATGTAATCAGCAATACGATAGCGAAACAGAAGCTTTTAATTGTGAAACAATCCATCGAGAAGCTGTTGAGATGGAGAAAGTAAGACGGGCATTCAACAAACAATTCCCTGTTGGTAACAGTGCGAACACTTTTCGTAGTAGATGTTGTGACAAATGTGGTAAACGCGTCATGATGTGGGGTAGAGAACTACATAATGCTTATTCAGAGCTACAACCTTCTATATTAGGTGGGATTTACTGTACTGAATGTATAAACGAACTAAAGAAACTAATTGTTTATGCCATCCACGGGGACCCAGTAGAGATGACAAAGAATAAAGAGAGAATCAACCGACCTGATTCAGATATTTCACCATGATTAGAGAAGAAGACATCTTAATCCTTGACATCCCAGGCGATGACTTTGAATTAATTAAAGCCAATGCAGAGGCAGCAAACCTCTGCTATGGCTCGAAGATCAAAGACCGGGCTGAACAAAAGAAAACCAATGCAGAAGACCAGCTAATCGGCCAACTCGGTGAGTGGGCCGGTTGTATTTGGTTACGTGGGTCTGCCGACGAATACTTTACTCGTCGTGAAGAGATTAATAAAACCCCGTGGTTAGGCGATAACGGTGCTGATGTAACTGGTAGTAACGTAGATATTAAGGCATCCTTCATGCGTAACAGGAAAATGAACATTCTGGATTATAAACTATTTGTTCGACCTATTGATATGCATCCTAATCGCATTTATGTTTTAGCTCTTGCTTATCCAGACGAGCCACAGACTGTGTACCTAATAGGATGGGAAAAGTCTTCTGTTCTTGAGCGCAATCTCGTAGATACCAAGTTTGGTAAAATTCATACACGAGTTGCCCATGAACTTAATCCTCTTCCACCATTTATGTGGAATTTTGATGTTCCGTTACAAGTAAGTAAAGAGGAACAGAAGCCAGGTTTACGACAGCGTTACCGTCTTATTGAACCAACAGCCAAGGAAGCACCCGTGATTACACCGAAAGAAGGTGAAGACTTATGGTAGAACTTATTACGGTAAGCCTGTTTGTTATATTCCGTGTTCTGGCACTTATAATCCTTTGTGCTACCCTTATGAGTAGTAAGGAAGATTTGGACATTAAGATCAACGGTCTTATTTTAGGTATTTTACTATGGTTTATTGGTAGCGCAATTGGAGGAAGATAATGAAAGCACATGAGTTAGCACGACAACTTCTTGATAGTCCCAATGAAGATGTAGTTATCTACACCGAACTTGACACCTTTGTAGACGTTAGAAACGTGGAGAATGGTGAAATTAAATCACAGAGACGCCCGATAGTGGTTTTATCTGATATGCTTTTACGAGTTAAAATACCAACCGTAAAAGCCCGTATAAAGGCAACTACTGGTTCTGTGGACGGTGCTGAATTTATGGATGCCTTCTCTCGATTTTTCGCAGGAGGTAACAAATGAGTAGCCGAACACGAGGCCCAAGAGATATGCGAACCCAGCAACCAATAGGTCATCCACTGGAACAACAACAGGCTCCTTATATGGGAAGGGGCCGAAGACCGATAGGTGTTGCGGTACCCGATGATGGACCAAAAGATGCGAGATCATTTCTTTCTCGTTCTCCGCGTCGCATGGAAGAAGACATTCCACCCCCACCGCCTGAGCAGCTTGCAGCAGCACAGGCCCAGGAACCTGTAGCCATTCCAGAAGAAGAATGGATAGAGGCAACTAATTCTCAGGTTGAAGACGTTTATTACGAACGTCCTCCGCAGCGTCAACGCAGGGAAAATAATCCCAACGATAAATATTTCGTAGTTATGGCAGGGGAAAGCGGAGAAGCGGAAGTAAAAGAATTTACTGAATCAGAGCTTCAAGAATTTCTCAAAGTAGCCGGGCCAGACAGAGCTTTACTTGGATTACACGGAGAACTTCGTCCTGTTTTATGGGGCGGAAGCTTTTTAATTATTCGTGGTAACATCGTAAAGCCAGAAATGCAAATGACCTTTGCACTTAAACCACTTTGACAGGGAAAAGAGAATATGTAGGAGCCTAAAATGGACAGGGGTTTAACTCTTTTAATTATTATGGGTCTGATTTGTATTGTATTACTTTCCCATAGACTTTATTGCTGTGGAAAGGAAAAGAAAGAATACAAAGAAAAGATCAGGCGATTTAATGCGTTCTGGTTTAAATCAGCTAAGAAAGGTTATGTGGCTGAATTTAGGGATGGTAACAATGTCTTCATAGGGCGAATCGAATTTGTTACTCCAGATTGTGTGACCATGACGGTGAAAACTATGAGTGGTCCTTGTTTAGTGAGAAGACGCCCCTCAGAAATTTATCCTGCGTTAAACTATTACGACACTGAAACAGGAGAATTGATTCCTGGGCGTCTCCTTCCAATGCATCAATATCCACCGACAATAATCTAAGGAAAAGGCCATGCATAAAGCATGGCCTTTTCGTTAATCATCTTCCGCTATAATTAAATCAGAAAGATTTCCTCCACCTGATGGAACAAGTACTCTACCTATAAAGGTGCCATCCACGTAGGCGGCATATGTTGCCGGTTCAAAATCATTGTCTTGAAGAACATAGCTTGGCCAAACTTGAAGTTCGGCTCTACCATTAGCATTTGTATAACCTTCCTGTTCTTTATCAGGTTGAAATACACCGTTAACGAAGTTCTTACTCTTATCTTCGAAACTCAAAACAAACTTCACATTCTTTTGTGGTTTACCAAAATCAGAAGCAAGACAGGTGACAATGGTCATACCTTCTGTTTCAACAACAGGAATTGATTGGATTGAAAGAGATACGTCAGATAATTCCTCGTCTCCTACAACATCAACCTCGTCAGATACAGTTACAAATCCACCTGCACTAACTATACGTTTGAATGTACCGGATTTCACATTTAATGAAACTAATCCATCAACACCTGTAGTCTTGCTTACGTCCTCTGTATCATTAAATAAACGTACTGAGGCGTTCGCAATAGGTAATCCTGATGTAAGACTCTTTACGAGTATCGTGACCACATAAGGACCAAAACCACTAACCGGATTAGGTTCAACGGCTACGGCACCATAAAACTGGCCCGTGTCCATGTTCTTGAACTTAACCGCACCACGGAGTGTTTCTTCCAATTCACCTGTCCATAGATAGTTACCAGGGAATAGTTCAACAAAGCCAGTGTCAATTGGATCGCCGGAATCAGCACCAGTCTGATCAACAGGTTGGGCTTCCAAAGTCAAACCAGCGTTAACTGCTCCGAGATTTAAGGAAATGGTTTTAGTATATTTCATGCTTACACCTGAATTAAATGAGGTCGTCGCTCATTAGATTTTATTGCTCTACCCCAAAATGTTACGCATGGAATGTGATTGGCTTCGAAATAGGGGTTTGGATAACGCGTTTCCAATCTGAATTCCTGAAATTTGGCGGTATCATTATAAATATACCCCGCTTGTTCAGCACGAGTATAGTAGAAAAAACTTACCTGATTCCAGTAAGAAACATGCGTGGGATCACACCATGCTCCCCTACCATCCGTGGATGGCACTTCAACCATTAACCAACCACCATCTGCAAGTACTCTATGTGCTTCCTGCATTGTGAATAAAGGATTCTTTAGATGCTCGAAGATATGATGGGCACGTAGAACTCCAACACTACCATCTTCAAACGGCCAAGGCTCATTCAGGTCGCATGTAATGTCTCCATTAACGAGATCAACTGTTTCGTAGCCTCTTGGGGCATTAAATCCACCACCAAGATCAAGCTTTCTCAAACCGCGGAGATCGGCTTCGCGTTGTACGAGATCAAACCCGTAGGTGTGAAATAATTCAACAGTACCTTTCTGTATCTTTGCATTCTTTTCAGAACTCATTGATGTGTTGTGACCCGTATGCCGGTAGATGTAGAGAGGATTCATTGTCTTGGCCATCGGAGTATGCAAATAAGTACGTATCAACAATTCATGATCGTCTAATACATCCATCTCAGCATTATGTCCACCAATCTGCCAATATACGTTTTTTCTCCAAGCTCTTACGTGGTCGGGAGCATACCATATAAAAGCCATTGATGCCGCGGATGGCTCGAAGGAATGCATTCGAATGCATTCCGTTGAAGTTAATCCACTACCCTGTTTGTAATCATTTAGGGTAATTTTATCATGTGTCCAACCAAATGCGGAATTAAATGGTATAAAGTTATCAGAGAGAACTAAATTGTCTGAATAGACAAAACCATAATTTTCCGGTCTATTGAACCAGTAATTTAATTCATCCAAACAGTTTGGTAAAAGCATGTCATCATGATCTACCTCAACGAGAATGTCTCCAGAGGCAAGGGAACACGCAAATCTCTTTAGAGCACCGATATTAGAATTTGGTACGCCTGGTTCACGCACAATAACTTTCTTATTCTCCAGAATCACATCAGGAATACGACAACCACCGTTGGGAACAATAATCCACTCCCAGTTGGTGTACTTTTGTGCTAAAAGACTTTCATATAGTTCAAGAAGATAGTCCGGGCGATTAGTGGGGGTAAAAATAGAAAACAACATAAGACTCCGATCAAAATGGAATGAGGAATTAGTATAGCACAAATTCCTCATTTCGTCAACGTATATTACGAGGCCAGACAGCACCTCTCATTGGTCGTGTCCTCATTCCGGCATCAACACTATCAAGAACGAGTACTTGAAAAGGTGATGCACTGTTCATCCAGCGATCATAGTTTGGATCACCATAACCAGAATCAATAGCTGCCCATACTTCAAGGAAATAATAGTAGTTAATATCACCCGAAGTTGGCGGGGTAACCACAGCAACCTGAGTAGTACCGTGGTCTGCGGCAGCAAGACCAGAGGGTAATGTTACTGCGAAACCGTTGGGAGTAGTACTGGTGGCAGCGACCTCAGTGGTGTAACCTTCACAACTGGAGCCTGTGACTCTATTAAGTCTCCATGTAAAACCCGGCCACTCATATGATGCTTGTGTGTTCTGAAAGGTTACATTAACATTCATTTATTGTTCCTTGGTTCTGGTAGAAGGTCTGGGTCTTCACCAAAGAATATGTGGTCATGACCCAAAGCATTTAACATAGCATTTGCCAGAGCAGGATAGGTTTTAGCTATACTTGGTTGATCTCCGGCAGTTGCCCAAAGGTGAACGCAAAGAGCGCCTTCTTCCTTGAGTTTAATGAGATTTGGTATAACACCCTTGGCTCTTTCTGCAAGTGTCAACGAACAAGTTTTGTCCGGTTCAATTCGATGGACTTCGGGGTATTTACCAGTAGCAAGCAAAAGGTCAATCAAATGAGAACCGACTCTCTGTAGATAACCACCATTACGAAAGATTACTTCAGCACCGGGTAGCATATCAACAAGTTTTGGAAAGAATGCGTTACCCGGAGCTGCACCCATGATAGCATTGGTAAGTGCAAGTCGTCCGACATCATACTGGGCTACAAAAACTTCTTTGCCTTGAAGCCATTCTTCCCATGAATTTAAAGAGATTACGTCCGTGTCGCAATAGATTCCCCCGTGGTTGGCTAAAATCCAATAACGAAGAACGTCACTCTTCGCACGGAAATCTTCTTCTTTATAGAATGATTCAGGCAATGTAAGAGCTTGAACATCAGCATTAGACCACACCTTTATCTCTGCATTAGGATTAGTGTCTTTAAAACTTTGGATGTAAGCTCTTTTTTCGAGGCTAAGTTTCTTGTCGCCCAGATGAATAAAATTAAAAATATATGGAATCATAGTTACTCCCAGCGCATTGCAAGCGATACTTCAGTTGGTCGTATAGTAGTAATATAATTATGTTCTCCTACGAACAAATAATGTCTACTCTTACCCGACACAGAAATATCATATTCAGTTCCAGAAACAAGGTTACCAGTAAAGAAGACAAGCGCATTTAATAATGCGTGTTCTTGTCTCGGTGTAAAAGGATGGACAGTGTAACCATGACTCTCTGTGTTTATCACACCATCGGCAGTAGTTGGAAGCAAAACTCCCCACCGACTTTCGGTTGGTGGATTACTACCGGAGCTTAATAGAGTCATCTGCCATTTGTAATCTATGCCATATACTGTGGAGCCATCCACGGCATGATAACTATCCCCTATGATTGAGGCTCCGATACCTGTATCATTTCCAGCATAATCTTTTATTCTTTCGAATGCGAAAAATATATTACCGATTAATGCTGCAAATCGAGAAGTCGAGCCGCTAAAACGACATTCAGTTGATGCATGGGGATAACTATAAACGACCTTACTTGCAGTTGCATTTGTTAAATCTGTTCCACTGTAACCTCTACCTAATGTAAGTCTAAGAGCGGCACCATATTCAGTCCACCAGGGAGTGTTGATTTGCTGACCACCATATTCAATTTTTAAATACACAGGATATGCTGCTTGTAAAGCATCATCGAGTCTCCAGATTTGAAAACCCTTAGACTCAAAACCATCATACGGCCAGTTACTTGTGCTTGGGTTTGGTTTAGTAACTGTACCCATATCAATCTCACCAGAGATAACTAACTTCACAAGTCCCATATCCCCAAGACGAGTAGATATGACAGATGCCCAAGCACGAAACGCCGCGTCGGTGGAGATACCCAGGTTGAGTGTATTACTTGCTGTTGCCATTTTACTCCAATACCAGATAGGTGAATGTTACTTGGACCGTTGATGTGCTACCACTTCTGTTCTGAATAGCGACAGATAGATTAGCAGAGGGGACCGCCTCTGCGCTATAAATTTCATATGGTGGTGCAAGATTGATTGTCTCGGCTCCGGTGGTAATTATTTCAGCTACTACTCCACTGCTTGCCACGGGGTCGTCAGCAATTGAACGTGAGGCGTCGGCTGTCCGAGCCGCCGCCGAATTATAAACTCTTACCCATGCCGCACGATCAGTTTGGACGGAAAGTAATAGTGCGGTCTTTGCAATTGTGGGCGCAGCATTTTCAGTAGCAAGATCAGCAAGTGAAGCCGTTGTAACAACTACGCTTGCACGAGACATTGTTCCTGCTCCTCCACTTCCCTGTGCTCCTGTTGCTCCGGCTGCTCCCTGAGCGCCTCTTTCTCCCGCAAGAGCAAAGCTCCAATCACTTAGTGTTCCGCTTCCTACAACATAATCTATTGTAACAGTTAATGTTGTATCGGAATAAGAAGAGACAACTCCTTCCATGTAGTTTGCTGATGGATCAGAAGTTTGTGATACTCGAATTCTATATCCATTACTCCATGCAAGGTTAGCTTGAGTTGTGAACACTTTCGTGCCGTTACCCATTAATATGGAAGTAGTAGAGGTGCCGTTTAAAGAAGGTTGTGGTCCCTGCACTCCCTGAGTGCCTTGGTTACCTTGGAATCCTTGAAATCCTTGGTTACCTTGAAATCCTTGGGTGCCTTGCACACCTTGTGTTCCCTGATTACCCTGAAAGCCTTGTGTTCCCTGTGGTCCGCGTATATTTGATTGTGTTAGTGCGGTAGTTGCCATTAAACTATTACCTCCGGCTTAACGGGCCACTCAACATCGTTGGGATTTTCGTATGTTTTTGTGATGTCTCTTAGGGCCATGCGATATTCGCTTAAAGCTTTCAGATAATCTGCATTCACATTACCCGCGGTGAGTGACAAATCAGTTGCACGATTAATAAGAATATCCGCTTCCACAAGAAGTGGCTCTCTTAATTCTCGAATTTCCTCCCATGAGTAGGGAATTTCTTCCCTACTCACAAGATTATTATCAGGAAGAGAAGGATTAAATCCTCCAATTCCATACTCTTCGTTGTATCTCTTATTCATTATGTCCACCTCAACATTGCCGCATGTCTAAATGCTGTGTTGGCTGCCACTGCTGTATCCCATTGAACTCCACTGGAAGCATAAGCAGCATACGCCTGACTTGCTTTATATAGTTGAACTATATTGGAGTTAGTACCCACAGCGGGGGCAATTGGTCCAGTAATTGAACCAGCCATCAACAATGCTCGAACAGTTGGTGCATGTCCACTATGCAACGCAAGTAGATAACGTCCACGAGTTAGAATCTGGTTGATTGTAATTGTCTTTACTCCCGTGGTGGCAGAATCAATGGTTCCAGCATCTAATACAAGAGTAGTGGGCTGCCAGTTTTCGTCAGCATTGTAAATACCAAGACGAATTGTGGAAGATGTAATTAATGTTGTAACCTCAGCGATAATTCTATCAAGTGTTATGGTATCTTCTACCATAATTGGTTCATAATAAATTCGGTTGGCTGTGAAAGCAAAAGTTGTAGCCGCCGCCGCTGGACTTCTGCCGGGAATACCAAACTGAACTACGGCACCACTGGTTCTAAATTTACCGGGAGCAACCGTGGTCTCATAAGCTACTGCTGTTTGTAACAAAAAGCCAATGTCTGATTGAAGAATACCGGCTGTTGTGCTGGTCGCAATGAGAACAACTTTTCTTATCTGTCCAGTTGTTGAAGGCTCGGTAGCCGTCATCGCTCCGGCAGATGACGGTGAGAGAAAGTATGTCTCTCCTGCTGTCAGACCAGACAAACCAGTTATATAAGAGCCGGGCAATGTAAGTACAAAGTTATTAGCGTCGGTTACAGTTTTAACCATACCTGCGACGTTAGCATTTGTTGCACTGTCAGCCTGTGCTTTTACATAAGTTGTTCCGTTGTGTCTTACAAGATCACCAACAGCAAAACCGTGGGCTGTCTGTGAGACATTAATGGTAAGGCTGTCACCACTACCACTTCCGCCTCCACCGCCGCCGTCAGCCCCCTGTGGTCCCTGAACACCTTGCGGTCCCTGAGCACCTGATCCGGTAGCTCCCTGGTATCCTTGTGCTCCCTGGTATCCTTGTGCTCCCTGAACACCCTGAACACCCTGAACACCCTGTGGTCCTTGATATGCTAATCCCGGTAATACACTGTTTGCCATTTAACATTCTCCTGCGTGAGTCTTATGCAAAATCACAATATGGGTTGTTCTCTAATAACCCCAATTCATTTGCCGTTAAAGCTCTGTTCCATACGCCCACGGATTGAACAATGCAATCAAGGTAACGTTCTACTGCACCAATCGCAGTGTATCCACCGACACTAAACAGGTTGCCGGGATTAGAAAAATAAACACTGGTTTTAGCTATAACATCGCGGTTATAAATTGTGTTGGCTGTAAGGGCGATATTTAAATACTCCGTAGTAATGGTCACGGTCGTTGGATGCCACACTACATTTTCAGCAAGTGCAACTAATTTATTACCTGCTGCATCCATTGTGGTGTCCCCAATACCAAATCCGATTCCATCATTATTAGCTCCGAGTTTCATTAACGCACCAGCCGCATTTAATGCGGTTACTTTGAAGCGACACCACAACGTAAAGGTGTTGGTGATACCAAGATTACTTGCAACGAACGCATTACCTTTTTTACCGGTCGCTTTAATAAAGTTAACAGCCATACCTTCTGGAGTTTGAACTCTTTTCCAGTCACCAGAAAGTGTAAGATGATAACAGTTGGCCGAATAATCCTGAATTACTACACCCGATTCATTAAAAAGGTAACGTGCTCTTAATCCAGAAGCCAAGCTGTGTGATGGATTCAGACGACTACCCGCGGTAGGTTTAGTAAAACCTCTGTTTTGAGTTGCCGCTCCACTGGGAAAACCAAAAAGCCCGTTGCTCATTAAAAATCTCCACCCTCTGCTATAATATTAAATGTCTCCGCGTTATGTGTTGAGGCACGTAACGAGTAGCCATTTGGTAAAATAAGCAAAGGTAAAGCACTATTACTACTGTTGATTTCAGTTGTAAAAGTTGCCACCGTTCCACTGGGCGTAATCGCTGAAACAGATACTTCACGCCATAAACGGGAATTACTACCGTCATTAACAAAAAGACGAATCATTCCTGCCGTTGTTGTTGCCACAGCCTCGATGGTAATGCGATCTATACGAGAACCAGAGGCACCCGCTGTAAAAACTGTGACAACAGTGCCCGTGCCATCACGAGCGGTATTTGCCGCGCTAACCTGTGCTATTGCGTTACGAGGTGTTGCTACGAAATTGGGTTCATTTGCCATAATAAATACCTTAAATGAAGTTGCGACTCAGATAAATATTACCGCCCACCGATGATCCTCCTACAGCACCACCGGTATCTGATATAATGTATCCGCGCATTTGTGTGATAACAAAACCTGATGTTGTTGTGTCTGCCAAAAATACAGGTTTACTAATTTGACCGGTGACTGTTGGTTCGGTAGATGTCATAGCACCGGCCACCGTTGGACTCAGAAAGTAAAGCGTTTCTGCCGAAAGACCAGTTAGACCGGTTACCTGTCCGACAAGACTCAGAGTAAAATTGTTAGAATCTGCAACAGCCGAAACAATACCCGCTACTTCAGCGTTTGCTGCGGAATCAGCTAAAGCTTTTGTGTATGTTGCTGACCCACTCAAACGAACAACATCGCCAACCGCGAAACCATGACTATTCTGAACAACAGAGATGGACGCACCCGTTCCACCTGCTCCTCCACCTGACGCGCCTTGCGGACCCTGTGTTCCCTGCGGACCCTGTGTTCCTTCACCAGTAAGTCCCTGATAACCTTGTGTTCCCTGCGGACCCTGAGCACCGGCAACACCTTGGCTACCCTGATAACCTTGTGGACCTTGTGCCCCCTGATTACCTTGCGGACCTTCGGCTCCGGCTGCGCCCTGCGCTCCGGCTACACCTTGTGTGCCCTGCGCCCCCGCAGCACCCTGAGCACCAGTTGATCCTTGAGCACCAACGTCTCCCTGTGGTCCCTGTGCTCCGGTAGCTCCGGCAGAACCTTGCGCTCCGGTAGCTCCCTGAGCACCGGCAGCGCCCTGAAATCCTTGTGGACCTTGGGCACCAGCTTCACCAGCTTCTCCGGCTGCACCAGCAGTTCCTTGCGGTCCCTGTGCCCCCGCTGCACCCTGTGGTCCAGCAGCACCGGCTTCACCGGCATCCCCTTGTGGACCAGTCGCACCGGCTACACCTTGAGAACCCTGCACACCCTGTGCTCCGGTAGCTCCCTGTGTACCCTGTGGTCCGGTAATACCTGCCGCACCCGAAAGATCAGAGGTATAAATATAATCTTCGCCGTCCCAGAGATATAACTTAGAGTTGTCTGGATCATCAACCGTGGATAAGATAATCGCAAACTCACCAGGTAGTATATCAGAAGGATTAGTATCCGCAGTTAGGGCGGCAACAGATGCATAAGATTTAGCAATGTTAAATCCTTGTCCAGTCGCACCCTGTACACCTTGTGGTCCAGTCGCACCCTGCGGACCTTGCGCACCAATATCCGCGCTTTCACCGGGAACACCCTGAGAACCTTGCACACCTTGTGGTCCCTGAGTTCCGGCCCCGGTCGCACCTTGATAACCTTGTGGACCTTGTGTTCCAGCAGCACCCTGCACACCTTGTGGGCCAGTAATTCCAGCAGTTCCCTGAGCGCCGGTAGAACCCTGTGTTCCCTGTGGACCTTGCGCTCCGGTCGCACCAGTTGAACCTTGAGCACCCTGTGGACCAGTATCTCCTGCTACACCAACAGCACCTTGCACACCTTGAGCACCTGCGGCTCCCTGATAACCTTGGTATCCTTGATAACCACGACTACCCTGAGTACCCTGTGGTCCAGTTTCTCCTTGAGAACCAGTTATACCTTGTGGGCCTTGTACACCTACGGCACCCTGTACTCCTTGTGTGCCTTGCACACCTTGGAATCCTTGTCTTCCCTGAGTACCCTGAGTACCCTGAGTACCCTGAACTCCCTGAGTACCTTGTGAACCAGTTGCACCTTGCGCACCGGCTATACCCTGAGTACCCTGTGTACCAACTGCACCCTGCACACCTTGAAAGCCTTGTCTTCCTTGTGTGCCTTGCGGCCCCTGTGTTCCAGCTATACCTTCATAACCCTGCGGCCCCTGAGCACCAGCAGAGCCTTGCGGCCCCTGAGCACCAGCCGATCCCTGAGCACCTTGCGGTCCTTGGGCACCAGTTAATTGCTCCATAGGTGTGTTTATCCATTTACCTTCAGCACTACGTTGTAAGGTATCACCAGGAGCAGGGTTTGTTATATTAACATCTTCCTTTAACTCTTTAAGAGCAAAAGGAACATAAACTAGATCGGCTATAGAACTCACCTCTTATACTATGACTCTGGAAATTTCTTTTATGATTTTAAAGTCTCCATAAGCAAGTGTTTGAATGTCATCGTTCTCAGAAGATTTTACACTCCACATGAATCTCCCCGTGGTTAGCTGACTTGTGATAGATTCATCAACTCTTATTCCAATACGTCCATTGGTTTCATCTAATAAGGTTACAGAACCTAAACTTTTTTCTTCTTCGGTTGTGACCTTTCCTTTAATCATTTCCAATCCTGTGTCACTCCGTATTAATAAATACGGTTTAGTGTCAGTTGGATTAGAGTTAGCCAGAGAAAAAATTACAACTTTATCACTGAGGTTACCCAGATTAGACATGTTGAGATTCCAGGTGTCATATCTAAATACGTTAACTACACCATCATCCTGTAAAATTGAGGACAATACTGTAACTCTTCCGTCCACGATACTATCAGTTTTACTCTTGATAGAATTCAACAAAGTTGATATATCTTTGTTTATAGAGATAGAAGATGTTCTTTCATTTAAAGAATTATTTATAAGCAAAGCACCAGTAAAATCATCCGGTACCGTAACCTCTACCGCATAATTATTTACTTTTGCTGAGCTATTAAGTAAATTGAAAGAAGAGAAAGGGATGGCTCCCCCTGAAAGGGAGCCATCCTTATCTACCAACTGTGCTGTTAATTCAGCGAGTGGGTGCGCATCAATTGTAAAAATTCGTGTGTAACTCATGGTATTAAAGATATAAAGGGCGTTTGTAAGGAACACCATCAACGTATTCGACTTTCCAGGCAACTGGAACAGTAGGATCACCGGGTGCTGAATCAGCAAGAGAAGATTTTATTGCGCCGGTAATTCCCAAGTTACCGCTGTCATCAAAGTAAGCTTGTTCTATACCACCATTATAAATCGAAATTCTAGTTGATGAAGTAATTCCACCCGTAGATAATATATTTCCATCTACGTGCAACTTCTCACTCGGATTATATATACCAATTCCAACGCTTCCAACGCTTCCAACTTGTAGAGCTAAATCATGCGTCGCATCATCAATATAGAAAGCTCCACCCGAATGATGGATTTTACCCGTGCCACGCACACTGATTTCGTCATTGAAGCGGCCTTCAACATCAAGCCCCGCCACTGCGATATTGGCGTAGGCCGAATCGTCAGCCAGTCGGAAATCTATGCCGGTGCCGTTGCGCTTGAGCATTGGGTAAGCGCCCGTTATCCCTCCAAGTGCAACGGCTGCCGTTGCACTTTCCAGAATCAATCGTCCCGGCACTCCGGCTGTAGTAGTTAGCCCAAGACCAGCAAAGTTATTCCAATAGATTCCGTTCTGATTCTGAATGAGGCCACCAAAGTTCCCCTGATTTGCGCTCAGGTTGCCGCTTAGGGCCAATCCCGTTGAGTCAAGAGTCCCTTTAATTCCATTATTGAGCCGCAGGTAAATAATATTCGTCGCGTTCAAAATCGTTTCGTTCGCACTACCTGTCAGCGCGTAATTAGAGCCAGAAGGTGAGCCTTGGGCCATCCACAATGCGCCATACGATGATTCAACACCCGGCAACCCGGCAATCTTTATGCTTCCACCTGTGTTAAACGTCGCACCCGCTGCGCTCAGGTTGCCGAGTCCTCCTGCACCGTCTCCAATACCGACAACACCAGCCGAAGCACGATGAATATCCGTGTCAGGAATTGCATTAACAGAGTTGGCGGTGCCTCCCCACGTAACGAGCGCGTTAGAGGCAAGAGCGAGAAATGGAGCAAGAAATGCGTTTCTGCCGAAAGCAACAATGTCCGCAGAACTCCTACGGACAATCAATTGAACTCCGCCTTGTCCGCCCAACATTAACGTGTTATCGCCTATCGTTGCACTCGCCGCGCTCAGGTTGCCGTTCGAGTCCATCGTCATTTTTTCCGAGTTGTCAATGCGAAAATGAATAGATCGCCCTGCCGCTGCGTTGAGATACGTTGCGCCATCTACGCCTTGCAATAGCCCATACGTGTTCGCGCCGACGTGCTGGAATTTAGCAAAATCAGTGCTTCCGTAATAGCCCAAAGTCGCTGCACCAGCAAACTCGCTCTGCGCTGCTCTTATCGTGCCGCTTGCGTCTATCGAGGCTTTAATTACACGGTCACTATCGCGCACCTCGAACGCATTCGCGCTTTGACCAAGAGCGCAATCGAGCCTTAGGACAGGCTGAGAAGCGTCAGAGTTGACAACGTGAAGCACAGCGCCAGGCGTAACGGATAACGCCGTGTTGGCAACGACTGCCTGACCTGCCCGAAACCCACCTGAGACCGTTGCACTGTTGTATGCGTAGAATCCGCCGAACGTGAGATTTCGCCAGCCTGTTCGAGACGCATTCATAACGCGAATTTCATTGTCAGCATCAACAAAAAAACCAACATCGTTATTGATGAGAGAAATGGGCTGCCCACTCGCAGGAGTCAGCGTAATGGCACCCGATAAGTTCACAGCGACACTGCCGCCACCGTTGTTTAAAGATGTTGGGATAGCAGGAGGCTCCCAACTAAGCTCTTCGTTATCCCCGTGGGAAGTTAAAATATAACCTTCAGGCCCATGTTCCAGATTCCTCCACTTACCTTCTAATCCAAACATCAACAAATCCCCGGTAGAAACTACCGGGGTTAGTTCAACATCATCAGAAAGTTCCGCTAAGGAAAATGGAACATAAGCTACATCAGGCATTTATTTTATTCTCCAGCTTCAGGTGGGAAAGCAGAATTCATTTCAGAAACACTTGTTTCTAAGAAAGCTTTTGCCTGTTCTAAACGAAGTTCGGCATTGCTAATTTCATTTAGGCATTCTGCGACAGCCTGTTCATAGAACTTGACTTTCTTAGCGTCTTGATTGGCAGCTTGCTGAGCTTCTGTTACAGTTAATTTGGTCTTTGCCTTGGACAATACTCGGCTGTAGTTAACTACTTCTGCCGCGTCCTGCTGGACGTATTGATTGTACAAGTTTTTTCCTTGTTCAGGAGAGAGGTAATCTAGTGGGTTCATTTTTATTGTTCCTTTGTTGTACCGTTTAGTCGGTATCCTGTATTTCCTAACGAAGCAAAATGCATCGAGATTCTTTTTGTACCCAAAAAAGAGGGGCAAGCCAAAAGACTTGCCCCTCATTATCAATACCAATTTTTATTGTGATGTTAAGAACTGGCTGCGTGGGACTACTTTACCACGATCAACGCGGAATGTGCCCCGAACACTACCTGTGGCCAGTCCCTCATCCATAGCATCAAGCATGGCCTGACGCTCATCAGAGATAATAGAGCCTGGTTTAACAGCGTCCTCTCCAAGAGACACTGTACCTTCAAGTTCATCACCGGCACCAACAGTTGATTTGATATTAAGATCAGGGTCTTCTGCAAGTGTCAGTTCAGAAACATCAGCTATAACTTCAAGAGTTAGCTTACCGTCTACCTTACCGTCGAGGAATGAAGCCTCGGCGGGTGCGGTCATATCACCATCTACTTCAAAGTTTGATACATTACCAAAGTTAGCCTTAGCGTCTCCGGTAACGGTTACCTTACCTACAGAAGCAACACCAGAAGCATCGCTACCAAGGTGTACTTTCTTATAACCACGAATAGGGTTAGCGGGGACTTCGTTAGCAATAGAAGCCAGGGATAATGCTGTACCTGGGTTTAGAACAAGGTCGTTGACAGCCGCAGCCGCTACAGTTACAGAATCACCGTTTACGGGAACTGTTCCACCCTGCCAGTTGGTTGTGGTATTATAGGCCGTACTCGTAGTACCAACCCAAACTCTGTTTGCCATTTTTGTTTTCTCCTAAATAAAAGCTCCCTTCTTGGCAAAGGGAATAGTTCGTAAAGTAAGAAGGCTTAGCTTACCTTCGAGTTCCTTAGTAATAGTAACCTTTATATGGTAAAGCCTCGGTATAAAACAATCTCCATATCCATGAAGAATATTCCATTGCCATTCTCATGTGTCTCGCATTAACAGAGTTTGGTTCTGACTTTTTATAAACACCCAGTCCTTTTTCGAATCTCTCGATGTACTCTTTTTGTGTGGCCACACAGAAGTAGGTATCATCAAGATAAATAACTATAAATTTACTTGTCATCAAGATCAACTACCCTTATTTCCGGTGCTACACACGAAACCAGACAGGCTGGGGAGCAATAAATACCCGACAGACGTTTTCTGATCGGTGGAGCAGCATATTCATAATAAGGCATGACAACTTCTTCGGTTAGGAGCAGCCAAATTTGCGTCGAGTCTTGACCCTCAAGGTCAAAGGCCGACGTTCTCTTTCCACAAACTTCACATTTGTATTCAATTGTTTTCGGCATTATCCTAATCTCACCTTATATTTTGAGTTCAATCCGAGAACAGCTTTCGCTAACTTCACATCATCACTCACTTCATGGGTGACTTTTTCCTCTGGGTCTGTAATATAAATACCCCGTGGTAGGTAACCCTCTAAACGAGTAGCAAATGTAGAAACAGGCTTACTCATGTATTCAGGAGCCGCAAGACCAGCTTTCAGTAAATCTTTACGCTTTCTGTTTGGTCGGTAAGGGGCCTCTTTTGGTCGAAGAGAAGTCAGGAATTTCCTGGCTTCTTCAGGATTATTCTTTAATTTGTTGACGATCCTTTCAGATGCCTCAATCAAACTTTGCTTCTCATCTTTTCTGTAGAGACTTTTGTTAAAGTTTTCTCTTACGTGTTCAACAGGAGTTCCGGTTGCAGCCGCCATTCCACTCAAAACGAGATCAAGAGCCTGAGCACGTAATTCATCAGGGTGAGGAAGAAAGTCAGCGTCAGAGTTAATACCAGGATTCTCTTCAAGAAGTTTTAAACGTAGCTGATCTGGATTTTCTTCTTCCACACCAACCCTGACATCATTGTAGGGAGAGGGTGGTTGTGGTTTTTGTATGTTTTTATTACCAAACTTACCAGTAGAGCTTAAATAAGAGTCTGCTCCCGCATCTTTAAGATGTTTGATAGCTTTTGCAGTTGGTCCAGGCTCATTTAAAATGATGGGGCGGCGATCTGGTTTGAAAATCCCATCGTCCTCATGTGCCACAGCAAAGAAGGTGTTGTTTGTTTCAATCAATATCATGTTTGTGTACCTCACGTACAGTATAACAAAAATGAGCACGTAAGTCAACGTCTACGTGCCCAAAAATCATCAGCTTCTTTAATTTGTTGTGTAATATCAGCCTTCACACCAGTTCGAGTAGTAGCCTGACACACTCTACGCTTCCATACACCATAAGTCGGATCATCTTCTATGGGATGAATAATAGAAATGGAGTCAGAAACCTGTATAGAATAACCGTTATTACGAGCATCCAACAGGAGTTTACCGTCATCAGACGAGTAAACTCCCATTACTCTGTATCCACCAATCTTCTTCCATAACTCAGCGTTGATTAAAAGGCATCCGCCACCAATGCCTCCACGGATATTGGGCCACACGAACCTCTCACGATAATTTACCCCGTGGATGGCCGTCTCATACTCATATTGATTACTATAAACAGACTGATAGTGAACACCATTCTCATCCTGTTTAAGCCCTATCACTCCAGGTGGTGTTTTTCTTATCTTCTGAGACATCTGAAACATTATATCCAGTCTATCAAACATGTATGGTGTGTAGAAAGGAAATAAAATATCGCTATCCACGGAGATAAGGTAAGGATTATCATAAAGAAACTGTCTGGAAAGATCGTTGATGATAACTGCTTTACCTTTATTTTCTTTATATCTAACACAGGGAGCATCAGGAAAGTACTCTTTAATGGTGGCTGCTGCTACTCCCCAAAATTCATCATCAAAACACCATCCTCCGAAGGCGAAGCTAATACGGCGATCAGTTGGATAATACTTTCGCATGTATTCACCTAATGAGGTGATGGAATCAATATACCTCTGTGCTTTGTCTGCCGCAGGAATAAAAATTGGTTGTGTAACAAAAAACATTAGTCACCGTGAATATAGTCGGTATTAATTGGTTTGACCGTCGCACCAGTAGATGGACGCGGTTGTGGAATAGGCGCTTCTTCCCCTCTACGAGTTGATTTGGGAATGATAATCCTTTCTTTAACTGGTGGCCATGTCTCAATTCGCTTAGATTTTTTAGCCTTTGGTACGGAAATATTCTGTCCTACTCTGTTTTGTTCTAATTTTCGAATAGTTTGTTCAGGGCGAGTTTCTTTTCCTGGACACGGAAGCACACTTCCCGGTACCGAATGACGCCATTTCTCATTTCCCAGTCCGAGTCCACCATTTACATTATCGAAATCTTCTGCGGTATATTTTAAACCAAATTGATTTGCTGCGGCAGCGTATTCTTCCAGAGTAGTATTTTCGTGCCACAGAACTCCCTCTTTACGCACTCTACGATTTTCAGCACAGAGGCCCCAATCAGGGCCAATGTTACCGAGCCTGACCGCATGACGATGAAGAGTATATTCAGCCGCTTCTTTTGCTACACCTAAAATTTCATCTTTAATTGGATACCATTCCTCTACATTCATGGCCCAGCATTCGGAGCGTAGTGGGTACATAAAATAATTGTCAGTACCCGCATAAGTTGGAAGGTGTCCGGTATCCTCAACGGTTTTTATAAAGGCACCAGTCCAGTCAAAAAGGGGCACACAACGTCTGGAAATTTTTACGAGGTATTCCAAACCGAGATATTTTGCCCATTCGAGGCCCAGACGATGAGCCTGAAGGTCGCCTTGCAGGTGGCCGAGGCGTTCGTTACCGGAAAGAAAATAGGCATCGTAATGTTCGCAGAGCTTCATCAAAATTTTACTCTGATAGGAACAATCATCTATAATCGCCATAGGGACCTTTCCGAAAAATTTTCGGCGGATCGCCAACTGAAGATGTACGTATGGAGCACCACCGAATGTGGTGCACATTATACCAAATGTTGGTTTAGAATTAGGAGAAGAAGTCATGGGTAATAAAATCCACAAATCTGGAATATACCAGATAACGAACAAGGTCAATGGTAAGTTCTACATTGGTAGTTCTATTCAAATAGAAATTCGATGGAAACAACACATCAATGCGTTGAAAAAAGGTAACCACTGTAACAAGAAATTACAAAATTCTTGGAATAAGTACGGAGAACAAGCGTTTGAGTTTTCTATACTTGAAGAAACAAACGATTTAATTAACAGAGAACAATTTTACGTTAACGAACTTAAACCTGAATTGAATATCTGTGTTGAAGTTGTAGCAACTGCATTAGGAGTAAAAAGATCACCCGAATCTATAGCCCAAAGAAATCGAACTATGTTAGAGAGATATGGTGCTCTGAATTTCACCACACCCGACTCTAATTTAAAGAGAAGTATGACCCAGAAAGGTCGCCCAAGTCCTCTAAGAGGTCGGAAACTTTCACCGCAGCATATTGAGCAAATGAGACTTAATAATCTTGGAAGAAAACCAAGCCCAGAAACCAGGAAACTATGGTCAGAGCAGCGACGGGGTCGAGCAGTATCAGAACAGCAGAAAGAAGCTATTCGTAAGACTCTTAATGAAAAGAAACCGGCAGCTATTCTCTCGCGCGAAGATGTGCAGGTAATTCGCGGCCTTAAAGGAACTGTTTCTTACGGTAAATTAGCCCACCGCTTCAATGTGGCACGAAGCACGATTCAGTCTATTATGGAATTTCGAACATGGAAAGACGTTTAGGGGAACATGGGTACTAACATATACGTTTAAAATCGCGGAGGTACCTCATTAAATGGCCAAAAAGATTATTTCAACGAGTCCCAAAAAGGCTCCAACCCTGAGCAACCAACCTATTCGTCCTGCAAAGCCTCTGGGCACCGCACCGATTACTTCGATGTCTCAGAAGAGTCATTCCAATATCCAGTCACCTAACTGGAAGTCTGATCCGTCTCACGTAGAAGGCGGCAGCTAAACGACCCACACAACAAGGAGAACAGCAAATGGCGAAGGTAACAAATTCCAAGCGTTCAGGCTCTTATTACAAGATGGTTAATACCTCTTCTGGTAAGAAGGCTGGCGGACGCAAGTAAGCAGAAAGGGAGATAACTCATGTTATCTCCCTTTCGTCATATGTGGTAAAGTATTTATCAAATTGAAGTTGTCTGACGTGTGCGACAATGGTTTTACCTTCAAAATTAGTTATAACCTTGAAATTACCATTACCGTCATCTTCCATTCGATAAATTTCATAAGGAATAAAATCGCCATCTGGTGTGGCAACCTTACACATCACTTTCTTTTCCGTAATATCTTCACGCTCATTTGTAATTGATGTTGGTTGTCATTTCGATAGTCTGATACTTTTTCTCAGTTAGCTCATCGAAACTAAGGTCAATGACGGCCAGAAAATCTTCGTTGGGAACAATGGCCACACGATCAATGATCTTCTCAGGTCGTTCTTTACTTGGTTCGTACACAGGTTTAAAGCGGCGAATAGTGTATTCGTCTGCCCCGTGTGCGGCCAAATAAGCATTTAATGCTGTGTCATTGTTTTCGAAGATTTTGCTTACAATCTCATCGAGGGTTAATGTTACCGGTTCGCTCATCGTATTCAATCCTTTTCCTATTACAATCAGGGCATACACCTGATATTTTCTCACCTTCTATACGAGGGTGGACCCAATCCATCGTTCTTTGAAGTGGGAAGATTTTACCACATTGACGACAGACCATCTTCTTTTCGTGTTTCATACCTTTCTTGTTCCTGAAGATAAACCGTATTCTTTGACGTAGGTTGTCCACGCGTCAGCATGGATTTGTTTGCTACGGTACTTCGGATCAATGAGTTCGAGAGCCTGGGCGAGGGCATCTTGTCTCGCCTTGTCGTAATCGTCAGCCCAACCCTGGCCACCAATGAGGGATAACCCACCCACGGGGTAACCTGTGTATTGACTGTCGCTAACATCGAGTACATGGCATTCAATACCGAGTAAACAATTAGAACCCATAGGATTCTTTGGTTTGGCCGGAAGCACACGGAATCTAAATTCGAGTGTACATAGTCCTTCGTTCGATTGGGAATTAATTTGATACATATGTCAATCTTGACGTACTTCCTCCGTCTTTTTACGGGCATAGGCCCCAAGGCAGGAGTAACCACAAAAGTCTTTTTGCGGCGTAATCTGCTCAAGTCGGTCATTTAGCTCAGGCTTTAGAATTAACCATCCGTTAGTGTTGCTAATGTGCTCCTTCTTATGGCAGTTGTCGCAGACCACATATCCGAAGATCATAGGAATCACCACCAACCTTACAGACAAAGGAAAGCTGGAGACGGTCCCAAAAGACCGTCGTGCAGCTAAAAGAAATTACTTCAGGTCTGGCCGTTTATCATCACCAAAGTAAAAGTTAATAAAAGCTAATATGATGATTCCAATGATGAATTTCATTTTTACCCGTGGTTAGCTGAATAATTTAAGAACATCTTCCTCTATCAGTACTAATAAGGTTAGGAAGAAGAATACTAAGATTAACCATCTGAGGAGTAATATTCCTGGTGGTAGTGGTTTTATCATTGAAATAATTTACTCAGTAAGTAGGATGCTAAAGCAACGAGACACATGAACATGAAAGGCCAACGCGTGATGAAGGCCTTGGCTAACCTCATGAATTACCTCCCCCGTGGTTTGCTAATTTTAAAGAGAACAAAGAATACTACCAATAGTACTATATTAAGAAACATAGGTGGTTACACTCTCTTCGGGACGGGTGGTTCCACGAAAGTGTGGAGGACCCCATAGATCATTCCAGCAACTATTACCATAGTTGCCATTGTTTTATTATAGAGTACGTTTTCCAAGTAGAATAGAGTAAAATAAGTAAAGAAGAAAGAGTAATCCGGGTAAAAGTAGGGATAATAGGCAGATTGCGATGAAAATACCTTCGGTTTTGGGCTTTTTGAAGAATGACATTTTGGTTTGTTTTGGGTTTCAAAGGTTAGATTTTGGGTTTCAAAGGTGAGAATATGGGATTTAATAGGCATAGAAGCGAGAGAGACACCCCATTTTTACAATTTTCCACTCAACTCACTACACACTATTAAAAAATTCGTATTCTAACTTCCTATTTTTGACAAAATTTACCAGCTAACGCCTTCTTCCAATGATTTGACCCTACTTTTTCTCTTTCTATTCATGGTATTATAGTCAATTCATTCGATTTTTGCTCTGGAATCATCAATTTTTGGGCTATCCACGGGGTAAATCATATCATAACCTACATATTCTATAACAGAACACACAACTCTTTCCCAAGTACCCAAAAAATCAGACAAAAACAACTCCGCTGGATTCCAGGGAGTTCACAGGATCATTTCGAATTTGTAACTTTGTCTCTCCAAAGCTCTGCCCGGTACCTCTAATACCATAAAGGTAACCATAGTGGACCCTTGCTGTCGCGCACAGGGCTATTACCCCCTGATTTTGCCGTAAAGTGAAACCACCGGCTACTCATACGAGATAACCGGTGGTTACGTTCCATTAACCAGATAATCTTGCGACATGCCATGCCTTCTTCCACAAGAGTTGAGGAGTCAACTGCTTGTGCTTACCTAATCCGAGGTTCAACATGCAGTTCATCCTGAATTGTCCGTCATGGTACAATACGTAGGCTCGTCTTACTCTGCTATCCACGGGTAATCACCCTCCCTTTCATTTAAAATATCTCTTCCATAAAGAATCATGCTTTAACACGAGGGTACGTTCGGCTCCTGAAAGCCGAACGCGCATGAAATCGTTCGGGAGAACCTCGTGCCAGTAAATGAGATCGGGGTCAAGATCAAAAGTACCGACATAAGGGAAACCCTCCTCGTCCAGATGTAAGTCTACAGCGAACATAATTCTATCCTTAAATCATCGTCATGGATAATTATACTGCATGTAGATGTATCTGTCAAGAGGCAGCATTCGGTCTGTTGACCTACTGCTGCCGGTGAGAAGTAATTCCTTATTAATAGGGAGAGGTTCGAAAACTGGGTTTCGCCTATTTCCGACATAATAGGATATTTCCGACATTAATTTTGGATTTTATCACCCGCGGATGGCGAGTTATCCCTATGTATGTATAACTTATCCCTATTCCTATCCTGCTTACGCCGCCGCGCCCTCTTCCATAATTTCTTCGAAAAGAGGAAGTCAGAGACATCATCGAGATTGTCAACGAACATAAAAAAGTCAATTTCGTTCATATTCCTATCCTGATGGTGCCGCCAACCCCTCTTCCAAGGGAATACTACGTATTCGCCAATAAATTACGCGTCCTGGGGAGTTTCTTCCACGAGGACTTCTTTCCCTGTGAGGGTTAGATCATGAGGCTCTTCCCACGATTGGTTACCAACATCCTCGCTGGGATACTTGTCGGCAACACGACTGAAGTAGACCTCGATCCAGTACCATCTGCGCGTATGGAATTCGTAAGCTCCGATGGTATTCTCAGTGAAGGGTCCACAATAGACTGTGGCCATCGGATCAACAGCCACCTTACGTTTGGTCTTCCACATACCGGAATCACCTGGCAGCGGTTGCATGTTCTCGTCGGTGAACCCCTCGACCTCTTCCACAAAGAAGCCTTCTTTCTTGAGACGTTCTTCCATCGTAGAAAATCTCACACGATGGCCATTATATTCAGCGTAAGGGTTGATCCCTGGATTTATTAAAATCGAATCATCAAATTGTCCCATTAGATTGTCTCTCTTTCTTTAAAGCTTCTCCGGCTGTTGTAGCTCCATCACGAATCTCTCGAAATCCCTTGAGGTATTCGGGATCAGTGTTGCGTGGTGTCATAAAACCCTGTAAAGCATCATAACGACCTGAATCAATTGCTTTGTTCTCTCTGTCTTTACTTTCACCCATTGTATCTTTCCTTTTTATTTCTGACCGGTTTCCCCGGCCACGCCTTCTTCCATATAAGTGACCGGTACATACTGTTTGTGCCAGGGGTTGACTCCCTTTGTATCACTCGATGGGTATTTTGTCCAGGGACCATCATCGTTGAAGTAGACGTAGGGCGGATAGTTACTGGCCACGAATGCCTGGAATTCTCTGGCTTCGTTTACTGTAAAATATTGTTTCTCAAGGTTTCCCTTGATGGCAACATTCGCAGTTACTTCATCCGTTGTTCCGCCTACCTCGTAGGTCCGCGGCATGAAACCGCGGACCGTGTAAATAGTAAAGCCCCGCTCTTTTAACCGGGCATACATGTCGTCACGGGTTACCTGATGTTGTCCATTCCCGTGGATTGTTCCATTAGCTCCATGAAACGTATCAATAATCTTAGCTCTCAATGGATATGTATCTTCGTTCATTAATCCTCCAGCCAGTGGCTAAATAGTCCGGGGTACTCCCCGTCTTTGTCTGGTTCAATTGGTTTGGGTTTGAATGGTGGGGCTACGTAAACAGGGACACTATTGTAGCCCTCCATGTAACTTTTGTTAGCAGAACGTGGGGCCGATTTAATTAAAGCATGATGCCGGCCCAATTTATATTGCGCGGATTCGCTTAGCTCACTCATTCTAACCAGTCCTTTGGATTGAGTTGTTTATCGAGGTTAGCGCCCGTTGGCTTACCACCGGATGGGAAAGCATAACCTGCTCCTGTTTCGGCTGGGGTACCGTCAGCATTGTAACGCTTCTGTAGTTCGGGAGGAACATCAGAAGTAGAAGCTACCCCATGCTCAACCTTTAATAATGGGCCGAATACAGGGTTAGGCCGCGCAGCCTCACGCGTAGCGGCCTTTTCCTTTTCAACTTCTGTGATACCGTCTTCGTCATCGAATGGGTTCGTAGCCTTAGCCCCGTGGTTGGCGATAAAATAACGCACAACACAATCACTACTACAGAACAAACCATCCACGGGTGCCATATCAGTGGTAATAGCATTAATCCCCGCTAAACGCGTCTCGATCCAGTTGATCGCTTGAAATTCCAGGCTCTTTCGTTTGCATTGGTCACAGACCAGATATAGTTGTCTCGCCATCGTATTTCTCTTTTTTATTTTTGTCCGGTTTACCCGGCAACGTCATCTTCCAATGTTTTGGGGCTAAATAGTTGAAAAAGTAATGTGGGGTAGTTTATTTAGAGTATTGTGGTGTGTTTGCATTTTCCTGTCTGCCCCCCCCCTCGTGCGCAGAAAAAGGGAAGCCCGAAGGCTCCCCAGTTTCTTGTCACACAGGAATTTAGTCACAGTTGCAGATTTCGTAAGGTTCGCCACAATCAGGACAATAATCGTCCTCGTCGTAGCTGTCGCCCTCGTCACCGTCCTCATAACCGTCATAAACGGCAGCGTCGGTGTAATCGGTAGGCAATTCGCCAATGTAGTCACCAATCACCTTATACTTGCAGACGCGCATCTTTTGGCAGTCATGGTCGTTAGGAACGCTAACCACGTCAGCAGGGTTAATCTCTACGATGATTGCGCGGTTTCCGCCTTCAATCGCTCCACCGTGAGAAATGCCACCATACCAACGGACGTATTGTAAGGCTCCGGCGTGTAAACCGGCAGAGCAGTGATTTTTCGGGTTATCGTCAATCTTTGCCCTGTCCATAACTACGACGCGACCAATCGAGTTATCAACGTGTTCGCCGGTATTGCGGTCAGAAGCAATGCTCATGTAGTCATTGCGAACGGCTTTGTAAGCCAAGAAGTTGCCGTTTGGTGTAATAGGCAGATTCCAACGCTCTAAGAACGTGTAAAGCTGATTACGCGAGTTGAAAGACGGATTGCTCATTAAATTACGCAGAAATTCGATAAGCGGAGCCGAAGGATAACCCTTTTCCATGAAGCTCAAAATACGGTCAGCGATAACACCCTTAACAGGTTCGTTGCGGTATTTTATTTCTTCGCGGGAAATCTCGAAATCGCCGTCTTTAACTAAATAGGCTTTAATCGAAGTGATAACGTCCACCAAACGGGCTACAGCTTCCCAGTCCTGCGCGATAATCGCGTCCTGCACTTCGCGGAAGTGCGGTTGTCCGGCCACAACCGTTACAGCTTTGCTGCCCAAAAACACGGTTGCGGATTTATCCGGTGAATAGATGCAAGGTAATTGTTCCATTGTTTTCTCCTAACTGAAATTATACCAGTTTCGGGCTACCCTGTCAAGGGTAGCCCTCTACTAATTACAGACGTTTGGACACCGTTTCGGCATCGCACAAGTTGATATAGTGGATAAACTTCTCCACGTTTTGAGCGTAGCCATGCGAGTAATAACCCGTTCCGACTACGCCCATAAGCGGGTAACTTTCTGTAATCTTTTCGGCACCGTCAGAAAACAAATAAGTCGGCGTGTAAGTGTAGTGAAGCGGGTAGCCGATTTTATCAAACAGGGTTTTGGCCTCGTTTAACTTGCCCTTCGTCACTTTATCGTGGCGGAAATACGCCTCTTGTGCTGCGGCCAAATAAGTGCCCATCGCTTCATCAGGATATTGTAGATTGACTAACTCTTTTTGAAAGCACTCAAACGTCTGTGCCCTATGCGTCATATATTCTGAGTAGTCAATAGCCACCTGAAACTGCTTTTGCTTTTCCAGCACCTTTTTAGCAGCATCGCGCAGATATTCAAACAACGGTTTCCAGTTCTTACCCAGTTTCTTATTGTCAAAGAAACTGCGCTTGACACCAATAATGGTTTCCTTTTTCCAGTTGAAGCCGAGCAACTTGTGTGCGAACTCCAAAGTATCAAGGTAGTCTTTAGGGTAAAGTTCGGTGCCGTGTTCCTTTTGCACGTTGAAACGGTCAATAACAACGTAGTAGCCTTTACCGTTCACAGCATCAACGGTTTCCTGCTCCCATGATTCGCTTGCGGTGCTACTTGTCGAATAGTTGAAAGTGAATACCTGTAAGCTATGCTTTGGGTTTACGGGGCCGCTTCCACCCGAACCACTGCTTGATGGCGGCGCTTTCGGCAAAGCCGTTTGCATCATTACAGGAATATCTTCTAAGTGCGACTTATAAAACAGTTGCCGCGCAGTTGCCGAAGTGAAAGAGAGCAAATATACACGCTCATAGCCGTTCTGCTCACAGTAATACTTCATCTTCGCCGGTTGCGCTTTGCCGTTCTTATCGTCAATCTCAATCAAGAGTGTTTTATGCGAAGCATAAAGGCTTGAAGGATTGCCGGTGTGAGAGAAACGGTTTGTATAGGTGTTGTTCTGATACTCGCGCACCATCCAACCCGAAGTTGCGGCATTGTGATTATAGCCAACGTGAATTGTATTGCCTACCTCTTTTCCTTGCCACTGGATTTTACCAATAACAGATTTGAGATTACGGCCAAACTCACCTAACTCACCTTGCAACGCTGAAACTAAACACATGGCTTCCCAACGGTTAGGCGCGTTTTTCAGTTTGTCAGTAATCAGGTCGGCAGCTTCCTTGATAGCCGACTTGATTGTATCAATTAAAACATTGATAGTATGTTCGTTGTAGCTCAGTTCTTCGCGGGATGGGGCAAATTCGATTGAGCCGATAGGAAAGTCAATCTCAACACCGGCACTCAAAAACTGCTTCCACTTTTCGCCTTCTTCACCGTGAACTTCCGGCACGATGAAGTCAGAACCGATAGGATAGGCCACGTTGCCCATAATGGCAACCGATTCGCCGCCCACAATTCGCCAAGTCTTACCTTCCAACACTGGTTTAGGACGGGTTAAAGGATATTTGCTTTCGTCTAAACCGTGAATCGTTGGTTTCAAATCGAAATACTTGTAAACAAACGAAGCCTCTTGGTGCATTTTTTCGATGCTGGCAGCAGGGATAGGCACTTCGATTAAAACGCCGTTAGGTTCATCAGTAGGTAATGGCCCTGCAATTTTATCAATGCGACCTTTGCGCGATGGGTCATTCAAAACAACGTAAAAGGTCACTTGTCCATCCACATAGGACGTTACGTTAAACTGGTTCGCAAGAGCAAGACCGGACTTCGCACCGATGCCAAGCTGACCGTTTACCAAATTGCTGTCGCGCTTCGTGGACTTACCCAAGAAACGAAAGATTTGGTTAATTGCAGTTTCCGATAAACCTGTGCCATAGTCGCGCACTTTGAAAACAGGGTCTAACCGCGTGGGTAGCCAAACCTCAAACGGATTACTACCATTATCGCACTCAATCATTGCGTCCCGCGCATTGGTGCTATATTCGCGCACGATTGCACGTTCTTTGTTGCGATAAAGTTTGTCGCGCAGAATAGCGATGATAGTCGGCACATCTTCTTCTGCAATGCCCATTTCGGCACTCTCAAAGTCCATGTTGGACAGCACAACAATCTCTTTTTCAGCGATGGGAATACTCATTGTTTTCTCCTAAATTCCTTTCAATGTGACAATTAAATTATACCAAGATTAGAAGCTGCCGTCAAGGTATTCAAGGTATTTTTCTACGAATTTTGCGGCCTTTGGACACTCATTTAAAAGGTAGTCCACAGCTTCATCAAGTCGCCCATCGCGCTTTTTATCTTTGAGTTGTCGCACAATGTTACGGGCCTTGATTTCATTCATTGGGACTTCGGGGCGTCCACGTCCACGACTGCCGGTTGATGGGGCTGCTTTCTTCTCCGGCTTTTTCTTTTCAACAACTTCGCCAGTTTCGTCAGCTTCGGGCTTCGCTCCATATTGCGAATAGTCCTCAGATTGTGGGCGATTCTCGTTTGGCTTGCCAACTTCAAGAATCGGCATGGTAGAAAAGACAGGCTTTTTATCGTCGTCTGTTTCCAAGTTGCCGCGTTCGTCATAGAATCGCACTCGCCACTGTGCGAGTGCCCATTGGTTCTTTGTGGGGTAATCGCCTAAACGCTCGTCGAGCATGGCTTTTCCCAGTGGTCGCCTTTGGTTGAGGAAATCGCTGTAAACAATTACGTCCTCACCGGCCTTAAAGTTAGTGGTCTTTTGTTCGCTCATGGAATAAATTATATCGTAGTCGAGGTTGGTGCGCAAGGGGGGGGGCAGACTATTAATCGCCTTGTCTTAATAGTCTGTTTACACGAGCCTGTAAAGCTCTATCTTCAAAAACGAGTTCGTGAGTCTCAGGGTCGAACTCTTTTGCGAATTTGAGCTTTGCCCAAAAGTGAGCACGACGCAAAGAAGCCGTCTTTTTCCACTGAAAGATTTTACCCTCGCCTTCGGGGTCATTCCACGGATTTACCCAATAACGATTCCCTGCATCATCTACACTAAAAACAGTATTGTGTTCCTCTTTGAGTTTAACGTGGTAGTGTGGATAACCTGGAAAACGTAGAGCACTAAACTCTACCTTACGTTTATATGGGCCTGGAAAGCGGCGATGAATAGGATTAAATTCTTCGAGTTTACCACCAAGCTGACCTGTGCTCTTTTCGTAATCGGGTGGTTCGGGTTTAGGAATTTTAGTTAGAGTATTATGTGGATACATTATTTCTCCAAAGTCAATTTATAGACCTTTTCATCGTCTCGAAAAGTCCTGAATCGGCCATCAAATGAAACCACATTAAACGGCCCCATTCTCTCACTCTCTTTTGCTGCAATACCTTCTTTAGCAAGTTTTACATTACCCATAGTAGGTAAACCTTGTGGGATAGTTCTTATTAGAGCGGATAAACTAAACCAATCTCCGCTTTTTAATTCACCAAATGTTGTTTGTTCGAATTTGATTTTCATACTTAGATTATATCAATTAAAATGAAGGTGAGCAAGGGGGGGGGCAAGGAAAAGGACGCCCCGAAGAGCGTCCTTTTACCTTAGAAAGCGAGTGATCGTCACGTTTTCCTTCCCAAACATAGCTGCAATAAATCTGCCGGTCATATAAATCATTATGATTACCCAAAAGAAAGTAAACCATTCTATTTCCGGCCACTGGGGGAAGAAATGTAGTTGTAGGTGGTAATAACCAGCATACATTACAAGAGAATAGAATGAAAGTAAAGGGAAATATAAAAATAGAAAGACAAACACGACTGTAAACAAAGCAATAATTAAGGTCACTGTAAATTCCTCTTTTCGACGGCAACTCTATTACCTAGCAGAAGCCTTAATTCCGTGGTGTGCCGATATGCGTTTTCAAGATATTCAAGATTACCTGTGTCTTCGTAGAAACGTAGATTCTCTCTAATCTGAAATTGAAGTTCTCTGGCTTGATCACAAGTTAGTGTGCGGTTGTCCATCAGGCTCTATAATCACCTAACACCAGAAAAGGCTCACCGTTAAACTCGTTAAGATTTATCCAGATAACATAACGGTCTTGCGGGTCAAGGATTGACAGGGCTGATGCCTTTTCGTCGTCATCTATATGTAAATCTGGGTCGAGTAATACTTCATTAAAAAAGGATGCAGCAATGTCTCCACTTTGCGCGGTTTTAACCACGAAGTTGTGTTGACCGGCAGCATCCGAATGAACTGTCATAACGACCTTGTAGATTTCCATAAGAGTTAAGACCTTTCAGCCCGTGGTTGGTTTCCCATTGGGCGTAAATACATACGCCCAATAGTCATTATCCTCATACCCTTGTTTCTTGTCCCAAAAAGCCGAGCGCAGGATATATGGAGCGATACCCTTTCCGTTACTCATGTTCAACCAATGTTCTTCTGCGTCGTGATAGGTTTGCACCTGTGCTTTGGTTTTTGTGCCTGTAATCTCATAAAGTTGTAATAAATGAGTATCAAGGCAAACCACTTGGGCATCTAACGGGTGGCACATTTCCAAGACAAATGAAACCTTAGTAATACCGATACCATGACATTCTTCTGTCAGCTTGTTTCTTGTCTTAATCCACGAATCAGAAATCTTACCATAATAGGACGGATTCTTTTCAAATTGTTCGCGGAATTGCCATATATATTTCTGTCTGGCATTTTGCATACCGCACTTGGAAAGGATTAACTTATCAAGTAGCATCTGCTTATCGTTCCACCATGATAAATCTTTGAGCATTTCGTATCCGCGCACGTTCGATTCCCATGTGGTATGTATAGAAAGATAAGCGAACAGCCAACGTCTAAAAACTTCTTCGTCTGTCTTTGGTGTAATGGCTTCCCAGTAAGGAATATAGTGCTGGACTTCTTTAGGGCCAAAGTCCTTTACGGCCTCTTGTGCTTTTTGTGTGTTCATGCAAAAACCTCATCAAGTTCTATTACTTCCCACGGAGCCAGAAAGTCCCATTCGGAAGCAGAAAAGTTAGTGTCTCCAAAAAGTTCAAACTGCTGTGTAAGTTCTATGAAGATTACGGCCCGACCTTTACTTTTCCAAGATACAGGCCGAGCCGCTTTGTTCTCTTCACGGATTGCTTCTAAAGCGTCTGTGATGCTCATTGTAACCCCAGTAACAATAGAATGAATCCAATAACTACGCCAACTGGTGTAGGAACTACGAAGTCTTTATTCAACGACAGGCACCAAACAAAACCAATAAAAGCGAGTATCAATCCAATCATATTGTTCCTTTCTTTATCCCTTTAAATTATATCATGTGGGGATAGGTTTGTAAAGGGTTTTATTACGTTTCTTCCCCCTTTTTTCCAAAATACTTTATCTCCATTCCGGCGAGGTCGTTATCCTCTTCGTCCTCTTCGATTTGATTAAGCACGTCAGCAGTTAAATCTTGACCGTTTTTAGTCGCGTTGTAAACAAGCATGACAGCTTTAGCAAAGTCCCTATCCACTGGGATAAGTGCATCGGGTGTGCGACCTATCATAATGGCTTCCAATGGGACAAACTCAACTTTGGGCAGATTGACTGCCCCTTTTGGGCGTGGCATATTTTAAGTTCCTTGTGATGTAGTCTTTACCCTTTTGTGTTACCTTACGCAAAGAGTTTTCGTTGGTAATTAAACCAAGACGCAACAAGAATTTTTCAATGTCTTGCTGTGAGCCTTTGGTGTAATCGGTGCGAGATGTTAAGGTTGTTAGTGTAACACCTTTTGTTTCTTCTGCAATAAGCCTTAACACTCTAAACTCTTCTAATGTAACACCAAATTCCAGCATATGCAGTTTGTCCGTAAAAGCAACGGCTGCGTCTTTGTCCACAGTCTTTAAATCATTTACTGCGGCAAACTTAATCAGGTTTTGTGCGATGTGCCATGCTTGCCGAGCATTACCCCGACAATAAGGCAAGAGAAAATCAACCGCATCCTGAGTAAGAAACAAGTCGGGTGTATGGAAGCGAATAATTTTCCCTATTTCTTCGGGAGAATACGCGACCAAAGTTATATGTTGCAATCTGTCTAAGAACGGCTCAAACACCAACTGTTTTTCTGTCGTTGAGGCAAGAAATGTAAACTTTCGGAAGTCAAATATAATTTTTCTATCCTCATGCGTCAACTCTGTTACATGGCTACTTTTCGTGTCAAGCACAGTCAGCAGCCCATCAATAGTTGAAGAACCTTTCTTTAATTTGTGAATTTCATCAATGAAAAGGGTGTATTCCTCACCTTCAAACTTTTCAAAGACTTTATGCACAAGTGAATCGAAAGATTTGATAGAAGCTGCATTGATTTTAATAAAGGGCTTTTCTAAGGCTTCGCCCAATAACTCAGCTAAATAAGTTTTTCCCGTTCCCTTTGGTGCCAACATCAGCATATTAGGGAAAATACCAAGTTTATCTTTCGCCTCAAGATAGAATTGGAGTAAATCTTTGGCTTGTTCTTGTCCAATCATCTTGTCGAAAATCATAGCAATATATATTTTATCGTTTTTTACCTATCGTGTCAAGTGTTGTCCGAGGGGGGGGGGGCAATTAGTCCCACGGGTCACCGCGCGACCAATCGCAGAAAATAGTGTCGTCCGTCCAGAC